TTGAGGGTGTATTAGTTTGGCTGGGTGTAATTGTTTGCGAACTAGTTTGGCTTGGCGTACCAGTTTGACTGGGTGTAATTGTTTGCGAACTAGATTGACTTGGTGTGACAGTTTGACTTGATGTGATTGTTTGCGATCCAGACTTTGAGGGTGTATTAGTTTGGCTGGGTGTAATTGTTTGCGAACTAGTTTGGCTTGGCGTACCAGTTTGACTGGGTGTAATTGTTTGTGAACTAGATTGACTTGGTGTGCCAGTTTGACTTGAAGTAATTGTTTGAGAACTAGTCTGACTTGGCGTACCAGTTTGACTCGAAGTAATTGTCTGAGATCCAGACTTTGAGGGTGTATTAGTTTGGCTGGGTGTAACTGTTTGTGAACTAGTCTGACTTGGTGTGCTAGTTTGACTTGACGTAATTGTTTGAGAACTAGTCTGACTTGGCGTACCAGTTTGACTTGAAGTAATTGTTTGAGATCCAGACTTTGAGGGTGTATTAGTTTGGCTGGGTGTAACTGTTTGTGAACTAGTCTGACTTGGTGTGACAGTTTGACTCGATGTGATTGTTTGAGAACTAGTCTGACTCAATACAATTGTCTGAGATCCTGTTTGAGTTGCGGATGTTAAATGAGTTCCAGAAACTGTATTTGTGGCAGTATGAGAGGATGATTGTGTTTGCGTAATTGTGTTGGAGGATGTGATTGAGGAACTTGATGTGACAGTACCAGTGACAGTATTTAATGCCGTTTTAGTAAATGACGCAGTCTGACTAGGAGTATTAGAAGGTGTGCCTGACTTAGTAGTAGACGCTGTAACAGAGGGACTAACAGAAGGTGTGACAGAGCCACTGCCAGACTTAGAAGGTGTATTGGAATTGGATGATGTAGTGGAGGCTGTACTAGTGCCAGTAATTGTTTTACTCGGTGTTCCAGAGTTAGACTGCGTATTAGACGGTGTTGTTGTTGATGTCCCTGATTTTGTACCAGATGTAGTTTGACTAGCAGTATTGGATGCTGTTTTCGTCATCGAAGATGTAACAGAAGGTGTATTGGAAGGAGTAGTGGATGGCGTCCCTGTTTTAGAACTAGTCATTGTTTGACTAGCAGTTGTAGATTTGGATGCTGTGTTCGAGGGGGTCATAGTATTTGACGCAGTTTTTGAGGGGGTGGACGAAGAGGTGATCGTATTTGATCCCGTCTTTGAAGGTGTTCCAGTATTTGTTGATGTTATGGTATTGGATGCCGTTTTCGAGGGTGTCATCGTGCCCGTTTTTGTTAGGGAAGGGGTATTGGATGGCGTTGTAGATGGTGTGCCTGTTTTTGTATTTGTAATAGTATTTGTTGCGGTACGACTCGGTGTACCTGTCGAGGTTATTGTTTGAGATGGTGTTCCTGACTTGGAGGCTGTATTCGAGGGTGTTTTCGTCTGTGATGCGGTCACTGTAGGGCTTGCTGTAATCGAGGCTGACTTAGAGGGTGTATTTGATGGTGTCGCAGTCGTTGTCCCCGTCTTAGAGGGTGTTATGGTTTGAGATGGCGTTCCTGACTTGGAGGCAGTATTGGACGGCGTTTTCGTCTGGGTTGCGGTTACTGTTGGACTCGCTGTAATCGAGGCTGACTTAGATGCTGTATTTGATGGAGTTGAGGTTGTAGTTCCTGATTTGGAGGCAGTCATGGTTTGACTTGGTGTCACTGACTTAGAGGCAGTATTGGACGCCGTTTTCGTCTGAGTTGCGGTTACCGTTGGACTGGCTGTAATAGAGGCTGACTTAGAGGCTGTATTTGATGGAGTTGAGGTTGTAGTTCCTGATTTGGAGGCAGTCATGGTTTGACTTGGTGTCACTGACTTAGAGGCTGTATTGGACGCCGTTTTCGTCTGAGTTGCGGTTACCGTTGGACTGGCTGTAATGGAAGCGGACTTGGAGGCAGTATTGGAGGACGTTATGGTTTGTGAGCCAGTTCCTGACTTAGAGGCTGTATTTGAGGGTGTTTTTGTCATGGACGCTGTCATAGAAGAGCTAACACTAGATGTTCCTGATTTGGATGCTGTAACAGTTGGCGTCATAGTAAAGGACGGTGTATTGGATGGAGTCCCTGAACGTGTAGGTGTCATAGTCATAGTTTTAGTCAAGGTTCCCGTCATGGTGGTAGTTCTTGTAGCAGTCGCTGTCATGGTACTTGTTGCTGATGCTCCATCCAGCATTGTAACCGAGCTGAAGAGGAGCAGGCCGATTAATAATCGCCCGACTCTCAGCATTTGCTACTTATAGTATATAAACCCTTACGTAGGATTTATATATTATATTATATTATATACAAATTAAATCGAATAAACAGTGACATCTGACCCGACTTTTCCCTTGTGACGGAAGGACTGAAAGACAGGTTTACGCAGCTGATCCTTTGGCACGGCGTCATGGACTTTGTGTGCGATTTCAATGTACAGATCGAACCCAGGGAATTTCTCGTTCCCATGACGATCCTCGAATAACGTCTCTCCGTCATCATTCAGGGTCCAGGACCACAGCAAATTAAACAGAGGCGACACCGTTTCATGGACCTTCCAGGATCCCTCTTGGCTGAGGATGATGTTTGAGCCCTTTTTTCGATCAGGGTGCTCATCGTAGAGACCCTCGAGCATAGAAATGGCGAGGCGACACAGATCGAAGGATGGATTGGGGGACACTTTGGGATTGTCCGAATCGTAAAAGGGTCCAAAATTATACTGGCCGCCGGCATCGTGGTCTGGCCAGTGATCGTCGGAGATCCAGAGATGATCCTGAATTTTGAAAATGGCTCGCCCGAAATCGATCAGACTGAAAATGCGTCCATAGGTCGGGACCTTAAACGTGGTTCCATCATGTGCCCGATAATATAAATGCGTCTGATCCGTCGTTCTCCAGACAATGTTATTCGTATGGAGATCATTGTGCGTAAACGCAATGTGCTTTTGTAGGAAGGACAGAGCCGCCACAACCTGGAAGGTCCATGCGATCCACATCAGATCCCAGGGACCAGATCCTTTCACGTTTCCATGGAGTTCTTCCTCATCCATCAGATCATCCATTGTACCCTGTTGAGCTTCCTGGCATATCATAATCACGGGCATATTTGTCATGTTCAGATTTACGTCGAACAAGGTTCCATCAGACGATTCATCCGAGCAATCCGATCCTTCAGAAGTTTCAGACGTCTCAGATTCCTCAGACTTGTCAGACTTCTCAGACTCCTCTTCCTCCAGATCAAAATCGAAGGAGTGAAGACTCCCAGAATCTTCGATAGCCTCCACTTTCTCCAGACACAGTTCCTCTTCCTCGGCGACGCATCCATCCAGATCGTCAAACGGACAGATAAACATTTCTTGAACCAGATCCACATATTCTGGATCTGACAGAACATCCTCTTCGTCCCTCTTCACTTCCAGAGTCGCCGATTTTGTCTTTAGACCCTTCCAGAACCATCGGCACTGACGATAACTCTCATATTCGTCCGTGATTTTGAACTTGTATCGATCTGCGATGCCTGTTATAGACCCGTATGACAAAGCAGCGTGCGGCGTCATATTCTGCTCTCGTAAACGACCAAGAACATAGGAGGCTACTGCGTCGACGTAGGCCTGATTGGATGACGTGTGAAGTTTGAGGAGCGTGTTTTTCCAGGATTGGGTGCCTAGAGGAAGTAAGGGATGGGCAGGCATGGTGTATTCATTTTGAAGAAGAGCAATGGGATCGAGAAGATGGACGGTTTTGACGAACACGTTGACCTCTTGGTTCGAGACATCATCCGTTGTCGTATCTGCGACCCGAACGGTTCGAAATCTACTGTCAGATGGATCTGTGCTGAGCCATTCTTGAATGCTGTAACGTGTCGGAAGGGCAGCGACCAAAGGCTCTGAAAGGCCAAGAGGAAAGGCGTCTAGGCCCGGATGATACCTCTGAAGAAACTTTATGTGCGGAAAGGCATCTTTCATTTGATCTGTCACGGGTTCATGGCGACATGGATCTTTCATGAGATTTGTTAAACACTGTTTCATGAACGTCCTCTTTTGAAAGGGTTGAATCTGAATTCGGGTTCCTGGTCGCAGGGTGATTATTGTTTCGATTTATTTGATTAAATCAAAACACTAATCGTAGACCGATATATTTATAAGTCCTTGTTTAATTTCAATGGGAGTCCATGACCATACAATATCATGTAAATCAAAATGCCACATGACAATAAAATAGATCTATTTTCAGCAATAGGCTGTGCTTGTCCAAGCACATAGACCATGATCAGATATAATACTATCCCAATTATAACCGAGTGTAATAACATTACTAGTCCACGCTCCATTTTTCTACTAGGACAATACAATAAAGGTCCGTGAACAAGAATCTCTAAATAAATTCCATCACAACAGAAATGGCATCCACAGGAGCAATGAATGTGAACCTCCGGAAGTTCAGTATGAAAGATATTCCTCAAGATGCGGTCGTAATTTTTATCGGTCGTCGTCGCACAGGCAAGTCAACACTCGTCAAAGACCTCCTATTTCACCATCAAAATATGCCATTGGGCACAGTAATATCAGGCACAGAGGAGTCAAACGGTTTCTTCAAGAAAATGATTCCACCCATTTTCATCCATGGCGAATACAATCCCGTGATCCTCGCGAATTACGTGAAACGCCAGAAATTGATTATGCAGAAAATCCAGGCAGAGACGGAAAGAGGTGGGACAAGTCGCCTCGATCCCCGATCCTTCCTCATTCTCGACGATTGTATGTACGACGATTCCTGGACTCACGACAAGAATATCAAGTATCTCTTCATGAACGGACGTTGGCTGAAGGTCTTCTTCCTCATTACCATGCAGTTTCCTCTCGGCATTCAGCCTGCCCTGAGAACCAACGTGGACTATGTATTTATTTTACGTGAACCCTATATGTCCAATCGAAAGCGTATTTACGAAAACTACGGATCGGCCTTTCCGACCTTCGAGTTCTTCTGTCAGATCATGGACCAGTGTACGCAGAATTTCGAGTGCCTCGTGATCAATAATAACACACAGTCGAACAAGCTGGAAGACGCCATTTTCTGGTACAAGGCCGAGATCCACGGCGATTTTAGACTCGGTGCCCCCGAGTTCTGGGCCCATTCGGCGGCAATGTACAAGGAGAAGGACGAAGAGGCGATGGATACCTATGACCCCGCCGCCATGCGTAAAACAAGGGGACCGACGATCGCCGTGAAAAAGACCTACTAACTAGTAGAGACATCATGAAAGACCTGAGACCGACCATGGGCACCGTGTTTATTATTCTAGCATTGATTGCGATCACAGCATTCCTGCTTCAGCCGACCGTGATCGACGGATTTATTGGCACATGTGCGATTATGGGATGTGGCCCCGATCAGCGTACAAGGGAGGGCAAGACCTACGCGACTTGTGCGGATCCTTACCGGTGTATCAATGGATTCTGTAAGGGCCAGGATCCCCCCATTCTGGGCACAGACACAGGACTTCCTGTTCGTCCTCCTCGTTACACCTTTGAAGTTCCAGTTACAGTGCCAAATTAATTATTGACCGTAAATAGAATGACTCGTGTTAAGAATCCCATGGGCGTCGTGTCGCTCTTTATTGTGCTCGTGGTCGTGATTGTGGCCTCTTCTTATATCATTCGCTTCGTATCATCCTCTCTGTCCGGCTTTGAGAACGTACCGGCGGTCCCTTCTAATGGATGCGTTGTATCTGGTAATCAGGCCGAGCTTCGTAACCTCGGCTACGTTCCCGACAAGGATACATACTATATGTGTAATACCTTGTCAAATGGTGAAACATGCCCTGAGGGAACATTTTGTAATGGTGTAGAGGACGAATGTACTCCTATTGCTGCGTCCATGTTCAACGATGGTGTGGTTGGCTATTTCTCTTAAATTCATCTAATATCATTTTATGATTTGTAATGAATTTTTACTCGGTATTTGGGGTTGATGTTGATGTTGTTGTAGTCTTAAGTGTTGCCTCTGGTGTTGCCTAAGGTGTTGCCTCAGGTGTTGCCTTAGCAACACCAGCAGCAACACTAGCAGCAACACTAGCAGCAGAACTAGAACTAGCAGCCGCCTCCATCTTGCGGGCCATTGCCAGATCCGCAGGCCCTTCAAACAGGGAGTTGTGAACACTATTACCGGTTGAATCCGCAACATCTGCCTTGGTCTCTTCGACCTTGGTGATTCCGAACAACTTCTTCTCGCCCGACTCCCCTACCTTCACGCCCGCCTTCCTCTGCTCGTCGAAGAAGATGGAACGGTTCTCCTCGTTCTCCTTGTACTTCTTCATGAGCGAGTTGAGCTCCTCCTGGGCATATTCCTGGTTCTCCACCATATGAGGCTTAGGATCCCAAGGAGTCCACTTGCCGATCTCCGAACAATAGATATTGTGAAACTTGTCCTTCGCCTGAAGCTTCTTGGCCTTCATCTCAGCATCCTTTTCGTCCCTCGCCACATATCGCACCTTGAACCCACGAATGCTGGTACGGAAGTTGTTCTTCGCATGGAACTCCTCCTCCAAGGCAGCCTGCTGCTTAAACAGGAAATCATCATACGCTTCCACAATCTTTGTCTTATTAATGTCCTTCTGCTGCTTTCGGACAAAGGCCTGGTAGTCACCAAGGACTCCATCTACAGGAAGACGATTCTTACGGTAGACCTCCGCAGCATCCGAGTTTCCATCCTTGTCCAAGGAAGCAGCCTTCTCATCCAGCATCTTATTGATGTTAATCACGGACTCTGCCAAAAAAGCCTCCAGATTCTTGACCTTGAAATCGACTTCGTAGCTCTGAAGGAAACGCTGAAAGAAGAAGAGGTCCTTCTTCTCCAAGATATTTTCCGGGCTAACAAAGCTAACCAGAGCATATCGCTGGCCGTTAACGGGCTCGTCCTCATCCAAATAATCCTCGACAATCTTGTTACTAGCCATGGGTTGCTTTTCTTCCGGTTTATACACTCAGTCCTTTAGATTGTTATCTTTTACTGCGATTTTTTTCCTGTTGATAGAATATAAAATGGACGGTAGTATCGCAGAAATTGTTAACCGTGTGATCAAATATCTGATTGAGGGTCTCCTTGTTGCGGCGGCAGCACTGTTGATCCCTCGCAAGGCTCTCCCCATGGATGAGGTCGCAACCTTGGCCGTCCTCGCCGCAGTCGTGTTCGCTATTTTGGATGTCGTGAGCCCCAGCATGGGCGTTACGGCACGCCAGGGTGCCTCTTTCGGTATCGGTGCCAACCTCGTGGGCTTCCCTAAGGGTCTGTAAAGACCAGACAAAAAGGGTCTGTAAAGACCCGACAACTAATCAAATGGCTTAACATGCCTTAAAAATAGATCTCTACCATTATTCGATACTTCGAATTATTTATTGTAGTGTTATATTTAACAGATAAATATAACACTGACAGATCTTTTGTAGATCTACTATAACACAGACTCAAACGAGGAATTTACGTTATTCCTTCCTTGAGTTAATATAGAATGATTTTGCGTATTTTAACAGCGTCGTCGCTTCTGATTTCAGCCATCGCCGGCACTGGCCCCTCCTCCCTCTACACTCTTTTGAATGGTATGACCTTCAATCCACCCGGCTACACGATCGTTGCCTATCAGTCCTGTATGCAGAACCAGAACGCAGGAAACCCCTGTGGATCTTTCACATCCTACCTATCAAGTAACGGTCAATACACATACCAAAAGTATGGGCCCGCCACCTGTTCTGGTTCCTGTTGCCGTGAATTCCACCTGACCCTTGCCTGCGGTGCCACATTACAAATGAGCGGTGTGAATGAAAATCCCACCTGTACCTATTCGGCCACTCTCTCTTTGCCAGAAGTCTGTGGCGTCGATATGACAGTCGGCAATGAAGCAGCCTCTGTCAGTCCCTCTGCTCTGCCGCCAACAGCTACATCAACACAAACAGCGACTCTGACAGGTACCGCCACGCAAACGGCAACTCTGACAGGCACTGCCACGTCCAGTGTATCTGCTACCACGACGGAAACGTTGACCGCTACAGCTACAATTACAGCATCTGGCACAGCAACTACTACTGAAACTCTGACAGCATCGGCCACATCTACTCCATTATTTGAAATAACTGCCTGGCCTACGACTACCGCCACCTCCACCCTCACCGCCACCTCTACCCCCCTCTTTATGATCACGGCCTGGCCTACGACTAGTCCCGTCAATGTATCTGCCACCTCGACGCCCCTGTATTACATGACAGCCTATCCGTCTTATGATCCGACAAATGGAACGAGTCTCTTATCAAGTATTTTGTCTGTGGCTCCCTCTGGCACCGCCACAATTTTGGGAGCGGTGGCAGTGGGTGTCGTCGGCCTGGGAGCGGCTGCCTTCGCTGTCAATTATTTGAGAAAGGGCGGATCCATTTCGGGACTGATAGGGATAGCGAAAGCGAATCAGGGAAAGATTCAGGGCCTTGTAAAAGACCTCCCTATCTCAAATGAGATGAAAGAGAAACTGGCTAATCCTGAAAAGGCATTGCCACCTGAGGCTCAAAAAGCACTCACGATAGCTACCGCGGCGGCGGCTAATCCGCAGACTTTGGTAGAGCATTTGCCCGTCTCCGAGAGTATAAAATCTCAGATTAATACCTTTGTTCCAACGACAACAGAAGGCCTCATAAATGCGGTTCAGCATCCCGAAGAGTTGAAGGCCCAGATTCAGGCCCATGTTCAAGAGCAAGTCCAGGCCCAAGTCCAGGCACAAGTCCAAGCGGCTCTTGGACAGATTCACATTGAGATGCCAAAGATTGTTCAAAAGGAATAAACAGTTCGCATATTTTGTAGACTTCTAAAAAATGTCCGAGGACTCATCTACGACACAGCAAGACATTCCTTGGGACCCCTCCATTGAAATCATGCTCGCCAAGTGGTGTGATGAAGCCAAGTGTTTTGAATGGATGCACTCCGAGGCCCATAGTGAATACGACGTAAAAGCAAAGGGACTCGTAATCGCATCCAATATTGTGGCAGCGGTAGCAGGACTTTCCAATGTGATCGCCGGCGGCTACGAGATCAATGGCTTTCAACTAGCATGGGTCTTTGGTTCCCTATCCATTGTAATCAGCATTCTTAACATGATCCAAGAAAAGATGGCTTATTCCACTTTAGCGGCCAATTTCCGTCAGTATTCGACTACCTGGGGTATCATAAGACGAAAAATAGAGGAGGAGCTCGCCCTTCCCTCTTCGAGTCGCAAGAACTGCGGGACCTTCCTACAATCTATCCGTCAAGATACGAACCAAGTTAGTCTAGCCGGCAACGGTCTGTTGCCTATAGGGATTAAAAAGGCCTGTTTTGAGAAGTTTAACAAAATTCCAAACTTCGAAGTTCCCGAGATCTGCGGCGAACTCAGCCATACATCAATATATAAGGCGACGGATACGCCCGCATCTGTTCCATTGCTATCAAGTCCCCAAAAGATTAATGTGGTTATTCCAAAACCTAAATAGTCCATGTCATACAACAATAAATGACCGATCTTATTGATTTGATCACAAACCAAAAAGAACGACTAACAGTTGTGTTTGACAAATTTATTGAACGGCTAGAGGCCAAGCACAGGGACGAAGAGAGAAAACTTGATCAGGTGATGGAGCATTTTCGTCTCAAATTATATCGGCAGCATCTCAAAAGTGTCTATTCGTACAAAAAAATTTTGGATGAGATGTATGTCCAAATCGATAAAAATAAGGATCTGCCAATCGTTGAATTCTTTGAACGAATGTTGCGGGCAGAAAACAAAGCTTTGTATGCGGATGTCATGGATCGGGCCATTCCCGTGATTCAGGAGATCGAGCGGGAGGGCGGGACACTCGAATGCCGAATTCAAAAGGCAGGATATGGACCAAGTGGCTGTCTCTATTCGGACAGAGACGATGGACATTTCAGTTTCTGTAATGAATTTTTGGACGGATTCGATGACGACGTGGAATTCAAAGTCGTGAAGATGCGAAAGGACGAAAAGGCGAAGAGGGAGGAGGAAGAGCGGCAAGATCGAGAATGGATGGCGAAGTGGAAGGCCAAGGAGTTGCCAAAGAATGAGGTGGTCTTAAAAGAAATGGAATCGGTGGAGGGAACTGAACCGACATTTAATAGTGAATAATAAAGTCACGCGACCTATCAGAATGTTGAAAGCCCTGGTCGCATTAATGACAACCCTGTTCGTCTCTTCCTTGCCTGTTGCCACGAACTGTGATACGGCGTCGTTATTCCATGTAGAGGATATTAACGTTCAGTATGAACTTCCTCCCGCCAATTCAACCTTGACAGTAGCCTATACTGTCCCGAATCAAATTGAGGATGGACTCGCAACCTACAAGTGTACATTAAATGGAATTCCAGTGATTAATGAACAGGCACCTTTGTGTCAGGAAACAAAGTGTCCAATTGAGGCTACGCTTCACAACGATTCCAATCCCTTTCAGACAGGTCTGGCTACTGGAACGCTCAGTTGTACGATGAAATGGTTGGCCACAGATTCCTCTGTGCTTCGTTGTATTCGGATCGTGGAAACGTCATAGAAGGATGGAATGTTTTTATTCATTATAATTTTCAAAATTATAATGAATATCTTATATACGCTTTTCTAAAGTCCTAAACTGTCCTAATAAACTGCCATTTCATATCCGCACAGATCCCCTTCCAGGCCTGATCCTGAATATAGAGTTTATCGCGGTTCTTCAACAAAGGAAAGCATGCCAGATGCTCATCCATTTCGAGCAGTTCGCAGAATTTGTACAAAATATATCCATAGGACAAAAAGTTTCTGCGACCCTTTGGAATATGCTTTTTGAACGCCGGCTGGATTTCACGAAACATATGTCGCAACTTCTCTTCATCCTCTCTGCTCATAAATGGTGCGTTCTGTCCAGACAGTCGATTGATAATATGCGGAATATGTTCATAATATTTCGTTTCGCCCATGTGTCTCAGAATTTCGCGGAGCTTGGTGCGTTTCAAGGAAGCAAAATTGCTGATGCGTTCCTTCTTGAGTTGAAGCAAGATCTGATCATATATGGCCGCTGGGATTTCCGTTGACTCCTTCGCCTGGAACTGAGCGAGCCATTCATTAAAATGGTTGATCTTCTTGTACGCATAATACGCGAGTTCACGAGGCGGGTCTTTGTACGAAGGCTTATCAGAATCAATCAAGATAAACTCCTTGTTTCCGCAGGACGAACAGGTCATTGTGGCCTCATTCATACACATGATCATCTCTTTCCCGCAGTGATCGCAATGTGTCCATTCATCATCATTGTCGGTATCTGGTTTTAGAACCGCAGTCGGATCTTCGATCTGTAAATACTGATTTAGCAGATTATTACGCTGAAGGTGCTTCGTAGAAACGGATGAACTTATGGTGGACGTGGGCTCAACCTCTTCGTCCTTCTGTAAATCGCTCAAAATCGCAAGAATACTCCCTGGTTTTGCCTTTGTTTGCGTGGTCGGCACGACAGCACCTTGCTGGATTTTCTGCTGGACGTCGTAGTAATCAAATAGAATATTACCTGTTCTGAGAAAATAATTGTTCATTTCCCCGTCATTTTCAATAGATTTTACTTTTTTCTCAAGACGTTCCATTTGTTGCTCTAAAGACCATATTTCCATATCAGAAGTTGTATTTTTTATTTTTTCACCAAGTAATTCTATTTCTTTTTTGTAATTTTCAAGATTTCTTTTTTCCTCCTGTAAGACGCTCATTTTTTGACCATGTAGGGCATCCAAAGTAGTTCGAGACTCCGGCAATTTGCTGGCTTTCGATTTTGCGGAGGATATGTCGCTCATCTTGAGATCCCGTCTTGAACGTTACATAGGCCACTTGTTTAAATGGGTGAACATCACTTAACGCGTTTGTGAATTTGCGATCATTCCATTTTTTTTTGTGAACTAAGGATATAACAAATGACAGGAGGTGGTTTGATGCAACTCGTAGCTTACGGAGCCCAGGATGTTTACCTCACCGGTAACCCACAGATCACCTTAACATATTGAAGGGGGTGGAAAAGCAGTCGGGGAGTACAAACTTGGAATAAGTACTCCGACAAGTCCGTTCGTGGTTCCAATTCATAAAACCACAGCTGCTAGTCTTTTGATTGTTGTAAACAATAATCGTAGTTGATTATTGTAAACAACAATCTTAGGGCAACATTATCAAATTGCGGGAACCCCCTAAAGGGCTTACTACTAACTTTGGATTGAAAGGTCCAAAGGGCTGAGAACTGAACTCAGAGACAGTAAAAATGTAAGCTATGAAGATTTAATTATCTGAAATGGGCAATCCGCAGCCAAGTTCTAACCTGCTTAAAATATTATCTGTATAGTAAGTGAAAATGGGAGTAATTTATAAATTAACATCTCCCTCTGGGAAATCATACATTGGACAAACAAAACGATCTATTGAGACACGAATCAAGGAACATTTCAAATGCCCTGGTTACTGTATAGCACTTGAAAATGCTATTAAAAAGTATGGTAACAAAATGGAATATGAAATACTTCTTGAAACAAATGATGAACAATTAAACCTGTATGAATCACGAATGATTCATGTGTACAATACTGTAGAACCTTTTGGATACAATATCCGTTCAGGAGGTGAAGCAAGTACACACAGTGAACAATCGTGTGAGCGAATGAGACAAGCAAAACTTGGCGATAAGAATCATAATTTCGGGAAACCGAGAACTGAGGAAGCCAAATTAGCTATTTCAGCAGCAAAATCAGGTGATAAGCATCATTTCTATGGCAAAACTTTTACTGAGGAACACAAAGTAAAACTTGCTATATCTCATAGAAAATCACATTTGAATCTACCGATGTATTTGGTATATGTTAAAGAACGGCCAGAGATGTGGCAAGGTTCTGGATATGCCATAGCAAATCACCCAACACTTAAAAATAAGTACTTCACATCGAAGAAACTTTCAGATAATGAAAAATACGATCTGGCGATTGCGTATTTACAAGCAGTATGAATGCTGTTCAGAGACTAAATGGTAGTGGGTTCTGTAGATGAGTACAGAGCTTAAGTTATAGTCCAATCCCGAACCCTGATCCGTTCACAAATATCCCGAAAGGGAGGGTATCAACCTGTCTTCAAGGTTATTTACCGTCGTCACACCAACTTTGCCATGGAGTCCATTGAGAACCCTTTCAATGGTGCCCCTAACTTTGGCAAGAAGGTCACTTGCACTGTTCAGCGTAACGGTGACTTGATCCACCGTGTTTATCTTCAGGCCACTCTTCCCCAGGTTCAAATCAACGCAACGACCGACGGCAGTGGCGGTCAGTTCCGTTGGCTCAACTGGGTTGGCGAGAACCTTATTGCGTATGTCGAGCTCGAGATCGGTGGTCAGCGTATCGACAAGCACTATGGTGACTGGCTCCACATCTGGAACGAGCTCACCCAGGAGGCTGGTAAGCAGGCCGGTTATGCCAAGATGGTTGGCAACGTGCCCGAGCTCACCAACGTCATCTATGCCGGCGGTGTCAACTGCGACAACCCTTGCTATGGTGGCGAGCCCAACACCTCTGAGGTGGTTGGCTCCTGCACACCCATGTACACCCTGTACGTGCCCCTTCAGTTCTGGTTCTGCCGCAACCCTGGTCTCTCCCTGCCCTTGATTGCTCTCCAGTACCACGAGGTCCGCTTCAACCTGGAGTTCAACACCTTGAACAACCTGTGCTGGGACAATGCCACTGGCTCTGACCCCCACTCTGTTCGCAACCGTGTTGCCCAGACTGGCTTGGCCGCAGCCTCCTTGTACATCGACTACATCTACCTGGACACAGATGAGCGTCGCAAGTTCGCCCAGGTCTCTCACGAGTACCTGATCGACGTGCTTCAGTTCACTGGCGGTGAGTCCATCACCAGCTCCTCCAACAAGTTGAAGCTCAACTTCAACCACCCTTGTAAGGAGCTTGTGTGGGTCGTCCAGCGTGACTCCTTCGTGTCTTGCGATGACACCGTCGTTGGCCCCTACAAGGGTCAGCAGCCCTTCAACTACTCTGACTGGTGGGACCGCTCCGTGTTGGAGTCTGGTTACTCCGTCACACGTGTTGAGGGCATGGCTGGTGGCAACCCTGTTATCACTGCTCTCCTTCAGCTCAACGGCCATGACCGATTCTCTGTCCGCGATGGCAACTACTTCAACTTGGTCCAGCCCTACCAGCACCACACCAACTGCCCTGCCGTTGGTATCAACGTGTACTCCTTTGCTCTCCAGCCTGAGCAGCACCAGCCCAGCGGGACATGCAACTTGTCCCGTATTGATAACACCACCCTGCTGTTGACTGTCTCCAACAACGCTGTTGGCTACAACTTGTCTTCCCAGGTGCGTGTGTATGCCACCAACTACAACGTGCTCCGCATCATGAGTGGTATGGGGGGCCTTGCATATTCGAACTAAACATGTTGCTATACTTCCCAGTATGGTTTACATTATATGTTTGGTATATGCGTACTAAAATTGTTTATATGTAGTAAATTTGAAAAAGTATTCTATTTTGTATATAGGCATATATTCAAAATGGAAAAAATATCAGAAGAACTTATTACGTTTACAGGGCGTGTAGGAAAACCAGCGAATGATATTCTTTATACGCATGTAAAATATTATGGAAAAGAATATACTATTATGGAAATTGAACATGACGATAAATATATCAATGCTCTAATTGATAAAGAAGACTTTCCAAAAATCAAAGACTATACTTGGCATTATACATCAAATGCCTATGTTTCACATTCTTGTGTAGACGATGGAAAAAGAAAATCACTCTATCTTCATAATTTCGTCATGGGTCGATTAGAACACACAGGAAAAGGCTCAAAAGAATCCATCGATCACATCAATCGAAATGGACTCGATAATCGCAAAGAAAATCTGCGTCTGATTACGCAAACAGATCAGAATCTGAATCAAAAAAGGAAAGAGCGAACAATTGTTTTGCCGGCCGATTCAGGAATTAAAATCGAGGATATTCCAAAACATGTCTGGTACCATTAAATATAAATTTACTCCCTCACTCATTGAGTGAGGGAGTAAATTTATATTTAGCACTAGCCTTAATAATCTAATTACTCCCATCCCTCTTTGGAGGGATGGGAGTAATTAGATTATTAAGGGTACATTAAACCAAACGGTCACCATGGAGACAGATTTGGAATTGATTTGAAAACTGAAAATATAAAATGGAAAACCACAAGTGCTAAAAATGTGTCATTGAATGATAAATTAAAATCCGCAAAAGACAAACTTCAAGAACTGTATACAGTATATCCCTATTTAAATCCAGATAATGAAGACAGAGCCGAAGAAATAGACACTCTGACAAAATCATATAATGAAATAATTAAAATAGAATCAGCCTAAATTTGATAAAATATATTTTATAGATTCAATCAAAACATGAACTGGAAAATTGGAACTTCGTACAATCTCATTGAAAAAGGAGGAACTGTGACAGAGCTGGGCAAACTTCTAATGATTCATCTAGATGGATCCTTAGAATTCAAAAAAAGCGATAATTGTACACATGTTTATATGGTCGAACCGAATGTTCGATATGAAATACGTGGTCCATAAAATTGAATTTAATGCGTCATGATAGTAGTGTAGGAATGTGCGAAAAAGGACATACAGAGAAGCAGGCATGGCCTGCTGGACCAGACCCGTTGTACAAGGCACAGCCTTGTACAACGTATGGGGTCCAGCAGGCATGGCCTGCTGGACCCGACTGGTGCTCCGTTATCCGCACTCCGACACCTAGTCCTTGGCCTACGCAAAGCGTAATTCGTCAAATCGAAATAAAACAAGAACAGGAACGAAATGTCCGAATTAAACGAATTTTACAGGAGAATAAACCCGCTCTAAAATAGAACAAATGAGTCCATTGATCAAACTAGTTTGCCTGATCACCCTTCTTATTTTGGTTATTGCTGTTGCGAAACTTGTGAAGGGTACCATTGAGCGATTTGATAATTCAGGGGCACTCATGCAGCTGGCTGCCGATCATGTTCCTACGGAAGAGGACGTAGCAGACATGCGTTCATACCGCCGACAGGTGCGTCAAGATTTAATTGATATGACGGGGTCTCCTTAAAACAGTCAAAACAGTCAAAACAGTCAAAACAGTCAAAACAGTCCCAGAAATTTTGTACGCATTAGTTCATCAGGCGGCAATCCAGGGTTCTTGGGAAAGGTATAGACCATCTGTTCGCCACCCATCAAGGTTGTACTGACCTTCACAGTTGCCCCGAACTCTTCTAATACAAATTCCATTTCATTGTATTTGTCCAACTTGTTCTTTCCCATGAGCTTCAAATGAGCAACAAATGGCTTTGTAAAAGGTGCGTCAGGCAACATGCTTTCCAACTTCGCAATAATACCGTCTCGGACATTTTTGGACGACACCTTAATCGGTTCCTTTAAGACAATTAGTGGATTCTGTTTATTCATATTCGTATCTATTACAATAGCTACAAATAGGAATCAAATTTAGACAGTCTATCCTCTCAGTCGGAGCACCAGGTGAAGTGTGGACTCCTTGGCGATATTGTAGTCGCTGAGCGTGCGGCCATCTTCGAGCTGCTTGCCAGCGAAAATCAGACGTTGCTGATCTGGTGGTCGCCAGATCTCCCAATAATTTCTTATCAGGGCGGACTATACCTTAAGCCTCATAAATAATATGAAACCGACAACCATCTAGTCTCTGAACCTTCTTCATTTCCAATTGGATTTAGAAGCTTGGCTGCGGATTGCCCAATCACACTCGTTTTTACCATACACGAGGCTATTAACCTGTCCAGATATACTTTTCAGCTATATCTTTGGTAGAGTGTGCTCTAAGGGGTTTCCCGCAATTTGATTGTCTCGCATTTCTGTAGTTTCAGAAATACTAGCATCTGGGTTTGAATGAATTGATAACCAATGACGTCTTCTTCCAGCAGGAGACGCATAATCGGCATCACAGTCTTTACATTTAAATCTTCTATCAAGACCTGCTTCGGCGTTTGCTAAAGCAGTGGCAATTTGATTTATTTTATAGGGAATAATCATAAATGGTTTTATATCATTGATAAATACTAATGCTGTGTTATGAGAAATTCTCCATTCATAACCACAACATTGTTTATTTGATGCTGGAGAAGTACGTTCGCGTTTATGTATAGTACCACCCCAGATTTTTTGTGCTAATTCTAAAGGTACTATATCATTTTGTGATATAGATAATCTTAATCTATTATTATTAGATTTATAATTAGATATAGACCCTTCTCCTTCATAAAAACCACAAAACCACTGTATATATTTTTCCTTATTTATAGACATATATAAAAACTACTGATACCGGATAATATTCATTTTTATCAAAATATTCTGAAGGACCTCAACTGTTTATCCAAAAGAAGAGCCTTTATTCTCTTGGCAGAATGCTTTTCGGGACTACCACTTAATCCCTTCCTTATCCTGAATTTTTCCCTTGACTGCCTCGATATTATCGGATGGTTCTACGTCAAGTGTAATAGTTTTCCCAGTGAGTGTCTTGACAAATATCTGAAACCCCATAGTATATAGTAAGAACTGACAAATTTATTTAGGCTGATCGACAGTCTAAATAAAATGAAATAACATACTTTATGAATATAGTCCTTGTATCTATCGGCAATTTTCAAGAATATATTATAACAAATATTGAACAACATGTTCGTCTTGGCCATACGAATATTTATGTGTTAACAAATAAACAATTTTTTGAAAGGCTGTCACAGTTTGGTTCAAAAATTAAGTTAATCGCTGTTGAAGATTTACATGATTCCTATGATTACAATAATCGGAGTAAACTAAATAAAGTATTTCGAGGAGGATTTTGGTTATTAGCATCCTCTCGATTTTTTTATTTATATGCGTTCATGAAAACCTATAATATTGAACATGTAATCCATTTCGAAAACGATGTTCTGGTGTATCAGGACTGCTCTCTCTTACTCGATAAGTGTAAATCTGATAAAATGTATGTTCCATTTGACACATTTGATCGAAATATAGCAAGTATTATGTATATACCGAATCATACTGTATTTAAAACAATACTAGATCATTATGACAATGGAAAAAATGACATGGAAAATTTTTCATTCATACAAAAAACAACGGGCCTTATCGAACCATTGCCTATATTTATCACAAATAATGACACACCAGAACATACATTTGTGACAAAACATTATGAACATTTTCAGTGTATTTTTGATGCCGCCGCCATGGGGCAGTATCTAGGAGGCGTAGATCCCAGAAATAAACCAGGGGACACACGTGGGTTTGTAAATGAAACGTGTATTATTAAATATGATAAATACGAATTTATTTGGCGTAGAAATGAAAATGGGATAAAACAGCCATTTTTAATAGTGGGTAACGAAACCATTCCAATTTTTAATCTTCATATCCACAGTAAACAGTTAACTTCATTTATTTAAAATCAATATAAAGACTACTACTTATATGCTAATAACTACATGTTTGATATTGTAATTCCAATTGGCCCAAATGATATAAATGTAATTAAAGAACAAATTATTTTCACAAAAAAAAATATTGTCGGTTATCGAAATATTTATCTAATTAGTTATGACCCATCTTTGTCCATAGACGGATGTATAACAATAGAGGAAACCATATTTCCATTTTCAATCAATGATGTTGCTAAATTCCATGGTAAACAAAGTCATAATGGCTGGTATTTACAGCAACTATTAAAACTATATGCTGGGTTTGTTATTCCCGATATACTTTCAACCTATCTAGTTATCGACAGCGATACATTTTTTTTAAGACCCGTATCATTTATTAACAATAATAAATGCCAATATAATTATGGATATGAATATTGGAATCCATATTTTGAACATATTAAGCAATTGCTTCCATCTTTACGCAAACAATATCCTGATAAAAGTGGAATATGCCATCATATGATATTTCAAAGAGACTATGTCAAAGAATTAATGAATATGATCGAGTCTTTACATGACAATAAACCATTTTGGATTATTTTTTTGGAAAAAGTGGACAAAAAATATTATACACATTCAGGTGCTTCAGAATATGAACTATATTTTAATTTTATGATTCAGTATCATTCTGATAAAATCGAGCTACGCCCTTTAAAATGGATGAACGTGAATACGTTAGATACATCTAAGCCGTTAGATTACATATCGTATCATCATTACAATAGAAACACTTAGATTATCAGTTTAAAGGTATTAATTTACTCATATGTATATGAGTAAATTAATAATAGGCGTATATGGCTGTGTTACAATCGATAAATATCGCGATCAAATTAAAAAAATAAATGAAACTTGGGCCAACTATGATAGTTCAATTAAAATTTTATTTTTTCTTGGAGAAGAGCTTCATAATGATTTTAGTGGCACTAATTATATATATTTACCCACCGTTCAAAATGATTACTTATCTGCGTCCTATAAACAGAATCTTGGACTTAAATATATTTATGATCACTACACTACTGATTTTGTTTTAATGTGCGGTACAGATACGTTTATAAATATACCAAAACTACTGTTATTCATAAAACAATATAATCCAAAAGAAAATTTATATATTGGCGGACATGGAGATTATCGAAATATTGACAATACACCCTATTACTTTCATTCAGGTGGGCCAGGATTTATTATCACACAAAAAAGTTTAGAAATGATTTATCCTTTTCTTGATACAATGGTTGAACAATGGACAAGTCTTTGTAAAACCCAACAAAATAATCTAGGTCCAGCATGCGATGTGGCAATTGGTTATTACCTACAAAAATACACGGATGTAAAACTTTTTAAAACTAATCATAATTTATTCATACATTGTAATTACAAGGGAATACCATGTCATCAAAATAATATAGATATAAACAAAATAATTTCGTGCCATAATATGAAATTAAATGATTTTGATGAGTTTCATACTATTTTAGTATCAAACAATTTTTTTATATAGATATTTAATCCTATAATTCCCAATGAACCACAGGGCCCCCCCCCTCATAAGACGAATAGGGTTCGGCTCGGCTCGTCGGCCTGTCCAGGGCTAGCAACTGTTGTAAGGCCTCCATACGCCTCGAAACTGGATCCAACCCCTGTAAGTCCTTTTTTCGACTGAGGCTCTTCCATCGCCATTCGAACTGAAGGGCCGCATGATTGTCGGGAAATCCACTCACATAACACATACGTTTCCATGTAAGTCCCTGACCGACTCGGGCCGCAGTGGCCCTCGCTCCACCAACAATGAGTCCATTGTGCTGCCGCAACCTCCGATCAGGATCCACGGTGGCCCCCACATAGGTCTGACCCTCCTCTGTGGACAGCAGATACACAAACCATGGATTCATGTAATTTATAATTCCTATATAAATGAGAGTTTAAATATTCTTTTATTTATATACATAATATAAGTTAATATGATAATAACATTATTAACAGGTGGTTCAGGTAGTGAACAAATACAGAAAGGTTTGTATAGTATTAACAATCATATTAATTTAAATCTACTCATTAATGGATATGATGATGGTAAATCCACCGGTGTTTTACGTAAGCTATTTCCTAATACATTAGGTATTTCTGATTTCAGAAAAAATCAAGTTTTAGAATATGAGATACGTTACGGAAAAAATACTATATATACAATATTAAATAATCGGTTTACTTCATTTGAACCATATAACTATTGTATATCTTTACTTCAAAAAGATATAATTAATACCATAAAAATTTTCTTACTAGAAAATATAGAATATTTCTTTTCACTTAATGAATCAAAGGAAATTATATATGAAGATTTTAGTTTTATGAATATTATATATTGCTCATTACTCCATAAATATAATTCAGATATGGAATATGTGTGTAATATTATTAAGAATATTTTGGGTCTTAAAAACACAATTTATCTTAATTCGCTTACAAATCTAAATTTACGTGGGATAACTGAAAAAAAATGCCACTTGATGGATGAAAATGCTATTGTTTGTTTTAATAATAAAGATGATAAAATAGTTGATGTATATTTTGATAATGAATATCCTACTTTAAATAAAAAAACAGAAGAATTACTAAGTAAATCCGATATAATTTTATTCTCTTGTGGAACACAATTTAGCAGTCTTATACCGACATACAAAACTTTATTGTTTAAAGAAGCGATAACAAATTCTAAAGCACAAAAATTTCTTATATTAAATTGCGATTATGATAACGATATCATTAATTATACAGGTAATGAATTATTAAATAAAATAAATGAATATATACCATTAAAAAATATAAAAATTATTATATCAGATGGTATGAACCAACAATTATTTCCAACTTCTTCAATCTACTCATATATTAATATTCCTCAACTTATTGAAAATAAAAAACACAATGGATTTTTATTATGGAAATATATATTTACAAATTATTTCAAACAATATTTTAATAAAAATTATATATTGGATTATGATTATACTATATTTGATAAGGACCTAACTAATATTTCTAATGAAAATATACAATTAGTTGAAAATATGAATAATGTAACTATTGTCACAAATAATTGTAGTTCAAATATTTTACCTATAAAAGATACATTTATATATTCTAATATTGGTACAATTAAGAATTACAATAATACATCTACAAATTTAAATAATGATTGGTTATTTAATGAGGGTGATATTAGATATATTTATGATAAACTTACATCATTAGAAATTATTGATAAATATAATATCGAAAATAGAAAAAATGTATCAATATCAATTAAACCTGTCGTTAATAGATCAGAATTATGTGACCTTTTAAATATATCATTTCATAATTTACATTATATAGCAATACAAACTGGTAAAACAACAATTGAAATTATTAAACAAGGAGTTAAAAAACGTAATATATTTATAAATAACTCATATCTAAATGATCAATATACTTACATAACAGATTATAATGATATAGAATATAATAGCACAAGTGATAAGATTGGATACTTACAGGTTGATAATATTATATCAACTAATTTATTCTTACAAACAGTTAAATTAAATGAAAAATATGATATGTGTATAATTGTTGGAGGTATTAATAATCGTATGAATATTTCATATCCAAAATGTTTAATCAAAATCAATAATGTGCCAGTTTTAAAAAAAATAATTGATGAAATTATGCCATATGCTAATAATATATACATATGTGGAAATACATATTATGAAAAAGAATTTAAGGATTTTGAAAGATCGATAACAGATTATACGAACATTTCATTTTTGTATTTTAATTCTGTTGATAATACTAAAACATATCCTAAAGGTAATGGAGAAACTGTGTATCAGTTATTAAAATCAATTAGATTGACAAAAAAGGTATTTATAATGTGGGGTGATATAATATTATCAAACAATAAAATTTTTGAAGAAATGTATAATAAACAATATAATTCAGATTTTTTAATTCCTGTAAATTATGAAGAAGATCCATACGCATATCTTAATATTGAGAGTGGTAAAGTTACACATATTGAATATAGAAAAAATATACCTGTAACAAATGGATTACATGATCAATGTATCTTTCTATGTGATAAAAAATCTCTTATTAACGCTGTTGAAAAAATAATACAAACGCCATATGATGATGAGTGTGTTTTTTTAGATGTTATAAAATACATGGAGAATGTAACATACTATCAAACACATTATTGTGTATCAAGTTTTAATACACCGTCAGAACTTAAATATTAAAATGCCCTTGGTCGATTTTTTTATATATGCGTAAAAAATATTCTTTAAAATTCTACAAGTTAATTATAATGGAAGAATATTACGCTGCTTGTAAATTTATTGACGAAAACGGACAAGAACTAAATACATTCTCTAGAAATGTTGAAGAAGGCTCACGATATCTTGCCAAAAAATATATTTCTTCAAATATGCGTGTATTGGAGTTAGGAGCTAGGTACGGAACTGTTAGTGTTTATATAGATCATATATTAGATAATGCTGCTCAACAGCAAGTTAGTGTTGATCCAGATAGTAGTATTAAAAATTGCTTATTAACAAACAGGCAGAATAATAATTGTACGTTCAATATATTTAATGGAGCTATATCAAATAAAGAATTATATTCATGTAGAAATGGTTGTGGATGGGAAACAAAAACATACACTGAACCACAGCCAAAATTAACTTGTGAGAAAATAAACACAATGACTCTCACAGATATAGAAACATTATATAATATTAAATTTAATTGCCTATTGGCAGATTGTGAAGGATTTCTTTTACAGTTTATCGAAGAAAATAACACTTTCTTCGATAATTGTTCTTGTATTATATATGAAGAAGATTGTGGAAAGAATCATCCCATTAATGGAGAATTTATAGATTACAACATTGTTGAACAGTTTTTATCAAATAAGGGATTTAAATTAACAGAAACGTATGTTGATTTTATTGGATTAAGTAATAAAGTTTGGCTAAAATAAATTTGGAATAATACAAATATCTATACTTTGAATAGTACTATTATTACTTTGATATTTAATAAGATCAATCCTTTGATAATGTCGTATTGAGCCGTTTGATACAGTGCCCTCTTTGCCTACTAATTTACATTTTATATTATGTGAGGCATCACCTGTATTCATATTACCTTGACTTAGAATAAAATCTTCATAGTTAACTAATTTATGTTTCATTTTCATTAGTTCATCTTTATCATTTGTATTCAATTCTAATTCTAGTAGTGGATTTTTATTTTTTAGAATTATTTCCTTCGAATATATTCCAATATTCATAGACATCTCGCGATTTTCAATTTTCATAGTTTTAAAATTTCCCATCTTCATTTTATGAATATCTGATTGAATTGTATTATAAAAATTTTTGCCAAATGTAACTGTGTCATGAGCAAAGAAAGCAAATTCAAACATGATAATGTCGGGATTTTTAATTATATAAATAAGAGGTGTAAATTCAAAACACCTATATGTTACTGATATAATTTCAATACCATTTTTATATTCAGTTTCATATTTGGGACACCCACCAACTATAATATGTACATAATTACTGGGAATATTTACAGCAGAAATATTATCAATTATCCTTGGTATTTGAATATCTTTTGCCTCATAACATGATGCTATAAAAAGATGAAATGGCTCCATTTATATTAATCAATAAAAAAAATTATTTAAGTACTTAATAATTAGTAATACACACCACTTTTAGAAAACAAGAAGGTTTAGTCCAATAAATATTAAAACAAAACCCTAATATGGGATAAAATTGAAGTCATCGACAAAGACCCGTAACTGAATACCTAAACAACCTCTATCCAAAAATTAATAATGTCTTCCTATCTCGTTCAACCGGACCTGACAACAGAACCGAGCACCTATCCGTCCTCCGTTCCGTTCTCCTTTCCCCTTGATCCCTTCCAAAAACACGCCGTCTCGGCGATGTTTCAGGGACATAATTGCTTGATCGCCGCCAAAACTGGATCTGGCAAAACATTGGCCGCCGAGTATCTGATTCACCGAACTCTTGAACTCGGCAAAACAGTCTTCTACACGACGCCCATCAAGTCTCTGTCCAACCAGAAATTCCATGATCTGACAGAACAGTATCCTCACGCATCTGTCGGCATCATGACCGGTGACATCAAGTTCAAGCCCGATGCCCAGATCATCGTTATGACCACTGAAATTCTCCGCAACCTCCTCTTCAAAAAAGGGACAGCTACACAGACCCTCGGTCTGACAGCGTCCTTATCCATCGACAACCTGGGCTCCATCGTCTTTGATGAGTGCCATTACATCAAGGACCCTGACAGAGGCAAGGTCTGGGAGGAGACCATGATCCTGGCCCCGCCGACCGTCCAACTCCTCCTTCTGTCAGCGACACTTGAACAACCCGATCTGTTCGCCCGATGGCTGGGGGACTTAAAGAAGGTACCGGTCCATCTGATCCAGACTCAGTATCGCATTGTGCCCCTGACCCATGGAGTCCTCCATCCTATCACGGACGAGTTCCTTACAGTTCTGACGCCGACCAAGGAGGTCTTCCAGGACAAGACGTACAGGGACTATTTGGCCACGATCAAGGCCATTCATGAAGGTCATGCGGCCTTCAAAGACAAGGTTCATAATAAACTTGTCACGGGAGAAAAAGGCCCGGTGGAAGGGTATGGTGTTGCTAAGCAACACCATAGACCGAAAACCTTTGTCCATCAGCTCAATCATACTGTGGCCCTTCTAAGGGACCGCAATCAGCTCCCTGCCCTCTTCTTCGTCCTCAGTCGCAAGGGGTGCGAGGATTTCGCTCACCAGATCACTCATACATTGATTGATAGTTCCTCATCGGCAAATGTCGGACATATCATTGACGCCCATCTTCATCGCTATAAGTCCCTCGCAACTCTTCCGCAATACCATGCTCTCAGAGATCTTCTGGTCAAAGGCATCGCCTTCCATCACTCGGGAATGCTCCCTCTGCTCAAGGAGATCGTGGAGATCCTGTTTAGCAAGGGTCTGGTGAAGGTCCTCTTTGCGACCGAAACCTTCGCGGTAGGACTTAATATGCCGACGAAAACTGTGGTCTTCACGGGTCTCAAAAAGTACGACGATCACGCGAAGGGCATGCGACTTCTGAGGACTGACGAGTATACGCAGATGGCGGGGCGAGCGGGCCGCCGAGGCAAGGACGCAGAGGGTCTGGTTCTGTATCTGCCGGATCGTGAACCGGTCTCAGCCTACGAGCTCCAACAGATCATGAAGGGCTCGGGAACGCCTATTATTAGTCAGATGACCTTCCACTACGACTTCCTGCTCAAGACGCTCCATTCAGGGAATTCGACCTGGCTCGAACTTATGGAACAGAGTTACTGGTATCAACAGAGACTCGCGGCAATTGAAGGGAACGCCAAAGATATTCAGGCCCTCAAAGCCCGTCTAGACCCCCTCAAATCCTCCCTTTCCACTCACCAGATCGATCTGTGCGAACAGAAAATTGGCATGGAAGCCACTCTAAAAACCCTCGGGGGCAACAAACAGAAAAAGGCAAAGCAGGAACTGGACAAATGGCTTGCCTTACATTGGTCGACGCCTCTGTCCTATTCCCTCCTTAACTACGAGTCCCTCAAAAAACTGGAGGGAGAGCTGGCCAGCCTTCAAGCCTATGACGCATCTCTGAAGGCCCACGCTGACGACATCGGCCCCACCGTGGCCTTCTTGAGAGCCGCTGACTACTTAAAGGAATCAGAGTCGCCCCCGTCCGCCTTGACGAAGGCCGATCTGACCCTCAAGGGCATCCTGGCGACAGAGATCAATGAGGGCCAGCCCTTCCTCATGACGGAGCTCTTTCTGAGCAAGGCAGCCCATACCTTGGACGGTCCAGGCCTTGCCGCACTCCTGTCCGTCTTCCTCGAGGATTATGATAAGGACTATTTCATGACCATCAAGGATATCAATGTCCCATCAGAGATCAAGACAATCATGGAACAGGTCGGTGTAAATGCCGACAGACTGGGGGATCTGGAATATAAAATTGGCTCGGCCAAATCGGATAAGCTGTGGAATCTGTCGCTTCAGTGGGTCGAGCCGATCTACAGATGGCTCACAGAACCTGATCTGCCCTTGGCGACGATTTGTACAGACTATGGGACATTTGAGGGGAACTTCGCACGAGGTCTCCTCAAATTGGGGAATCTGTTGGATGAATGGCTCTGTCTTGCGACGTTTTGTGAGCACACGGACCAAATCGAAATGATTGGAACGTTGAAGAGCCAGGTTATTCGGGATCTGGTAGTCCCAGATTCACTCTATTTACGACTCTAACACACCAATACTTCCAATGTATCAGCAAAAATACAACGAATATCGAGTTGCTTCACCTCTTTTACATTCAGTTCTCTACAAAATGTAGCAAACTGGACTTCTGGACTACGTACTGTGTCCGTCATTTCATATTTTTTAAGATGTTTTGCCTTAAGAGCAAATAGTCCAAGAACACAATCATTTGTCATAAATTCTTTCGTACACACATTAAAGAATTTTACAAATCCATCGTAGTTTGATTCTTCCGTTTGGACCAGACGAAAAAAAGCGTCCGAAATAGGATTGTAACGACCCGTGATTTTAATGACCATATCTTCGTCCTGAATATTGAATGCCTGAAGAACCGCTTTTATATCTTCTAGCTCATTACACCCTTTGTGCCAATAATGATTCTTGTTATTTTCAGTATAAAGAATGGGAATACCAAATTCGTCTAAATATGTTTTTCGCTTTCCATTATTTTCCACAATAATTGGTTTAATATCTTTTGGTAGATATTTAAGAGTAAGATTAATAGCCTCTCGATACATCACTTCTCGCATAGCAGAATGACGAAATCCAAATTTATTATTAATACATGTTGTAATTATCAAATATATCATATATAAAGGAGGATATTCGCCTTTAGATTATTTCTTTTTATTTTTCAATAAATATTCGGGATCAAACTAGTCCAGAAGATTTACGACCAGCCGATCCTTCCATCGTCGCTCCACCACATTGATCGCACACTTGAACCGAACTGGCATGCCCTCAATAATCAGTCGTTTCATAGATTCATCGGCCGAAGATATTATAAAGTTACCATTCTCTTCACTAACAAGCTTATAGCGACATCGAACCGTTCGTTGCCACTGAGGAGCCCAGATACGCAGACGAACAGAGGCTCCCTCCGTATCAACATCCAACACTCGGCCCTCAAACACACGCTTTTCGTCTTTCAGCAAACAGTTCAGAAAGATCCTGTCTCGTTCATACCCCTTGGCGACCTTGGCTCTGCGGTTCAAATCCGAACACATGACGGACACGAAGAGGCCCTGTGTATTTCCTCGAATGAGCTGTTTCAGAATTCGCTGATTCATGAGATCAGCATAGCGGCGAATGGGACTGGTCACATGACAATACGCGTCTGATTCTAGACCCCAGTGCCTCGTGTTTTCCTCTTCAGCGAGGCAGTATTCCGCCGCCGAGGATGCTAAGGTAGCCAAGGCTGGATCCCAGCTTTTGTATTTGTCGAGACGAGCTCGGTCGGGTTCCGAGTGTCGCCTCAAAATCCCAACGCCCGCTTTTTTGAGCATGCTCGCCGCCTCCGTATTGTAGAATTTCATGAGAACCTCGATCCATTCATGGGGATCTGTTATGTCTTGGGAGGCCAGGCAAGAAGTAACACCTCGTAACACGGTTCCATGCTCCTCGGGAACAGACTCATAGGTGTAGGTCACATTGTTGCGAAGGATCGACTCTGACCATTCTAAATGGGTAATTCCATCGGCTAGGTGCCAACATAAGGACAGGGAGACACCGCGACGTTCGGAACCTGCCAACAAGGAACAGTTCTCCTCGGAGAAGAACGGGGGCAACATGGGCCGAATGGCCACTCCGTCCCTGTACAACGTCTGTCCCATGGTAGATGCCATGACATCGACCGCCCCCATTTCTTCCACGCAGCTAGCCACGTCACTGATCGTAATGGTGATCCACCATTCCTGTTCGTCAATCTGTTCCAGGGTTACACAGTCGTCAATGTCTCGACACCCCTCAGGGTCGATATTGAACGTGAACCCTTTGACAGCCGTTCTCTTCGGACAGTCATCCTCTAGGACAGCGAGGCCCTCTTTCAGGGACTTAAAGGGACATGCGGTCCACAAAAGGGCATCCTCTTCGGCTTCTAGATCGCCGGCGGATCCAAGGATTCTGTCCAAGGCTCCTCGTGGAAGAGTCTGTTTGGCATCCCAACTGAGAAACTTGATCAGGGCTACCTTTTTCTGCGATCTGTCTTTTTCAGAGGATGCCACGTAGAAGGACGGATAGGCTGTGTCGAGGGGTACAAAGAGATACAGGGTCAGACCTCTGTCCGTGATTCCGTACGTGGTCTTACTGTTGAGTTCTAGATAGCCCGCAATTGGCAAAGGGGGAGCTCTGGCTAACAACGTGACGGTCATATCGGGGCTCACACTTACGGCATCACCTGGTAAAGCTCTGCCAGCCTTCTTGGCACCTTCGAATTCATACAGGAGCTGACCTGTGTCACTGACAACTTGGAAGTGCTGATAATCCTTGGTTACCAGAGAGCCTTCCATTATGGATAATTATGATATGGGTGTCTAAGTTGCTATAATAATGTGTAAGTTATATCCATCAATTTTTCTTTTTATTAATAAATGAGCTGTAATCCATGCGGCATGCGACGCTTTGATGGACATGGGTCCAGTTCGTATCGACCGACCAATCCTGAGGCGGCGAAGGAAATGAAGTCGGCAATGAGTCGAATGCTCGCTGAGCGGGAGAGGCAAGATAAGGGCCTGTTTACAGGCCAAAGGGAGGGCCTGTTTGGTCAGATAGATAGCCAACCAGAAATCCGAACAACAGAGCTGAAGCTGCCAGAAAAGACAACGATTATCAAACTGTATAAATCAGAAAAGACAGAAAAGACAGAAACAAAAGCAACCGAGCAATTCTATTCCCTGTCAGACTAACCGTTTGCCCAGAAGAAATACCGCGTAGCCATGAAATGATGGTATATAGAAAGACTTGAATTTTGTCATAAATCCACAGTCTTTCAGTGTTCGACGCAACTTTCTAGAAATCCCTCCATTCGTTTTCACAGAGGGGGCCTGCGTCCCGATATACATGGCAAAGGACCCCCTGGTCCACCGACTCGCCGATCGAATAAAGTCCTTCCATTTTGTCAGATCGGCCTCCTCAATATCGAACAGATCCACGAGTACCATATCATACCTGTTCGTCCTCTCCTCTTTACAGACAGAGAACGCATCCTCGTATTGGATGGTCAACCTCGGATCCTCCCAGGCTCCTCTAGCCCACTGCTGAAATCTCTGCTGAAACAGATCGACGACTCCTTTGTCCCACTCGATCATGTGAATCGATTCTGTCGTCGGCAGATAGTGGAATATGTCCCTGGCCAAGGCTCCTTCCCCTCCCCCAAAGATACAAATCTTTGGACTGACAACGCCTTTCGGAATAAGACGGGCACCACTAATCACAAACGACCCATGATATCTATGTTCGTCCAATTCGCAACTTTGAACAACCTTGTCCATGAAACAGCTCAGACCCCAAACTGGTCTATCCACCATCTCTATTCGCGTGCCCTTTTCTGTTATAATATCTGTGATTATGCGACATCCTTTCCATATATAGGTAACCGAAAGTTGCGGATTATCTTCCACATAATCTTCCGTATCGGTCATTGATGTAAGGATGTAAAATTAGTTTAGGTTGAAACGGCCTAAACGATATTAAGTCTTAAAATTGATAGCTTGCGAATACGAAAATGGCCATTTAGAGACTTAAATATATTGAATCAACAGATGCCGACTGGTTTTCATTCTCCCACTTCGGACTTGGAGTCCATCATTGGTGTTCAATTCAGTATCTTATCGCAGAAGGAGATTGAGGAACGTTCTGCTGTAGAAGTTACGAGTCAGGCGACCTATGAAGGGAACGAGCCAAAAATCGGTGGCTTATTCGATCCCCGAATGGGTGTCCTAGAAAATGGAAAGGTGTGTCGTTCCTGTGGTCAAACGAATCACGGGTGTCCGGGTCACTTTGGGCATTATAGGCTGACGAGACCGGTGTATTTCATCCAGTTCTTGCCGTATATCATGAATGTGTTAAAGTGCGTCTGTATCAAGTGTGCCAAGCTCAAGATTGATAAGAAGCTTCATTCGCAGATTCTAGCGAAGCGAGGCGAGAGTCGATGGCGTGAAGTGGTATCTTTGTGTTCCAGCATAGGATTGTGCGGTCATGAGATCGAGGATGGGTGTGCCGCTGTTCAGCCGGACAAGTTCGAACGCAAGGGGATTGCTACAATCGTCGCGGTGTACAATGGAAATCCTCCTTCGACACCTCGCAGGGATCAACGCCTGGAAGTAGAGTACGTTCATCGCCTGTTTCGACGCATTTCGGACGAAGATGTGGATTTCATGGGCTTGAGCCGATTTTGGTGCCGCCCTGATTGGATGATCTGTACTGTGCTGCCTATTCCTCCTCCCCAGGTGAGGCCCTCGGTCGTTCAGGATAACAACACCAGGTCGGAGGATGATCTGACGCACAAGCTCTTTGAGATTATTAAGAACGACAAGACGCTTCAGGCGAAGATCGAGAACAATTCGACGCCCCATGTGATCGCGGAAATGACCGATGTGGTTCAGTATCACGTGGCGACCTTGATTGACAATCAGATTCCTGGGGTGGCCCCATCAGCCCAGCGATCGGGGAGACCCTTGAAGTCTATTCAGCAGCGAGTGGGATCCAAGGAGGGGCGTATCCGCTACAACATTCAGGGGAAGCGTGTTGAGTTTTCGGCTCGATCGGTGATCACTCCTGATCCAAATGTATCGATTGATGAGTTGGGTGTGCCAATTGAGATTGCCACCAATCTCACATTCCCTGAGCGAGTGACGAAGTACAACAAGGACAAGCTGTACAAGCTCATTCAGAACGGTGCGGATGTCTGGCCAGGGGCGAAGACCATTGTGAGGGCGGATGGCCGCATGATGTCCTTGAAGCATGTGAATGCCAAGGAGGTGGTTCTGTACAATGGGGACATTGTGAATCGCCATCTTTTGGACGGAGACATTGTGCTGTTTAACAGACAGCCGACGCTTCACAAGATGTCGATGATGGCACACAGGGTCAAGGTGCTGCCTTACAAGACGTTTCGGCTGAATGTGTTAGTCACGAGGCCGTATAATGCTGATTTTGATGGTGATAAATCTTGTCGCCAACAGGTAGCTGCTTATTAAGTTGTGAAAGTACTTAATGGGATTAACAGTGTAAACTTCACGGCTTTTCCACTTCGCATAGAGTGTGACGAGTCCATATAACTACCTAGTGAATGAAATACTGAATTTAAAGTTTCAACTCGCATGTTCTGATAGAGATGAACAGTGTACTTGAGGATATCTCCGGCGTCGTGGGGCATATCTATAAAATCATAAATACCGCTACGAATAAATACTATGTGGGCCAGGCTATGAGTCATCGTAAGAACAGGGGAAAATATAAGCCGTTTGGATTCGAAGGGAGATTTCGAGATCATATAAGTGAAGCAATTTGTAATACCAAGAAGAAGCAGTGTAGGTATTTGAATAATGCGATTCGCTTATATAGCAAGGATGTATTTAGTGTAGTGTTGTTAAAGACATGTCCTCTTGAGGATATGGATAGGTGGGAACAGCATTATATTGAGGAATTAAATACATTCTATCCAAATGGTTATAATCTTACAAAGGGTGGCAAAACAATAGTTAAGGCTGATGCTAAAAATGTGGATACTCTTATTACAAACCCTGCTCGTCCCAGAGGTGGATGTGTATGTAGAACAGAGGCCACTCGGGAATTGATTTCAAAAGGAATTAAAGAAGCACTTAAGACGGAAAGTGTGCGTGATTCCCTAATGAAGCGAGCTCAAGTTCAGCATAGTAAACAAAAATTAGAGCGGTTTCGTGATGTGGTCATAGATTTAACTAATCTTGATCAGTACATATCCTCGAAACACATTGATGGTCATTTGGCTGCCATTGTGAAAGTAGATGATAAGAAGGCGTCCTTTGTGGGAAAGTATGAAACTTTAGAAAGTCTTACAGAACGGGCGAAAGAGTTCTTGAGAGAAATCAGTAAAACATTTGCAACGTCCTCAAATTGTTCGGGAAGTCCGTAAAATATCAGATACTAAGGTTCTATGTGAAAACTAGAACTGGCCTTGGAGAAATATCAAGGGTATAGTAAAAATTCTGGTAATGAGTCTTCAATTGTTGCCAGGCAACAATTGATAGATGAAATCGGTAATCCGCAGCCAAGTTCCTAAACCCGTTATGATAGGGTATGGAAAAGGTCCAGAGACTAAATGGGAACGGGTCATCAATGAAGGTTTAATCACCCTGAGATGGCACAAGATATAGTCCGGCCTCCTTCGAAAGTTGGAGGGCTGCTTAGTACATTTACCCCGTAAATTGTATTAACACCAGAGATGAATATGCACGTGCCCCAGAGCTACGAAGCAGCTATGGAGCTCGAGGAGATCGCGGCGATCCCTCACAATATAATCACACCCAGGCACGCCAAGCCGCTGATCGGTGTGTTCCAGGATTCCCTTGTGGGATCCTTTCGCCTAACCAGACCAGGCGTCCGCTTTACCCGTCGTGAATTCATGAACCTCATGATGCGTAACAAGCGATTCGACGGGATTCTGCCTGCCCCTGACAAGGACGGATACTATACTGGCCAGCAGGTTCTGAGCAAGCTACTTCCCCCCCTGAACATCACTATGGGCAACAAGTCCTACGATTCCAAGGAGGGCGAGACCTCCCAGAACTTCGTCAAGATCGTTCAGGGCAACATCACACAAGGTTCCATTGATGGCGATGTCTACATGAAGCCAGGCAAGGGTATTGTCCATGTGACCTACAATGACTATGGTCCCAAGGAGACCTCCATGTTCCTCGATTCCCTTCAGCGAGTGGTGGAGGACTTCCTGGTTCTCAACGGCTTCAGTGTGGGCATTAGCGATTTGATTGCCGATGAGAAGACGAAGAAGGATTTCGACGAGTCCATCCAGAAGTGTAAGAAGGACATCACTGCCATCCAGCTCCAGATTCACACGGATCTCTTTGAGAACAACACGGGCAAGACGAATCAGCAGGAATTCGAGGACCAGGCCTTCGCCATTCTGGAGAAGGTCCGTGCGGATGCGGGTAAGAACGGTCTTGCCTCCCTGTCCGCCGAGAATCGTCTAGTAGCGATGGTAAAGTCGGGCTCCAAGGGTGACCAGCTGAATATTGCTCAGATGGTGGCCTGTGTGGGCCAGCAGGCCATTGAGGGCAAGCGAATCCAGTATGGATTGACGGACAGGACGCTGCCCCATTACAAGAAGTACGATGACGGAGCCGAGGCCCGTGGCTTCGTGGAGTCATCGTTCATTAGGGGCCTCACGCCCCAAGAGTTCTTCTTCCACGCCATGACGGGTCGTGAGGGTCTGATTGATACAGCAGTGAAGACGGCCGACACGGGCTACATTCAGCGTCAGCTCATCAAGGCACTCGAGGATATCGTGGTCCAGCATGACGGGACAGTCCGCGATTCCAACATGAACGTGGTCCAGTTCTATTATGGCGAGGACGGGATCATGGCGACCAAGCTGGAGGGCCAGAGTCTTCCCCTGGAAAAAATGAGCCACGGGGACATCGAGAACACCTTCGGTCTGAAGACGGTCGACTGGTCCAAGGTACTCCCACAAGGAACCACCCTCGATCCCGAGACACTCAACCAAGCCAACCTGTTCGTCCAGGAAGTGATCGCTGATCAACGCATGCTTGTCGAAGACGTCTTTCGCGGATCCATTATGGATTCGGGAGCTGTCAATGCCCCCGTGAATCTGAGCCGTCTCATCTTGAACATGAAAGTCAGGTTTGGCTTGAAGCCAGATTCCTTCACGGATCTCCAGCCAACCTATGTGTACAAGATGATCAATACCATCATTGAACGCACGAAGACCAAGCATGTCCCGATCTGGTCTGCTCTCCTTCGCTACAACTTGAGTCCCTCAAAGCTCATTGTGAAGGATCGCTTCACGAAGAATGCGTTTGACACTCTGTGTGAGCTGATTGTCATCGGTCACATGAAGTCCTGGGTCCAGCCAGGCGAACAGGTTGGAATTATTGCCGCCCAGAGTATTGGAGAGCCTTCGACCCAGCTCACCTTGAATACTTTCCACATGGCAGGTGTAGCCAGTAAGTCGAACGTGACCCAGGGTATTCCTCGTCTTAGAGAGATTCTGAAGGTCACCAAGAATCCCAAGGCAACGTCCCTGACGATCTACATGAAGCCCGAGTTCCGCAAGTCCAAGGAGAAGGCCAGACAGCTCGTCCAAGACCTGGAGCTGACGCTTCTCCGAAATATCACCAATAAGATCGGAATTTACTGGGATCCTACGAATGAGGAAACTGTGATCGAGGAGGACAGGGAGCTGCTCGCCTTTTACCGATTCTTGGAGCAGGGGCAGCCCGATGTTGCCGCTGCTACGAATTCGAAGTGGCTCGTACGCCTGGAGCTCAATAGGGAGGAGATGTACAACAAGAACATTACCATGGCCGACGTGGTCTTCGTGGTTCGCAAGATGTATCCTACCACTCAGATTATCTACAGCGACTACAACGCCGAAAAGCTCATCATGCGAATCCGCATCCAATCGGAGGAATCGATTGACCAATTTACTTCCCTCAAGCTGTTCCAGAACAAGCTCCTCAATAATTGCGTGATCCGTGGCATGCCTGGTATCAAAGGGGTGACGTTCCGCAAGGACACACAGAAGGCCGAGCTGGTAGGAGAGGGCCCTGAACGCAAGTATCAGGAACTGGAGCAGTACATTCTGGACACGGATGGCTCCAATTACATCAAGGTCATGAATCATCCTGCGGTAGATGCGAACCGTCTGTACACGACGAACATCTATGATATCGTAGAGATTCTTGGCTTGGAGGCTGTTCGTACGATCCTGATGAATGAGCTTCAGCCAATCTTTGGATCTGTGGGCGTGAACAGTCGCCACCTAGGAATCCTTTGCGACTTCATTACTCGCACGGGCCGTCTCATGTCCATCGATCGCTATGGTATCAACAAGAACGACATTGGTCCCTTGGCCAAGATGTCCTTTGAGGAGACCTCGAAGATCGTCTTGAATGCGGCTCTGTTCGGTGAAGTGGATTCTGTCACAGGTGTCTCGGCGAACATCATGACGGGTCAGCCCTTCAGAGGCGGCACGGCGTTCAGTCAGATCCTCTTGGATGACCAGATGCTGGAGCATTTGACCAAGAATCTGGAGGAAGAGCCTGACGAAGAGGCCGAGGAGGACGGGGATTTGACGGACATGTTGGAGGAGGATGCCAATGATCCTTGTGGAAGGAGCCAGTTCCAGATGATGAACATGACGCTGCCTGGTGAAGTGAAGGGGCTCGAGGAACCCGATGTTGAGTTATATGAGTTAGTTGCGGCATAATTAGATATTAACAAATTAATACTATTTTTTATAAAAATTCTATTAATCTAAAGGGTCCGTTACTTTATACAGTATGGCTATAGTAATCGAAAAACCACCCTGGACCTGTGTAGAATGGGTTCCACGATCAATGGGACCCATTCACCATGATGTGAGTGAATCATGGACCTACACAATGAATAAGGAAGAAGAGGGCCTTCATCATCTGAGGAAACGTATTAATAAATACGAGTCTGATGCGGGTACCAGTGATTGGGAGTATTACAAGAAAATCGTAAATCCCTACGAACTTATTTATACGCAAAAAAAATACACGAATTTTCCAGAATCGGTTTGCCTTTTACATCCGCTCTCACGATCCTATTTTAAGATGATCGAGATTTTTTCGATTGCGGAATTTTTTGAACCGTTTCTCAAAAATAAATCAAATCAAGTCCGATCGGCCCATGTCTGTGAAGGTCCAGGTGGCTTCGTGGAAGCCTTTTTGGATCAATGCTCGAAGCACAGACTGGAGCACTGTTCGTCCACGGCCATAACTCTGAGGCCAAAACAGGCGAACGTGCCAGGATGGAAGAGGGCGACGACGTTTCTCAAGAAGAATCGTAATATTAAGATTGTCTATGGGCTCGATGACACGGGCGATATTCTGAACTATGCGAATCAGAATGCGTTTATTGAGGAGTGTAGCAAAAAGGTGAATTTATTTACAGGCGACGGTGGATTTGACTTCTCCTTGGATTATGATTCCCAAGAACGGACCATTTTTCCCCTATTAGTCGTGTCTGTGCGAATGGGATTTGAAGTGCTTCAGACAGGAGGTGTCTTCGTCCTGAAATTTTTTGATATTTATCATGCGAAAACACAGGAACTAATACAGATTTTGTCCCATCATTTTGTTAAATGGACACTTTATAAACCTGCTACAAGTCGCCCCTGTAATCCTGAGATTTATTTTGTGGGGAACAAATTCTGTCCGCCTACTGCCGAGACCTTGGAAATGCTGCGTAAATGGAGTCGAAGTGTTTGCCTTTCAGAAGCAACAAAATCAGAAGCAACAGCTGATACTAATGCTACTTCATCCTCTGTAACATCATCCACTAATCCCGTGATAGTTAATCCCTATGTCCTTAAAACTATTCACTCCTCTGTGAAAAAACAAACCTCGTATCTTGAGCAAGTGTTTTCACTAATTGAAGAGGAAGACGCAGCTAAAAAAACTGCCGAAATCAAACGGTTGCTAGCAGATCACGAAGTGATCAGTTATCACTGGTGTAAAACCTTTAGCGTCCCTGTTTATTCGGAGCGACACCGGCTAATTGAGGCTTTACATAAGTGTCTACGAGTTTCTGACCTACCATAACAGATGCTGTGTGCTGCGTGAGCTTTCCTTCGGCCATTTTATCCAAGGCCCCCAACATTGTCCGAAGAGGGGTGAGATCCTCCTTTCCGACGATCTTCTTGAATAGCTCGGGATACCCTCTAGCAAAGTCTCCATGAGATTCCTTCAATTCATCGGATGTCTTCCCCTGAGCCACGAGAGGCACCAGCTCCCCAATCATCTGACGAAGATAGGTGGCTCGTTCGACGGGACTGAACTCAGCGGGTTTCATGGCGGCCTCCCGTATGGCCTCTTCCGTGGACTGTTTATCGACTTTGACAGGATTGATGGACATTCTGGTATACATTAGATTATTGTATAGTCTCTAAATTCACAGATGGTAGTAGAGGATGGAACTAAGACCCTATACACGAGAGCCGACTATTTGTAAGAATCCATCAGATCCTAATTGTTCAAGACTACAGAATTTACAGGCATCACTGACAATGACGCAGATCACTGCCAAAGAAAACACGAAGTTCGATCCGAATGTGGGGCCTTCCAAGCAACCTAGTGAGATTATCAAGGAGGCATTTACAGCTGAGAAACGAATTGGACAGAGTCTTACGGTCCTAGGATGTCTCTTGATCCTCTATGGCCTTTTTGTGTCTAAATAATTGACTTAATGTATCCTATAATACTAGAGGATGGAACCAGAAAAAGAAGATACGAATATGGATAAACTAGAGGACGATGTATCAGAGGAAGAAGAACAACAAGAACAACAAGAACAACAAGAACAACAAGAACAAGAAGAGGACGTGTTTGACGAAGAGCAAGGATGTAAGGATCCCGATAACAAGTTTTGCCAGTTGCTTATGGACTTCAAACACAAGCTCTATTCACAGACTGTACTATCCAATACACAGAATACTCAGAACATCCGAATGCTGAATCCATATTTGAATTTGCTCGGAAAATTCAGGGCCATCCTTGTTCCCGTGTTCCAGAACAGAAGCTCAGCCCAATCCTTTCAGTCCTTTCTTAGTGAGTTGCCCCCTTCCTGTCGTGAATCCGCAACGGATCTCTATAATCACACAATTGAGACAGTGAATAATAATGCGATAAAAAACAAGCAGTTAGTCGCTGCCTATAAACACTTCATAGACGATATGTTCAGTGTTTTTCCTTTCTTACAGAATACCGAATTTTTGTAATTCCTATAAGTAGAGGATGCCACAGGGACAACAAGACTGTCCGCCAGGAACGATCTTTCGAGAAGGGCATGTACGTAAATTTTCTAAAAACAGTGGCCATACGGTACAGCGTGGTCAGAAAGTCTACACGGTGAAACACAAGAAGAATTCAGCCTATATTCCTGCCACCTGCGTAAAACCCAAGTATACCCGCAAGAATAATGGGGGACTCATGCGAGGCCGCCTGGTGAAGTATGGCTATTCGTTCCCCCTTCCTGACTCCAAACGCAAGGCCGCATTGAAACGGGCCATGAAGGAAATTGAGGGAGGGCCTCGAACCGTCTATGGGATTCTGCGATCGGCCGCTGCCCTCGCAAAGAACTCGCATCCAGATGCCTATCTGAAATTTAGCAAAGATATGGTATATGTCCAAGCATATGTTCCGAAGTAAATGGCATACATAATTATTACTCTATGTGATCATGTAGTAATAATTTAATGGTAGTTAACGTTAGGGAATGAGCAGCGAATATGCTACGCCGTTACTATCAGAAACAACGCCAACAATAGCAACACCAACAGTACCAATCGATACAAGCGACAGCCCTTATTTATGGGACAAGCTAAATGCCATCGCTGTCCAGGGAGCCATTACACTCCTGTTCGTCATTATTATCGGTGTAATGTCGGCAAAAGGCAGCATCGATGAAATAGGGAAGAACTGGGACAAATATCGCTGTATGCCGACGGTCATGCCTTTTGCGAGCCTCTACGGTCATGATACTGGTGAGAACTTCAGCTGGTGTATGAATAACCTATTTGGAAGCTATACCGGCGAAGTCACCAGTCCCTTTACGACAGTCCTATATGGCTTTTCCGAAGTCCTACAGTCCCTCCTCCAATCGATGGACAGCCTACGCACAAGTGCTGCGACGATGGGCGGCGGTATCAACGTCATTTTCCAGGAGTTCACTGATCGTATTTATAACTTCTTCTTCCAGCTCCGCCTTTCCGCAATTCGCATTAAAACGATGATCGGCCGCATGTATGCCGTCATGTTCAGTGCGATTTACATGAGTCTCTCGGGTATCACAGCAGTCAGTAATTTCGGCGACACGACCCTATTTGGCTTCATAGATACGTTCTGTTTTGTTCCTGAAACCGAGCTTCATATTATCAGAGATAATACGGAACTAGTTCTTCCAATTCAGGATATTCGGATCGGTGATATTCTATTTCCGACCCATGCCACTGTCACCGCCAAGTTTCACTTTTCGGCCAAAGGCCAGACCATGGTGAAACTTCCGACCTCCATTGGATTTATTCATGTCAGCACGAATCACTACCTTCTTCATGAAAACCATTGGATTATGGCCAAAGATCATCCTGATGCTATTCCAACAGGCCCCTATGATCGCCACAGTTTAATCTGTCTAAACACGTCAGATCACCAGATCCCCATTCAAGGCTACGTTTTCCGCGACTACGATGAGACCTCTGCCGCAGACAAGGCGACCCTTCAGCTCATCCACGATCGCATCAACACACCTGTTCGTCCTGATCCGACTGCTTCAAAGTCTTTTGAGAACAGCCCTTCCCTTCATCCAGATACCCTGATCCAACTGGCGAATGGATCCTTCCGACCTGCCAAACACATCGTTACAGGAGACCAGTTAGCCACGGGATCCCGTGTAACTGGCATTATTCATAAACAGATCCATGAACTCTGTAGGGTCACCATCAATGATAGAACTGTCTGTATTGGACCCGCGACACTTGTATGGACTGATGATCAGTGGATAAGAGCCTGTGCTCTAGCACCTATTGAACAGTGTCATACAGTCTTTCTAGGGTTTATAGTCACCCCCAACTCACAAATAGAATTAGCGGGTGGAATCAGGGTTCGCGACTACATGGAGCTGTGTTCCCCGGACGCCGAGGCCCTCTATACCGCTGAGCTTCAACAGCAAACATATAACCAATCCTAAAACAGGGATGAAGTTATGGCCGATCATGGTTCTAACACTCGGTATGTTCATGTGGATTGGATATACTGTGGCCACGGTGGAACGTAAAACTATCATGGAAAACTGGGATATTCAGCGATGTAACCCATTTATAATGTTCGCCGCCTACTATTTGAGGCCGCAGTCAGATCCGCGAGATGACGCGACGTTTGCGATCGACAATTTCAGCTTCTGTATGAAAACACTTGCCCAGAAGGCACTCGAGGTCGCAATGGCACCAGTCTATGCCGTGTTTGGCAGCCAGTTGTCCATGTCCGATATGATGAGTTCGGGGCTCAATGGGATTCGGGAGCTGCTGGCAAATCTCTACAAGGCCTTTCTGTCCTTCATGGAACCATTTTTAAAGCGATTTGAGGCCGTGACATATCAGGTGGGTATTGTGACCCAACATTTGAGGGCCGCATTTCAACGCGTCAATGCGTCTCTGCTGTCCTTTGTCTACGTTGGTCTGACGACTGTCCAGGGTATACAGAACTTCATTGACACAGTGATCAATGTGATTCTGATTATCTGCGGAATCATGCTGGCCATTATTATTATTCTCTTTTTCATTCTTTTCCCTTTTATTCCCCTTATCGTCTCTGTGCTCACTGTTATAACGGCAACACTCGTTGGGTCTGCGGCGGCGGCCGCCAATGATATGAAAGATGGCTTCGCGTGCTTTCCTCCCGATACACCGATTATGATGGCCTCTGGTGATACCAAGCCCATTTCAGAGATTAAGTTGGGAGACTGCTTAGCCCAGAACACAACAGTCGAAGGTCTCTTTGAATTTGACGGATCTACGACGCCATTGTACAGCATTGATGGAATCCGTGTGTCAGGTACACACCTTGTGAAAGACGAACAGGGGTCATGGCGATCTGTCAGTTCCGATCCGAGAGCGAAACCTCTACACCAGTTCTCCGACAGACTCTATTGTCTCAATACCAGCAGTCGCCAGATCCCCATTCCAAACAACAAGGGAATCCTACAACAGTTCAGGGACTGGGAAGAGATCGACGAAGAGGATGAGACCGGTCAGATGGGCTGGGACAGTCTAGTGGCTAAGGCCCTACATCTAGAGGAGACCAAGTCGGCCGGCACCTTCTCTTTGATGAGCCCCGATCAGCAGGTCATCCGTAACAAGCAACCTGTTCGTCTGGACCAGGTTCGTATAGGGGATTTGATTGAGTCAGAACAAGGAGTTACGCGTGTTCTGGGCCTCGTAAAGGGACACCTTGAAGGGGCTTCATCAGGGCTCTGGACTGCCAGTTGTATTAAAAAAGAGGGGTACAAATGGATCCGGTGCTCTACGGTTAAGGCAGGGACAGATCTGCTGGAGGGACTCCATCTGATTACGGAGTCGGGCGTGTTCCAGGTCTATAAGGGCGGCCTGTTCAGGGATTTTACAGAAGTGGGTGCGAACAGAATTCATGAAACCTATCCCTACGTGGCATCCAGGTTATCTATTTTTAGTCCGGCGGCAAATAAATCTTCGTATCCTATTACAGAATCACCGAATGAAGACGGCATTTTTAATAACAGGGCTTCTATTGCTCCTCGTCGCCAATCTGGTCATGGTCTATTCGTCTAGGAAGGAGGGCTTTGCGTCCTATTATCTGGACAACGGGGCGGGCGTCGGCAAGAATTACCAGAAGATCGGTGCGTTTGACGACTTGACGGTCCAGTCTGACGAGGGATCTTGGCGTTATCCCGCCTTTGCGACAAAAATGATGGGGCCTGAATTTGTCCCCGGTCCCGATAGTCTCTTCATCTTCCGAGACAACATCGCCAGCCCCGACTGCTGCCCCTCTGGCTTCGCTACGGATACGGGCTGTGTCTGTGCTACCCACCAACAGAGTAACTATATCAACATGCGTGGAGGGAATCGCACAGTGGAAGACGGCTTTTAAGCAGATCTATGAATTGATGTAAAGATATGGACAATACCGGCTCCAATGAAGAGAACAAGCCCCCCGATAATCATCGGTCCCATTCCGAGAGCGGCCCCGACAGCAATTAGGCTAATTCCAGCAATAAGGACGACTGCTTTTGCTATTTTTATCTTAGTAGGTTTCATAGTTATTATTTGGTACTCAAAGTGTCAAATAATACTCAATTTTATCCCAATGATCGCTGCTCATTTTATCACACAACACTAGAGGAAAATGAATACGGCTCCCAAATCTCCAAATATGGCAAGGGCTAATAACATCAAGAGTAACAATGCTAAGGCCGCCAACTCCGCATTGAATACCATTGGTAATGCCGCCAATAATACACTCAATACGATCACTAACGCCGCCAATAATACTTTAAAGAGCATTGGAAATGTTGCCACCAATACTGTCAACACAATTGGCAATTCTCTGGGGGCCGCTGTAAATGTCACATCAAATGGCCTTAACGGGGCGGCCAAGACAGTCAACAATACGGCATCCAAGGTCGCCGCCAACCTCGGCAATTCCATGAGGAATCTGGGGGCACCCTTGAACGCAAATCTGGGAGAAAAGATACAGAACAGCATTGAAACGATTCCGGTTCATGCGAACTCTGGTATGGAGTCAGTTCTTCCATCCTTCCTGTCCGTCCCTATCCTAATCGGTATTTCGCTCATGGTAGCTCTGATCGGCATCACCTATGCTTACAGGGAGCAGATTGCGATTAGTCTGGAGACAATATCTAATGCGATTAGCGACTTTTTCAATCCTCCTGCTCCGAAAAAAGACGAAAAGAAGGATAAGGAGATCAAGAAGGACGAAAAGGCAGAGGATGATGGAACCGTTGTGGGTAAGGAGGACACTGAGATTGCTCCAGAATACACATCCGTCATTGATACCATGCTGCCCAAACGCAAGAAGCAGGTGTTCAATGTCAGTGAAAACAAGTATGTCTATTCGGATGCCGAGCCCTTATGTAAGGCACTGGGAGCTGAACTCGCCACTTACGATCAGGTGAAGAAAGCCTGGGACTCGGGTGCCGACTGGTGTAATTACGGGTGGATCAAGGGTCAGGCGGCGGTCTACCCAACCCAGAAGAGCACCTTCGATAGACTCCAGAGCAGCAGCTCCGATGATGAGCGTCTGTCCTGCGGTACTGTTGGAATTAACGGGGGGTTCATGGACAACCCAGAGCTCCGCTTCGGTGTGACATGCTATGGAGATAAACCATCAGAATCGGAACATGATGTTCAGAATATGATGAGGGGTCCCAGGCCTCCCTTGACGCCCGAGGTCATTGCTCAGAAAAAGAAGGAACTCAGGTTCAAGAACGAACAGGGATCTATAGGTGTCCTGCCCTTCAAGGAAGGGTCGTGGTCTCAGTAGAGTCACTTTCACTGTCATCCTCTTCGTCTTCGTCGTAAACACGTAACATATTTTCTAATCGTCTATTCGCCTCTGAACCTTCCAGTTTTAGATGTGAAAATACAATATGAGGAAGTTCTAGCCAGAGTCTGTAGGCGTAATCCTCCTGATCCGCTAGATAGCAGATCTGGAATTTGTGTTTAAGGTGATTCCAGACATCAGGACCCATTTCCAACTGGTGAAAATACTCAAACTGATCCATTAAAAATCTTATTGTGAGTTCATGCTTACACCTGTATTTAGTGATCTTACCATGAAACTTTGCTTCGTTCATTAAAAACATGTAGTTCAAGAGGCAGTTGGTTAGCGTTTCAGGTGGGACGGACAGGGTGAATCCTTTGTCTTTGAGAATGGGGAGGATCCCATCCTCTACGAGACTTGACGCCCATACATGGATAGGAATGGGTGTTCCTGAGAAGAGTTCATGTTTGGTCTTTATAAAGTGTAGAAAGTTGTGATTTAACGCCATGAATAGCTATGTGTTACTATATTCGCCTGATATACTGTAAGATACACTATGAGTCCTTAGATGCTTCCTCCTTGTAGAGGAGGAGGAACAGGGGGGACAGGAGCCACCGTGTTCTTTTTAAGTTTCTTGACGGTCTCGGCTCCTCTGTGGCTGCGAATATAGTTCATGATATCGGCGGCCTCGTCCTTGGCTTGAACGCCCTTTCTAGCATAGTAGCCGTGGAGCAGATGCTCGATGCTGCGTAAGGTCAAGCTATGAGGAACTCGTTCTTCCACGACAGTAATTCTGCCGTTTGTGATCTGGATAACGGCATTTTCCATGCGACTTTGCTTTAATTGATCGATGATCTTCCCCTCATATTCATCACGGAGCTGGCGAGCTCGCGTGGACTGTCTAAAAAAGGTCGTCGCCAGACCGTCGTAGTGCAGCCAGTTGCGGACATCATTCCCTAAGGCTCCGGGGTCGGCCATACTCTTCTGATAGGCATATACCAAAAACTCTTATTTTGGAATCGCGTTTACGGCGGCACTCGTGATGTGACAGAACGGACAGGAGACATTTGCTGGAGCTGTTGCTGCGACTGCTGCGACTGTGGCTGCTGTTGTTGCTGTTGCTACAGTCGCAGCAGATGGTCGAAAGAGGATGATCACGAAGGTCAAAATAACAAAGATAAATACGGCAGCGAACAGACAGAACCCAATGAGAATATAGGGGAAAATCTGCCCCATGATGTTCTTTAAGAATGGATCTATCACTAGGACCTGAATGAACTCTTTCGTATCCGTACTTTGTAGTACATGGGCAAACTGGTCAATCCAGGAACGGATCATCTTGGTGAACTTATCCTTTTGAAGAGCGGACTTCTCTGACTCCATGGGCTCTGCCATTACCAGTTAAAACAAACGAGATATAAGTAACTCGTTTGTTTTAATGTAAAACAAATCCTGCTAAGAACAAATGGCCTTTACCTTTCAGAAACCAGTAGCATCAAAGATCCACAGTCCTTCAGGTGCCGTGGATACACAGTACTCTTTCAAACTCGCAACCGAAGAGTCCGTGACAGCTCAGCAAGACGGATCTGCCAATCCCCTTACCCTTCTTCACAGGGCCCTTACGGAGTCTGCCACACTGCCTCTGTTGCTAGAAGAGTTCGTCCGGTTCTCCAGGCCCTACTTCGCAAAGCAACATAGTGTACCGGCACTTCTGAAGCTCGTCCGACATGTTGTAATAGACTCCGGATCTGGGACAGCATTAGCTGACCTAACCTCAGACGCTGACGCAAACCATTACCTGTTCGTCCCCACCGAGATCACCATCCTACGGAATACCTTTTCTGTTCACTGGAAGATGTCGCAACAAGAGCTTCTCATTGATATTCCGGTAGAAGAGGAATCTGGCGATCTGGAAGTCGCCGATTTCAGCGATCTGCCAACCGACGAAAACGCAGAGGTTCTGGACGTCGTCGATCCCCGACACCACATGGATAAACGTCGTGTACAGGAGGCCAACCTACGGGCTAAACTGGCCCATTTGAAGGCTGAGCGGGCTTACGCAGAATACGTCCAAAAGTACGGAACGGAACCCTCGGATTCCGAAGAGGATTCCGATTCTGAGAATAGCGATTCTGAATAATATTTCTGTCCAACTCATTTATAGAACAGATGGCCACGGGTGACAACACGAAGAACGTACTTCTGGTCGCCGTTATCGGAATTTTGGGTGTTTACATCCTTTTACAGTATGATCCTACACTCTTTGGTTTGTTGGGTCGAATGGAGGGCTTTGACGGTACCGGCATGGGTGCCAAGCTGAACGGAAAGATGACGGATAACCGCTCGGCGGCATCCGGTTCTGCTCAGAGCAGTGCTGGTCAGACGAAGAGCAATAGCAATGTTGCTGGTAAGCCGGCTCAAGTTAAGACAACTGGTGATGGCTATAGACTGGATCCTAGTGAGGATAAGTGCCCTGCTGGCCAGTCAAGGCAGGCAGATGGTACCTGCGGTGTCACCATTCAGGCTGGCCCTGCTTCCAAGGCATCTCTTCACGCCAAGAAGGAGGGCTTTGCTGACCTTGCCGCTATGGAGGGTCCGGCCGAGTTTGGCAGTGCGTCAGCACCCGCTGGCTGCTACCCTCGTGACCAGCTCACCCCTGTCCAGTTGCTCCCAGCGGACCAGGACAGCATCTATGCCCAGCAGAACCCCATGGGCGTCGGCTCCCTCAAGGGCAAGAACTTCTTGTCTGCTGGTGCCTTGATTGGTGTCAACACTGTCGGCCAGACACTCCGCAATGCCAACCTTCAGCTCCGATCCGAGCCCCCCAATCCCCAGGTCAGCGTCAGTATCTTCAACCAGTCCACCATCCAGAGCGACGTCAACAGGAGACCCTTGGAAGTTGGATGTGCTTAAACAGAATAATCAATGTCAAATTATTTTTAATGGTAAAATTCATTAAAAATAGTTATACTTCCCATAATTAGTATGGGAGATCTGCTAAAGAGCACGGCGTCCTGGGTCACAGGCATCTTTTCGTCCAATTATCCCTTAGTCCCCGTGACATCTACGGTGGATGGTAAAACATATAGGGTGAGAGATATGCCTGATAAACAGGCAGCGGCGAATATGATGGCCACTGTGCGTCTCAAAATGTCCAATCTATGCGGGATTCTGGAGCGTAAATATCCAGATAAGGCCCAGGTAAAAATGATTGGGAAGAATTACAGGGACGATCCGAAGCGATTTATTGAGTCCACTCCCGATGCGTCACATACGTCCTATTCGGTCAATAAGGGCGAAGAGATTCACCTGTGTTTGAGGCAGCGTCAAGGGGGGGATGAGTCTCTGGTGAATGAGAATGTTATGACCTTCGTCGCCCTCCATGAACTGAGCCATGTGTGTACGGAGTCGGTTGGTCATGGACCGGATTTCTGGAACAATTTTGGCTGGATCTTGAAGGAGGCAGAGGCTAATAATATTTATCAGCATACGGACTTCAATGCCCATCCTGTGACCTACTGTGGAGTGAGCATTACGGACTCGCCTAGGTATGACCCTGGGAAGGATACGGGTAATTTCCAAATAGGTTCAATTAAAAAATTATGAAAAACTGCTAAGCATTTTTCAATAAAAACATAAGGGATAAGTAGGTATGTCACTGTCAGTCGATCCCATTTTTAGATCTACACAAGCACCTTATTCAGCATCGGTTCCGACATGTGCTGGTACTAAGCCTGAAACCACGTTTAATGGTGGCGTAGGATCTGCTTGTACGCCATTGATCATTCGTGGAGGCAAGAGACGATCTGTGCGTAAGTCAAAGAAGTCGAAGAAATCAAAGAAGACAATGAAGTCAAAGAAGTCAAAGAAAACAATGAAGGGACGAAAAGGTGGGCAGTCTCGCAAGCATTAGAACAGTATCATCTCTACGCATCTTGCCAGTACAGTAGGCTCATAGCCCCCTTCCAACAGATACAGCATGGGCTTTCCTAGCCCTCGCAACACAGATCCAATTTTCCGATACGTCGAATCCTGGAACTGAAGAAGACCCATCGGGTCCTCCTCATGTCCATCGAAACCCGCACTGACGATTATCACTTCCGAATCTGACAGAAAGGGAATCACTTCCGATTCGAATATTGCTTCGAATTCCTTTGCCTTGGTTCCTTTGGCCAACGGTATATTCAGAATGGTATCCGAGTTTCCTGTTCTGTCCCCTGTTCCAGGATAGATTCCCTTCCCGAATGCGTGCGTACTACAGAACTTGATCCCCCTTAACATACCTCGTCTAACACAGTCCTCTGTACCGTCCCCATGATGAGCATCAAAGTCAAAGATCGCACAATGCCTTAATCGCCGCCTATAAAACTCCTTGGCGGCCAGCCAGGCATTATTCTGGTGACAGAAGCCAGAAGGGCCTTTGGTACCCATGTGATGCCCTGGCGGCCGAATACAGACGAACGCACAGCGAATCAGCCCATCTGCTAAAAGACCAACGGCCTCCTCAATCATATCTGATCCACGACGTAACAGGGTAGACGTGTAGGGTGTCACGTAAGTATCCCCATCTTCTAGCATAGACCAAGGGACAGGCCGATCCACACCTAGCCATTGAGCCCCTTTCTCACTTACACTTTCCGTCACCTCATGAAGCTCATACAAGTCCTTGTTCCAAGAGACCATTCTCTTACGAATTGCTTCTATACGCTGTGGATGTTCAGGATGTGTTGATCCACCCATATGTTTTACTTGTTCTGGATCGATCCAAATATGTATTTTATTCATGTTATTTATAGCTTTGCTTACAACCAATATCAATTTTAGCGAATGAGGACAGGTATAGAATTCATTTTATAAAGGACGGATAGGGATGTCGTCAGGTCTAGAAGACATTAGTCAATTACTTCGGCCTAGGCCTTTAGAAGGCTTACGCAGGCCAGCTCCGGTCTCATGTCAGATCTGGATGGGTGGAACGAAATTTGATCCGATAACCATTGGATCGGTCTATTCATTCGATACGCTGGATACGCTCAAGCAGCTCATTTCACGCAAACTTAAAAATCAGGACAAGGCCGCCAGATACTTGCCCAAATTCCTGTTCGTCGGAATTCCAAAGGGATCCAATTATTTACCCCTGGATTATAACTGGGTCGCACCCGGATCTGCCAATCCCAATCAGGCGATTCAGTTGCCGTCGCCCCTGGTCTCCGTCGGCAAAAACATACCCGAGTTCACCACGAGGTCAGGGGCCTTTCCTCCTCTTTCCTCGATGCCGAGGGGACGCACCATTCTCGAGGACGTCTTTCCGTTGCTGGAGATTCCAGAGCTGTTTGTGTTTCCCCTACACACGATGCTCAGTGGATGGCAAGGGGTCACACCGTTGTCAGAGGGGGACTGGAACAGCCACTTTGCGGCCTATTTTCCTCTGATTCCCCTGAAAGGGCCGTATACTGCCAGTGAATCAGATATTGCTTTTGGGAAAACCATGTACAGTCATTTGGAGACGAGGCTAAAGCGACTCCAGACAATCAACGAATATCTGGAAAGCGGAGAGCCTCTGCCTCCGATCAATGTCACGGGTGTCTATCAGCTCAAGCTTCAGCTCCAGAAGCTCAAGGGCCAATTTGACGGGTGCGAATCTCTTTTCTACAGGGTTCCTGTCACGGATAGACGACCCTTTACCCGTCTTTTACCGACAGGAGCCAGTCCGATCACGAAGGTCCTGGTGAAAGGCGTGATCCCCATTCCCGCCCAGGACAATCCTGAGGTGATTACGCAATGGTCCAAGGAGACGGCACCCATCATAGGCCAGGACTATCTCACGGTCAAATACGTTCATAGGGATGCTGTGGGGACGATTCCCCCTATTTATGGGACCATTGGGATCAATGCGGACGGCACGGCCAATCTGCTCCTTCAGCCCCCGAAGAACGTTAAACGCCTGGATCCTTACACGGATTTCAGGAATTTTGGGCCCATTTTAAAGGAGGTTCTCGATGTGTTTCCCTATAGGCCGGCCGATTTCCAGCTGAAGGAGGTCGCCCTCCAGTTCCAGTTGATTAAGGAAGCCTCTGCTCCCGCGATCACAAGAACGAAACTCAGACAGCGACTCAAGTTCTTTTCGTCCTTTTTCCAGGAGATTGGCGTGCCTGAGAAGGCGGCCTTTGTCCAGCCGCCGATCCTGGCTCTTCGCTTTAAGGCCGTGTCCTCCTATGCCACCCAGGACCGCATCTTCGCCTATATCTCCCAGTATGCCACGGCAAAATCAGTGGAAGGAGCAGGTGTTGATCCAAAGTTGCTACAGAACCTTCAGGAAGAATTTGATCTGAATCCGAGGGAGGCGGAACAGAAGTTCATTCAGTGGCTCAAGGAACGCGATCCTGTGACCCTGGCCGTTCCTGAAACGGGGGAATTCATTGAATCGTACAATGCGGGCACAGATATCTATGTCTATAGACAACCACCGAACTACAAGTTCGAGGTATTTCGCATTGATTCCTATTCGTCGTTCCAATTGATTTACTCGCTCTTAGGAATGCTCTTCTCGGACGAAGAGGGATTATTTACTGTCTCGGATGTCGCTGCGGCAACGTTTCAGAAACAGGAGTCTGCCTTGGAGACATCTGCGTTGGCAGAAGAAGCGGGGGAGACCAAGAAACCGACGGCGTTCTCTCGAGGATCGGTTGCTGCTACTGCTTTAGCTACAGCTTCTTCTGTAGCAACAGCAACAGCAACAGCAATGCCAGCCAGTAGGATTATAGCTTCTTCTGTAGCAAATGCGGCCATGGAAGATCTGTTGGAGGATGAAGAGGAAGAGGAGGAAGGCGAGGCACCGAGCATAACCACGGGCGATGGAAAATCCTATACGCCTGCGACCCTCCCTGCTGCTTCGATAGCTATTGCGTCTGCGTCTTCAGCAGCTGTGAAACCATCGACTAAATCTATCGCCAAACCAGTAGCCAAACCAACAGCAAAAGCTGTAGCTTCTGCTACAAGTAAACTTGTAGCTGACGCAGATGAAGAGCGTCTGATCAATCCCTCTGGCTGGTTCCTCCAGAAGCTCCAGGAGCTCGACAACAGTCTGTTCGGCTACGTGGCAGATCCTCCTGGCTCTGACAACTATGGACGCATGTGTGCGGCCCAGGCCGGCAGACACCCTGTCGGTTTGCGGAAGGATCAGATGGATCGCATGATCGAAGAGTACGAGCCCGAAGTTGAATCAGGAAAAGTCTTCTTCAGTATCTACCCGCTCGGTCCCGATGACGAGGAATACGATCCCCCCCCTCGTGCCTACAACGTCAGTATTACGCGATATGGATCAGATCCTCTGTCTCAGAACCACTATTTCTGTCCCGCCCTCTTCTGCCTCTATGATTATATTATGATCCTGGAATCCGATTTTGCCGGCACCAAGTGGCGACCCAGTTCAGGGAAAACAGGGCCAAAGCCGCCCGATTCCTGTCCCTTCTGTGGTGGAAAACTCATCGGCGAAAAACAGAAGAAGCCTATCCTAGGATATACCGTGGTCCGCCGCAAACTCAAGCCCAGTGGCACAGAGGCCCATTTACACATCGGCTTCCTCAGATCCTCGACGCATCCTGAAAAGGACGATCTGGGCAACAGATATGCCTTGCCCTGTTGTTTTGTGCCCCCTAAGATCCTGTCCATCACGGATAAGGAATATCACCGATTCAAGACGGAAGCCAGAGCTGTCTCAGCCAAGAAATCAAAGGCTCTGTTGGCAGCAGAGGAGGGAGAGCTGGAAGAGGATGAAGAGCTAGAGGACGAAGAAGAAGAGCTAGAAGGCGAGCTCGAGGATGAAGAAGCGGCATCTGTTGCTGGAACCGTGGTTTCAGCCGCTGTCAGTCGCACCATGAAGGCCAGTCAGCACGCCGCGATCCCCTACAGTGTCTACTTTGAACAGATTGCCCACAGAGACACCTATGTACTGCTTGCCGATAAACATCCCATTGACGAACCTGGGAAGATCGCAATTCTCCCTGCCCCCTTTGACAAGTATTTCAATCAGAATAGTGAAAACATCATTATCAAGGAGGCGATCAGGCGACAGGTGCGTGCTGCCTCAGATGGGTTTCTGCGAATAGGGACGGAAATAGGTCGCTTGGAACGTGTGGAGGGCGGCTCAGGCACCCAGCCTACAGAGGCCCTGTTAGGTGTCCTCGCTCCCCTCCTGCTCCAGCATTCCATCGAGGAAGTGAGGAAGCGGATCGAGGAAAAGGTCACCGTCCCGATGTTCGTGGCGGCCAACTTCGGCAACCTCGTCAATGAGTTCTATAATCCCACCGATCCCGTGGAGATTTACATTAAGGACCAGGGCAACTTCATGGACAACATGGACTCGCCGGTCGTGACCACGTATCTGAAGAGCTGGGCCGCCGACCACCTGAACATGCCGATCGACGACAATATCTACGCCATTCGACGCATCCACAATTCGTACAACCGATTTATCGAGTTCCTGAACGATAAGACCCAGAAGAAAGAAATCAGACACTTTTCGTCCTTTTTAGCGGAGCCTGGGATTCTGACCCGAAATGGCCTCCAGCTAATTGTTCTAGAATGGGATCCTCCTTCAGGAAAGGAAGAGGTTGCTTCCGAAAACGTAAAGGTGCGATGTATGCCCTATGGCTATTCGGCGGATCGTCATGAGAACACAGATTTCGCGTTTGTATGGCGAGATGGGAGGGGCTACTACGAGCTCATGGTCCATACACACAATGAGCCCAAGAAGGGAGCAAAGGTCGCAGTTCATGAGTATGAGATTCGCTGGAAGCGGGAGAACGAAGCGTCCTGGCCGCCTATCGTGACGCAACGCATCAACGAATTCACGACCCAGTGTGTCAGTAATTATAGGACGGTCTATACGCCACAGAGAGGCGTCGATTCCTTGGCAATGGTCCCCTTGTCACAGGCGGTCCTGAAGATCAAGCGACAGGCTGCGGGTTTAGTACGCGATGCGTACAATCATGCCGTGTGCGTCCTGTATCCTTTGAAGGCGGGGAAACTGACGAGGGACTCGGCTCTAGTCGCCATTCCGATTGTTGACGACGGCTGGATTCCTCGCATGGACAACAAATACAATGTCTATCTGGACATGGAGAACTTTACCCCCGCCCCCGTGGACCTCTTGATCGCCTATTACAAGGCGAATTTGGAGGACATTTTCAGCCTGTACGAGGGATATCAGGTGAAGAATGTTGTGGTTCGAAGGGCGGACAAAAAGGTGTGTGCGATACAGCTCGCCAATGACCTGTTCATCAGAGCGGCGGCACCGTCCAAGGGAACGGATATCGCTGGCCTGGGCTATCCTGTGATCGAGGTGGATCGCATGGAATGGACGATCAACACGGAGCTATCGAAGCCCTGTGGTTCTGAGGCCGATATTCGCATGGAGTCCACGACAGCCAAGATGGAGGAACTGTATCAGCAATACAGGTACATGTTCAGCAACTGGATTGCGGGGCCTAAGGCGGCCACGGGCCGCACCTTGCTTCAAGAGATTCTGTTCCAAGGCGGGTTACCAGACTACGAAAAGAGGAAGCGTCTGGAGATTGTCTTTGGGTCTTTGCTACGACGTTGGCTGGTCCCTGATGCGGAACCGTGGGAACTGCCTGAGACCTTTTTGAGAAAGGACTGTCGGGTTCTGGATGAGGCGTCCTGTACAGGATCGTGTGCTTGGAAGAAAGCAGAGGGACGATGCGGACTCCATGTGGATGCGATGGTGACTATTGGTACTGACAAAAAGGTCGATCGGGTCGTGTCGACGCCCAATCTGTTCAGTTATCGCTTGATGGACGAACTGATTCGCTTTCCTCAGAGACGAAAAGAGTTGAGGAGTCTTGGCGTGAAGAAACTCAGGGCCATTACAGGACCTATAAGAACAGGCGATCAGTATATTATTCCTGAGAACTCAACGACCTGGATCAATCTATTGCGAATGGACTGGATGCCGAAAGATGTGCCGAAGTTTTATGAGGAAATGGCATCGGAGACAGGGCCAGAAGAACCTGTAAAGGGGCCTAGTCTGCCCGCCGATCTGGCGGCTCTGTTAGGTCCCAATCCCTACAAGCTATGGACAGCGAAAGACGACGCGTCGTTAGCCAAGGTGCTCAGTGTTCCTTTGACAGACTTAGATATCGAACCTGGAACGGTCGCTATTCCTAGGGCAGCTCTTGAGGCCTATGTGGATCTGGCGGGAACATCGGTTGGCATCGTGGATCCTGCCACTGGATCTATATCTTTTGTAAGGGCCAAGGAAAATCAGGACAGAGCCATTGTAATTGTATATTTAGCAGATGGATTTGGTTTGCTGACAGAAAAGCCTGGCAGTCCCTATGTGTCAGTGGAACGAATGCCGGCGACTCTGTTGAATAAATGGGATACTGTCAAGACAGTCAAACTGGTTCGCAAGAAAGTGGCACCAGCTTCCTTGGTGTCAGTTACAAAGGCTTCTACTGTTCCAACCCTAGTTGGAACTACTGTTCCTAGTGAACTTGAAACAACTGCTTCAGTTTCAACCCTAGTTGGAACTACTAAACCAGAATCTGCTGTTCCACTGTCCAAGGTGGGAGATCTGTTTGTTGAAACGAAGGAATCTGAAGAGTCAGCAGCTCCATCCTTGAAAGCATCAGTTGCCCCTCCTCCATCGGTATCCTCAACAGTTCCAGCATCTGCGAAACTGGTTCGAAAGAAGCCAAAGGCGTTATCGACAATTCAGGAGGCATCAGAGAAGGCTAGTCTAGAATTGCTACCATCTGTGGCCAAGGTAGCATCTGTCTCCTCTACCTATAAACCAATTGGATTAGAACCTTTAGCAAGTTTGAAGCAATCTGTGACCCCTTCTGTAACACCATTATCCTCTGCTACTCCCAGTAAATCAGTAAAAACAATTAGTGAACCAGTTACCAGTAAAGCAGCATCTTTGAGCTTAACTCCTGAAGCATCCATCAAGGCATCTCTGAGCTTACCTCCCCCACCTGAAGTGTCAATCAAGGCCTCCACTCCTAAATCAGCTCCGACCCTCGAATCTGCGTTAGCCCAATCCCTTTCCGTCAAGCCACAGAGTACGGTAGTCACTGTAGAACCAGCTGCCCCCTCATCTAAACCACCTAATGTGAAACAATCTGTCAAACCTTCTCTAAGTCTTATCCCACCGCCAAAATCATTACTTCCATCGGTTAAGCCGTCTACAATCCCGATATCTGTCAAACCAGCCACCCTATCCGTCAAAGCACCTATCCTTCCACCAGAGGAGGAAGATGAAGAACTGCTGGCCCTACCAAATGACGAAGAGGAAGCACCTGCGACTAAGCCTGTGTCCAAACCAGCATCGAAACCAGCAACTGTTCAAAGATCAAGAGCCAACTCTGGAAACAGCGTCGGATCTGAAAATTATTTGAAGGCATTTGATTAGCGGCAGCGTTGATTAAATTCGAATCTATAAATATAATGGCAATCCGTCGTAAGAATAATACCGTGCGTCGCAAGAAGGCTGTGCGTAATACAAGGAAGAATAGGCGTATGCGGGGGGGGTGTTATTGGAACAGTCAATGTCCCAAAGGACAAAAGTGTTTTGGAGCGAGTCATGAAGGAACTAGAGGAACTTGTTCATACTAGATCACCGTAACCGAATCTGACACCCCTCTTCCTCTATCACAGGCCCGACAGAAGACCCCCCTTCAACACTTTTCCGTCTCAGTTCCATGATCTCATCAGTCTCCTCATCCAGCCTATTCACTTCGATTCGTCGAAACGACTTGAAGTTCGGATGAAGAATCACTAAAAACATTTCTGATATCACCAATCCATAATACCGTTCCAGAATCCAGCGATAAATATTCAGCTGGATTGTGTAGTGCCAATAATTCGTATCTGGTAAATGAGCTATCGGTCCAAATCCCGACTGGTATCGATTTTCCATCTTGATATCCTTTGATCGCTTCCAATCATAAATCGCAAACGTCCCATCGGTCTTCTTAAAGACCCCATCGATAGATCCTGCCAGCTTTAACTCTTCCACCCAGACTTCCCACTCTAACCTATAAGGCGTTATCTGGTCCTTGTATTTATCCCAGAACCGCATAAAATACGTCCATTCCACTGTTTTCAGAATTTCAGGATTAATGAGCTGTGGGGCCTCATTCAAAAACTGTTCAATCGCCAAATGGAGATTTGTCCCCGCTTGTGATCCCTCTTTCCACTTCGCCATGATTTGTCTGTCCGTCATGCCGGAGTATTCCCCCTTGTCAAAATCCGGTTTGGCTCGCATCTGCTTGATGACCTTTGCCGCATCAAATTCGGGAAAAAACGCATGAATGATTTTCGTGACAGAAATATATCCCTTATACGTCCCCTTTACTGTGTACGTATGAGTGGGTTCATCAAACGTAATATACTGATCTCGTTCATGGAAATTCCTCTTACTGAGGATCTGCCATGGTTCATAAGGCATATTACGTAGTCTAACTATCATTTACTTAGGCTGAAATGTCTGCTTGAGCTTTTCAAGATACAGGATTCCGTCGCTCCTCAGGAGCAAGGCTCCTGAGGAGCTATACATTTTTCTTCCAAAGGAAGAAAAATGGGTCCATGAGCTCCTCCTGAGCATGTTGAATCCAATCAAGCGGCTTTAAGTCCTCCCTGTCCAACGTCGTTCCATATTTCTTCTGACCTAGCTCGGATCGCTGAAGGAATTTCTGGACAACAGCTGCTACAATACTGTCTGGTTTATCCATTCTAAAAAAATAGGTAACCAGGCTCTTAACCCCTTAATCAATTCGGAACCCAGCAATTTCCATGATGGTTTTGCCGATCAGATTCTCGCCTTCGATCTGTCCTGTCTCAGGTTTCCTTCGGCCCGCCAGATCATTCGCGACCCCGCCACCGAGCTTCTTCTGCTTCAGATAGTACAGCAGATACTTGCCTGCCGTCTTGGCCTTATCCACGATCTCACGGAACTTCTTATCACGGGTCCAACGCTGCTCAAGTCCTTGTTTTATGTAATCCATTTTGATGGCATTCCAGTCCGCCTCGTTGAAGGAAATCCCGTACTTGGATAACAGGTTCGCAGGACTGACTGCCTTCTTCACGGCCTCCAGCTCTTCGACCAATACGTCCATAACTCGCTCCTTGTACGCCTTCTCGGACTCGGATCCCTTCTTGACGTACTGGGGCAGAAATTGCTGGTGAATGGATCCCTCGGTTGATAAGAGGGTCTTGGCTAAAGATGCCTTCTTGGCCCCATGCTTGAGACGCATGGCCTCCCAGTAATGCTCCAAGGTAGGATAGAAGACACCCTCTTCCTCGGGATCGATTACACGGAAAGACCAATAGGGTGCTAGCCATCGTGTCGATCTGTCGTCGCCGATCTTGAAGGGATCCTTGAGTGCCACTTCGGGGCCGAACATGAAGATCTCGGCGGGCTCAAATTTGCGTTCAGGACCAGGCAGAGTGAATAGGTCGATGGACTCTTCTTCTTCCTCTTCTTCTGCCTCTTCCTTTGCCTCGGCGGCAACCTGCCCCATTAATGGAGCATCCTCCTTGTGAGGCTTGAGGGACTTGTCTTCAGATGTTGCTTCTGATGTAACTTCCTCTTCCTCCTCTTCCTCTTCTTCGACAGTAGCAACTTCCCCTACTCTCTTAAAGAGGAACCAGCGGCTCAGGAATGAGAATTCCTTGACAGCGGCATCCATCGGATATTTCTTGCCGGCATCAGGAATGGACGCATAGGTGTTCTTGAAGAGGTTCGTGCTGTGCCTCAGGCCTCCTGGCAATGCCTTCAGATCCTCCTCGGTCAGCAACTCAAATCCGATCACCTTCATGGACTTCACCAGATAGTCAAAGCTCACCAGATACTCCCTCTTATAGTCAGCCCCTAAACTGATGAACTTGACATCAATCGCGTGCCCCAACGATGTCTCATCCGCCAAGAGCTCTTCCGTATCATATTCCTTGCGAATCGACCAGATCTCCGTCTTGTCCGCCATGCCCGACCGAATACCCCCAAGCTTCGTGTCCTGAAGCATGCTGAAGACCGAATCCCCGTCCGTACAGCACCCCGCAAAGTAGCCCCCGACTCTCACGGTATCCGCCAAATTCTGGAGAAACCCATCAAAGGTCGCCTTGTCCTTACACATATAGTGGAAGGTGAACATGCTGACGGCCACATCGGCCCCTGAACGCAGCATACCCCCCAGCTTATCCTGGAGAAGAGGTGGCACCTGTCCGTCCACCTCTGATCTGCCAAAGACGGATCGCAACAGATTCTTCTCGTCTCGTGTTGTCCCTGCCTCCCCGTCCACAAGGGGCTGCGACGAATTCGCAGCGACGAACAGCATGGGTGGGACCTTGTCCTTGCCGAGCTTCATCTGCCAGTTGACCAGACGTCGGTAAGCACCGTTCGCAGGATCCCGAATGCCTTCCCCATCCAGATCTACACCAAGCACAAAGGCAGGTTTATTCTCGATCCAGAGCTTGATGTCACCCGCTCGCCCACAGGATGTATCCAACAGCTTCTTACCACCCTTTCCGTCCTTTCCAAGAAGTGTTGGCTTGTACAGCAGCAGCTCCTTCACATAGTGATTGTGGAAGGAGCGGAGTCCGCGAATGACCATGAGATCATCCTCAGACGCTTCACGCTGATAGTATCGCTGATGGGTCTCGGATCCCTGTAGAACGGCGAGTTCCTCCTTGTTTGGAAATTCTGACCCCGTGCTAATCATACTGGGTGTGACGGGATCATGGATTGAGTTCCAGACGGAGTCGGCCACGGCCTGAGCATTCAAGGTCCTTGAAATATCACGGGTCTTGAGCCCCTTCAGATATCGTTCCGTCTTATCATGACGGATTCTGGCAGGAATCCATCGCCATCCAGCGGCACGCATAGGATTATAACGACATTCCACGATAGTATTGTGACGAATAGGCTCGTTTGTACCGTCCGTATAGGCCACTTCTAGGCCAGAGTCAGGATCGAGCTCCACGGGCACATAGGCCATGTTCGCCATGGTATCGGGGAAATCGGTAGGATAGAAGAGGACAGGCTGATAAATGCCGCCTGTCTTGTTCTTCGAGGGCAGGGGCAGTTCATTGAGCACCGTGGCCCTGGGATCGTCGAAGGCGGGATCTTTCTTGCTCCCCACGTAGAGACGCATGGTCTTGTAGCGGCTCACCTCGCCCGTGACAGGATCCACTTCCGCAGTGATCTTATCGGCCAAGGGATTGACGGGATCCTTCTCGAACTTGACGAGAAAGTCAATCGTGTTGTCGATGGCCGGCTTCCACTTGAACTGTTCATAGAAGGTATTTGTATTCGGCAAATCTAGCACATTCGGCGTCAGAATGAGTCCGTCCGTGTGATAGATCAGGTGGGTCTTTGCCCTGAGAAGTGTCGCGGCACAGGCCCTGAAAATCGACAGGGGATCGGTCGCCGAGCCAAACTCGAACTCCTTCCTGAGCACCTGGAGCCTTGTAGCATCTGTGATGCCGCGAGCCACATCCTTCTTCCCCTCCGTCCATGTAGTGGACCATTCCGTCATCTTGTTCCAGCGTGTCTCCTTGTTATCCATGTCCTCTGGATCCGCGAACGGCAGCTTCGCAATATCTTTGCCACCAAACTTGATGATATCGAAGATGAGGAAGTAGTTGATCGCGGAATCGTAGCGATCCGTTGTCACCCACTCTCCGTCCACAAGCGAGTTCGCACAAGCCATACAGGCCTGACCCGTCCTATAAACACTGAGACCCATGTCAAGAAGGAACAGCTCTCCCTTTTCGTCACAGAACCCGAGGCAACGAAGACCATCAGCCTTGTCTGTTACATTGTACCCTGTACGAATGTTGACGCTGCCAGCCACTGGTTCCGCCCTCATGTTATCAATTTCGAGGGTCACAGGGGTAGGTCCTCGGAACTTCCTGGATCCGTTGAGCTTAGCATAGTCAGCTAGGACAGCTTCACGTGTGGCCTTGCGAATAAGGAGTGTGTTCTTCTGGATTCCTCGGAGGACTTCGCCAATTCCCCGAATAAAGTGCTTACGAGCAGACTCCAACGTCTTGGTGTGTTCATCACGAAGAAGCTCCACCTCTACCTCATAGACAGGAGCCTGATTGAAGAGATTGGTGCCTTTTTCCAAGAACTTCTTCTGCCCTGTGAACTGACCACGACTGTCCGTGGGACTCGACGACACCATGGACATATCAATGCGAATTCCTGGAGCCTCAAAGGACCAACGCTTAATGAGACGAAAGCCCTTCTTCTTGCTGTTCCAGTCATACAACATTTGACGAACAGAGGGATCTTCGGGCTTTAAGGGGATTTCACGGCGGGTTTTAATACGCATATCGTATTCTTCCAGATCCAGATTGGCTTCTGCTGAAGTGCTGTCCTTTATGAGTGCCGTAAAGGGCAGATCTTTGATCTCGTCAGACCGGCAGTAGCTTTGAAGAACGCCGAGACCCTGAATGGATAGACGGATGTTGTTTTCCTGTTTGATCCCTGGCGAATTGACGAGAAAGATGCTGAGACGATCGTCCTGAGGAATAGGAACAAAGCCCTTGGACTGAAGACGCTTGGCGATCTCCAGGAAGGTCGTGGCGTCCACCTTGCCCTTGTGGCCAAAGGTGGATTCCAGTTCCTGCTCGGGGTGCGTGAGCCAGTCCTCGATCAGACGATCGATCTTTTTTATCTCATTTGGAAAGAGCTCCATGAATTCTAGTTAGTATAGTAAAAATACCTTAGGCAACTTTGATTCATTTTTATCGCTTATTCGTTGTTATTAAAAAACGAATAAGAGCTACTAGGATATTTATAATTCTCGTTTAAAACTGGCACGGCTTGTGTTATGGCGACTTTTTGGTTTACGATGGTTATGACGGACAGGTGATAGGGATACTGTGCCGGTTTTATCTAGCACAAGTTCGGGCTTTTTAACGACAGGTTGTACAATTTGATTGACTGGCTGCGTTTGTTGATTTAGCTGATTTTGGCGATTTTGATGTATTTGTTGATTTTGATACCTGCTTTGACTTCTGCTTTGATTCTTTACGCGTTTCTTATAGCCTTTTCTTTGTTTTCTTGTGTGATTTAGTGTATTCGTACACTTATTTATCTGAATATCTTCCTGGGTCGTATCTTCGCCTTTCGCAAGCTTTTCCTGTTTTCTTGCTTCCATTTCCTGGATACAGGTTTTTAATGATCTGACAGTCTTGCGGGCCATACTCTACTTTAGACGCATACTAAAAAGCTGCTAATGCTTTAATCACCCGTTCTCGTCCTAGCCTGGATGCCAAGACATCCTTCTTGAGCTTGGAATGAGTGCTCTGCCATGTCAGACTGAATCGAAGCTCTTCCACGATGGCCTCCTTGGTCGCATCTACAATAGGCCAGTCCACGATCCAGCCATTGTCTTCAATGCTCTGTAAAAAGGACAAGATTCTGCTCGTCGTAGACCGGGTTTCCGTATCCTCGGGAACGGCAATCCATCGCCCATGCCAGTCGGCAATCCAGGTCTGCTTCTCAGAGGTCCATATCTCGGGGCTCGAGGAGAAGAAAATCCCGCCTTTACTGGCCCCGAGAAGTTCCTCTGGCTTGTCTTCGGAGTTCTCTTCAAGATTTTTCGCATCGCGGACAAAGATCATTTGGACCTCCGTTAAATGGGCAAGAGCACAGATCAGATCCTTCCATGTGTTATCTTCAATGGGAGTTCCATGAAGAGCGGATCCGATCGCATCGAAAATACGTCGGCGTTTTCTCGCAAAGGAAGACCCCGCGAGCGTATCGGATTCTATTTGTAGCTTGGTGGCCAAGTCTCTAATAAGCGTCGAACGGACGGTGGTGTTCGCTAGACCAAACATGGGATCACGGATCCACGCAATCACACCGAGAATTCCTGACACAGGAATCGCGGAATACGTGGGGAGTCCGAGTTTGGTCAAGGGGGTGCCGGCATCGGTAGTGGTCGCGGGGGGCTGAATCTTGATCGGCTCCAGAGAATGGGTACGATGAGGATTCGCTTCACTCCATTCAAGGAGCTGTGCTATACTGACGTTTTGATAATTAGGTCGGGCCATACTTACTGTATAAACGGGGCCAGTATTTAGGTTCTAAATCTCAGTTTACTGTGATTACAGTTGTTTACTGTCTAATTAGACGAATAGCCCTCCAAAAGGAACTTGTTCGTCTCGGCACTGAGGGTAGCCAACTCCTTACTTCGATTTTCTTCTGCCCTGCGATTAGAAAGACAGAACTTCATGTATTCTTCCAATTGCTCAAAGGCAGTTTCTGAGAGGAGGGAAACGTCAAAAAATATACCATTGCTGTTTTCGGTGTACTCCACTTTGTGTTTTTTGAGAATACGAAAGACCTCTTCGTATTCTGATTTGACTAAAATCTTGAGGTTTTCAAAATAGGTCTTTCGCCTTTCGTAGCTCATTGTCTCTAATTCCGTAGGGACGGAAAGGGTGTGCGTTTAATCGCGTTAAGTGTAAGCAATAATTTATGATTGATTACTACTTAGGCCAACTGTACCTAGATTCTTACGATTTTTTCTGTTTAATCTAGCCGTTGTTACGACATCTTCAAAGCCTGGAATCGATGCTTCAGGGACTGCTGTGCTTTCCGTCTCTGTTTCTGTGGCAACGGCTGAACCAGATGCTGACAGATCCTCATCTTCTGGAACAATCGATGCGTTTGTTTCTCCAGAAAACTCTCCAGTTAACTCCTCTGTTTCAGCAGATCCCTCGAATTCTTCCTCTTCCTCTTGGGACTCTTCCTCTTGGGACTCTTCATCCTCAGACTCCTTCTCTTCCTCGGACTCTTCCTCCTTTCCTTCTTGTACCACCTGAGCAACAACAGCATCACCTGATACCTTTCGAATAAAGCGACCGTTCGTCAGAATATAGGGATCATTAATCTGGAACAAAGACTTCTTGAGTTCGACTTCGATGAAATCCCCAGGTTGTATCGCACTAAACTGATCCGAATCATCGCCCAGATGAAGATCACGGGGCACCTGAATGCGAAGCGAATTGTTCTTGTAACTCACATTCAAACCCATGTTATTTTTACGAGTGACCTCACCAATTACACGAAACCCGTCGGCAGGATTGATCACCTTTCCTTCTGCCTTGACATAGAACACAGCGTCACCTGTAAATCGTCCTGCCTCAAAATAGCCCATCGATCGCGAGATGAGCTCAAGAGTACCGGGAAGCACAAATCCGTGTTCCGAACATTTGTTCTCTAGTTTTTCCTTCAATTGTTGAAGAAGGAGGGCATCCAAATTATTATCACGACCAACTTTATTAAAGATTGTTGTCGGCGAGAGGCTGATCTTTTTTTCAAAATAAGCCGTTGATTCCATTCCTAGTAGTATAGGGCGATTTGTTTAGGCTATAGTGATCAAATTTATTCATTATTTGTGACGATCGTGCCTATCTTTTTCTTTCGGACAAGCTTCGCACTTGCGGTTGTTGCTGTTGATGTTACAGGTAAACTAGTAACAGAGCTAGAAACATCAGCACCAGAACTGCTACTAGCCACTTTCTTTCGAACCAATTTTTTGACGGTGCTTGTTTCTGTTGCCGCTGTTATTGATTTACTAGCAGCAACCTCAGCCTTCGGCAACACCTTCTTTGTTACCTTCTTTTTCCCTGCCGGCGTATGACCCGTCAGAAAAGCCGCCACGGGCCGATAGAACCATCGTTGCCCATTGAGTCGGATCGCATCCATGAACCTCAAGGCAAATTCCGTCACCAGACAGAGACGCGTAGCCCCCCGAATGGGCCTGGTTCCCATGAAAATGCGGTCATCCAAGTCCAGGTCGATCGATCCCATCATCTTTAGAATATCGCCCAGTCGCTTAACAAAATTCTTCTTATCGACCATGTTGCTTCCAATGGCACAAATGGCCCCACGATCTAACTCAGCACCAGCCTTTGGCATCTTGTTCGTCTTAAACACAATCCTGTGTTTCGAATCCGTGCTCAAAAACCCATACTGCTCGCCTGTTTTAGACCTGGTAATCGAATATTTCGCCTTATCCTCTGCGTCCTTCATCATATAGTCTAATGCGGCCTTAGAACAAGGTGTATCTTTGCCGCACAAAAACACAAGTTCCCCGTCATCGGGGCTAAAAAACCGCCGAATTGTGGTAGATCCCAACTTAGTATAGGTCTCGTCCGCAATCATCTGGTTCGCCGTTTCATCTGAGAACGCAAGCTCTTTCTGCTCCTCCAAGGTGAACCAGTTGTCCCAGAAGAATTGGAGCAGAATCTTCTGGAAGGTTCCCATTAAGGATGATGACGGAGTCTTCATCGAATGAAAAAACCCCTCGTGAATCCATTGAATTCCATCCAAGACCTGTGTATATTTGTCCTTCGCTTCCTTTTCGCCCTTCACCATGGACTTGATTCTGTTTAAAACTGCCACGGGGATATCCGTGAAGGTGGCCTTTGTAGCCAGTTCTCGGCACCAGGACTTCAGAGCCGTCCAAGTCTCCTCGGCATCAAACAAATCTGAGCGAGTCATTTCGGGAATATCGGCCTCTGCTTCCTCCAAGCCAACCGACTGGGGATTATACTCATCACGACGAATAGGAAGCCTGGCTGCTCTTATCGCTAACGGAATGTGGACATCCGTGTAGATCTTTGGCTGGAAGACGTAATATGTATTACAGTACTTAATATAGCCTTTCTTGCCCTTGTACTCGACTTCGAAGAACTGATTGTCGACAATGTTTGAAAATAGTTCCGCCCTCGCAATCACAGGCACATCGTCGAACATCTGGGACCACAGATACTCGTAGGGGTAATAGGGCTGGGCAGCAAAGAGGCGGCGGAATCGCTCCTTGAGCTCTGACAGACGCCACTTCGCAGAATACTCACTGTACGTCGTATCATCGGATCCCTCAATGCTCACCTTGATCTCTGGCTTACACTTGTAGTCGCAGTCCTCAATCCAGTCACATATGGCTGTATAGGGCTGGTCATTGATATTCACATCAGTTCGTTCACGACGTTGTGAATCGATCTGTGTAACAGGGGCCTGATCCTTGATCACGATCGCATCGTGATTCAGATTACAGTCGATCGCATGGGTTTTGAGAACACGACTCACTCTGCCGACCTGAACGGCCTTCCTGTACGCCATGCGGTAACTGTAGAGATCGGCTGTTTCTCGTTCGTCGTCGGGATAGACCGCACAATACAGGTAGACCGTTGTGTTTCGTTTGAGTTCTGGTAACAACGCATGGGAGCAGGTACGAATCGCACGACCGATCACCTGTTCGGTCTTGTTCAAGTGATACCAGCTGTCCAGGACGTGTGTTTCTCGGATATACTTCAAGTTCACGCCTTCAGACGCCACCTCAGATCCGATGATCACCTTCATGCGTATTCCGTTGGCATTTTCAGGCAAGCGTTGGGCCCTGATGGTCTTGTCATTGTTGGGTGTAAGTGTATCTCTACCAGTTAAAAGTCCATAATACGCTGGTGCGAATGCGTGACCTACCTCGCCCTTGTGATTGGCTTCACGCAAAGGACAGAGAGCACACTGACGACCAAGCCCATCCTGGATCCCGTCGCTCAGAAAGCCCGATGGTCTGCCGAACAGCGTATATCCATTGGCCTCCAGAGTCAGAGCGAGCGGCAAGGCCCCCGCCGTCACAAACTGAGTATAGACGAACGCACAGCCGTCACAGGACGCCAGTTTCTTGAGCAGAAACACAAACTTGGGAGCATAGGTCCCGATTCGATCAGCCCTCAGCCATGACGCCCCAATGGCTGTCTTCGACCTAAATCGGAGATCTGTCCCCGTCCCTTCCATCTCCATGATTTGATTCAACCCATCGAGATCCATTCGACTTCGAAAATTGTCATAGGTAGGTGCCTTAGTCGCCTCCGTGGCGGGGGCCACAAAATTGCCGGCCTGGACCAATTTAAATATCTCAGAGGGACTGATTCCCGTGTCCGTCTCTGGCAACTGGTCCATGAAGGCTTCGGAAGCAGCCAAGGAATCGCCCCCCAGCAAAATCGGGACTAGGGGCAACCTGTCCTTGTAGACCGTTTCCTCTTCGGGCACGTCGAAGCCCTTGGGATTCTGGGACGGGTATTCGCCAAGTCTGGGAACACCCTTGGGCTTCAGCCTTATCGGAAAGGTAATTGGATTTTCACCACGCATGAAACTTACATAGCGACTGGCCACTTGGCCGAGCAGCTCCTCGCCTTGCTCCGTGAGAAGACCCGAGGGCAGAAAGATATCTCGCTCGGACAGCAATGCCTTCTTGTCATTTCTTAGTAGCAGATTCAACACTGTGATAATTTCCCTATAATTGTTGTACATGGGCGTGGCCGTCATTAGCACGAGTTTCATGCCTTGGGCCGCATCGAGGACTTTTCGCAACAAAGGCGTGAGGCGTTTACCACTCGCCATGTCATCCTTTTCGACCCTGCCTCCAGGGTTATCGGAGATTTCGTCGGTTTCCGTTCCCGTAACGAGACGAACAGGTGTGTCATTGAGGTTATGGGCTTCGTCGATCACCATGAGCTTGCCGCTAAAGACTTTTCTCAGGATGTTCATTTCCTCGATTTCGCGTTCCTCTTCGTCCATGTCCTCGGGGATTCCTGCGAGTAATCCTTTGACATAGTTGCTGAAGGAGAGATATCCGAAAATCTTGTAACGTCGCCTGATTGCCTGATGGACTTTGCGTTCAATGCGTTCACGATTCTTTTCGAATAGAGTGCCTGTTAGTTCCATATAGGTGGAACCAGTACAGCCGACCAGAGTATTGGCTTCGGATTCGTCTTCAGGTATCACCACCTTGTCCTTGTCGAACATTTCAGCACGGAAGCCGTCTTGGATGGTCTTGGGGGCGATTAGGAACACTGTGTCTTGAGGGAAACTACTTAGCCAGGCCTCGGTGATTTGAACGGCTGCACAGGTCTTTCCCACACCGACACCGTGATACAGGAGGGCCGACATGTAGGGACTGCGAGGGCTCATGAGATTGGCCGCAAAGCGTTGGACAGGTGTCACTTCGAAACGGTTTTGTTCGGTACAGGTATTTGTCAGGGGTTTCCATGTTTTCTGAAGGGATTCGGCGAATTCACGCTTGGCCAAGAGCTTCTGTAAAAACTCGGGATCCTGGTAATCTGGATAGGCTCCCGTGGATTGCTCCCATTTGTTTATAAAAGAAGACGGATAGAAGCCTGAGGGGAAGAGCTTCTTGTTTTGAAGGGCCTTCATGAGAGCGTCACGACTTTCAAAGTCAGTTTCCGTGTCCCAAAGTTCTAGTAGCTCATCTTCGTCTAACCCTGTGTAATCGGTAGTATTCAATGATTCTTCCTCCTCTGCTTCCTCTTCTTCCTCCTCTTCTTCCTCCTCCTCCGCTTCTTCCTCTTCTTCCTCTGCCTCCGCTTCTTCTTCCTCTTCCTCCTCCTCTTCTTCCTCCTCCTCCGCTTCTTCTTCCTCCTCTTCTTCCTCTTCTTCCTCCTCTGCCTCCTCTGCCTCCTCTTCCTCTTCAACATCGGCCGTTTCAGATTCTTCAGCAGATTCTGATGGTGCTAATGATTCGGATGCTTCATCGGATTCTTCAGTTGCTCCTGATGTGGCTTCCTTGGATTCTTCAGTTGGCCCTGATGTGGCTTCCTCGGATTCTTCAGTTGCTCCTGATGTGGTTGCTTCTGTCTCCTCGGTAGCTCCTGATGCTTCCGTGGTTCCCGATGTTGCTTCAGATCCAGACGACTCTAAAGAAGAATCAGGGGCTAATTGCTCTTCGTCGCTATCCGACATCCTCTATTCATCGGTACTAAATAATAACAGGGCATAAAGTTCTCATAAGCTCCTTTACAATTAACAATAGTTCCCGCTTTTCTTTGCTGTCCGGACGTATCTTTTCTATTGCTTGATCAATTGTAAACCATCCAATAGATCCTATTTCCCGATTCATATGGGGATTGTCCTGAATAACTGTCAAAGTAACATTATCACACATTGATACAAAATACTTGTGACAGTACTGAACATTATTGCTTCCATAGAAGGTTTCCACAAACGGCCGAATATTTTGAATCGTGTATAAATGCGACCGATTTATGTTCGTCTCCTCCTCAAATTCCCGAACGGCCGCCTGGATTTCCGTTTCCCCACTGTTCCGCCGCCCTTTCGGAAAGCCCCACTCGGGTTCTAACCATACCGTCGGATAGGCATCTAGCAATTTTGATATGTTTCCCTCGGCAATTGCCGCATATTTCCGCTCCGATATCTCATAATCGTTTTTATGCGTATCTGCGGCGGAGCCCCAGACAGATCGCCACAACTCATCAAATGTCATATGCCGAATCTTCTCATGTTCTCTTTTAGTCATGTTCTGTAGCAGGACGTACAGGTAATCCCTTTCCGTCACAGAATATTTTCCCCTAACAAATTCAATAAAGGACAACGAATCCCTACGACAAATTAACAGGACTTGTGGTGCTCCCATTATATCATATCCCAATATGACTGGGGAATCGGAACAAAAGGGATCTGATCCTGACAGATCCCTTTTTAGAGCTATAATCCCATAACTTGTGATCGGCTTGTCACAGTCCCTGAACATGTGACCCTCTACGCCACAGTTCGAACAGCATATTTTCCGTATTTCTAACGCACGGCGATAGGCCATTTCCTTGCTGTTGTTAGAGAATGAATCTTTAGCCTCTCCTTTTGAAAACCCATTCAAAATGCCTAGCGTTTCTTTCAATATTTTTAACACGTATATCAACAGAGACAATGCAGTTCAGCCCGACCGTTTGGGGCCCTTTTTTCTGGCATACAATCCATATTGCGGCCCTTGGCTATTCGAAAGAACCTACCTATACGGAAAAGAGGGCAGCAAAAGAATTTTTCGAGTCCCTCCAATTCATGATCCCTTGCGGCGTCTGTAAAGAACACTATGCCCAGCATCTCAAAACTAACCCTATCAGTCCCTTTCTAGATCGACGCCAAGATCTATTTCGCTGGACCGTCATGGTCCATAACGCAGTAAACGTCACTCTGAAAAAACCGACCCTCACGGAACAAGATGTGCTCGCATACTACAATAAACTCGGCAAGAGAGACAGATCACCTGTGTGGACCAAGGATGACATGAAGGAAGTCGATCTTCAGAGTTTTATTAGGGGATTCTGTGTGGGATTTCTAGGGATAGGTCTTATTGGCGGGGGAGTCTGGGGCCTAAATAAACTGAACATGATTTAATAAATGACGGAAATAGTACTACATAATAAATATGACATTTCACGTAATGATCTAACAAATATATATGGTTCATCGGATCTGTGTGACCAATTCATGAACACATTTAAACGAACATATAAAAATGAAGATCTTACAGTCTATTCGGCAAATAAAATTGCTATTTCATTTACAAAGAATATCAAATTGTATGGCGTTGATCCAATAATACATCCATTGAGTGAAGAGGAGCAAAAGAATACTACGTTTAATATACCTTTTGCTGCGATCTTAGTTCAAAAATGGGGATATGGGTTTTATCATTTCGTAAATGAAATGTTGCCTAAAATTATTAGAATATTTGAATACAATTCTAAAATTCCGATTATTATTTTTTATAATGAAACATTTATTAAAAGTATATTAACATATATTGGCATCACAAACCCTATTATTCCATATAATGGGACTCCGCAATACATGATTAAAAATGCTATTCTTATGACTGAAACTCGCTCAGGAAATCCTACACCAAGTGATATTGACGTGATTCGTAAATATATTCGCTTAAATAACACAGTAAAAGATACGATTGTTTTTATTTATCGTAAAGAACGTTTGCGAAGTATTTCGAATTTTGATAAAGTATATGATGAATTAAACATTCGATTTCCAAAAGAACAATTTGTGATATTTGATTCATTGCCCTTTGACAAGACTGTACAGCTATTTCAAAAAGCCAAATTAATTATTGGAGCACACGGTGCTGGGCTATCAAATATGATATTTGGAACAAAAAAAACTCCAGTCATTGAAATTTTTCCTGTAGATATTGCCAATATGTGCTATTGGCATTTGTCATGGATTCTAGAAAATCCTCACTATATTTTAGCATCTGAATCATCAGGGCCCCCAGCCTTAAATATTACAATTAATATCGAAGAATTGTGTAATTTAATTAGTCGTTTAGTTTAGAGGAATGTTCGGACGATCTACACGTGATTATGGTCTAGGACCAGGTAGAACTTCGACACAATATACGGCACCTAGTACAGGGTTTTTTGGAAGCTTTACTGGGTTTAATCCGTTTGGCACAGCAACAGCAACAACCGCAACAACAAATCCCTATGCTTCCACGGGATTTCTAGGGTCTCTTGGTCGCTTTAACCCTTTTGGAGGTAGCAGTGGCTATACTACTAGTTCCTCGATAGGATGGAAAGCAATCGTCGGATATTTGCTGAGTGTATCGGTGATTCTTCTCATGATCTTGTTGCTTGTTCATTACTTTGTGAGGCCCATCTTTCAATTGAGCCCAGGCGGGCCCGGATTTATTCCCGTTCCAGGACTCAATGACAGTGAATTGTTCTGGAAACCTGGTGTAGTCGCCAGTCCCATCAAGGATATTCAGACTCGTCTGGCCGGCCAGGTGACCAATTGGACCTTTACGCTGGACATTACGATCCTGAATCCCCTGACGTTCAGTGACAGAAATCGACCCATTTTTATGCGTGGATCGACTTTGGATCCAGGGACCAGTGGTAAATCCCAGGATGTTCTAAATTTAACCAATATCACAGTGGCCCTCAAGCCAGACACTACGGATCTTGTAATCATCCTCATGAACAGTCACAACAATGAAGAGCCCATCGTAATTCCCAATGTCCCAGTTCAAACACCTTTCCGTCTCGGCGTAGTGATCATGGATATGGCCATGGAGGCATACATTAATGGACGACTGATTAAAACAAGGACATTGGATGCGAGTCCCAGGCAAAGTACGGGTGATTTTATACCACCCCAAGGAACCATGACGGATCTGGCTCGTGTGAATAATCTTCAACTCTGGAATCGTGTGCTTAGCCCGTCAGAAATTCGTTATTCCAAGCCGGCCTTAGAAACTGCCAAATCTACGGATATCAATCTGATCCCAAGTGTCACTGTATGTGACAGTAATCTGGTAGATGATATTAAGTCTTCTATAAATAACATTATACCTACAGATAAATCTGTCGATAAATCAGCCGATAAATCTATAACCAATAAGACAGCTAATTAATTTTAGAAAGGACGGATAGGGATGCCCATGTTTTTACTGGTTCTGCTTTTAATAATTATTCTTATGATGACCTATTCTCTTTCTATGAGTATTATTACATCAGGAAAGGGCGTAGATTACCTTGTAAATAAGCCTGTGCCACTTGATGTACCTTACCAGGCACTGGATTCGGAAAATACACGAAAAAAACTGCTGTCTGCGGGTGGATCGACCTTATCCGGGTTTTTCAATGTACGTCTGGGGGACAGGACACAAGGAGAGAAAATGATTCAATTGCTGGGAATTAAGGGAAGCCTTATCTTCGAAATCAGCCCGGCTGTCACACAGTTAAGGGTATCGACCACGGAGCGACAGGAGGTCATTCCATTACCCAATTTTCCCCTTCAAAAATGGGTGTTTCTGTCCATTCTGAGGGACGGTCGCAGATTTGATGTGATGTATAATGATCGCATCGTGGCCTCTCATCGCCTGGACAAATATCCAAGTCCCGTGTCCAATCCCTTGATGATCGGTTCCAAGGAACTTCTTGGATCCGCAGTGAATGTTATCGTGAATGACAAGCGTATGAGTCCCAGTGAAATTGTGGCTCTAAGAAATTCAATGGCAGACACGAACGGGGCACCTCCTGATAAAATGTCCTTCCCTTTGCCAAATGTCTTAGCAGATAGCATCAAAAATCTCCAAGTGGCCTGTATTCCCGGTATGGGATGTAATCCTGTCACCAGTCCTCCGCCAAATAGGATGAAAGCATGGGATTCGCTCTATAATTAATTATCCTGGCATAGATTTAGAGGACTATGAATTCGAACTCGTCTCATGAGTCTGCCCGTGTTTTCATTCAGGGAATTATCATTATATTTGGTTTAATAGGCCTATATTACCTGTACCAGTATCTGTTTGGCCCTCAAGGCATCTCAGACTCTGTGCTGCTTGGAAAAATGGTTGAGGCAAACGTTACGGAATCGGGACAGATCACTGTTCAGAGCACTGCCATGCCTCCCATATACGATGGAGGTGAATTCAGTGTGTCTACATGGATCTACGTACAGAACTGGTCGTACCACAATGGCCGCCCCAAGCACATTCTGAGCATTGGAGGGTCGTCCTTTGACACCCTTCGCATCTATTTGGGCGGCTATCAGCCCAAGCTCCATGTGCGATTTCATACAAAGCAATTAGGCACAGCTGCGAGCCAGGGCGATGATCTGTCGGCGTCAAATCGTAAGAAATTCTTTGAGGAGCTGTCTACGGGGGCGAGCCTTGGTGAGAACGGCAATATATGCGATCTTCCCGAAGTGGATTTACAGCGTTGGATCAACATTGTCGTGGCCGTGAATGGACGCACAGTGGATGTGTATATGGACGGAAAGTTGGCCAGAAGCTGCGTTCTACCTGCCAATTACAGGGTGGATGGTGGAGGGTACTCGGCTACCCTGTTGGGATACGGCGGATTCGGCGGCTTCATCCAGAATGTGAGGATGTATGGGGGTGCTTTGGCTCCCGATGCGGTCTACACGAACTATATGCTCGGACCAGCGGAGCCCGTGGATTTCTGGGACTACTTGAAGGGATTCTTTGAGCCCAATTCGAAGGCATGGACCGATATGAAGAATAAAACAAGGTCTCTTTTTGAGTAATTTGATTGAATAACACTAATATCGTCATAGCTGTATCGCGATATTATTTTTAGCAATTAACTGTAGGTATGGAACTCTTTCGCTCAAATACGGCAGTCCCAAGAAATAGCAGCATTGTTAATCAAACAGGGCCCTGGTCCCAGGTAATGATTGGCCTGCTCGTTCCGTTTGTCATATATTTGCTGTTGGCGGGACTGGAAGCCAGCTACAACTTTTTCAATCGGCTGAAAATGAATCGCACAGAACTCCTTCCGATCACGTATTCTACGGAGGAAAAGTCCTACACGATCAACCAGAATCCTAATTCGCCCAACTCAGCCTCGATCTATTTGTCCGATAACGAGCGTTCGGGCCCCGAATTCTCCTACAGCTTTTTCCTGATGGTCCATCCATCCGCTTTCCGTCAAGAAAAGGGACTCAATCATATTTTTTCTAAGGGCAGTCCCCAGCAATATCCTCTGCTCGGTCCCGGCGTTTATATGCGTTCCGATACGAATACGCTCCGTGTCTACATGAACACCTATAAGACTTGGAATAAGTACGCGGAGGTGGACAATTTCCCGATCGGGAAATGGGTTCACGTGGCCCTCGTGTGCCGATCGACACACATGGAGATCTACATCAACGGGAACTTAAAGAAGAGATTGGGATTCGACGGATCTCTGCCTTATCAGAACTACCAGGATATCATGGCATTCCGTCAGGATCGTATTACGCTGCCTAAGACAATTCCTTCCTTAGAGGACGAGGATTCCTTTGATATCTTTGGGGTCATGAAGGGTATGTGTAGCAGACTGTATTATTTTAATTACGCACTGAGCTATTCGGAGATCACTATGTTGATGAACGAGGGGCCTTCGACAGAGCTTGCTTCGACCCAAGGTGGCGTGATGCCACAGTACTTACAGGATAGTTGGTGGACAAGTCAATAAGGCAACGCCTTATTGACAGAATACACCAACAAATGCCTAGGCATTTGTTGGTGGACAAGTCAATAAGGCAACGCCTTATTGACAGAATACACCAACAAATGCCTAGGCATTGTTGGTGGACAAGTCAATAAGGCGTTGCCTTATTGACAGAATACACCAACAAATGCCTAGGCATTGTTGGTGGACCAATCAATAGCCCAATGGGCTATTGATTTATACATTTCACAACGCTAAGGCGTTGTGAAACGGACAAGTAACCAGTAACCCATTCAAAACACAAACCTTCTATTTCATAACCCTGTAAGGCAATGAAATAGAAATCACATGCGTGCCTAAACATAATAGAATAACACCATTTAATTAGGGATATGCCAGGAGGAGGACTATATGTACTTGTAGCCTACGGAGCACAAAATGTATTGCTTAGCGGCAATCCAGATTTTACGTTCTTTTACAAAACGTATAAGAAATACTCACACTTTGCGGAAGAATCCGTTACACAGCCCTTAGAGGGCCCACAAGAACTCTTTACAGATCAACCGATCACACTTCGGTATAAGATTCAACGCGTGGCAGATCTTGTTCGTGATATGTATCTGGTTATAACGCTGCCCGATATTTACAATAAATACATTGATCTTCAGGATCCAAGCCAGAATCCATATGGTCGTCAGACACAGACAGAATTCCAGTGGACCCGTTGTATTGGATGTAACCTTATTCAGAGAGTCGGTGTTTACATAGGCGGCCAAAAAATTCAGGAGTTCGACGGACAGTATATAATTGTGAAGGCTCAGTCCGACCTTGATGCGAATGCGTACCAGAAATGGAGGACACTTGTGGGAGATATACCCGAATTGTATGATCCGGGATCTGTCACAACAAATGGTGGCTATCCGATTGTCTATCCGGATCCGTCCAACGGAAATCTGAATGCTCCGTCCATTCAGGGACGCGATCTGACAATTCCACTACCCTTCTGGTTCGAGGAATCGACCTTTGAAGCACTGCCGCTGCTGTCGCTCCAGTACCAGGAATGCGAGATTCAGGTGGATCTGGCACCCATTCAACAACTGTATAAGATCCGAGATCTGAGCGGGAACTATGTGAATCCACTGTATTTACAGACCACATCAAATGCGACACAGCCGATCAACGTAGCCTATGTTCAAAGCCCTGATCTCACCTATGCGAATATTGGACCCTTTCTGACGGATTTTGGGACTCCTGCTCCCCTCATCCCGACCTGGGAGATCAATCCGAGAATCATGGCGACCTACGTATACTTGACGGACGAAGAGCGACAGATGTTTGCCTCGACTCCCCTTCAGTACCTCGTAAGACAGGTGACCCGCTACGACTTCACAATCGTGACGAGGGACTTTGCGGAGATTCGCACACATAACCCCATTAATCGCATGTTTATTCTACCTACCAGGACGGATGCTCTCAATCGTAATGATGTGATCAATTGGTCCAACTGGCCCTTCTATCCGGCAGCACCTTATTTGCCCCCCATTACACCGGCTCCTTTTCCCAATGCCACGGGTCAGCTTATACAGGCGGGTCAAATGCTCATTCTGAACACACTCACAGTGTATGGGGACGGGAACCAGCTCCAGGAGGAGAAACCTGTCCAGTATTATACCCAGGTCGTTCCATGGAAGTACTTGACTGGGCTGCCAGATCCCAATATTATCGTGTATCCCTTTGGTCTCCACAGTCCTGGCCAGCAGCCCGACGGGTCGCTCAATTCCAGTCGTGTTCGTCTGTTCCAAGTGGACTTGAATCCGAATCCTTTGCTGCCATTCACAAACTATGGAATAAATGTCGCCATTTACGTCGAAAATCTGAACTGGGTCGTTGTGAATGCGGGTATGGGTGGGCTCAAGTATGCCCTCTAATTTTGTACGGAATTCACAGAGGCAAATGGAATCTGTTGCGAATGAAGCGATGGATATGGTCCAACGGCGAATCACGGATGGCATTCGGTATGTTATTAAGAGTCCCATGGGAACACATATTCAGAGGGCCATGGACCTGTTTAAAAAGGACGATACGGCCGATCATTTTGACACGTCTGGGCAAGATGTGTCTGGTCGAGACACTTCGGATTCCGCTATAAATATTGTAGGTGATATCGCGAAAGATTTCACAACAAATTTATTTAAGAATAACAGCTCCAAATCAGAAGCTAACCTTGGAAAATCTGTTGGCAGCTGGATCTGGTTTGGAATAACCCTTCTGCTCTGTATAATGTTTGCGGTGTTCACCGCAAACTCGATGATTTTTATTCCATGGCCCCTTCGCTTAATCACATTCCTTCTAATCCTGTTCGGTTCTTGGATCTCTGGACCTGTCTTTATTATCATGTCCTTGTATTACATTGGATACGTATTTACGAGCATGTATAAACGATCGCTGTTAAAGGAGGGAGATCCACCTATTCGTCTTTTACCGAAACTCTATACGATGCTCCCCTTGAGAACAGCGTCAGGTGGAATGTTAGACACACTTCTTTATCCATTTACATATTTTACTTCAGGGGATCAGGGTACTGCCTATCAGTTATACAAGTTCGATGAATTAGATTATATAGACTCGATTAAAAAGCAGATTCCTGATTGGAACTCGATCAAGAATACGTTAGGAGTCCCTACGTTGCTAGCGGAGTTTATTGATCACCTTGACCATATGAATGTGGCATATAAGAAGGACGCATCTGGAAATGTGACTGGAAGTACAGTGGAACTTCCTGAATCAACCGATGTGGGAGAGCTGTTAACAATGTACAATGAAACGACAAAGACCGATGATTTTAAGCGACGCAAGATTCTTGATATGCTGAATCGCAAACTGGATCCAGAAGATACTGAGCGACTTGATACACTGAGTGACTATATCCAGGGTCTCATGAAAGAGAAGCGATTTGTGGAAGCCGTTGCGTTCAGCAGGATTCTGTTGGGCAAACGACAGGTGCTTAACAAGGCAGGTAAGGAATCGGATCAGGCTCGGGCTACGCTATTGAAAGCATTGATGGCGAGAGAAAAAGAGGTCGGATTGAAGGTGGAGGAACTGACGAAACAGATCGCGACAGATAAGTCCAACGGGACAGATACTAAAAAGTTGGACTTGGAAAAGTCTCGATTAGAACAGACATCGAACAACATTCGCGAAGAGATTGACAGGTTGGGACAGAAGGTCCGCTCTGCGTCCATCATGCCGACGTATGATACTGAGGGAAAAGACCTGAGCAAGGAAATTTCCAATTTGATCGGGGAAATCAATGCGTTAATAAGTCAGGAAGGGGGATCATCCACTGCTTCTGCCTCTGCCGCTGCCTCTTCCTCTATTCCAACAGATAAAATAGCAAGTCTTGTTCAAAAATTCGCACAGCTCAATGACATCTTAGATGCGAATGAGGCGGTTGACTGGGCGGAACTGTCTTCTGCGAAAGAGAATATACAGAGACTCAGAAAACTCAAGTCTGCGTTACAGAAAGAAGTGGACAGACTAAGACCCCTCAAAGAATCTTCAGCAGATATTTTACAGGATTTTAATTTGAAAACGGCTGAACTAGCAGGTACAGAAGAGGATGCTGAGCATGCTCTAAAACAGATATCCGATATAGTACCTGCCCTATACAAGAAGGCGGAACTGTATCAGGAGCTTCAGAAGAAACTGGATGCGAAGGCAGAGCCTGTGTTCAAGGAGGAAGCAAGGAAATTAGAGGCTCGCAGAAAGCCGATTGAGGAGTTGTATGGCCTAGTCAGCCCCCCAGCTGACGCAAAGACAAATCTGGATGCGATTTTGAGTAAGATCCCTACACAGGCAAATGTATCTAAGATTACAATTCCACAAAAAAATGACAGGGGCACGTTACGTAAGGCAACCAATGCTATAGGTCTTACAACTACAAAAAATAAACCATCCGTGCCACCCTCAGGTATTGTTTCATCCATGAGTTCAGTGCCTGGACCAGCTCAGGCTCAACAGTTAAGATATGGAAAGCAAGGCAGATTAACACAACAAACATCACTGTATCCATCAAGCCCATCCGCTCCTCCATATATGGGGTTAGAATCTAATTTAAGGGAACCCTTATTGGGTTCTGAGATTTCTACAAAGGGAAGCATAAACTAACCTAAATAACCCCACCAATAATACATCAGTATGAAGCCCTTCGTGTCCGTCCTAACCCCGACCTATAATCGTCGCAAGTTCATTCCTGCGGCCATTGCCATGTACAAGGCACAGACCTATCCCAAGGATCGCATGGAATGGATTATTATCGATGACGGATCTGACAAGGTTGAGGATCTGTTCAAGGAGGCATCCAAGACCATTCCAAACATCAAGTATATTCCGTTAGATACAAAACTGTTGATCGGCCAGAAGCGTAACATGCTGAACGACAATGCCAAGGGGGAGATTATGGTCGCCATGGACGACGATGACTATTATCCTCCCGAGCGTGTCAGCCATGCGGTTATGAAATTTATTCAGAATCCCAAGATCATGCTTGCGGGCTCATCGGAGATGTACCTGTATTTTCGAGTGGACGGAAAGATATGTAAGGCGGGGCCCTATAATCCCAATCATTGTACGAATGGCACCATGTGTTATAGGCGACCCTATATGCTGACTCATCGATATGATGAGACCCAGACGCATGCGGAGGAAAAGTCCTTCCTCGATGACTACAAGAATCCCATGATACAGCTCGATCCCTTTAAGTGTATTCTTGTCATGTGCCACGCAGATAATACGTTCGACAAGAACAACCTCCGAAATTCGAATAATCCACTGCTCGTCGAAACGTCGATGAAGATAAATGGTTTTATCAGGGACAAGGCCCTTCGTGATTTTTTCGTCTCGTGCTGAAATAATAATCTAACCTCCATATAAGCCTAAAGGCATACCAGATTGTTGACATAATGAATGGTATAGAAAGTCCATTATTTGAACAATTAAGAGTGATTAATACAGTATTTGAGAATGCGATTGATGAGGAACCCAGTGATTATCCTGAGCTGTATAGCAAGGCTCTTCAGACCCTTCAAAATACTCACCTCCTAAAAACACATCTTATGCCGAACCAGAGTCGTCTTATCGCATCCATGGTCGTCCATAGACAGAGGATGCGAAATGGATTTGTGAGGAACGGACAGATGATGAGGGGAAAGCTCGGGATTCTGGCGGATCCTCCAGGGAGCGGAAAGAGTCTGGCCGCCCTCACCTATCTCATGCCGCACGTCCAGTCCCTTCTGGATCCTGATACAATCCAGGACAATGAACTCAATCCAAATTCGAATCGCTATTTTTTCTCGCATGGTGTATCGAACCACCGACTTGACACGTCATGTGTGGATATTCTCATTGTCCCCCCCCATCTGATTCAACAGTGGACCATGGAACTCGAGACACATACTCGTCTTGAATACGTTGTCCTGGATAACCGACGTGTTCTTCGAAACAAAACAACACCGAGTCTTATTACAAATAGTAAACTTATGATCATACCCACACGCATGTACAAAGACGTGTACGATTTTTGTCAAGACCAACAGATTACATGGAGACATGTGATCATCGATGAGGCCGCCGCGGCCCATATTAGTCCTAACGATTCGCTTCCGTCCTTTGAATTCATGTGGCTTATTACGAGTAATTGGCTAGGGTTTCTTTTTAAAAACGTTTACATTAATCCACATGATTTAGAATATATACGGGACAGGATTCCTTTGAACACGGACTGCGAGGTTTGGTTGGATGCCATGATCAAGCAGGATGCGACGATTTCGACGCCGATCGAAGCCTCCAATTTTATTCGTAACCTGATTCCCTGGAACCACAAGGAACGCTCTGCTCTGATTCTCCGCAATTCGAGTGAAAATCAGATCGTGTATCCAAGCGTAGAGTCTCATACGATTGATTGTGCGGTTCATTTTACAATTGGAACGATTCCCCAGTTATTTATTAAAAACAATTATGAAGGCCTGACTCATGAACATCTGCCGCTTATTTTCAAGGCCCTTTCCGTCCAAGAATATAGTATGGATCGCATTAAAGAAATGTTCGACTCACGACTGAGTCTCATCAAGGAAAAAGAGGCGGACGACTGTTCCATATGCCTGGAATCCGTACAACACAGAGTGATGCTGCCGTGTTGTATGAATTTTTTCTGTGGAGCCTGTATATTTAAGCATCTATTATCGCAGATATATGCGAAATGCCCCACCTGTAGGGCTGATCTGTACTTCCCAAACATGATGTATGTACCTGATTCCACAAATCAAGATGTGTCATCGAATCCTGTCCTAAATAAACATGAGACATGCGTGGATTATATTTTGAAACACCCCTTGGAACAACATATTGTCTATAGCCCCTTTGAAAACAACTACTATCAGGTGTATCCTAAGCTCCAGGAACGAGGAATTCAATGCGAACTGGTGGAGAATCACATTGCGAAATTCAATAAAACGCTCGCCAGCTTTCACGCTGGAACGACGAAAGTCCTGTTCATTTCAACTGTGGAAATGATCCGCGGCCTCAACTTGACACATGCGAAACACTTGATTTTTTTTGGGAAGTGCTTTTCTTACGAGGTGTACAATGTACTGCTTCACTCGGTCCTGAGGGTGGGACGCAAACCTGATTCACCGCTAAAGCTGGTCCATTTGCGGTCGTGCTTGGAGTAGCAGCTTTTTGCTGTACTATAGGCAGCACTAAAGGTAGCCCTAACGTCTCCTTCAGTTTCCCGGTTTGGTACGTGGCCCATTGGCTCACACACCGAAACGGAACTGATCCCTCATTCGACACCCTGTTCATCTCCTTCCAGGAATTAAAGAGAGCGGACTGTTTTGTCAGAACCTGCGTATAAACAAGCTCCGATGGTTTTGGAATATGTGAAGGAGGTTTATAGGCCTGTAAAATATGATTCGGATACTTGAGTTTCAAGTTGTAGGAAAGTGGCAACAGATTCCAGCATTGATGGAAAAAGGCCCAGAAATCGGCCCTGTCAGACCAGCGGACATATTCCAGGATCTTTTCATACATTTCGATTGGAGCATGCTCTAGAAACAGCGGTAGATTCTGGTGGAACAGAAGGCCGGCTAGATTGGCATCTTTGGTTTCGAGATCCAACTCATCGTTCATGTTCCAGTGCTCGAAGAGGGTAAACCAGGCAGCCCGAATAGCCACATGAATATTGCGATCCACCTCATCCTGTTTGTTCTGGCTATATGCTTCGCCAGTCGATTGACACTGAAGACCCTGACTGACTTTTCTTAGATCCCCGAGGCTGTACAGAGATTCAGAAACCGGTTGTTTATAAAAGGTATCAAGATGTTCCTTGGCAGGCATTCCAACATACTGGACATAGCAGTGCTTCAGGAGCTGCTGCATTACACGGCCCTCCATGATGTTACAGATCAGGAATAAGGGAGCATCCTCCTTGAAATTGCGTTTGGACTTGAGATAGTCCAGAAGTTCTTGGAGACCTCCTTTCTCCCCTTGGCTCAACCCGTCCATTTCGTCCATCAGGATTGCCCGCCCATTGGGTGTCGACGGATGAATGAGAGATGAGATTCCCTTTTCCGTCAACAAGGGGAGGATCGTTTGACGAAACGAACTGCCTGTGCGGGTATGAGAGGCATTAAATTCCTGGATCCAGTATTTGGCGATCTTACAGATTCTGTAGACCATAGTGGTTTTGCCGATCCCTGGACTTCCAATTAATAGGAAGGCGGGATGAGATCGTGTTTCAAGCCATGTTAGCATAGCAGCTTCAATGGCTGGATGGAGACAAGCTGTCTCTTGTTCGGCTTGACTGGACCGCATATTAGTAGGACTTTGATCAAAGTACTTAGGTTGTAGATTCATGCTTAGTATGAATCTATAGCCTAATTTGTAAACACCAACCTTATGGACTTGAGCAGACATTTGTCCCATTTGTCGTATCGGCAGCACCGGAATTATCGGCATTAAAGCATGTCTGGCCATCATAAACGCCTTCCCAAGTCAATCCAGCATCTTTTAGTCTGGCACATAGACTTGGTCGAGTCTCACCAGGGATCAACTGAAAGAAGTACTTGTCGTTGCTGTCCCCATTGCCACCTTCGGGGAACTTCTCAGGGATATTGTTTTTACTAACACCAATTTTATCAATACAAGTGGGCATCGGAGTCGTTCCATCGGACTTGATTCGGTTGTAGTACATGAGGAAGTCCGGACAGCTGTTTAGCTGAGGCGGCCACTTGACGGTTTTCGTATTGTACTCCCCCTCGGGACCGAACCATCGGAGGCCGAAGAGGACAAGAATCCAAATTGTTAAAGGCACGAATAGGAGTAGTGCGATATACTGTTTGTTGTTACTGAAGTTTATGATTCCTAGGACACCGATCAAAATGGAACCTATAACAAATAAAATCTTTGCTATGTTCATCTACCTATGTATTATCAATAAATTAATAATAAATAGTTATTTGTTTACACTTACCTGTAAGTCTAAAAGGATTACGCTTACCAGAAGGTTGCTTACGCTTACCAGAAGGTTGCTTACGCTTACCAGAAGGTTGCTTATGCCCCCCTGTAAGACGCTTAACCGTAGCGGATAAGACCCTGGGCAATACCCAGACCATTGGCACCCGTCTCGAAGTAGAAGACGTTGAAGGCAGAATCGGCTGTACCAGAGGCAGGGATAGATCCATAGACACCCTCCGTGGAGGTGGTTCCCTGCCAGACACCAGAACCAGGGGTGCCGGCATTCTGGGTGGCACCCTGTGCGGACCACTCAGTGTTGGTGGAAGAAACACCGCCATCGAGGGTCAACAGCTGAACACGGCGGAAGGTACGCATGGAGGACACGATGGTCACGCCCATATCGCGGAAGATACCCTGGGCAGAGACGTCACTAGTGCCAATCGCAGTAACACTTACAGTGGAACTAGAGAAGAAACCAGCTGCGGCACCAGATACATACGTATTGGTGGAGGCAGCAGCATCGGCATAGAACACATTAAGAGTAGGAGATGCTCGCAGAGAGACGAAATACTGAGAATCGCTAGGGCGTTGCTTGAGAAATCGGAGAACGGAGGTCATTTGTATATTGAGGCGTTCGAAAAAAAACTCGGACAGGGTCAGAGAGAGCCGATGTCCTTGTTTCGAAATACCGTACCTCAGCCGCCCAAACCCGCCGATTTTCAACTCCCGTATACAAACTACGCCCCTGATGGACAGAATGGCCGTATTAACTTTGCGAGACCTGCCCTTCAAGAATATGGATCAGGTGGACAGTCTCTCGGATCTCAGGGTCCGAAGTCTGCCGGTGGAAGTTTCCAAATTCCTGGCTTTGGATTTAATACCGTAGCAGAACCCAGTTTCGTAGGGGATATGCTCCGGGGAAACCAGGACCCCTCGGAACTTGCCTGTAAATTTTTTACGCCGAGCAATGTCCGTAAGATTCAGGAGACCATTCGCCGTGAGGTCTATGCCCGTAGCGGCCCGAAGAAATATGCTATTGATGACCAGGATGTTGATGAAATTAAAATAATTATGCGTGGAATGTATTACCAATACGCAAAAAATAATTTGTTTGATATACAAGGCCAGATTGACGAACTCAATAAGTTGATCGTGGACTGGGCCGTGCCGCGTATAATGAGTGAAATTGACCATTATCAGTATTACTTGAAGGACATTAGCCATTTGCCGATCCCCATTCAGCAGCCGATGAGTATGTCGAGTGCGGGTACCAGATCCCTCCCTCTCCAGCCATTCACGTAGTCGTTTACGACTACGACCGTGTTTACGTAGTCGTTTACGACTACGACCGTGTTCACGTAGTCGTTTACGACTACGACCATGTTTATGTAGTCGTTTACTATGCTTTTGTTGTACTAACAACCGTCTGTTTCCTTTGGAGTTTGACTGTTGTTCCAACTGTTACTGTTTTGACCGATGGATCAATTATTGTATTAGAAGGGGCTGTTACTGTTGTTACTGTTTGAGCCATTGCTTTCTTAACTACTGGCTTAGTGGGAGCAGTGATTACCTTTGCTGTCTTCTTTCCCTTCTTGACAACTTCTGTAGAACCACCCACTTCCATATCTAACTCCCTCGCCTCCTTATACGCTGTCCAAGCCTCCTTGAACTCAGCCAGATCTGCCAGCCACATGGTCCCTGGAGTCTCGCCTTCCAGCCTGGTCTTCTCACCCTTCTTAATCGCAACTTCCTCATCCAGCTCTGCCACTGCTGACGCCTTCAAGCGATCAATACGCAGCCTCAGTACATACTCATAGGCCTTGACGGAATCTGCCGCCCCAGGATCCGATAGGGGCGGAATCCCGCACATCTTGAGCCCCGCCACAACCTGTTCGTCCGTCTTCCGCATCAGATCGAGTCGCCCTTCCAGAATGGCCATGATAAACGCCCGCTTCGCCTCTAACTCTGTCAGCTGTGTCTGGATCTGATCCAGCAACTTCACCCGTCGCATCTCATACGCGGGGAGCCTCTTGGATCCAAAGGCCTCAATGATATCCCCAACGGTATCATACTTCTCAATCGAAAAGTCCGTGTTGAAGCAATGCATGTTCGTCGTCTTCCAGGACGTGGTGAGCTTGAACTTGGACTCAAAGGTGGCCACCTTCTCCACGGCCTCATCGAAGGCCTCCTCCGTCATATAGAGGACGAATTTCACCGTCACATCATTGTACAGGTCATCGAAGGACTTCAGACCATTTCTACTAGCCTCAGATTCCGCCGTGAGCATCTTGTCCAGGAAGATCTTGTAGTTCTTGGTCCAGGTACCGACGGGCAGATCATTGATCGTGATCGTATGATTTGACTCGTCAAACTCATAGAGACCCTTCGTGATCCAGGTATTGGTGTCCTCCCTGACGAGGCCTCCCTTGAACCCGAACCACCAGGGGTTCAGTGCCCGTCCTGATAAGGAATCCACGGAGGCCGTGAGCCTGTGCTCCAACATACTCACGATGTCGTCAGGATTATGAGGAGGAATATCAGTGGAGAAGCCAGTGCCGATACCAATACATCCGTTAATGGCGATCAGGGGTACTACAGGCAGATAATACTCGGGTTCCACCTTCTCTCCGTCATCCTCCACGTGCTTCAACAAGATCTCGTCCTCCTTTCGGAAGATCTTGTCGACCAGGGTCATGAGGTGCGTGTGGATATATCGTGGACTGGCCGAGTCCTCGCCACCGAGCAACCTCGATCCGAACTGCCCAATGGGCTTCAGCAGATTGATGTTGTTCGATCCCACGAAGGTCTGGGCCATTTTGACAATGGTCTCGTTCAAGGATGCTTCGCCGTGGTGATAGGCCGCATGTTCAGACACGTAACCTGCTAGCTGAGCAACCTTGATCTCGGACCTGAGATTCCTCTTCAAACAGGCCCACAGAATCTTACGCTGAGACGGCTTGAGTCCGTCCATGATGTGGGGCAAGGATCGAATATTATCCGCATTACTGAAATGGATCAGTTCTCCGTCCACAAACTCCTTGTAATTGGTCTTACCTGCTGTGACGGACATGGTGCGTTCAGGATTGTAGTGGCTCAGCCATTCTTTGCGATCGTCGGCCTTGAGTTTACCCTTCGTAAAGGCCAACATCAACGCATCGTCGCAGGTCTTACCAATCCATTCGTACTTGATCTCGTGGAGGTCCTTGAACCACTCCTTGGCTTCGGCGGGCGTCGACGTACCCAGACCTTTGTAGTATTTGACGTGCCATCCATGGCCATTGTTATGCGTGGTTTTCCAGGCATTGAACTCCTGGATGTTGTAGAAGGAGGTTGTTGTAGATCCCTTGGAGGCCTTGAGCAACGGAGTCAACAAGGTACACAGAAATCCTGCCTCCAGCAGCGAGGGCCACTCCGTGTGGAACAGGTTCATGACGAGACCCTTGATATGCGACCCATCATGATCCTGATCTGCCATGATCATCACACGGCCATAGCGGAGTTCCTTGACGGACTTGTAGATCTTGCCGTGTTCTAGGCCCAGAATCCTCTTTAACGCAGTGAGCTCCTCGTTCGCATTAAACTTCTGAATTGAGATGTCCTTGACATTTAGCAACTTGCCCCGAAGAGGAAAGATGCCCCAGAGCTCACGGCCGACTACCTGGAGACCCGAGATCGCAGAGGTCGCAGCAGAATCTCCCTCGGTCAGAATCAGCGTACAGTCGCTCGATTTACTAGTTCCCGCTAGCAACGCATCTTCCAACTTCGGAATCCCCCGCAACGTCGATCTCTTCTTTCCGTCTGTCTTCTTGGCCTCCTTGGACGCCTTGAACTCCAACAACGATTTGGCATCCTCTAGCAGTCCCAGCTTGATCAGACCGTCCACCAGCTTCCCCGTGAATTTAGGACTGGAACCGAACTTACTCATGGGCGTTGTGAGGAACTCTTTCGTTTGTGAGTCGAAGGCAGGATTCACAATCGTGGAATTAATGAAGAAGACTACATGGTCCTTGATCTGACCTGGCTTAATCTCGACCTTCTTCTTCTTGGCTGCCTCGCAGAAATCCCCAAGGACATGTTTGACCACGTGCTCCACATGCTTGCCACCCTTACGAGTCTGAATGCCATTCACAAAGGAGATATGCTTTTCATCGGGCATGCCCTCCTCCTCAGAATACAGGTGCCTGGCTAACACGGCTCCGACTTCCCAGCGAGGGCCACAGTTCTCATAGGTGATCGCATTTGTCCCTTCCTTCAAGAAGAGCTTCATGTACTTTTCGAAGGTATTGGTTGGAATAGCAGCTCCATTCCAAGTGACCTTGACACCTGATCCCACCATGGCGGCGAGCTCAATAGCCCTCGTGTGAAAGACGGACAGCATGTCTGAAGTGAGCTCCCCGTCCTGAAAGGCCCCGACGAAGCGGCTCGCATCTGGGGCGAACTCAATCAGAACCGAGCCCTTGGACCCAGTCAGCTTACGAATGCTGGGCTTGTCCCTCACGGACATGTTCTTGTGCCAGGTCTGACTGTACTTCTTGCCTGACGCAGGATTTGATGTCGTCACGGAGAACCTGGAGGAGAAGATATTAGCCAGCTTGGCACCATAACCGTTCTTGCCGCCGACGATCTTCTCTTCGCCTTCCGTATAATTGCTGGAGGTCAGCAGTCTGCCAAAGATCAGCTCTGGAATGTAGCACTTTTCTGTGGGATGTTCCTCGACGGGGATCCCGTCGCCGTCATTCTCGACACTTATAATCACTGGCTCACTCTCTCCCTTTTTTACGGTGATATCAATGTGCTTGATGGGCTGACGGCCCTCAGTGGTCGCTGCTCTGACAAAGGCGTCCCTGGCGTTCACGAGGATCTCATCATAGAGTTTGTAGAGGCCTGGATTACACTGGACTGTTTTCCAGACCATTTTATTGGATACAGAATCGATTAGCCATCGCTGTTCGCCACTGGTGCTCGTCGATCCGATGTAGGTATCGGGCAACTTTAGCACGTGCTCCTCGTGGCTCAGGATTTCATAGGATTCAAACTTGTCGGTCATAATGTCTTGCTTGAATCTAGTGGCCCTTTAAGCCTTCAAATTTACAAAGATTTGGTCGCCACCTAAACGAAGGTGGCGGGCTCCGTGTAGATGATGTCTAGTACTGGTGGAACAAGTGAAGGACCATCGGACCTTGAAACATGGCTCGAAGATATGCGATCAGATATTGACCCCGATACAGGCTACATTGTCGCAAATCCCAAGACGCTCTATGGCCAACAGATCAAGACGTTGACGAACTATGTCTGTAGCCAGAGTGCGGAAGTCAATGCGATCAAGCACAGTCGCAGAATCAGATCCAGTCGATTCTGTGTCTACATGTTTCATGTGCTTCAGTTCCTCGCAACCTATGTGCTTCCTATAACCTCAGCGGCTACAGTTGGATACCTGTATTATACGACCGAGTATGATCCTATCTTACCACCTATTGTACCAGTTACAAATTCTACCTTTTACTTTCCCTCTGTCGCTGAGACAGGTGTATTTCTAGGCTCCTCAATACAATGGATCGCATCTGCCCCTTTCTCCCTCGTAGGAAATACCCTAAACTCGGCCCTAAATCTGACCTATATCTATGATAAGGTGGTATATACGCCCATCATAATGACCGTCACCTATTTTGCGACCTTCCTGATCCTACGATTACTGCTGAATCTTCAGACGATCTGGTCAACGGAACAGAAACTCTGGAATTATCAAGAACTGATTCTCCAAGAAACCCATCAGGTGATCGAGCGGGCCATCACAAAAATAGTCCAGCCCAGCGTTCTGTATTATAGTCAAAACCCGTCAAGACGTTTAACCCTTCACGAATCCCTTTCCGTCCACATTAAGAAGTTACCATTCTACTGGCTTTTACGTCACGGATCTGTGTCGCCCCAGTACATGAAAGGGGTCTATAATCTCATTAAATCTGCCGACGATGAACTGTCTGAGATCATGTTCCATATGGTGGAAGAGATGAATCGGGCTCCAGGGCGACTGACGAATGGTATACGACGGACAGCGGGTCAGACGGCATCTGTTTTGACAGCTCTTCGATCTCAGATTTTCTAACCAATCAGTAAGATGTCTGTTCATGGTCCTCCGAAATATGTGAATGCTCCGATTCCTCAGCCTTCGGCTCCTGCGGGATCCTGTTTGCTGACACCAAATGGCCTCGCGATTCGTCCTGTGATTCCGATGAAGGGGGGAGCTAGAAGATGTACAGTCTGTAAACGTAAGAAGACGATCAAAGGTGGTTTCTTGCCATCTGTCGGTCAATCCTTTGCTGCTGCGACACAGAAGTACCTTGCTCCCATAGCCATGTATGGGCTTTATAAGTTTATAACTCGCAAGGGAAAACGAGGTGCCAAGCAGTCCAAGACAAGGCGACGAAGATAGGGGATTGTTAGATTACAACAATCCTTAATTGGATTATTGTAAACAACAATCCTTAATTGGATTATTGTAAACAACAATCCTTAATTGGATTATTGTAAACAACAATCCTTAATTGGATTATTGTAAACAACAATCCTTAATGCGTCCAGAATTGACCAACCCTCTGTTCCGGTAGATTTCCCCAACCCCTCCAACTACTGCGTTCAGATTACAACAAGTTTAAAGACCATTCCCCTCGAAATACACAGATGAGCACAAGCGTCGCCAAACCAAACGCGAACGGAAATCTGTTTGAGATCCGGACAGTCCAGAGCAGTGCGTTTCGCACGTTGATTGAAGCCCTGAAGGAGATTCTGGCGGAGGCGAACATCGAGTTTGACTCGACCGGGATTCGAATTATCGATGTGGATGAGACCCATGTTGTTCTGACGTACTTGAGACTCAATGCCGACAAGTTCGAGTATTTTTACTGCCCCAGTAAGTTTATTCTCGGCGTGAATATGATTTATCTGTTCAAGCTCATCAAGACCCTGTCTAACACGGACTCTTTGACCCTGTTTTTGCCGGCGTCCAATCCCAATAAGCTTGGGATCAGGGCGGAAAATGCCGAGAAGCAGACGACGAATACGTGGATGATGAAGCTGTTCGATACCAATGTGGACAACATTGAGATGCCGAACATCCAGTTTACGTCCATTATTAATATGCCATCCAACGACTTCCAGAAGATCTGTCGGGATTTTAACGCCTTGGCAGAGAAGCTCGAGATTACCTGTTCTGGCTCTGATCTGTCGTTCAAGTGTATTGGTGATTTTGTTGACGGAGAGACAGTGATTCTATCGGAATCACAAACGGGAGTGAAGGTCCAGAAGCTGGGATCTGCTACCGAGATTGTCCAGGGTATCTTTGAACTGAAATACCTGACGATGTTTACGAAGTGTACGAATCTGTGTCCGTCCATTGAGCTATATTTGAAGAATGACTATCCACTCGTTCTGAGGTATATGGTGGCCAATCTGGGGGAGATACGACTTGTGCTGGCAAGGCATAAACAGAAGGCGTAATCGCTAAGCGATTACGCCTAATATTTTTCATTATTAGCCTTTGGCTAATAATGAAAAACAGAAAGCATAGCTTTTTGTAGTCCCCGATAAACAGAAAGCTTAAAAAAGCCTAGACCTAGGCATACGGTATTTAAAATAAAACAAAAATAGTATTAGTTTTTAATGTATGTTTAATAATAAATAATGAACCAATTACAACAAAGATTTTTGATGTTTTTAATCGGTTGTATTGGAATACGTTCCTTATTTGTTGTTATTGCTAAATATATAGATCCGAAATATTTGAAATATCTAGGATATTTGGCGTTACTACCGGCGACAGGGTTTATGTATATATTTGTAACAGGATCTAGAAAAACGGGTGCGGAAGTATTTGGAGAGCAAATATGGTGGAATAATTTAAGACCTGTACATTCTATTTTATATTTCTTATTTGCCTACAATGCTATTATAGGTAACAATCAATCGTGGATTTATTTATTGGCGGATGTTATAATTGGATTGATAAGTTTTTTAATACATCATTCCGTAAATGGTAATATTTTTAAGGTGTTTACTACATAGATTTAGGAATATGAAGCCACCATCACCGACTTCCTCCTTCATTTTGTTCCAGTCGTGTAACAGTGTTGTAAGCATCTTTGAGATTCTTACGACTTTGTTCATCGTATTTTGCGTAGCCAAAATCTCCTGTCCGTCACAACTTCAATTTTTTTAATAGATTATGGTATCTAAAAAGAGATCTGTATTATAATTTAAATGGAGACATTTATAGCCTTGATATCCGTTACAAGTTTTACAGCATTGTTCAGCATGCTAGACCGTGCTTTAACCTATAAAGGTTTTGAAGGTGTCTATTATATTGTTCATTCCCTCCATAACGCTGCCATTGTCTTAACGACAATTCCAGATCTGTATCATACCTTCACGGATCTCTATCACGTAGACACCTATCCGCCAAATTACCTGGCCATTCAACTATGTTTTGCCCTACATCTGTATCACGTTGCTCTCTATTATCCTAAGTTCCGCTTTGATGACTGGCTCCATCATATTTTAATGGTGGGTCTGGCACTACCCATTGGCTCTCTTGAGATGTCGCATACTTTTACAGGACTTTCCCTCTTTTTCACCACTGGGCTTCCTGGAGGAATTGATTATGCCCTGTTAGCCCTGAATCGAAACGGGCTGATCACTAGGAACACTGAGAAAGGTATCAATACCTTTTTGAATGTCTGGATTCGCAGTCCTGGATGCTGCGGTATGGCAGCTCTAGGGATCGCTTCAATGTTGTCTAGTCCTGATCATTTTAGTATTCTAGCACTTGTTCCCTGTATTCTCAATTACTGGAATGGCCAATATTTCATGAAGCAGGTTGTGGAGGATTATGCGAATCTAAATAGGTGACGCAAAGGATGTGTAATGAATAGCCAGGGCTACAGGATTATTAAAAACTTTATCGAGGTTGATAATGACACCTTTGACCTCATGGGTAAACTGATTAAAACAGCTCAGCCGATTTTCAATGATAATCCGATGGCCAGACGCAATGACAATAAGCGACTTCAACTAGATTTGAATCCAAAGTTATATAGAATCGATCCTTGGTTCAAACTACTGAGAGACAAGATTGACGAATTAGGAAGCCCAGATCATATAATGACCGACTCCTTTCTACTCTCGTCTCTTCCAGGATGTAAGGCTCAGGCGGCCCATACTGACTATGTACCAGACGAGGTCCTTAAAGCCACAACGGATGATACAGTTCCACTGTTGTTCCTCTTGGCCCTCGAAGACAACACCTTTCTCAATGTCTGGCCTGCGTCCCATCATCATATACAAAAAGAGCTGCGATCTAGCCCTATTTATAGACAAACAGTGTGTCTGAATAAGGGCGATGCCGTCCTATTTCGGGCAGATCTGGTTCATGGAGGAGCCGCCTACAACACATCCAATATGCGGCTCCATGCGTACCTAGACCATCCATCTGTTACAAGAGATCCCAATCGCACCTGGATCGTCTATAAGCATGCGGACAAATCCAGTTCACTCTATGCGTCCATTATCGAATAAATTCAAATATTTATTTTTATGAGGTTCTAAAAACCTCATAAAAATATGAATACGGACCCCTTTACATCTTCTTATCGGGACTGCGGGTGTACACGACGCCTTCGTGGGTTACATCGGGATGGAGTTCTCTCAGATCCTTTGGATCATTGAAGTCCTTGAAGGAGGAATTCCAGATTTTGATAATATTGTGTTTTATACTGTTGTGAACTGCCTTGGGACTAATCGAAATCCCATTGATTTTATTGGAGGGATTATAGGTTGTTTGGCCGAGCATGAAGGCGATCGCATAGGCGTCGAAGGCTTGGCCGGCACTGGCCTTGGGACTCTTGAAACTGTAGCAGCCCCCATATACATTGTTGAAGTTTTCCCACAAAGGTGGTATAGGATCGCGGAAGAGGAAGAACATGCCATCAGAGAAGGCATTCAGACCGAGTCCCTCGGATACAACCAAATAATCACGGACGGTTCGAAATGTACCGACCTTTGTGAAACTCTCAAGGTTCCACTTCTTTTCCTCTAGCCTGTGATAATAGAGGGTAAAGGTTTGAGGGAAAGGAGTGTCAATTAAGGTAGACATATGTATGGATAATTATAATTAGAACGGAACAGTTTAGGTTCTGCCGCCACTCAATTTCAATTTTATTACTCTGTCGGTTCAATTAATTCAAGTCGTGAAATTAAACTAGGTGGTTGATCTGATTCTTCAGGAGAAGGTAGTTCAGCGATAGGCTGTTCAAGGACAGGAACAGGTTGCTCAGAGACAACCTCAGGAACAGGTTGTTCAAGGATAACCTCAACCACAGGCTCAGGGACAGGTTGCTCAGGAACAACCTCAGCCAGATCCTGTTCGTCCAATTGTTCTGTAGTTGGCGGTTCCTCTTCTAAAACCTCTTCTTCCTGTTGCTGTTCTTCCTCAACAACAAAGAAACTGTTCCACAGATCCAAATCATTATTACTAAATATAGAAAAGCTATGTTCATTACCTTCATTATCAATAACATTTAGGATGGGATTTTCAGACATTGTAAACCAGAGGGATCGTGTAATAGACCAGAAACGTAAGATATGAAGAGGCTCAGGAATATTATCGGGTGTAAATTCTATTTTGAAGTTTTGAAGAAACTCATCGAGTGAAAAGGTACGATCATGAACAGTAATATTTGCTGAAAGAAATGGTAGTGATCCATATTGACTATCATATAGTCTTTGAATAGTTGGATGAAGCGTACATGTTAGTTCATAGGAATCAAATATCCACTCGACTGTGCTTGGCAATGAATAGGTGGTATTACTGTAGTGAGACGCAGGTACAGGGCCAATATTGTGTAACATGAAATACCACTGATTCGATGTACCACTAAGATAACAGGATAGATTGTGTAAAAATCGCATGAATCCTTCGGATCCCTTGGAACATATATCTGTAACTGTATTATAAACACTCAATGCTGTAAGCGTCAAAGTGTTCATGATTACTACCAGTATTAACAGTATATTGTTTAGGCTCTAGTAGGTCCTATGCTTTAGTGTAAATCCTAAAAAATTTTAGGATTTAGTGTAAAACTTAATAGTTTGCTTCTTCTCTATCCATCGCCCCACAGGGACTTCATCATCTGCTTCCTGAAATACATTCTCTTCCAAGTCCTTGAAATAAGTCTTGCCATTGTGCTGGAACTCCTTTAGCTCGACTGCGTCTTCTTCCTCTTCGTCCTCCTCTTGCTCTTCTTCCTCTTCCTCTGGCTGTTGCTGTTGCTTAGCAACAGCTGTAGCAACATCACTAGAACTAGCACTACTAGTAGCAACCTCAGCAGTTGTAGCTTCCAGAAGATCTTGAAGTCCCTCTATGACTGTAGTCTTATCGTCGATCACAACTTCCATGGTGTTTGACAAAAAGTCGCTAGGACTTTCCCATTCAGGAACCGTCTCTGGAACTTCAGCGGCCAAGGCCACGCGATTCACACGCTCATTCATCTCATCCATGTCTTCTGTGACCTCATTGATGGCACTCTCTACTTGAGACAGACGACGACGAAGAGCGGTCAGATCGTCGGGTTGTTGTTGTTGTTGTTGTTGTTGCTGTTGCTTCGCTAACGCATTCACGACGGTCGCATACTTACGAGCTTCGGATTCAACATCCGACATACATCGCCTTACAATACGATTGACTGTATCTAAAAATGCGTGCCTCAAAGAAGATTCCATACTGTTACTATACAGTGTAGCAACCTTTAGATTGTATTAGTTGTTTCGCACCTTCAAGTTGATACAGGCATCCAGGGTCGACTCCCAGGCCTTCAATGGCTTTGTCCTCTTGAGCTTCAAGACCTCCTCGGCCTTCGCCAGCCGCTCCTTCACGGTCTCCATGACATTCTTGGTCAACGACACGTCATAGAAATCAATGGGCTTCGTGTCCATGGTCGCGAGCAAAGAGACCATGGGTGGCAGATGAATATCCACACGGAGCTTTGCGTCCTGTACAAGTCCTCGGTACTCCTGAATCGTCATGGGTCCACCAAAGAGCTTCAGCACCTGTCTAGGGGGAGCAGGTTTAATCGCCTTGCCAATCGAATAGACCCTGTTCAGCAAAGACAACTGCTCCCAACGAGCATACGAATCCTGGTTAGAATCGAATAGGTATGACATAGCACATTCAGGAGAACAATAATTTCCCTGAACTTGAAGATACTCTCCCTGATCCCTTACTGGTAGCACAACAGGTCGCCATTCAAACGAATGGCAACACCAGAAACAGGCGACCGTTGTCGACTCAGGAATTGTACGAACCTCATCGTTCGTCTGGAACTGGACTAACAGGGTAGCCTTTTTGTAATAATCAGGGACTGTTGTTTCCTGTGTTGAGGTCACCGTCTTTTCAGGCACCTGTTGTACAGGAACAGTTTCCGTGATCATCTCTACGCCTTCCATGAACGGATTATCAATGGTCGCATCATAGGGTTCGACATTGGTGGGAGGCATGGGATTGTATTGAACGACCGTATCATGAAGCATAATATCCCTGCTTTGAATTGGCAAATGGGCAATCAGGGGCTTCCTAGCCTCAGGTTGTAGGTTTCCTTCAATGCCATTGGGGGTCACAACTGCGACGACCGAAAATTGCTTCTTCTTGGAGGCCCTCTTGGGCTCCTCAGATTCTGTTATTGCTTTTCCGCGACCGCGACCACGACCTCGACCACGACTTGACATTCTTCTGTCAGTATTAGTCACGAATTTGTTTAGGTCACTCAGCATGTTCATCAAACCTAAAAGGGTTGTTGGATTCAGTACTAATGGATAAGACAATACAGACCGATTTTTGGTGTAAACGGGTCCGCACCTGTTTTGATACCTTCGTAAAAAACCCGAATTCCTTACAGCACTTATTACTCTTCGGCCCTCCAGGGTCTGGGAAGACCACGTCGGCCAATTGGCTAGTCAGTCAGATCTGGAAAAATCAGAAATCCCTCATGTGTATTTCTATGAATGCCGCAGATGAACGGTCTCTGGAATCTATCAGACAAAAGATTTTCCCCTTTTTAAGGGCGTCCTGGAATGCGATCACTGTTCGTCAGTCCGCTCCCAGATTTATTATTCTGGACGAGTGTGAAACGCTGACTGAGGCCGCCCAACTGTCTCTCCAGACAATTCTCGACAGACCGCCACAGGATGTCTGTGTCATTCTGATCTGTAACAGCCAGAGTCGTATTCATCCAAAACTCAGACAACGTCTTCTGAGGATTCGATATGATCCGCCGACGAAAACGGCATCTCAGGATCTGTTCCATGAAATTACAAGGGGAGATCTGCGATTCAGTAGTCGCAGAGTGGAAGCAGATGAACGATTCTGGTTCTATCTTCATCACCATCCGAGCCAGCTCCAAGAGTTTTTACGGACAGTTAACACAGATTCGAATACAATTCTGAGTGAAATTCTGCTTATGAGTCAAATATATTTAGTCATGGACTCAGAGCTGCTAGACCAGATCAACCTTGCGATTCCCCTTCTGAATGCGAATGTTCAGATGGAATATGTGTCAAAACTCATTGCGAGTATTATTGGGCTATTTAAGCAAAAATTTGAAGAGGGTCTAAAGACTGCCACTTCCTAACAACCGTGATGGAATTTACGAAATCGTCTTTGCGAGTCTCCACTATGACAGTGACAGCGGATTGGGGAATGCCGATACAGCTCGATGTTCTCTTTGAACAACTCAAACCCCATTTCATCCCCATTGGATATCCTGATTCAGGCATCTTAAAATTCGAGCAAAAAAAACAGGTACTGGGTGCTTGTCATAAGGACCTCTTCACGAATCGTAAGATAACCAAGAAGCCCTTTTACAATCAGAATACGATTATTCTGAGGCGGCCATTTGAATCTGGCTTCAAGGAAGTCAACATGAAGCTCTTTGATAGTGGGGGGATCCAGATGACGGGCGTGAAGTCCAAGGAGTTCGCGGTGGAGGCCGTTGCTTGGCTCCTAGAACTCATCAAGACGTTGCCAGTTAGCCCCTTTCGACCCGTTGATCCGATTACTAATTCTGCTTCTGCTTCTGCTGTTGCTAAGGCAACAGCTACAGCTACAGCAACAGCAACAGCAACAACCGAATCAAAAGCCAAGGCCAAGGCAAAGCCAAAGCCCTCCACCAACACCTCTCCGTCCATTACGAAGGTCGATATATCGCTAATTAACACAGATTATTCATTAGACTGTGATATTCAGCAGGACAATTTACACCGGCTTCTGATTGAGCGATACAACCTCTTCAGTATGCTCGAAAAGACGATTTACCAAGGGGTTAACGCAAAGTACTTCTACAATACGAATAATCATGGTACGGGAGTCTGTGCCTGTGGGCTACCGACCTTCTGTAAGGGTCAGGGAACAGGGGACGGAAAGGGTGAGTGTAAGCGTATCACGATGAGCATTTTCCGCACCGGCAAAATCATTATTACGGGGGCTCGAACCATGGATCAGATTGAGGAGGCCTACCGGTTTTTGAATCGAGTCTTTGATGCTCATAAGGATACGGTTCTGATTAAGAGATAAGGGCTACCTAGTAATCATCTGCGTCCAAGAGACCTTATAAGAACTATTCCCATTCTTCAGAATTCAACATGTCCACCCAGACACCCGGCACCACCGCAACTCCTGCGACTGCTGTTGCGACTGCTACAGCAACAGCTACGGAACCAGTCCCAAACCCTACATGCCTTGTTCAGGCCGCTCGTCTTGCTATTCAACAGGACAAGCCCATTCAGCTGGACTACTTCTCGGCTACGGCGAATAAGACAGCCTTCATCGGCGAGGATGGAGAGACCAAGGAGAAGGTCTTGATCAAGTCCAAGGAAGAATTCACTTCCCACATCCAGAAGCTCTACAAGGTTGCCGAGGACTACATTATTATCACAGAGAACTCGATCTACATTGTTTCAGGGGCTATCCAGAAGCGTAAAGTGAATCTGGCGGCATTACAGGCAGCATCTGAATAAATCTAATGTTTTTACTATTTTGTTTGGATCCGATCAAAACAAAATAGGACTTTATCAATTGCTTACTCAATACGGAGCTCAGCACGTCGGACTTCGTTCGACAGAAGAGCCCTGTCGCAGACCAAGTACTGGAAGAGAGCCAGCGTCACTCCGAGCGAAATAGAAATTAGACTATTAAATCCTACATATAACTTCATGCTTACAGGCATTTTAGAAGCCAACACTATGACTAAGCCAATTAACGCAATCAGAGCAATCACGGCATACGCGACGAAAAATGCGTAATAAAAGCTACAGATCGTAGAGCTATTGATCTTCGTCATCCACTCGGGTTCCATTCTGATTGTGTAAAATAAAAAAAGCGATCATAAATAGAATGGCCAAACCACGATCCAGTCGTAAAAGTTTACGGCGTACAAAGCGTAAGGGATCCAAGAACCACAGAAAGTCGCAGCGTAAGATGCGAGGTGGCATGCCCGAGCTGAGAGGTGCTGCTCTCTCTTATTCCTTGGCTGACGGCTGGTCTTCTAAGATGTCGCTCAACCAGGGCACAGACTATTTCAAGTACCACGCGGACCAGCACGGAGGTGCTCTGGAGGGCGGCCCCTTCCCTGGAGCTGTTGATGGCACTCCCTTCCTGTCCGGACCAGCCGTGGCTTCCGCACGTGTCCAGGGCATAAACGACGCCATCGCCTATTCCGCACAGTTCAAGGATCCTCAGCCTCCCGCCCTTGTCGGCAATCAGATTGCTACGGCCGGAATTACGCCCCAGAAGGGTGGTAAGAAGCGACGATCTTCGAAGAAGTCCAAGAAGGCCTCTAAGAAGGCCCATAAGCACGGTAAGCGACGATGTACCAAGAACCACAGGCGTCGTGGCATGAGGGGCGGTGGCATGCCCCCTCTCGGGTTCGACACGGTCACGGCAAATGGTCTCTTGCTTCCCAACAAGCAGATGTACGACAATGCTGGCCTGAATCCCGAGTTCCGTGGTGCCGCTGCGGAGTACATGGATGCGGCGGCTCGTGATGCCCTCGGCAACTAAACATTGAAATTATATGATGTCTTTATTATACTATTTAAATAGTCATTGTCATTTTCATCTATAAATTTCAATCCATTGCTACTTGATACTGTATGTAATTCTAAAAAGTCTATGTTATCACTATTAGTAAATATATGATCATTTCTTGCTTTATCTTTGATATGAATTATAGCTAATAATCTATAATTTTTTGTATAATTATTAAACTTATTATTAAAATTAATAATACATTTTTTAATATTTTCGTCAAAATTATCATTATTAACAATTATCATAATAAACAATTTGTATTCTTCGCGTCTAAGTAATTCTTTAAATCTATTAACGCATCTAACATAATAATTATAATCATCTTCATTTGTTAATGGATTATGATGATTAAACATTAGTTTATTGTAATATGAATGACCACATTGTTTATCTGATATGTTAATATAATAGGATTTATCTAAAAATGTGTTGAAACCATCATCTATACAATGTAGAATATTATTAACATTTGAAAAAATCCAATCAAATGGATAGGAACATTTTTTCAAATTATTATTTTTAAGAATTTGGCTGCTTTGACAAAGCGACCCTAACGAACAGGTATATTTAATTTCCATTATATTTTATATATTAGAAATTTAAATAGGATATACTATCTATTTCATTTATTCAGGCAATTTTGTCAAGAATAGTTCCTTCTGAACATCCGATTCATCCTCTATAGTTACTGTTCTCCTTAACCCTCCAAACGAATCCTTCAGCAGATCCTGCGACGCAGGAGATGCCAATAACACCCTTTCCGTCTGTTTCATGACCATCTTGATACGCACGTAAAGATCACCACAACTAGTCGCAGATCCCTTCACTGGCATTCCGAGACCAGTAATACAGAAGACGTCATTTGTAAAGGACGCAGGAGGAATATCTATGTATAGGCCCTCGTCATATCCAGGATGCCCCTCCAAACGCACTCTGGTCCCCATCAAACATTCGGCTAAATTAAGCACCACCTCGTACTCTAGATGCTGTCCCCCAGAACCAATACGCTTCCAGCCCGCCGTGTCGGCTAACGCAATCGTCATCTGGAGATCCCCTGCTTTCTCGAACTCAGGAACTTCCGAACAGGCCTCAGAAAAGGTAAAGGTGTCACCGGCCTGAGTTCCCGCAGGAATGCGGACATCGATAGTCTTTTTCTCGTTCACACGCTTCTTTCCCTCACACGTAGGGCACAGCTCGACTGTTTTCGATCCTTCCCCCATACAGACTTCACATGGTCCCTGGGTCTGCATCATCATCCCTCCCATGTTCAAGATCTGGATTTTCACTCCGCGACCCCCACAAGACGTACAGGATTCCTTCTTCTTCGCCCCTGAGCCGGCACAGGGACCACAGAAGCGGCTTCTATCCAGACAGATCTGGAAAGAATGGCCAGAATACAGTTGAGCCAGAGTCAGCTTGAGCGTTTCCACTTTGGGCGGAGCCTTGGGGCCCTTTCTACCACCACCTGGTCTGCCGCCTTGCCCGAACATTCCGAACAGATTTCCGATATCGAAGGGAAACTGGAAACCTCCAGGCATTCCAGGAGGCATTCCACTGTCCTCCCCAGGGATATGTCCAGTCATATCGTAGTGCCGACGTTTTCCCTCATCTGTCAAAATATCGTGTGCTGAACGAATCTCCTTGAACTTCTCTTCATTCCCCCCCTTGTCAGGATGGTGAGTCCGAGCCAGATCCCTGAATGCCCGCTTAATCTCCTGATCGGACGCTTTTTTGTCCACACCGAGCACCTTGTAGGGGTCCATTATCGTTGTTGTGTTAAATGGCCTTAGACTGATTTGTGCCCCTAAATAAATGGAGCACTGGCTAGTCTACAAGGTGATGAGCTTTCCCGATATGTGGGATGTCGAAAAACTAGTCGGTATCTTTCATTCGATGATAAAAGCTAACACATTTGCCAAAGAACAGGATAGAACAATACATAGTTATAGGATACATCATATAACTGTGAATACGGATGGCCTTGTACAGACGGACAGGGTTGTGTGGAGTAATTAATCGGTTAAGTAGGTGTCATATATATTTCCAACAGTTAATGCGTTATTATTCTTAACACGACCTGAATTATTTAATTTTTTGATCATCTTTTGAATATAATTTGTATTAGATCTGGTTGCTGTTCTCTTAACTGTCAGATTTTTACGATTTAATACATGACGTCTCGTGTTGTTTGTATTTAATCCAAATTTAAATCTCTCATCTTTTCGTCTCGCTTCATTTACTTGATGACCAAGTCTTACTTGCGTATTTTTAGCACGCTTCTGTTGTTTCGCAACTTTGTCAGGGCGATCTTCAGACAGCTCCGTGATTCGCTGGGCTCCATAGATTGCTATATTTGTGGGAAGAGAGATACTACCTTTGAATTGTGTATTATTTTTGTAAATGGCCCAGTATGCTGGTAAGAATTTGTAGTTCTGTAAGGGAACAGTAAAATCAATTAAATCTGTTGGAGGACTTGTTTCTAATTTTAATTTTAGTTCCGTTATATTTAATCGGACATATGCTCCTTTATTTCTGTCTGGATAGGAATAATTGTCAAATAATTTTAATGAGAAGGGACATTGCCTTGAATCTGGTATTTTACTAAATGTATCATTTAAGGTTATGTATTTTTCTAAAGTGTTATTTACAATGTGTTTTGTTCTATTACAGGCATCTAGTACTGGTTTCCAGTTGGTCCTGTCCTGAACTTTTCTAATCAATATTTCTTTAACTGTATCAGTAACATGTTTATGTACCATTCTAAACTCCTCTTCATCAAGATCTGGATTTATGATCACTAAGGTATCAAAATCACCAGGATAGACCTGCTCATACCCCAAAAGTTTTAACGCATTTCCGCCACCCAGGACTACCCTATAGTCTTTTGTAGATCCAAGAGTTTGATGAACTTCTGAAATAAGCGACAGACAGAATCGTTCCACTTCAGGAATATTCGACGGATACAATAAATTTAATAATTTAACTGGCATAGGAGACCTATGTAGATATGGATTCGCATCCATTACAAATCGTTCGCCCTTATTATTTTCAATAAACACAGTGCCATCCACAGTAACAGGCACGAATCCATAGCTGTCCGTCACATAATAGTCATTACCTTTTAGTGTGGGCAAATAATTTGCTGGCACATAGAATTGTTGAATTGGTAAAGAAGTCATCGTCCCTTACTCATTCCTCTGAAAAGAATTGTAACCTAAGCGTCCAATGAGGTTAGCCAACAATGGCTCACCTCATTGGGCAACAAACGGTCTGGAATCAACTCAAACAGCTCCTGGAAACATCCTGTCATCTGTTTCTGACAGGACCTGCCGGATCTGGTAAAACAGCGATTATCAAATCCCTTCTCAAATTCTACGCGACCAGTCGGGGCCGTTCCAATCCAGAGCTCTGGGGCGAAGAGTCCCTCGAAGAATGTATGATTCTGTCGCCCGATCAGGACAGAGGCATCCAGACCATTCGCAACCACGTAACCCTCTTTATCCGTCAGATGGCACCACCCCCTTCCAACACGGCCCTTAAAACTTGGTCCTGGGTCTTCATTGACGATGCCGATACCTTTCCTCAGATTAGCCAGCAGGCCCTCAGACGGCCCATGGAAACCTACAGTCATATTACGCGATTTATATTTATTGGATCCTCCACCGAGGATCTCATTCCTGCGATCCGCAGTCGCTGTATCCACATTCAAATGAACTCCTTTGATCAGTACGAATACAAGGATGACTTCCTCAAACTCGTCAACATCCCCTCTCCGTCTTTTACGGAACAGATCTGGTCCTGGATTCTGAATACGACGCAGAACAACGTCTCAGATCTCATTCGAATTCTAACGCTCGTGAAAAATATTCATGAGACCACCAAGCAGCCAATTACAGAACGCCTTGTTCAAACAATCTGTTCGACACCATTTCATCTCGATTTCTTACCCTTGCTAAATGCTCTCAATCAACGAAATTACGTAGGGGGTACGCATACACTCCTAGAGATCTGGAAACGTGGATATACCTTTGAGGATATTCTCGAATCCTTTCAGACCATTCACAACCTTTTCGGGGAAAATTCCATGAAAGAAAATACCCTTGTTCACACGTTCTTGATTCACGCATGGATTGCCTATTGTAAGGGCAATACATCCGTGCTGTCACTCCAAAATGTCTTCTATAAGACCCTTAATGATTCATCACTCAAGAGAATGGGCCTGTAAAATATAATACTGCTGAGCAATAATGCTGAGAATTGTCAAGATATAAATCGATATGTGCCATCGATTCGCTATAACCAAATTTGGATGATCGGTAAACAGGGACTTATAGGGACTAAAATAGACGATCCAATTATACCCGTTTATTACACATGCTATTGTCATACCTGGCACGGACCCATTATATCCGTCGACAAAGGACCGAACAACGACACTTGTCAGGGCTATCTGATCTAATACGAAGGCTGCGGGTGTCCGCAGTAAATGGTACCAGACACTACTCAATCCCAGTAGAAAACTCAAGAAGGCCGTTGGGTAATTTTTTAAGACCAAAGCTACTGTACCAGACACCGCAAAAAAGGACCCCGTGAATGCTAGGTCGACTTTTGGTTGGTTGCTTCGAATATCCATCATTTTACATAAAAACCTCCAATTGCTTTAGGCCTTTATATCAGCTGGTGGTCCAATAAGGCCCTTCTCAAACAGATATCGCACCGTTATATCTGATTCCATGATCTGGTCCTCACTTAATCGCAAGAACCACCCGAAGATCTCGCGATCCCTGAGTTCCGTCCACAGCAGCGGAACATAGATCGTATAAGGAGGGATATTGAAGGGAATCTTGCCCTCAATGCCCGTGGCCAGAATATCCTCGAGCTCAATACGCCTCCCACCACGTTTTCGTCCTCCTTCCGCGGCATAGTCCACCTGGACTCCAGGGTACTTCGACGACAGATTTGTCCAGTCCCACTTTGCGTCCCCACGGATTTGTTGCCCACCAGCCTCAGCATTCAAACGTGAATAGCAGATCAGTGCCCAGTCATTAAACAGGGGCATGTTGCTCTGAGGAGCCCAGATACAGCGGAAGCCGGGAATAGCGGTACCCTCCTGACCAGCATAGGTCTCGTCCAGATCCGTGCCGTAAAAGACCGTGCGATCCTCAGGTAACTTCCCGAAAGGACGAATACAGATCGTGTGGGGGTCGAGCCAGAGGCCACCGAACTTGGCTAGCACAGCCGCTCGAATCCAGTTGATCTCCGCCTCGTTCACGGACTGAATGTCATTTCGCAACCGGGTAGGCAAGGCCTCTGTTCCCAGAAGCTGAGCGACACCTGCGAGTCCCGTAATGACCTCGATCCTATATTTGTCCTGGTTCTGAGCGACGATTGTCTCGTAGCACAGATTCATATAAGGCATGTTAATTGCTCGACTGGACCTGGCTCCAAAGTCGTACCAGTTGCGACTGTTCACATCGGCCGTATCGTAGTAGAGCCAGATAACCGGCTTGTCCATGCCCCGTTCCAACAGATGCTTATCGAGAAACGCATTTTCCTCGATGATTTTTCTACTGTGATAAAGAGCGAAAGCACATGCCGCTAAAAATAAAATAAGCAGTGCTAAAATGAGTTTGGCGAACGAGTCCATGATCCCTATTCGTCTCCTCTAAAATTATTAATGTTTCATGATGATTCAAAAAACATTAATAGGCTATTTTCCGTATCAATCATAATATTTCTGTATGTCTTTGTATTTGTCCCAGTGATAACCCCATCTTCCTAGAAGTATTTTATCACTGTTGGATCGCAGAAACATAATATTATATACGATACGATATAACATCTTGGTTGTTACTTTTAAATGAACTTACTCACATCAATTTTAAGAGAAATAAAGATCAAACGCCGTCACAAAGTTATTGTAGGCAACACTGTCCTCCCTAAGATCATCGATCGTTACAAGGATTGCGGGGAACATGGGAATATTGTATTGAAGATAGGTGAAAGGATTATCTGAATCCCTATCATCCGTGACCTGATTTATCAAACAGTCTACGTAGTCTGTGAGGGCCTTGTAGGTAGGTACTTCTAGTACCTGTTCATAGGGATCCCGCTCATCTCGCTCTATCACCTTCACGGTATAACCTGATTTTGTGGCCTTGGCATACACCACGAAATCGTTGAGGCCCTCGGCTCTCTGGAATACAAGCATGACACTGGATGGATTCATTCTACACATGATTGTATTCTATTCTTTATATTCTTCGGTCAAAGAAATGGAAATAATTTTGACGGACGAAGAGGTTGGCAGTCTTCTGGCTCTGGCCTCGACAGTATTTGCCAGTCCAACGACAGATCCCGATAAATTCTGTGAACAGGCGAAAAAAGCTGCGACCCTAGTCCCAAGTCACATACTGTCCGTCCTTCAACAGTTCGCCGAGTCCGACTCTGGCTTTTTACTGATCAAACAGATCCCGATTAGTGGCATACCTGATACGCCCCCCAATAATACACATTATGTTGGAGAAACTATCTACGTAGCTCGAATTCAAGCGATCCTTGTAAGTGTAATCAGTGATCTTATTGCGTACCAGGCAGAATGTAAGGGTCATCTGTTTCAAGATATTGTACCCACGAAAACCATGGCTGCCAAACAGACTAGCCAGGGATCTGTCGAATTAGAGATTCATACAGAACAGGCCTTTTCGAAACTCAGACCAGATTTCTTGAGTCTGTCCTGTCTGAGAGGGGACACGGAGGCCCTCACGTATATTCTGCCATTTCAGAAAATCATTAAAAATCTGACAGAGGACGAACAGGGTTTGGCGAGACAGTCTTTATGGACGTCTAATGTGGATCTGTCCTTCAAACTGGAGGGGCTCAGCTTTGCCGAGGGAGATGTGCGAGGACCGATGGCAATTTTACAAGGGGCGGATCTGGTCTTTGATCAGGATTTGATGAGCGGAACATCGGCAGCCTCTGAGGCCTTAATTCAGACAATCGTAGATATATATTATAGGGAACGATTGGCTCATTGTTTAAGGCCAGGACAGATTTTGATTTTAGATAATCGCAAGGTGGTTCATGGGCGATCCACGTATCATCCGAAATACGATGGCCAGGATCGGTTTTTGGTTCGATGCTTTGGTACAAGGGATCTGACCAGGTTCGAAGGGACGTTAGACGGACGCATGGTCAAAGTAATGTATAGTTAATGGCGTCTCTGGGTCTTTCGTTTCGAACGTTTGGATTTTTTAGTTTTCTTGGATCGGCGTTTGCCTCCTGATGGAGGAAGTCGTGAAAATGTTCCGCCACGGAAATTCTTGGACGCATTTACATACTCATTTATAAACTTATCTAATGTTGTAATACTATCATCGACAAGGGACATGCTTATTATGGGTTGCAGTGACCAAGATTTAGGTATTTTAGATGTATCAACAATTTCAACCGATACAATGGGTTTAACCAAAGGCCCATACTGTATAGTCTCTTCAGTTACTTTTACTTTTACAGGTTCATGACTAGTACCATTATTATTATTATTTTGAATAGCTGTCCATAAGAATTCAGCGGAACTCATTCTACTTAATTACGAGGTTATTGTCGGTCCGTAATCACTAATTGTTTCATTCGATCAAAATATTGTTGCTCCAGAACTCCTTGGCCGGCTGCTCGTACCTGCCGCTGCTGTTCCCGTTGCTTGATCTGTTTCTCAGCCTCGTACATCTGTGCCCGTTCCTGATCCGTAAAAGGATCTGGGCCCTTTTCCCTGTTCGCCCTGTACGCGTCAATGGACCTGTTCTCCACTCGCACATTGGACACCTTATCTGAGATTGTCGCCTCACGACTATACGCATCCATCAGATCGGAGAACTGCTGCTTGGAGTTCGGGGCAGGCGTGAAGGTATCGGGTCGTTCCCTGCCGAGCTCTAGACCCATGGAAGGAGCCAAAGTCAATGCCATCGCCTCGGGATGGATCAACGCATTCGAAGGACGACTGGCCCCCTGCTTTCTGGCCGACTCGTCAAACATCTTGTTGAACACGTCGCGATTGAATTTGCCCTTGAATTTATCACTGGAATCCGTGACGCCCTCATCCTTGAGCCAATCACCATATCCGTCATTATCAGGATCCACCATGTGCGTCTTCTCAAACATCTGGTTGAATGCCGTCAGATTCAGATTCTTTGGATTGAGCTTCACGGGCTCCACATGCTGCCATGCCTTGGACTCCTCGGATCTGCCTGAGGTAAGCTGTTCAGGAGCCGCGACTTCCTTTAAGCCCCCTGCTCGGCCACCCTGGAGTCGCTTCAAGATCTCGGTTAGATACGCAAAAGCACGGGTCACCGCCTCAAACTGCTCCTCGGACCCCCCCTTGTCGGGATGGGCCTTGAGCGACGCTCGCTTATAGGCCTTCTTCAAGGCCTCTTCCGTTAACGTCACCTCTTCTTGGATTCCAAGGACCTCGAGACAAGACGAAAAATAACTCACCATTTTCTGCTGGGGCGTCTGGGTAATGGCGGTCCAGGCATTCTGCTTCGGTTCAGCATAATTGGTTAATTGTCCCGTTACTTTTCGAGTGTTGATTTCTGGCTTGGGATAGACCACCGGGTTTTGGAAGTTGTTCATGAGGGTTCTGGGGATAGGTTGCTGTTGCTGTTGATATTGTTGCTGTTGCTGTGTATGGTGTTGAGTATGGTGTTGCCCAGCAACACCATTAGTAACACCATTAGCACCATTTTCTCCAGGCAACACAGGCGGCTGTCCCCCATTTTGAACCGTACTCATGTAATTTAGTAGGTACGAGTAGACCCCCGCCCTCTTCGCGGTCTGGGTATATTCAATGCCGGCCAGGCAGGTCTGAATCATTTGGACACGTGTCTGTGGCGACTGAAGCTGTAAAATATTTTGATAAATGCGGACGTGTGCCGGATCAAATGCTGACACAGATACACCGTTGCCCATCTCTTCCTTACTGGAGGAAAGAAGGAAAGGGCCTTAGACTCAACTCAGAAGTGCTTTGACCTCCTGAATGGATGGGATGGGAATTTTCGGCTCACATTCCCAGAAGAATCTGCGACCGATGCTACAGAACTCGAATTCGGACGGAAAGTACCAGGGTGCGACAGTCCTGAATCGTCGCTGTTTACTCGCCACAGACGGGATCAGATGCCACGAACTAGGTGGCAGCACCAGACAGAGCTGCTCCGCCGTGAGGATATCTGCTGCCCCCACTACAATCGGCACTGCCTTCACATAGCCAGGATTCTCTGTAAGTCCCTTGCCAAGATCAGACCAGAGCGGCGGTAAACTCCAAGGATAGTACCAATTGTAGCAGACAGGAACGCCCCTGTAATAGTCCCAGATCCAACCCAGACCCTGTAAATACGTGCGAAACCCGTCGACACCTTCAAATCCTTGAAGGGATCGACGGTATATAGCTCGCCAGTCACCACTGCCAAGCAATCGATTCTCTTCGCCCTGGACCATCGGCCAGTTCGGATCCCCCACGGTCAGATCAGCCGCGTACTGGTCGCTCTGTCGAATCTTGTTCCGCACATAGGTCAGCACCCTCTTTTCCTCCATTGACGCCAGGGACTTAAAGAGAGCGACTAGTCCGACCACACTCGGTCGATCCTTTTCGTCTAGCAAAGGCGTTGCCCTCTGTAAATGGGCCACGAGCTCCATGAGCACTTCATGTCCGTCTTCTCGCATTTTGAGTCCCAGGGCGGATGGTAGGAAGTCATTGCCTAGAAAGGACATGGCGAAGCAGTACTCACGAATAGGCATCGTTTCTTTAATGATGTCTCTCAGGGTGTCAATGGAGAACCATTGGAACTGCTCTTCCCCTGTGGCATCACGGACCATAGAACCCTCCTCGATCTCTTCCCGAAACAAATAGACGGACAGGGATTGGCCAGTGGCTTTGGACACTGTGTCCTGGGTAAGCAGGGACAGGACCACCAGATCTGCGTCCAAACCGTAGACGGCATACGTTGTGGTTGTTGCTTGGCAACACCTTTCTGTAGACACAGCTTGGCTGTGTCTTTCAGTCGGTGTTGCTTGGCAACACCTTCTCCATTGCTCCATAATCTTGTGTTCACCCTCCCCTGGCTCATCCGAAGAGCTTATCTGCCATTTCTTGTTCATTTTCTCTAAGACTTTCCTGAGTTTCCCCATAAATTCAGTGCCCGGTGTAATCGCATTCGTGTCCCATCTCTCCCTCACTCGAGGTGAGGGAGAGGCGGGAGCCTCATTCTTCGTCGCACCATGCGACGAAGAATTCGTGTCCCACCTAGGCTTATTCTCTCCTTCTACCTGTCCCTCTGCTAGCCCATGCTCCGTTAGCCAGGCCGACTTGAATCGTCGCAACCTCTGCTGCTTCATCTTGGCCATCGGGACCACCCCATCTACAGCAATATAGACCCCCTTGGCCGGTTTCACAAGTCCCACGACTTTCTTCGTGTAGGTCACAACGGCCTCCAGAAACTCCTTTTCCCAGGCCTCTTGTCCCTCTGATCCAGGATACGGCCTCAAATCCGGTCGTCGTAAGCAGTGATAAATGAGACAGTTAAAATCCATCCAGAGCCAATCGACGGAACCAGGATGACTCTGCTGAACGAGACCCCTGTTCGTCCTTATAAGACGTCTGTAATACGAAGGGATTCCCATTGAATTTGTAATTAGATGATCCTTTAGATATGGCTCAAATTTAATAAAAGATCACCTATTAGGGATCATGGGCTCAGTCATATCAGCAGTATCACAGCCAGTTATTGGAGGCAAAGATATGACGCCAACAACATGGTATCAAAATATTGTGCCAAACTTCGTACAACCAATTGGAGGCTCCATCATTGAGATCGGCAGACTCTTTCCCGATTCGATCATCTTCGGATCGCTACTACTTTATTTTTTAACCCAGAACATGGCATATGGGATCTTTACGGTGTTTCTGATGGAAACCAGTCTGATTCATAAGGCAATCAGTTTCGTGTTTGACAAGACAAGTGGAGGCAGAAATGCGTCAAATACAAATGGTCCTCCAAGAACAACGGATATGAAGTGCCGTTCCGGATTCCGAACAAGTCGTATTGAATTTGAACGGGCCTTCTTAGGCGGCGGCTATCCGTCTGTCCCCATGTTCTTCTTCGGATCCATTGCGTCCTATCTCCTCATGGCCGATCTGTCCTTCAAGGAGACCCTTGACTCTATGGGTCTCGACTGGCAGGGTAGATTTACCTTTGCCACCATCATGATTACCTTTGTATCTGTGGCGGCGATTATGTCCAGAATCGGCTGCGACCCCCTGACAGAGCTGGGAATCGCATTTGCCGTCGGTATTGCTGTCGGTGTAGCCATGTACTACCTCAATTCACGAGTGTTCGGTATGGAATCGATGAATTTCCTCGGACTTCCCTATTTAATAGACAAGTCAAAGACGGATAATCCCCTGTACACCTGTACGTCTATAAAACAGGGATCTGAAGAAGAGAATGCCTAATTTGTTTTAATCGAACTCATTAGAGATGGCATCCCTTGCGAATGTAGACCTATTCGGCATTATTTCCGACCTTAAAATATTCCTGTACGCGGGCTTCCAGACGCTTCCCCTAACTCTGGCAGGAACATTTCTACTGATCAGCTTGTTCACGGGGAATTTTGCCATGATATTCTTCCTTATCGGCTATCTGATTATTGTGCCGGCCATTACAACAGGAATCAATATTGTAGCAGGCTTTGCTGGATTAGCGGGACCCGTAGATGAGGCCTGTAATTCCATTCTGTCCTATCCGACCTTTGACACAGGATCCTCGCCTAGAACCAGTTCTGTCCTGTTTACGCACTGGATGGGCATGGCGATCTTCTTCTTCTCCTATCTTATCGCAAACGCAATCAAACTCTATAAGATGCCGCCACCAAAGGTCACGAATCCAAGTGAACAGATGAAGAACAGTATCAGTCAAAAGACTTCGCTGAGAAAGAGCCAAATGATCGTCTGTCTTCTTATGATTTCCCTGATCGCACTCCTGTTCATCGTGCTCCGTGTTCAGAGCGGCTGCGACGGATATGGCGGCACACTTGTAGCGATTCTGGTAATGGGCACGTATGGCTGGGGTTGGTTCGAACTCCTGTCCGTCAAGAACGATGCCCGCCTATCTGATATTTTTGGGATCGCCAATCGATTACTGTCACCCGATGCTCTCGTAAATCAGCCGATGGGATGCTATCCTCAGGAATAGTGTTACAACACTGTCAGACAGATATAGAGTTCTTCTAAACAGCGGACATAGCGTAAAATATCGTCTCGTGTATGAAGTCGCATGAACATGGCCCGTCGCATATGTTCAGCGATAATAGTTTTCCACGTCGCCACTTGAGCCTTTGGCACCGGTCCATAGACCGATGACAAATTCTCTTCAGGAAAGATCAGGTCCTGCTTTGATTCAACACGGACATGGTTATGAAAGGTCCAGAGCCATGTCCTGAGAGCCTTACCCCATTCAGTCCGTTTTAAGCGAAACACGGGTTCTAAGGAATGCCGACTTAGATAGTCATTGTAGTGATTTTTACACCTGGCACAAGGAATACAGGCCCTCAAGGAATAAAGATACGACCGCCATAACCTCTTTTCGTCTGCTTCTTTCGTATCGGTCGTCTTGTTGCCCGTTAACTCTGCCAAGTGATGAAACAGGTTCCAGAGAGCCGGCCCCCACACGGTTGTAACAGGGCCTTCCATTACTGAGTTTTTTTTACTATGGTTTAGGTTGAAAAATTGAGTCGGTCAAATCAAAACAGATCGGATAGCATGACGGAGCCAGAATATAAAGTACCCAGACTTCTATGGGAAAGCCTGGAGGCCGTTCTCCTGGCCCAGGGAAAACGGCTTGTTAAAGATATGGCCAAGACACTCGACGTGAATGAAAAGGAACTCCTCAAAAAAGTCTTCCCAACGAAAGATTCAATCAAGGTCACTCTTCATGACACCCAGACGGCTTCTTTACAGTGCCAGGCATACGTACAGGATGGGATCATCGTGAGGCACTGTGATCATCCGGTTATGTTAGGGTCCGAATTCTGTGGATTCCACAAAACAAACAGATCGACCGTCACAAACTCGGGATCTGCTATCCAATATGTCAAACTTCGGGACTCACCTGACCGACCCTCCCTCTGGGTTCGTTTACCAGATAATTATGTGGTAGATTCTACAGGACAGATCAAAGGCCAGTATTCAAGGGAACGAGAGTCTTTACAGCTCTTCCAAGTAGAAGAGCTGTAAAGAGGGATATTCCAAGTAGAGTAGCCTAAATGACGGTCCCATTTTTAATGTAATGAACTCCGTGTTTCATGTATCAAACCCCGTTAGATCCAATTCAAAGCGATCAGTTCTGAAGGCTAGGCGACGAATAGCCCTGAAACAAAAACGCAAACAACAAAAACTACGCGACAATGAATCCTTTAAACCACCCATTTATACAGCGGGCTATCTTGAAAGGATCCGCCAAGATTTTCTGAAGCCGCCACAAACAGTGGTTCCCATTGACTACTTTTCGTCTATTTTTAATGCGTACAGAATTGCCCACATGCTACGTTGTTCAGGGACGAGTATAGCTCAAAGTTTACTGTATCTGACAGCAAATGATGTTAGTCCTATTTTTAAACAGCACTATGAAGATACCTGTAAGGATTATTTGATGGAACGGAAGTTTCGCGGCATTTTTCGCAGACTGTTGTGTCGATGGCGTATAAAGCGAATTGACGCGAAGCCACAGGATCTCATAGATCCGATTACCTTTATGCCAATTGAGCAATTAGTCACCGTCTATGACATGGAACAAAGACGAAAATACTGTTTTGATGCTTTGACGCTAGTTAAGTGTGTCACCAAGGATCTGTTCCGACAGCAATATACGATCCCGAGTCCTCAGATGCCCAAAAATGTGGTGACGAACAAGCCGTTCAAATTCCAACAGCTCATTTCTCTTCAGCGACAGCTCGCCTACTTACCACAGGCCACCTATTTGTCCTATTTCCGAAAAGTCGGGTTCTGTCTGAATCAGTGGCGACTGTATATGGGCAGAACACTGCGTCTCTCAGCGATCAAGGAAGAGCTCCATGACACACGATCATTTGACGGAAAGGAGATGCTGGGAGATTTTATTAAGGATACGATGGTGGAAATCGGCATGGTTCTTACGGACCATTTTGAACAGGTTATCATAGATGCGATCGAATGGTACCCCGACAATCCGCTGCTAGCCCGTCTTCGTCATCTCTGTTTTTTGAGTCATGAGGCTCATATTTATAGGGTTGACAACCAGCAGATGCTGCTTCATATGTTTGATGCTACATTTAGAAAGACATATCCTGATGGGCCTCTGTGGAAACAAGTCGGTCAACGACAGTATGAGGAGTCTGAGGCTGTTCGAAGGGAAGAGGAGGTGGAGATGGATGACTAAATTATCTGGATAAGATAGGGAATGGGTGCGGCAACGAGTACTCCACCAAAAACAATTACGCCTTATAATCCATTTAATGGTAAAAACACACGACGTATACGATGGTCAAATAATAGTTCGAAATCATACAGTACATTATATATTTTATTTATGGATATGACAGATGATTGGTTTTTACATTTAATCAAAGAACATACAATTACTAATTTAAATACCGGTAAGACATACATAAATAAAAATACAGTTCACACATCTGACAAAATAAAGACTTTATATGCTATATTTAAGGATTATTATAAAACCTTACAATCATATAAAGGGAATATATCAACGACTGAAGAGTATCGATATTACTATGATGCTACAGATAAATTAATTGGTAGTCTATCTAGAACTTTTAAATTAGATAGGGAGGATATACGAATCTTATTGGATGATCTTCAAATATTAAATGCTTATATTAATAGGGAGGGAACATTAAATAGTATTAGAAGTCGACTTGATTCAATGAGCCTAGCATTAAATAAAAAACGTAATTCTATAAGGAGTAAACGTACAGAACGTTTTAAAAAACAAGTTGAACTTGATAATTATATGGCACACAAGTGGCAAGTTGGTAATTATAATGATCCTACCTACAAAAAATTAAAAGACGATCTCATAGCTATTAATAGTGAATTAAGTAAAGTAACAACTAATTACGAAAGAAACACCGCATCACGCAATACACGTAGCAGTAGAGGTGGCAAACGCACATCTAGTACAAGAAAAAACAAGTCTAAGTAGAGATGTCCACAGGAAACCCTATAGCGGTTGCCGTTTTCCAAACCCCTGAAATCCAAGGCGAAGCCGTGGCAAAGCAGGCAGGGACAAAGACACGCCTGTCCGTCACTTTTACGAAGCTACCACCTGGACTCCATGGCTTCCACATTCACAAGGCGGGCGATTTGAGAGGCGAAGGATGTCTGGGGGCCTGCGAACATCTTCACATCGGTCCTCCTTGCGACCATGGAGGCCGACCCGGGTCCACAGCGACTAGACACACAGGGGATCTTGGGAACATTGAACTGACGGGAAAAGATGCCCATTATTCCTATTTGATCCCTCATTTGAAGCCCGAGGATCTGCTTGGACGATCGTTGATCGTACACGAGGACGAAGATGATCTGGGAAAAGGCGACTTTCCAGATTCCAAGACCACGGGGCATTCAGGGAAGCGAATCGGGTGTGCGATTTTTGGCCGAGCCATGTGTCCTACAAAACCAACAAAATCAAATACTCGCAAACTTCGCCGCTAAGTAAAAGCCGAACCAGATCAAAAAGCCACATATAACAAGACATAAAATACATAAAAATAATAGACTCCTCTTCAAACACATAGGCCTTGGTATAGGCGTTTGTATTTGAACGGGCCATAGACGTCGGCAACTGGGACATAGCTTTTGATAAGACAAATGCTTCCAGTGATCAACACACCCATCGTGAATAGGCAAATAACAGCCACATGGGAACATGCGATAGGAAATGAGTCGGCTTTGACCGCACATAATACATCCAATAGCTGGAGGAGCAGATGGATATGGTGATGATGATATTGACGTATAGGGTCCTTTGTATTCATAATCGTCACTCGTCGGATCCATGGCGTTCTAACTAACAATTAGCATTTTCCTCATAGGCTCTAAAAGTTCGTCAGCGACACTCGTGTCTTCCCTTGTCATGTATAGCTGGGCCACATCCGCCAGATCTAAGACGCATCCCTTATCAATTTCCATGTTTAGGACAACAGATGCCGACCATTCATAGAAACCCCAGGCGAACCGGCTTTCTCCAGTCATCCAGAGACGCCCGAGGGTAGCCAGATCAAGCGTTTGGCCAGATCGAAGGATGCCTGGCCCATGGCTTTTCTTCTGATCTGCCAACGACCATTCGTCAGGAATATCATCGGGAAAGTAGGCCCCATAAAACTCTTCCAGGGCATCATCCGACTGGCTGGCCTGAGACCAGGGAGAAGCCCAGAAAGGACTTAAAGGAAACTGGTCCTCCAGACTTCTCAGTTCGGCCAACGTTGTATCCTTCGAACCCATTGTTCCACGCACTGTTCGTCCGTACAAGCACTCTAAGGGTATTGGATACAGTCGGCGACTTCGACGGCCAGTAATCGAAGTCCAGCTCTTAATTGACGCTTCCAGGGAAGGTGGCAACGATGAATAGGGGCTTGGAGCCCTGTGGATATCAATGACGTTTTGATGGATAATTCTAGCACAGGTTCCGATGATGGTCCATTCAGTTCCTACAAGGCCGACTGTTTCCATGATCTTATGAAGACTCGATCCTCGCATATAGGGTTCTGCTAAATCGGGCCCGAGCTTCGAATAGGCCCACCAGGCACAGAGAACTTTGCCCTGGAACAGACAGGACGCAAAGTACTTTTGGAGGGTGGTCTGATAGGCTTTCTGGGTAGGCAGACGGAGACAGGGTCTATCGGGCACCACCGATTCATTGGATCCGAGGACTAAGACAGCCCACAGACTATTGTCTCTGCCGTCTCGACAGACCATGGATAAACGGTAAGCAGCCCTATGAAGTTCCTCAGGCTTTGACAACACATCAGGGTTGTAGCAAGTATCCCCAATCCATCCTGGATCGAGGACAAGGGCTTGCCAGAGCCAGGTTTCCAAGAGGACGGCCCAGGCCTGGACAATCGCTCCTGAATCCACGAGTTCCTGGCACCAGAAGGCAGCCTCTTCGGCCCGCCCCCTACAAATACTATAGCTCAGGGCTACTTTGACTTCGTCAAAGCGATATAAATGTCGTGTGAGCATGGTTACATTTTATCACACCAAACTCACAGATCAATTTTATTTATTTGCTAGTCTAAACCAATCATCCTATGCGTCTCTAATATGGAAGGCACCATTGAACTGAGAAAGAACGCTCTCATTTTTGTACCAGATGCGGATCCGTCAACTTGTATATCCTTGCCCAAATCTAGTCAGTTTCTGAGGGGCGATCGTGCGATCAATGAGTCTGGTACAGTCAGGCTGGTCCATAGGGTTCCAGGAACAACAGTGGCAGTCGTAGAATCTCCTACATCACTCTTTTTCCCCACATATGATTCTTCTCTTCTAATTGAATGTAAACTGTCAATAGGCGATCGCGTCCAAGTAAAGTTAGGAATAAATGGATCTGTAACCATCGAATCGGTCTGGTCCCGAGATCCCAGAACAGATGCGGCCTGGCTCAAAATGACAGTCCAACGAATCCCTGTTCGTCCTGCTCCCACCACTAAAAAAAAGATTCCATTGTACACCAGAACAGATATTGTGGATCACACAGATCTAGATACATTTACAATTGATCCAAAAACGTCTGTGGACTTTGACGATGCCATTTCTGTCGATCTGTCTAGACAGACAGTCTATGTACACATTGTGGATATTGCTCACGCCGATCTGTCAGAGACTGAAGAGGCTAAACTTAGAAGCCAGTGTCTAACTCTGTATTTAGCGAATGAAGGAACAGAACATCTGTTGGATGAAGAGACTGCCTCGAATACCCTGAGTCTTGTTCAAGGAAAACCCAGACAGGTCGTAACAGTGGCTATGAAAGTAGCACATGGACTCATTGAGTCCTATGAGATTTATCGATCTACGATTGTTGTGAAACGCAGATATAATTATGAAGAGGTAGCAGACCTTTTGACCAACGGATTAGCAGGTCCAGCCATACTACTCCTTAACGACCTTACCCATCACAGATCTACTCAAATCAACTATAATCTCACCCTTCCATCCCTTCGATTTACCATGGATATATCGTCTGGCCTGCCAATTTCCTTGAGAGCAGAAGCAACCAATGACGATGCCCATTCCCTTGTTGCGACCGCTATGATCATGGCAAACCTCGTAGTCAGTCAGCATTTGGCAAAAACTAATACCCAACTTCCAAACCGATTCCACGATACCTTACGAGGCATTCCTAATCAAGAACCTGTTACAGGGAATCCTGTTGTCGACTCCTTTGTTCTTGTCAAAAAGTTCGCTCGAGCAAAGTATTCTGTGGACGAAAAGGGTCATTTTGGCCTCGGCCTCACAGACTATGTCCACTTTACCAGTCCGATGCGACGTTACGCAGATGTATTAGTTCATAGATTGTTAGCAGGAATCCAGTATGAGGATCTGGAAACAGAGGTCAAAGCCATGAATCGTCAAAGCACTGCGATGCGATCTCTTCAAAAGCTGTACCAGGAGTGTAAGGTAGCCTGGTGGGTTCAAGGTACACCAGGTCCCTATGACGTATTTTGTACCGATGTGAAGGCCGTTGGGATTCAATGGTTCCTTCCAGCTCTAAGCCTCAATGGATTTACCCATGTGAGTGCCTTGGAGCCGAAGCAACGGTGGACCTTCCAGGATGAGAGTCTAGTAGGCCCATCAGGCACCACTGTTCGTCTTGGATCTGTTTTAGAAGGGACTGTCATAAAGGTTGATCCTGTTACACTGACAATTAGCTTCCGACTGTATGCGAAAAAGTGACGAATAGAATAAGACCTATACATCAGATGGAACACAACTCGCATGCGAATGAGATTCTACCTCGTCTATGGCTAGGTGATTATCATGCGTCCCAGGATGAGACCTTCTTACGGTCAAATCACATTGACGTTGTCTTTAACTGTACAAAGGATTTGCCATTTTCTAGTGTCGTACCGACGAAGTATAGGGTTCCTCTGGACGATAATTTGGAAGAGGCGGAAATACGGAACGCAGGCCTATGGGCTGGTGAAATTGTATTAAAAATATTAAAACATTATAAACAAGGCGAAAGAATTCTTGTTCATTGTATGGCGGGACGACAACGATCGGCTATTTCCGTGGCAATGTTCCTGATCTTTGTGAAAGGCATGCGATCTGAGGAGGCCATCCAGTTCATTCGTCAGAAGAGGCCCGTGGCCTTCATGCCTTACCCGAACTTTTTGAAGTCGCTTCAGATGTTTGAGGAGCGGTACCAGCGGGAGATTGCCCCTGCTGTTGGAGGCTATCAAATCGTTTGAGCCAGGCGAGTCGCATGCGTTCTTTATGGGATATAGGGGCTTCTGATTCTGGTTTCTTTGGTGTTTCAACGGGTACAATTACTTCATTTGGAACTGGCTCATCACTGTTCGTTAGTATTTGATCTTCTTGTTCCTCTTGGTTGTCTTGTTTGTCAGGAACAAGAGGAACAATCTCAACCTCCACTTCGCCCCCTAATCTAACAACAAGGTCAGGTTCGGTTGTCTCCACATAGACGGATATTTCATATCCACCAAGATCTTTTACGGGCACTGTAAGTGTAGTCCCTGTCTGGAGCACATGAAACATGTCTAAATACTCTTCCATAACAGACCGAAAGTCTGTATCATATGCGAGTTTATCAAGCGGTTTCAGCACAAGTTTCGTAGCTGCTAATGGTTGTTCAAAAAGTGGTTGGAGACTAACAGGATCGTCTATAGTTGTGCTAATCTGATCCATGATCCAAAGTGGAGCATAGACGGTCCGATCGTTTGTATCAGGATTATGGCTCCCGATACAAACGGTTTGAACTTGCTCCGTCTCTGGATTGGTTAGAGTGGCTAGCAATGGACAGCCAGGAGGATAATGCTCCATCCATCTTTGTAACACGGATCTAGGGACAAGAATCTCATCCGAGTGTTCTTTATCGACTTCCACAAAGGTCAAGGACCGAATGGGAAGTAATTCTTCAAATGTGGACATGGCAGGTTAGCGTATTTTATAATCTAACCAACCTTCAAATTTACATGTCTGCCCTAGTTGATATATCATCAACTGCTATTGTCCCCTATAAATCCCCTACGTACTGCTTTAGGGAGAGCGAGGATGAACGGTTTGAATCGGTTCTTTCGACCATTTCGATCGATGAAATCCGCAAAAATGCTATTCGCCGCCGCTATTTACAACTCTTATATGAATTTCGCAGACGATGCTTTTATTATTCCATCTTTTATCATGTGGGGCATCTGATTATTACAGTTGGATCATTAATCGTGCCGGCACTCATTTCCGTCCAGTATAATCAGACAAACGACAATTCTGCTATTTTTAATTGGCTCACATGGACACTGTCTCTCTTAGTTACGACCTTCAACGGGGTTCTATTGCTCCTCAAAATCGACAAGAAATACTACTTTCTCCACACGACCTTGGAGCGTCTGAGATCGGAGGGCTGGCAGTACTTGGAACTCACAGGCCGCTACTCTGGTGTCCTCACCCACTCACCTCCTACTCATGAAAATCAATACCGATACTTCTGCCACTATGTGGAGAAGCTCAAGCTCAAACAGATCGAGGAGGAATATTACAAGTATGAAGACGCCACCAATGTCATGAATCACACGCCGGCCCCCATTAAACCGACGGAAACGCCCCTGTTCCCGCCCTCCATTGACAAGGAGCTCAGTTCGCTTGTAGCTCCCCAGTCCATGAAGGAGGCGTTACAGGGTCTTGTCGCGAAAAATCAGGCATCTACTGACGCGTTTGTTCCAAAGAATATTGTTATTGAAGAGTAAGGAAGGATGCCCTCTCATCAGTGTCAGTGTGACCCTACATGTAAACAGCCATCTGTAAAAGGCATGGGTCTCTGTAAAAAACATATGAGAACATGTCGTAAACATCGGCTCTCAGGGTACGAACCCGAGTATAATCCAGAGGCATTCAATGACGAGTTCATTATTCAAGACACACATAATTGCTATGCCTATGCGTTCAATCACTTTGATAAGCCATCGGAGAAGGAGTGTAATAAAGAAAAATGTGATGTTCCATTTCACCAGCCTGGACGAAGAGCAGGTTATCCGAAGTGGGATAAAGTCAAGGGGAAACGTTGTCCCGATATTGTGGCTCGCGTCATGGGCGATATTCCGGGTGTTCGCTTAACCAATGCGACACGACGATGTGCCAAGGGATCTTCTAAGGTGGCCCTCGTGATCGATCCTAAGAACGACTATCATTGGTATCGTCAGGACAGGGATGGATTCTGGTCGCACAAACCTGGTGGGACCAAGGTCACCCGAAAAGACGCATCGGGTCACAGGATTTACAGGCCCGACTTGGCAGACAGGGATTATAAGAAGAATTCGGGCAACCTGAATTATACGCAGTTCTGTACCTACATGTGCGTCCCTCGCAATAAGACTTTGAAGCTGAAAAGGGGTGGACGGCGTAAATCGATTAAGAGATAGGGCGTTTCTTGAGCCAAGGTCCCGCATACTTGCGAATAATGTAGTTCTCGGGTTCCAGCTCCGCAAGGGCCTGGACACAGTCATAGCGTTTCATGGGGCTCATATTACACATTTTGCGAAGAACACTGAACAATTTGTCCTTCGACAATCGAAAGTCGCCCCGATCAAAGGACGGCCACAGATTCAGTTTGGACAGCAGCTTCACCAGAATTGTCCCGACAGCCCAGCTGTCACAGACTGGCCAGTACAGATCGAACCACGTTTCCAGATCGCCCTTCTGGGCGGATGGGCTCTTAAGAAAGAATTGCTCCAAATCCTCCCTTTGATTGGCTTCCTTTATACCCAACACAGTCCTTATAAGTTTTACAATCTGTCTCTCTTCCACTATATCACGAATGACCGCATATCCGTCTTTCTTGATATGAACGGCGTTCACGAGCATAAAATCGGGACTCTCTTGACTCAGATTCAGCTGATAGGAGTGCTTGAGACGACGAAGAAGGTTGTTGCGATCCTTGGTATCGATGGACAGGTTGAAATCGATGGCCCGAGGAATATTCGCATTGTCCACTAATATGTTTCCTGAATGAAGGTCCAAGTGAACAATGCCGTGAAGGGTCAGAAGGGCGAAGCCCTCGATCAGATGCTTCGCAAAATCATAGAAGGGATAGCGTTGAAAGTTCATGCGATAATTGGTGAGCGGTGTTCCTCCATAGGACAATTTGAGTAGCCTGAGCGAGGTGAATTTAGGAGCGTCCGTGACCACGGGACAGAGGTCTATTTCACTGTTCGTCTGTTTTGCTAAAGGTGCCGGTTCACACATGGCTTCCGCAACCAAATAATACTGTTTCCACAAAGGGATCTGCTGGATTCGTTTCGCAATATCGAATTCGATTTCAGCGTCCTTGTCGCTTAGGAGTTTTGACAGTTCGGACCCCATATGTATCGTCGAATTCTTCTCGATCTTCCTTTCCGATTTGCCCTTACATTTAAGGGGCTCATGGAAAATACATCCATAAGCACCTTTTGCGAATAATTTTCCTCCGGATTGGATTTCCATTCCACTCTATTACACTGAATGATTATTATAGCTTTAAAATAAACAGAAGATGCTTCAGAGATGATCCTACAGATCTTGTGGATCGGGGTATGCCTATTATTGATTGTTGCCATTCTAGAAATCTGGTATCCACAAGTCATTCAAGAGGGTTTTGAAACAGCACTGGGGTCCGATTCCTTCTGGAGCCAGTATGTTCCTCGCAGAGGTGATATAAGCACAGATCCGGACACTGAGGAGGCAGGATATTATAGGGATACACGGTACTTTAGCGGATATGCTGATGTTCAAAGGCTGGGTCAGGACCAGGATTTTTGTCGCATGCTCACAAGCAAGTCTAATCCCAAGGACATGTTTTTTGCCTGTGCTCTGGGAGGGACAGATGGTCTGTCCTCCACTCGGTATCGAACCAAGTCTACCCTTCAGGATCTGCCGATGTCGAGGGACGACTACATGAACGATTTGGGAGACGGCCGCGACAGTTACTGTCGCATCCTGAAAGTCGACCAGTATACCTTTCAGGCCCGCTGTAACCCGGCCCAAGACGACAAGTTCCGCGATAAGATGACTGGAGATGCCAATCCTCCGAAATACATCGAAGAACTTCTCCAAATGTATGATGGGATCCTGTTCTGGCTCAGATTCAGGGACGATATGGTGGACTATGCCAAGAATCTTGTGATCAATAGGTCCGGAAACATCACAATTGACGAGGCCCCTCCGAGACCAGAGGAAGCCAGAACCTTGGTGTTCAATGGCGTCGATCAGTTCCTCCGTATTGGTGACAATAATGACCTGGAATTTGGGAATACGGTCGATGTCCGTTATATGCGAGCCATTAGCGTCTGGGTCTATTTCGACGAGTTCACGAACAATGCTCACATCCTGGATTTCGGCAATGGAGCGGGCAAGGACAATGTCTTTCTGGGAATCATAGGGCGAGGCAATGATGTCGCTGAGACGAAGCCCTCCACCCTGGGCATCTGTCATGACGACATGAATTCCGTGTTACCGGCTCTGCCGTCAGGTGCTCAGCCAGTCCAGGTCGTGACGCCCCAGGTCCTCATGGAAACCACACCGGCAAACGTGAACGACTACACCTGCCCGAAACAGGAGATCTATGGACGTATCATGCCAACAATTCAGCCAAAGGCGGAACCAGCTCACGAGGCTAAGACGGCAACCCTCGTCTATGAAATCTGGGACTCCCAGCAACGCAAGATCCGCATCCAAGTGTCCGATTTCTTCCCCCTCAGAAAATGGACCCATCTAGTCATAACAACCACAGACCGAGACCCTGTTCGTCCGAACCTGAACTTTTATAGGGATGGAGAGTTGGTGTATGAAGAGGCCAGTGCGTGGTTGCCCCAGAACAGCTTCCTAACACATAACTATATTGGCAGAAGCAACTGGGCTACCGTTACAGATCCCTATGGAAACCCTGATGAACTATTCAAGGGAGCAATGTTCGATCTTAGAGCGTACCAGACTCCGATGACAAAGAAGAAGATTGATTTGACGTACAAGTGGGGTAAGAAGATGATGGGGAACCCTAATCATGACCCTATGGACAGGCCTTTGGGCCTATAAATAGGCCCTATGGACAGGCCTTTGGGCCTATAAATAGGCCTCATGGATAAACCATTAATATCTATCATCCTTATAGGGATGGTCTCAAAAACAAGAAAGAAACAGAGGACCTACAAGATCTACATGTTTCGTCACGGTGTGTCTTGTTCCAATTTAGCACGACGGCTCAACAACGATTTAGAGGCGAATCTATACACAGACCCTGAACTAACAGAGGATGGTATATCTATGGTAAAACACCTTAAACCTTATGCCTTGAAGCATATTCGAAAACCCTTTGTAACAGGGGTATCGAATCTGTTACGGACACATCAAACGGCCTATCATCTTCTGAACCCCAAAAAAATGTATATTATCCCCTATATTAATGAATTTGGTGAAAACTATCAAGAAAATCATGAACTGCCACGTGAGTTACAAGAAGAGCTTTTGAAAACAATAGACAGACCCATTATTAAATTAAGAGATTATTCGTATTATGATAAGGTCGAACAGGTCGATGAGGAGCAACAACTTGGAGCCTTTATGAAATGGCTCGGAGCCAACGTAAATAAGATTACGGACCATGGCTCAAAGAGCCTTGTTCTTATCAGCCATTATGGATTTATAAATGATGTCATAAATCACTATGTTGGGTTCAGTCCACAAAAAATATATAATTGTGAAATGATTGAAATGGATGTTTCAATTCATAACAAAGAGGCTCACATAGATTATTTGAAACGAGTATCCTATGATCCTAAGAAATTCAAGAAATGGGATCCTATCGCGTATTCAAAAAATCATGGATGTCGTTTATCTATCGGTAAGAATCGCAAACCAGTTACGAGGCAACTAATATATAGTTACGAAACACGTAAGAAAAAAAATAACCCTAAATAGGTGTAATGAAAACTCGACGAAAAAGAGGCGGTTCCAGAAAACCTAGTCTAGGTATTTTACCGTCGCTAGTATTATTAGCATCCTTAGCGGCAGCATCATCTATGCCTTCAGAAAAACCACTGATTCCCTCCATGAACAAGATATCAACGATAAGCAGAGCCATTGAACGAAATGTTAAGGCCGATATGGGAAAACTAAATGTCGCGGACATTTCAGAGATTAAAACTACAGAAGGGCAGGAAAAGGCTCTCGAATTTTTAACAAAGTACCGAACGTACAGGCAAATGGGCCAGAGCATGCCCGTTGTCACAAAAGAAGGCGATGTCTTGTCACGGGATATAGCCGATACCTGTGCGATCGGCGGAATTAGTTGCGGCACCTTCCCCAGATACATTATGCCCCAGATAAAAGACGTTAATAAATTCATCAAAGATGCCAATAAGCTTGGGATCCATCTCAAAAAGCACGAGGAGACGATCACCGTGAAATCGGCGGACGAATTAAAGGCCAAAATCAAACCCTCTCAGTCCGAAATCATGGCCTCCAAGGTCGCCGATAAAGTCGCTAAGGTTGCCAGGAATGGCCTTGATCCTTCCAAGTTCAGTATTATCATATCCAAAGATGGCCATATCGTTGACGGCCATCACACATGGAACACACTAGTTAACGTCTTAGAGGCTGATCCAAGGACCGTCACATTCAAAGTGACCGTCATTGAAGCAGATATTCTAGATATTCTTGTTGCTGCTGCCGCAGTAGGCCTTCCCAATGCTCCTGAATATGGCTGGTCGGGTCTATTAAACAGTGAATTTCCTAAACTTAAGAATTCATATTCAGAATTAGCGGCTCGTAAACACTATACTCAAAAGTATCATAATCATCGACTAAGCCATCATTCAGGGAAAACATTCAAAAAACACCGTTAAATTGTATTTACCTTGAGCCATTCAGTCACCTGGGCCGCCATCTGCCCCTGAAGATCTTCTGTCGGTCCCTTATGAAGAGGCATGAGCCAACACGCAAGGTCAGCCGCAGCAGCAAAATGTTGAAACTCGCCGACCACCTTGAGTTCGTTCTGGAATTCGAGGGTAGGGCATCCCCTAGGCAAGCACCAGAGCTTCATCCAGTCCTCATCCTGCTTCGGCAAATTAAACAGGATACAGATACTTGCCCCTTGGATCTTGCTATAAGCCTCCAATCCAGACGCTTTTCGTCCAACGCACACAATTTGCATCTTTATCAGTGGTCCTAGAACTGTTTCAGCGAAGGTCGGCGTAATCAGATCATCCGTGAGAACCACACAGAACTTGGTTTCGGGAACTGACGCATAGGGTGGCCATGCGTCCCTTAAAGCCTGTATATCTTGAGGTCCAACATCTATGTTTTCTGGCAAGAAACCATATATGTTTTTCGCATACACACTCACATTTGGATTCCACTCAATTGCCTGAACGGGCTCCGTTGAATCCTTGCGAATTTTAAAGGTGCGAGCTGTATTTAGTAAATTCTGTGGCATGAACATGTTTAAACCTATGTCAGGATATTTCGCATATAACTGAATCGCCTTAGATAAATAGCGAATACAGTAAAGATCAGGATTGGAAAATGTGGTTAGATGTGAGGAAGGAATACAGATCATATTGTCGACTTTTTCCACAGGACCATAGAAAGATGTGCGGCTAGGAATCGTGGCTCCATTAATAAAGGGATCAAATGTCTCATTAGGGCCCGCATAGATCTTCTTATAGTCATATATAAGACCGCCTCCTGTCATGAACGCATTTGGCCACTGTTGAACGGCTAGGGTAGAACCTGGCTGTATGTTGTCTTCTAGTTCAGACCAGACGAATTTCTTTTCACGGGCTAACATGATCGCATACGTCTGGGCCTGTTTTGGATTCAAACAACGGATCTTGACAGTTGTCTTGCGATCGTCCATGCGTGCCAACGTCTTCGGACCAGATCGACTTTGTTCAAGATATGTAATGGACGAGGGATGAATATAGAGATAGAGCTTGGCCTGTATAATATCATGCTTATTATAGTCCCTTATTTCCGTCTTATGTATGTGAACTGTCTTGATGCTTTGACAAGGATTGGATATCATAAACTTCATTCCGAACATATCCCCCGTGAATCGGTTGTCGCAACCGGCCGTTCCGAGCTTGTAGTCGAAGGCAGACCAGTCCCAGGTCCTCTCCTTGACGGAGTCCGAATGAACAATCCAGGCATCCTGTGAGTCCACGCGAGGTCCGAACAGCTTCAAATCAGTTGGTCCCGAGCCCTCGTCCCATCGTAACAGGGCGAACATCTTATCCCTCATGTCGACTGAATACAGCTCCTCTAATGTTCCATTACAGTAAATGTCGGCATTTGCGTATATGACTAGCGTATTTGACGGCACATGATCGTATGTATATTTTAATAAATCTTTGTACGTGAGTCGTGTTCCAATGATCACCTGTTCGACTTTATCACTGCCTTTTGCTCCAGACCATTCATATTTCAGGTCTGTTTCATTGAGTAGGATAACCTTATCAATTGAATCACAGGCTAAATTATTTTTTAGACATTGACGAAATTCCTTGGCTCTCTTGGTAACTTTATGGACAAAGTATTGCGTTATCAGACATATGGATGGTGGAACAGATCCAGACGATTGTTTGATTCCAAGTTGTTTTAAAGAGGAGGACCAGGCCTCCGAACAAGGAATATCAACGAGATGTGTAAAATGAAATAGGACAGCCACTGTCGCAAGGCTATGCCCTAGATCACCATCATATGGATGTGGAATAATAGGATATTGTGTATGAAGTGTATCAAGTATTGTCACGGAGGTAAAAGGGTATTGGTTCGCAACTGCCTGACTGACGAACAGGTGTTGGATGGTGGACCTGTTGACCTTCAACAATTCATAGTCTGTTGGAGTTAGTTCATGGAGCACAAGAGCTAGAACCGGTACATGGGACGCCCATTTGATATAGTCTTGGACAGAGGTTACGATACCTGTCCATTTCTTGAATTTTTTATTTGTAATGTCTTGATCTTTTAGCCAAATGGCGGTCATTCCATCTTTATGAGGGATAGTGCGACTATTTACGATGGGGGGAACTCTACGACCTGACATACTATATATATAGATTGTCGGTGATTTAAATCCTTTTGCTACTGTAGAATGTCTAGCAACAATATTGGCGGTGAAGGTGTCTGGTCACAACCACCAACGTCATCAGGGGCCGCATATACGGATCCCCAAAATACACATTATGGCTACTTCAATTCGAAGGGTCAGATTCTGCTGGGCCATAATGCGACGAGACCTTATGCGAGTGGAACCTATATTGATGTGAGCAGTGTCTCTACACAGTATGTGAGCCCCTCCTCCCTTCCCTCCTTCCCTCTTCGTCCAGGTTCGAATCAGTCACAGATCACGGCGAACAACCAAGCCAAGACTATTTTCAATTCGCTCAATGCTCAGAGCAATCAGGTGGCAGCAGGTCTTCGAAGGGCCCAGTTGCCAATTTTTCAGTCCGATCAGGATCGTATTCGCTACATTCAGGCTCAGTACAGTCAGGCTATTCCAGGTACAACGAATGCCCCGACATATAGTGTCAACACTTTGTTTCCTGGGTTCGGATCAAGGTAATATGTTTTCTGGGTTTGCGAGGATCCAAAAATTTACGAATGTCGTCTGCGGGTCCGAGCCCTCTACAGGCTGTCAGACCCGTTTTTTCGCTAAACACAAGAGCTGCGACGCGTCCTTCGACTGCTCCTAGTAGTTCTGGAATAACAAGGGCCAGCCTTTGTCGATGGGCTTTTGGACTAAGAGGGTGATGTGTGAGTCCCATGAATAGAATTTGATTCACATACTGGTCCATAAATTTTACCTTCGCATAGCAATCATCGGCTTCTATGACGATTCCGATGTCCCAGGGTCGTTTATTATAAGGTGGTAAACAATCCATACAAGGATTGTATACGACTTTATCGCCCGGTTCGAACATTAAAAATAGTATTACATATTTGTTATAGCGATTCTCTAAACTCCTTCAGTACTTGTCCCAGCGACCTTAGATCTTCCTTTGATACTTCTAGGATTCTTGGCCTTTGGACTGGCTGTTTTAGCAGAAGTTCTTGCGGGCTTTGCCGCACGAACAACGTTGATCCCTCGCTCAGTGGTAAGGAGCGACTCTCTCCAGGTTGTAACGAGTGGTTCCACTCGCTCTTTCCATGAGGGGTCAAGGGTGTATGTACCGTGTTCTTTGTTGTAAGATCCGATGTGGATAGGCTTTTGTGAATTGGCGACGGACTTGGAATCGTAGTAGTAGAGTTGTCCGTCTGAGCCAAGGAAAGGGACGTTGCCGAGAATAAGGAATTCATAGTTTGACATAGAGACTTAGCTTTACATGGTTATGTGTAAGTCCTTCAATTTTATAGAACAAGTTCATTGAATGTTTCTACAAAGTGGGGTATCTTCTGAGTAAGAAGACGCTTTGTAATATGGGAGTTGAGAATACCTGAAACAAAGGTGTCCATTTTAAGTCGATCTTTAAGATCCTGTCGACTTTTTAAATAGTCATAGGCTTTACGAATTGTTGCTTTGTCTTGAAGGAGTTGCTCAAGATGCTCTATATCTTCGAAAAAGAGGGGATAGTCTTTTCCAAGATATTCTTCGGTCGCCTCCAAGCGATTACAGAAAATGGGAATGTTACGAGCAATTGCTTCAATTACCGCATTATTGGCTGACGCATTGATTTGATGGACAATAATAAAGCTATTATTGACTAAAGCATCATACTCTTCATTACTTAGGTATAATACTTCCACAGATTTCTTTTGCTCTTCTGTCAATTTAATCGAAAATTCTTCACATTCATCTTCTAGTCTTTTATAGGCTGATTCTGATTTCATGCCAGGTAACCATACTTTACGATAGGTTGGGAGATTTAGTCTGAATATAGTCGATGGCCTGCGTATCTGAGAACCAATGAACACCACAGTCTTCATTGTATCAATGAGATCCGAATTAAATTCACCGCCATCAAACTCAATTGGATGATAGACAGTATCGACTGGAATATCTAGTCCTAGCGTTTGAAATGTTTTCTTCCATATTTTTGTAACATAATTAGATAGAGTAAACACACCTTTACATAATGTGATATTATGCAGAAAGAATTGATTATTTTTATAATTATTGAGATTATGTTCATCGTGATATTTCTTTGTATTAATAGGTACTAAATGGAAAACACCGACCCATTCTTTTGTAAGATAACTATTTACATTCACGTCTCCATAACTTCGAAATTGTATGCCATTGGGATTATTGAAAATTACATCTAAATTTTCTTTAACATTTATCCAGCCATATCTATGTGTTCCTACTCCACAATGTAACACATGATTATAGGGTATGATACTATCATTTAAACATTTATCATATAATGTAGGATTAAATTTTGAAAGTTGATGTGATCCTAGTGTATAAAGATTATACATAGACGATTCATTCGCAAAATAACTTGCCATGTTTGGAGGTGCCACGTTGTATTTTAATTGATCCATACCAAAACAATAAAAAACGTCTTCTGGGTGGACTCCATTGAATGTTTCTAGGTTTTTTTCGCTATTCGTATATAGTGGAATTTTAATTTTATCCTTCTTTTCGAGACATTTAATCATAGCTTGAATGGAACGCAATGAAAATCCACCATTTCCTACACCTTTGGCTAATCCATAATCTAATGGCCAAGGAGCACCAATATAATCATATTTCATATACTGTTCTAGTCCATATTTAAACATCATTGTATCTGTTTGAAAAATCAGGACTTTTTTATACTGCGGTACAAATTGTTTCCAAAAATTAATATCTAGCATGATATTATTATAGTCTTGAACCGATGTAAGTTTTGATTTAAGTGGAAAGACTATTATACCAGGATGTAGTTTGCCACCTGTTAGTTTCATTGTTAGCTGATGCCATTTTTGAAGAACATCTGGTGTTACCATTAATACAATTCTAAAATTGTTTGGGAGAAATCGTAGGGTCTGTCTCATCATTAATTCATAGGAAGGATCATATCGACTTTCTAGTAAAAGAGCAATATGTTCATATTTAGTTATAGGTCGATTCATATTGTAATGTTTTAAAGATAAGTTTATATCAATTGTATTTTTTAATGGTTTAATATCAACTATACTAAATATTTTATGTTTTTGAAGCATAGATACAGAATTAATAAATAAATCATTTGATATAACAGGTAAATTAGAATTTAGTGATTTTATAGTATTAGAGCTACACCAGGGAACATCAATTTGAAATCGCTGAATCTTGTTTATAGCGAACCAATTTGACATAATGATATCGCTTTCCGTCTCAAAATTCATAAATAAACTTAGTTTTGTAATGTATTCTTGCCATTTTTCTGTAAAATAGGATCTATGATAGCAGCAACTAAATCGTTCGTCTAATACATGAATTAATTCTGGCATATTGTCAATGACACTATTATCAAACATATATCCGAAGAGTCCATATGCGTACTTGATAGAATTTGTATCAATAATTTGCTCATATGTTTCTATAAGTGATTCTGGATAGACTATGTTATCTTTTATTATTAATATCCATATATCAGTATCAGTCGCATATTTCGTCAATGTTGTATTAAAATCTGTAAATCCACTTGGATCTGATTTGTTCAAATCGATAAGAGACTGATAGGGTTCATCTACTAGATTTACGGCTAATTGTGTTAAATTTATATCATCCGTATAACAATGAATCTTTTCAATACATGAATTATTAATAATAGTATTAAGATATGTGAATAATGTCAAACATCGTTCGTTACTCGTAGTAACGTGGATAACACATTTCATTCTGATTATTTACATAAAATAAATATTCATAAATATTTACGCATATTTACAAATAGTAATATGAATAATCACTAGAAACTATTTAATACAGTTATAGCAAAAGCCAGTCAAAGGCCAATTATCATAGCAAAAGCTATGAAAGTATTTGCTGAGCCTACTTTCATAGCTTTTGCTATGAAAGTATTTGCTGAGCCAACTTTCATAGCAAAAGCTATGAAAGTATTTGCCAAGGCCATCTAGCTCTGCGTTCTAGTGGCTGATCGTCAGGATATCTCCCGTAAGGGCCTTCATAATAGCCTCCCCCCAGCCATCGTTCCTCATAAAGTGGCATGCCTGCTTCCAAAACCATTCCACCCCTCTGTACGTCACAGAGTTTACAAGGCCTTGAAACTGCTACAACGTCTATGAAGGATTCCCGTTGTTTATATAACAAAAATAGTAATAGAGCTATTGCTAGCAGATATATCCACATCCCTATTATTAATAATTATTAATAATAGGGATATGAGTATTAAATTCTAGTTTTTTAAAACTTATATTTAACAATTCTATGTCTACAAAGTAGACATAGAATGATTGTTAAATTCTACCAAGTATTTGCTTGGTGGGTCTTTATTGCGTCCGTTTTATATGGTCTAGGCATTAGTCCCATAAATACATTTCCTCTTATTTTACTTGCGTTAGGTCCCGGGCTCTATCAACTAGTTAGTCGTTTTCGAATCGATCCCCTATGGAAGAAATTATACACAATTATCCTGTACTTTTCGCCCTTCCTCTGGGTTCCCCTCGATCTGTCCATAAAAACATTGATCAATAATTGTATTGTCCCTGTCGCCTATATAATCTTTATGGAAATGAACGAGTATGATATTTCAGAGGTATATCATACAATGCTTATAGAAAACCCCACAAAGCTATTTCAGTTTTTAAAGAATCGGTTTCTCTAGAAATCCTAGAAATCCGCATTCATATTAAATCCCGTTGATTCCTGACCAATGGCTCCCTTCCCATACGTACTCACACGCTTTTCAAAGAAGTTGTCCTTGCTTTCCATGCTAATACGCTCCATGAAGTCAAACGGATTGGCCGTAGTATAAATCTTTCCATAACCGAGCTGAGTCGACAACCTATCCGCCACGAACTCAATGTACTGGGACATGAGCTTGGAGTTCATGCCAATCAAATCGCACGGCAACGACTCCGTAATAAACTCCTTCTCGATTTTCACCGCCTCCTTAATGATTTTAACAGCCTTTGCCTTTGGCAACTTCCTCTCGATCTCCTCATACAGAGCACAGGCAAACTCTGTGTGAAGCCCCTCATCACGAGCAATGAACTCATTACTCAGGGTCAGTCCAGGCATGAGTCCCTTAGACTTGAGCCAATAGATCGCACAGAAGGCACCGCTAAAGAAGATCCCCTCAACAACGGCAAATCCAATCAGCCTCGTGGCGAAGTTCTCCTCCTTGGACTCAATCCACTTCTTGGCCCAATCGGCCTTCTTGGCGACGCACGGAATCGTTTGGATCGCATGGAAGGTCTCCAGCTTGAGCACAGGATCATCAATATACGTATCAATGAGCAGCGAATACTGCTCCGAATGAATCTGCTCAATCGCATTCTGGATCGCATAGAACGCACGAGCCTCCTGTACTTGGACCTCCCGCATGAATCGGGTGGCCAAATTCTCTTGAACAATCCCGTCCGAGCCGGCAAAGAATCCCAGGATATGACGGAGAAAGAATCGCTCCTTATCCGAGAGCTTCAACCAGCCCTCTCGGTCCTTGCTCAGATCCACCTCATGCGGTAGCCAGAAGACTGCCTTATGCTTCTCATACAGTTCATAGAGCTTGGGCTTCTGAACGGGAAATAAGGTGAATCGATGCGTATTTTCCCTCAGAATCGGCTCTATGAACTCATCCGTTTCCGTGGGAGGACTTAAAGACATGGCGGGCATGGTCACAGAATCCGCTCGCGACCTCGCACCGATCCCCTTTAACACGGGACTTTGAGCTGGTGTCTTTGTTATAGATGTTACCTTGGAGTCCATTTGCCGTACTGGTAGGTGTGATTTTTTCTCCATTTGTTGGCTCCCAGTAACTTTACGCTTTGGATCAAATTTAGCAGTTAAAAATAGGATAATTGAATTCAAAATAAATTACCCGGACTTCAATTTTCTTTTCATTAAGCTTATCTATTACTCTTCGCTAAGACTCTTATAATAGTCATATACCTTCTTATTCGCCCGAATCGCCGCCCTGTCAAAGTCGTGGACGTATAGGGAGTCCAGGCTCTTGACGCGGCTCAACGCGACGTAGGCCTGGCCACATTCAAAGGTATTGTCACCGATGTCGACGAGGGCACAGTCCAACGTGGACCCTTGGGCCTTGTGAATCGTACAGGCCCAGGCCAGACGAAGAGGGATCTGATTGCGGAAGACTCCAGGATGGCCCTCGATCTCCCAGTTGTGCGTAGGAATGGGGATTCGCATGCCGTTCAGGAATTCCACAATCGGAATGTCCCCGTCATCCTTATCCGCGGACTTTTCAGTAAATCCTACAACAACGCCCCTGGATCCGTTCACGAGGCCCTTTTCGACGGACAGGTTGGTAATTAACATCACTTGGGCCCCCGTTAACAGCGTCAGTTCTGTCCTGTACATCGCATCACGATCCATGTTCGTCACCGTCTGGACGAAACTCGGATCCATGAGCCTGGTTTTATCGGCGATCTTGGACGACGCATATCCATACTGGGCCTTATAGGTCACGGGTCGACCCTTCAAGGCCTTCAAGTTTACCTGGTTGATCATGTCTACGTCGGCATTCTTAGGGAATAGCAGGGTCGGTCGAATCTTCTGGCTCTGCCAGGGGAGATCCATGCGACTGCGAAGAAGGGCCTCTCCCTCGGCAGAAAGATCCCCCAGACGAATCTCACACAGCAATTTCTGGAAGACGGGATCCTTCTGCCGATGGATCTCCTTGAGCTCGATGGTCTTGTGAATAATCGTCGACCAGTGCCGACTCTCGAACGCAAATGACCCCTTTCCGTCCTTTATTACAGGGGGCAGCTGGTAGAAATCGCCGACCAGAAGCAATTGGATACCGCCGAAGGGCTTATCGAAATTCTTCCGCATCCGTTGGCCGATCTCATTGAGCTTCTCCAACAGTTCCGCCGTCAACATGCTGATCTCATCGATCACTAGCAGATCCACAGATCGCCAGAGCTTCTTAGCCCGTCCATTGCGATTGATCTTCCAGACGAGGTCCACAGGATCCTCCTTGCCGAGGCCGATCCCTGACCACGAATGGAGAGTCTTGGCCTTAGGACCCAGCAACAATGCCGCACACCCTGTCAACGCAGTGATATTTACATTCACCTTCTTGTTACACATATTGGCCTCTGGATCGATCAGGCTCTCCAAACAGGTCTGTAATAGCCCAATCAAATAGGACTTTCCCGTGCCGCCAGGTCCCGTCATGAAGACATTCTTGCCCTCAGCCAATGCTCTTACAACCGACGCTTGTTCTGTCGTAAGAGTATCCATACTTTGTTATTAAATCACAACAACCACCTTTTCGTCAAATTTATGCCTTTTCAAGTGCTTCTGTGACGGCCTTCCCGTAGCCACGACCCTTCTTGGGAACCGCCTTAACCGCATCCAGACCCTTGATCTCCTTCTTGAGTTCCTTGAGTCCCTTGACACAATCAGTCAACTTACTTACAATACCCTCATATGCTACCTTTATTTCGTCAAACACAGAATCTAAATTCAATTCAGAATCGGAATCAATTTCCATAGTGTTCTATATACTATGGGCCGTATATTTTTAGGCTCTAACGTTTAGCTAGCTCTTGAGCCATTCTGCTAATTGGACTATGGTATTCTACCGTACAGATCATAGGTATTGTCTTGGATGTTTCGAGGGAAAACCAACTGATGAGCCAGTGGGTGGGGAGGAAGAGACAGTGGCCGGGGCGAAGGACAATATCAAAGAACTTCAGATCGGACAAAAAGGGTGTGTCATAGATTGTGAGCTTATTTGGATGGACTGTCCCGTCAGTCCAGTTAGGCGGGAGGGACTTCTTTAGATTTCCTGGTACAATGCTCACTTGAATGGCCCCCTCGGTGACAAAGATGGCCGTCCATTTGGCCCTCAATGGATGTAGGCCTTTACTGCCCATCCAACAGGCACCCGTGGCCCTGTACCAGAGGTTGCTCAAAGGAACAGTGAGGACTAGCGGATGAAGCGTTCGTTCGGTCCAAATATCCAGGCCGGCACCGAGGGCAAGGAGCTGAGCGTGTTCTATAGTCCAAGGACAGGCCGCATCGACGTCGGCTGTGACGAGCCATTCACTCAACGTCTGATCTGCGAATACTGGGACGGTGTTATAGATGGGTCGCATCGTAATGTCCTGGGATGTCCAGAAGGCCACGGATGGAACGTCTTGTAGCACGATCGGAGCCTTTTCGTCCAATAGGCCGGCTAGCTTGTCTTTCTGAGACCATCGGATCTGATTGATATTGAATTCGTAATTCGCCTGATTATAGAAAAAGGTCAGAATCCCGACAATAATGAGACCTATTAATATCCATTCTAACATGGCAACCCTACTGCCTCGTAAGGTTGTAGTAGGTCTTTAAGATTCGCACTTGATTTTTATGAGATGGTGTATAGTGTTACTATACACCATTCCGTAAAGGGCATCGTGTGAATCGACCAAAGATTCGCACTTGATTTTTATGAGATTGTTGCTATGTAGTGTGTTGCTAGGCAACACACTTAGCAACAAACTGACCATTCAAAAGCATCTGTTCCAACAGATGTCCACATAGGATCCCTGTCATGCTGGGAATACCAGAAGCGAATACGACCCTCTGACTCCAGACAGAATCCAATACAAAATTCAATCCCTATTCGTCCAAATACAAAAGGATTGGATGTTTTCAGTAATCTATACGACGACCTTTCAAGAATGACTAACATATGATAATATGTTCGTGGACTTGTCTCATCAGAATAATGAACGACGAACCACAGGTTGCCATCAGGGCCTATTTGCGGAATAGTTGAACCTCGGATTCGTTCAAAGATAGGCGGCATTGCTAATTCTGTATGAATGCTTAACCGTTTATTTTCAACAGATCCTATTTGAAGCGGAAACCATTTATAAATAAACTCTTCCCTATTCTCTGATACTAATGGAATCCAGTTCTTCTCACACCATGTCGCATTCGGCGGCTCAATCACCTCTAAATGAATTGCTTCAGAGCCAGAAATATCTCCAATGACCATACGATTCTCATCATTTTGCGACCATTCCCTTTGCGTCCCAATTAAACGGACCTGTCCATTAAATTCATACAGACGAATGTCTTCTATTCCCTGAATTGTATCCCTTCGTCTAGGAAGATTTGTTACATTTTGAAGCCGCGATGAATGTTTAATTGTGTTTAAATCGTCTGATAGCGTTAATAAATAATTCTCTGTTTTAAGAGACCCCTTTTCGTCATGAATAATATAACGGCCTTCAGGCGTTAGTAAATAATTTACGTAACGGACATTTAGCAGAGGTGTTCTGTTATACATTAGAAAAGACGCAGAGGTTGGGTGATAGGGGGGCAAGGAAGGATATGTATAGGATCCTGATATGGAAGATGCTTCTTTTTGAAGAAAGCGAACAATAGAACCTGATCCATTCTGTATAAAATGAATGCGTAACGCGATTGCCAACTGTTCTACACAGGTGTCTCGTGTTCCTAAAGCCGATAGTTGATTGGATGCGTGATGTTTTTCATATCCATTTTCAGTAACACTAAAAATATCATTATAGGATTCTATGCTAGTAGGACGTATTGTAATATTATTAAAATAGTAATAAGCAGACAGCCATTGGTCGTCGACATACCTGGCACATGGCATAATAGGGAACGTAGAAAGCTTATTTAGAAAGGACCTATGTGTTAGGTTTCCAACATAACCATGTATAATACCACCTGATGTTCCTAATGTCCCTTTACAAATATGATTATAGCGATTTTGATAAACGCCAAGAGATGATACTGAATTCATCATACGTTTAATAAGATCTGCCCTGTATTCTTGATCATCATCGCATACAAAAATCCATTGATTCTGTTCAATATGATTCAGGGCCCCGAGATATTTTGAGGCGGGTCCAAAATCATCACAGAATACGACTTTGAGTTTGGACGCATAGGGCTCTTGAGAAAAAACCTCTGGAATAATAATCGGATCCGAAAAACGCGAATAGGACTTTGAAACAGACAAATAGACTCTGTCTACCTGAGGTAGAAGTGAATCAATTGCTTTTATACATTCGTTCGAAATTCTTGATGGGATAGTTGTAAGTGAAGCTACAACAGAAAAATATGTGGATGGAAGGGCGATAATCTCATCAGTATGATCACTTTTGAACCAGGATGGGTTCCACCCATATGTATTTTCCAGATGGGCCCAAAAATTTACTTCCCATGTCATACAATTCTTCTCTAAAATTGTAGGTATGAAATGCGTCTTGTACAGGGTCCACATGTTTGTAAGTGAGTCTCTGTCGCCAATAAAAAACCCTCCGCAAAAACGCCAGTTCACATTCACAAATATATTGTGAGCATTTGTACCCTTTTGCCAGCAACCAGGAAAAACGAGGAGTGATTTCTGAAGCTTCGAATTCGCAATAAGTTGAATACGATTCATAAATGACCCTGTATGTTTTGATACATGAAATACGTTAAAATCAATCCAGGCATAGTGTGTTGCGTTTGTAAGCATCATTGCTTTTTGTATGAAATCTATTTTGGAATTCATAAGAATCATAAAATTAATTGTATCATGATAGTCTGTTCGATAAAGTGGTAGAGAGACAGATTTACCATGTAAATCCTTATAGATCGGTAAATCTTCAAGTTCACAAAGCTCGATTCGAACATTTGGATAAGCTGATAAATTATAGGACGAATATGTGCTACTAAGATAAAGAATAATTGGAATTCCTGTCGAAGCGAGTTTCTTGAAATATTTGAATCGCTCTTCTACGCCCCTATCTTTTGATCTATCTTCACGAAGATCTAATAGGGCGGTTACAAAAATAGTCGCCATTGATAATACTAACTATTATATTATTTAAGTTGATTGACCCTGTGAATTTATATGAATCCTATGTCTAAACAATCTAAAAAATGAGTACTATGAGTTTTAGATGGAAAATCATTATAAATTTATATTTCTAATTATTGATAGCGACGGTGAACCGTGTTATAATGAAAATCGCCGAATCATGCGATCCTTCATGAATTCCAATACAGATATCAAAACATTCTTTGTACGTATGAATCTAGACCAAACAGACCCTGTTCGTCTTATTGGGGATACCCTTTTTTGTCAAGGAATCGAAATATTGATTCCTGGTGCTCTTCAAAAAACACTGATGGCCATGGAATATTGTTTAGCAAATATGTCCTTTGACTACCTTGTTCGTACAAACATTAGTTCGTTTTGGAATTTTAAGGAACTTTTACATATGGGCACTACATTTCCTAGAGAAGGATTCGTAAATGGTGTTATTGGAGAGTATTATGGTATCAACTATCCGTCAGGGGCAGGAGTTATTTATTCTCGCGATATTATTGAGTTATTTATCGCAAATCGCAATTTGTTTAAAATGGACACACATGAAGATGTTGCATTTGGTCAGTTTCTTTCAATAAAGAATATACCCATCAACAATGGTAAACGTCATGATTATACAAGTAATACACATAATATTAATCAAGAAATAGTAATAAGTGATCTACATGGACAACATTATCATTATAGGGTGAAAGGATCAGATCGTCAATATGATAATCGTATTTTCAAGTATTTGTATAACGCAATTTATAGCGGTATGACAAATCATTATAAGTTTGTATTTCTAATAATTGACAGTGATAGTGAATCCTGCTATAATGAGAATCGCACAATCATCCGATCCTTTATGAACAGCCATCCAAATATCAAAACATTCTTTGTACGTATGAATCCAGACCAAACAGACCCTGTTCGTCTTATTGGGGATGTCCTTATGTGTCGAGGAACTGAGTCATTTATTCCAGGAATTCTAGAAAAAACTCTAACATCTATGGAATATTGCTTGCGAAATATATCCTTCGACTTCTGTATTCGTACGAACCTTAGTTCTTTTTGGAATTTTAAAGAACTTTTACATTCGTCTACCACGTTTCCTAAAGAGGGATTTGTGAGTGCTCATCTTGGTCAATATAATGAAACAAAAGCTCTTGGAACACCCTATTATGGTGTCACATTTCCATCAGGTTCAGGGTATATTTGTTCTCGTGATATAATTGAACTATATACCGCGAATCGCAGTTCCTTTATAATGGATCTTCCAGATGATGTGGCGATTGGACAGTTTCTTTTAACAAAGAATATACCCATAAATAGTGGCAAGCGTCATGATTATACACATAACACTCATCAAATTAGTCAAGATATAGTATTAAATGATGTATTACATGGGCACCATTATCATTATAGAGTCAAAGGCTATGATCGACAATATGATAATCGTATTTTTCAGTATTTATATAACGCAATTTATTCTTATAAGTCCACACTTGTTACCTTCTACTTTAATTTGACGACACTACCCGATGCGACTGACGCAGGGAGGCCCCAGAGTTTCTATATGGAAAAGGGGAGAGAGACATTAAAGTTACAGAATCCAATGGTGATTTTCTGCGATGATACTACCCATTTAAGTATCAAGGCCATAAGGGACGAAGAGGTGTCAGATCAGACTCTCACAAAATATATAGTTCGACCCTTTACTGATTATGATTTTTACAGGCATAATTGGCCGATTATCTGTGCCAATCGAAAGGGAGTGCCATTTTATGTCAATGATCGAAATACAGCCTCTTATTTTTTGGTATCTATGTTCAAGATTATTGCGTTACAGTTGGCACATCAGGAGAATTTTTATAAGACGCCCTTTTATACCTGGATTGATTTTGGGGGAAGCCATGTGATGCGATCCTTTCACGATGCGACCATGAAGATTCTGGCGAATCCTAGACCCAAAATTTCCATGTGCTATATTCATTATAGGGGGCACCAAGAACTTGAAGATCGCCTTCAAAACAAAGTTCAGGGGGGATACTGTGGAATCGCAGCAGGAAGTCTGACAGCAGAGGCGAGTTATATATCTCGCTTTTATACGGGGTGTATGTCAATCTTTTATGAAATGCTGACAAACACCATTGGTCATGGCGAGGAACAGGTGTTCAATTACTTTTATGATCGATTTCCTGAACTGTGTACGATTTATTATGGAGACTATTACTCCATTTTGACGAATTATCATGGACCAATGGATGATATCGGAACTATTGAACGATTTTTTATCAATGAGGCGATCCATAAGGGACGGCGTGACTTGGCGAAGCAGGCTGCCAAAGCCATTCTAGACGCAAATCCTGGTTTGGATGAACAGAGTTCCATCAGATTGAAGAACGTGTGTTCTTCCTAGTCTTAGACAGGGGCTTTGATAGTAGATCACGCTTTTTATGGGCTGTTTTTGAGTGGTTTTTCTTTGGCTTTGGGGGCAAATCAATGACAGCCTCCTGAAGCTTTGGATTAATGAAGGCTGCTTTCATTTCCTCCATTAGCCCTTCTGTCGCATCCTCTAGTGCTGCGACAAAATACTTGGCATCCCGTTGTTTGAGGGCCTCAAAAACAGACAGTTCTAACGCTTCCACCTGTTCGTCGGTCCACAGAGTCAACAGCAACTCTGTCATGACAGATCTATATCTGTCAGATCCCGTATAGATAGCTCGACTGTCTTCTAGAAATCCGTATTCAATTCCAAGAGTGGTCCAGGGATCTGTCTGTTGATCTGTCTGGGACAGATCTTTAGACAGATCTGTATTTGACAGATCCAACAGAACAGACCCGTTTTCGGTGTGCTGTTCTATGATCGAAAAGCATCCATACAGATGATTCTGAAACGCAACAGACATCGCTTCGCTATCACAGGCATCATATTCGTCCATTATACATTGAACAGTCCCTGATATGTCCATGACCTAGAGCGAATAGTTAGGGCCTACTTAGGCTCTGATCAATTCACAACAAAGTCTAAGCAGGTGCGTACATCCCTGCCGTTGTCACACCACCCACCACCTGCTGAAGAGGTCGTTCCTTCACTGGCTTAATCGATCCTGGCCCCGAATAGCGATTGTAGCCGCCAGGAATTTCGATCGGGCCTAAAGAACCAGGGGCATCCGATGTGGGTCTCGATCCCTTCACATACAAACCCTTTCCGTCCGCTCCAAACTTCCTCATAGATCCCACAATCTTTGCCCCTGCGATCGCCTGATGGGTCAATGGCACAGTCTCAACACCACCGTGAGGATAGACAAGTACGCCGCCAGGCAAGGAGTAATAGGTCTGGGCTCCGTAGCGATCCTGCTTGGTAGGATTACTGAAGAGACGCGGGGATCTGTTCCAGAGCTTGATGTCATTTTCTTGGCGGCAGTGATAGGCAGACTCCCTCGTAACCGCCTTGGGCATGGCGAGTTCCTGGACCAAGGCCGACGTGGGGGCCTTGGTCCGTACGACAGTGGAATTGGGAACATACATGTCGCTTGTGAGCGGTGACACATATTCGTCCTTCTGGCACCAGCGATCCAGGGTTCTATCCAAATAGTGGAGCACGGATTCCTTGTTGATATTAGCGGAGTAACGGCCGGGCGGGTAGAATTCGCCACCAGGAGGAAACACCATGTTCTTCGGGGGCATCGGGGCGACCTCTGCCGGTGCCGATGTCACATAATTCTTACAGATTTTGACGTAGGGTCGGAAGTCGAGCGGCAGATCCACATGCTGATCGGGAAGAATGTGTGTCAGCATCTTCGTCGCGTCCCAGTGGCTTCGTAGGCACATAGGAGGAAAGAGTTCCTCAGCCGAACCAGCAGATGTTATCGGATAGGTCGCAGGCTGTTCTGCGGCATTCTGAAAGGTTTGATTCACGCTCATACCGAGTCTCTAATAGAATTATTTAATTTCTTGGAACAATATGAACTAACAAACAATTGTAAAAACAGAACGATAAGACCGCCAACATATGCGTAGAAGAGTCCAATAGACATAAAGGCCCCGTCTCTAAGATCTGTTACGGGTCTTTTAGAAACGTTCGGAAGAATATAACTATAGTACATTTCAGTCAATCCTGCGATATACTGGGCTAACTGAAGACTCATAATATAGGGCTTGGCTCCCGTAAATTTATAATCTAGAAGAGATGCCAAATAATAGGAATATAGGATGGTATGAACGAAGGAATTGTAGAGTGCGATCTTCCATACTTCCTGGGAATTATAGTAGCAGCAGAGCCACCAGCAATACAAGGCACCGATATGTTTGTATTTCTGGAGAAAGATGGTCGTCTGACCTTTTGCTAGAATCAAATAGGTATCCAGGAACTCCCAGATTTTACTGTATGCGAAGACCCAGCAGAGATCCATGACGTAGGGATCATGTTCTGTTCCTGTATAAATCGCATATAGAAGAGACGAACAGGTGTAGGCAGAATAGATAATCAGACCCGTGTTATGGGCCGCTGTCACATGCTTTAGAAACGCCTTATAGGTTGGACTTAGTATATAGAGACGTAGAAGGTCTGATTGGAACGAGTTTAGGATCACGCAGGTCGAGATATAACCCCCCATAAACATCAGAGGCCATATGGACGCGTCAATAAAGTTCGTTACCGTTAGAATCATAGCGTATAAACTTATGCCATTCTTAGGCTGTAAATAAAATATTATACTAGTATAGACATGTCCCTAACAGTCACATCATCCGCTTGGACAGGTTATAATTCAATTACTATTTCATGGACCGCATATCCGGGTGCGTCGGATTATACTGTTACTGTGTATGACTATTCAAATCCACCATTATCAGAACAAGTATCCGTACAACAGGACGCAGGAAATGTTACAACCTATACAATTACAGATAATAATTATATTCTGTCGACTATACCTTATATAATCGTAATTACAGCATCTAACGGATTTAATTTGCTTGCTACCACACCTTATACACTACCATTCCCTCCGTCTATTCCAGCCCCTTACTATATTGCCCCTTATTCAGGTCTGGGAGTCCCCTGTTTCCCTCAGGGATCTCGGATCGCCGTCAGCCCCACATCCTTTAAGTCCGTAGAGGACTTAAAGGCGGGAGATCTCGTCCTTACGGCCGACGGGCGTCAGGTCCCGGCCACGATTTACAGCAGAACCATCGATTCTGCCTCCCCCTCTACAGCACCTTATTTAATTCCGAAAAACAGCCTCGGACCTCAGAGGCCCCTGGCAGATTTACGTTTGTCGCCACTCCATGCCTTTCAACTCAAGAAGGGTCTGTGGCACATTCCCATGTACGCCGCAAAACAGTCCAGTCAAATTATACAGTATGGCATCGGATCCCCAGTCACTTATTACCATATCGAATGCCCCAATTTCTTCACAGACAACTTGATCATGGAGGGCAACTGTGTCGTGGAAAGCTTCGGTGCCAATCAGACCAAGGGCATCAAGACACTGTATAAATACAATTCCCAGCTAAAAGGCTTTACAAGAACCAATACATCAGCTAAGTCTGTAGGACAAGGAATGCTGTAAGGACAGTGACACACTGCTTTTCGTCTCAATCGGGTAGGTCACAGTGGGATCAGGATTCAGATTCTCGAACGCAGGGGTGAGCTTATCGCCCTCAGAATACACCTTTCGTGGTAACGCAAAGCCGTTGAAGGTTGTCGCTGACGCACTAGTATAGGCACCCATCCAGGGAAAGACGAGCTCATCGCCCACATTGTATTCGGGAGCATTGTCCTGAATCGCAATCAGATCCAGCGAATCACATGTTCGTCCAAAGAAATAGGCCTTCTTATGAGTCGGTTCCGTGATTTCCTTTTTCATATGATAGCTGCGATAGACTTTGAATGGTGGTCGGGCATGGTCAAAGACGATTGAACTGAACTGGCCATAGATGGACTCGTCCAGAATGTAACGGACACGATCTTCGGAACTCTTCTTGAACAGAATTGGACAGGTGAGGGACTGAAGAGGGGCGGAAAAGAAGCGGCCAGGCTCAGCGATCCACCGAGTCGGACTGAAAGGCTCCTCATGGCCCCAGCGTTCGATCTCATGACGAATTGTGGCTGCGTTCTGTGCGAAACTGGTCGCATCGGGTAAGAACCCACCGCCAATGTCGACCATGGGCACTTGACGCTTTGTTTCCTGTTGGAACTCGCGGCACAAACGAATGGCCTTTCGGAACGCATCGGGATTCGCGGACGCACTGCCCACATGAAAGGATAGACCCGCAAAGGGAATCTTGTGTTGATCGAGGGCCTTCAAAATGGGCGACCATTCACTGTCTGTCGCCCCGTACTTGAGGGAGAAGGGGCTGCGACTGTTGCTGTCATCCACGGCTAATCTGACCACAGCCTTCATACGATTACCCAGTCCGAGCTCCTTGAACGCATCGGCGATCTGCTCGACACCTTCGACAGAATCGGTGGTGGTCGTATTAGCCCCGATCATGATGGCATCCTGTAAGTCGGCCTTGGCCTTCATGGTGTTCGCATAGAGGAACTCGAAGGAGTTGAAGCCCGCTTTTAGTCCTTCTCGCATCTCGCCGGGACTCGCACAATCCAGTCGGACTGTTTCGAGTTCTCGGATCCACTTGAGAATCACGGGGTCGGGATTGGACTTCATGGCGTAGAAGGGGATGACATTGGGAAGATGCTGTTGCCACAGACGGTGTTGTCTGTATAGAGCCGCTTTACTGACAACAATGATGGACCCGTTAATTTTGTTCAGTGTTTTATATATGTATGTTACACAATTATTTAAGTTATAATTGCGTAGCAATTATAACTACCTTCGGTTTAGGTTGGATTAGCTTAGCTAATCCAACAACCATTGGTAGGTTCAAACATTGTTCTCTATAATCCCAATCTCTTGGTCAATTTGTAGGATTCCATTCCAGGCAGAATTGGGAATTTCAAAGGGAACAACAAGATTAAATGGCGTCAGATCATCCAGCAGAAGCTGGAAGGTTACGTGGTCCATATTAGCTAAGGGCGGATTGAAGCGTGCTGGACTCTGAACAATTGCCTGGGTTGATGTTTGAACACCTGTACCTTCTGTAAGTATTTTTCCTAGAACCGTGTTGTATTCACCCGTGGTTTCTTGGGTAACTGTAATATTCTGTGGCCTTGAAACATCCATGCGATTCATGGTCTGTTCCGTGTTAATTGTAATGTAAATATTGTCATTTTTAAGGGCATTGGATAGGCCGACCGTGCTGTAAAATGAAATGAAATTGTTGATTCCAAATCCCATTTTATAATACACTGAGTTGATGTAAAAGTTGGTTGGAATACATCCATATAGGCCAATTAAATAGTTAAAGATTAGCCGACAGCAGGGACTCGTCTGTGGATCATTTAAGGGACTAACAAAAGGCCCTACGTTAAACAGGGCATCCGTGGTTTGAATGGATCCTGTTGTACCAGGGTAGTCGAAGGGGCTCGATGGCTTGTAAATATGGAGACCTGCGTACCAAGTAACTCCTCCTGTACCCGCGTTCGTTGGAACAGCGTCATTATTTAACAGAAAGGACGGAAAGACGGTCGAATAGCGATTACTGACATAGTTCTTCGTTGCTGTTTTCGCGGCCAAGGACGCTGTTGTAATGTTTTGACTAAGACCTGTATTCGTGGACTGGTAGTTCACGAAGGTGCTGTAGAGGGACGGAAAGTCGGTGGCTTGAACGGGGACGCCGCCGAATCCTGGAATTGCGTTGTCACCGGCCTTGGTCAGAACGGAGGCAGTATTGGTTTTTATGATAGAACTTATATAGTCTGTTGAAGCTGCCAGATCCCCGTGCGTTGCCAGATCCCCGATGATTGTTTGAAGGCTGTTCCAGCCATAGGATCCACTGCCGACTGGGATTCCTGGCTGTGGAGCGAACGTGGTCCCTGTTGCTAAGTTAAACAGGTGCTTGTCTGTCGCGGACTGTTGTTCTGTGGGAAGGGCAGACAGGACTGTCGTGGAAAGGAGATTCGTAGATGTGTAGAGATAGCTCGTGGAATACAGGGAATAGGGGACGCCCATTTGGACAAGGGCCAGATCCACTTGGTGCTTCAAGTCTGTCACGACCGCCTCTGTCTGGAGCTGTCTTTGTAGGATCTGGCCAGTAACACCTGCCTTCACGTTCTCCTGCTGAATGTCATAGGCATAGCGTTTCGCAATATCTGTCTGAATGGATTTATGGAGATTCGCATGTCTGGCAACAATCCGATTCGTCCCTGGCTCAATGTCCCATTCGTAGTCGTTGATCGGATGATATTCGAATGTGTAGGCCCGCCTCAGCGTTGTCAGATACAGCCGATTGAGCTGGCACAGATGGTAATAATAGGCCGACCCGAGTCCCTCGAACGTATAGAGCACACGCCTTGCCGCAACCCTTTCCGTCTCTCCTCCGAAATCGAGGAACTTGGAATCGAACGGCGTTTGAAAGGCCTCGCGGAGCACTGGGAAAAAATAGGCTACCAGGGTTTCCTGTTCTGATGGGTTAGAACTGTTTTGTAACGTTAGATTTGGTAGATACAGTGATATGATATCGGACTTGTTGTTTGTCGCAAAGAAATTGCCTGTGAGTTTGTTTTCGTAGTAGCGTCCTGGTTCGTTGAACAGATGATCGACTGTTTTAGTGGACATGAAGAGTCGCCGGTGCTCGGCGTAAGACACAGTGGTAAAGGGCGGCGTTTTATTGGCCTGCTTGTCCAGTTCATCGATCAACGTTACAGGATCGTAGATACCTGGTCTAGCCTTGATATTATGAACAAGGACCTGATCTGGCTGAATTGGATTCTGACGACCAAATTCGGCGATTCCAATCGAGTTTATGGAACTGGAGGTCTGGGACTGGGAAGAAAAGCAATTACTACAGTCACTGATATCAAATTTTTTGCCGATGACCTCAATAATCTTCGCTTCCAAGGAGCTCACATCAGGAATGGCTCCTGAGGGAATTTGAATGTTGATCTGAACAAGCTGGATCTGCGTGACATTCTTATAGACACGGGGTGTTTTAATAGTAAAATAGGTGGAAAAGGGATACACCATTTTATCGCGATCGTCGCTTTTGAAGCTGAAAAGACTGCTCAAAATCTGTTTTTTGGGCTGCTTGTAAATGGGATTGACCTCGGACGGCTGGAGTGTTTGGTCAGCAACAAGCTCATTGGAATAGGCGGACCCGATGTTGTCTTTCGTGAAGGCGAGTTGTTCATTTAGGGTATTGAAATTGGGACCACCGGCTTTCACGAGGGCATAGCGATAGTCGTTGTCTAGGCGACGAGCGGCCGTATCTTCGAAACTCAGCTCATCCTCTGATAACTCTGTTTCGGAATCGGAGTCGGCTTGGGAACTTGCTTCGGATCCGGATTTTGATGAATCTGATTCGTAGGGGGCGTAGTAATGGGCCTCCATCTCTACCTATTCGTCTTTCAAGATAATCGCTTTAGACTTCCAATCGGTCTAAAAGATATTTCCATAATCAGAAGTAATGCAAGCGGCACCCGCAGACTCTAAGGTTCGCAGTGAATACAATTTACCGTCAATCTCAGACTATTATAGACGATTCACAAATCCGAATACGTTTATCAGCAACAATGCGAATCCCTTTCTAATCAGTCCCTATTCGCCGAACCAGGTGAATGGAACGGCCGTCCAGTCGATCTTTTACGTCAATACGATTAAGCCCTTGACGCCTACAGGAACCATACAGATACAAGGAAATGTGAATATCGCAACCCCTTACAAACTTCTTTTGAATGGCAATCAGATGTACACAGATCGCATTTATAGTGGTGGGCTTTTAGGAAGTGGTGTTGATGTTATATGTGATACACCGACGACTACTCTGAATGTAAATGTAAATACTATTACAAAATTCTCAGTGAATCAAACAGATGTTACATCGACAGTTCCTATTCTAACCCCGTCCATATTCACAAGTTCATTGAATATGACAAATACTGGGATTGTAGCTGCTGGTGCTTTAGCCGGTTATATACCGATTACTGTGGATATTGGAACAGGGGCTCCTGTATCGTATAAAATAGCTGTCTATAATCCTTAAAATCTGTATTAAAACTACATTAGAACAAGGACCGACCTTGTTCTAAAGTACTACTGTTCGTCTAATATGAGATTATGTATTGGCCCCTGGATTACTTGGTTGCCCTGTTTGAACAAGTGTTATTGTTAGTGTTGTTGGGTTTGGTGGGGAACTTGGAGTTCTTTGTCCATAATACATTTGGGTTGGATTTTGTATTTGATTTATTTTTATCGTTTTTCCTTGAGCTACATACATTTGATGAAATAAATATCCATTACCATAAATACCGTCATATGCTGAAATGGTTGTATTGAAAGCTACATAAGGTCCTACAAATGCCTCGTCTGATTCTCCCTGTTGATAATATACAACAACTTGAGCAAATTGCCCACCCCCAGAGGAATTTGCCGTTATGCTACATTGAATTGAATATACACCACTTACAGGAGCTGTCCATGTAGTTAAACTACTTAACACATTAGAATAGTTACTGGGTTCATTTAAAGTAGTATCCCAAATAAGTGATGTGTTTTGTACAAATAGGGTATTTGTATTAACAGCATATTGCCAATACAACGCGTTAGTTATAAAAAAATTACCATTGATTGTTGTTTGCGAACCAGGACCGACAACAATATTATTATAATTAGTGTGATTTGCTCCAATAGTTAATGTTGGATTACTACTTGGTTCACCACTCATTTGTATCGATCCATTATAATTTGTTAAAGAGGGATTGCCTCCTGCTATATTCACTGTACCAGCACCAGATCCACCCACTTCAATATATCCGCCACCAGAAGCAGGGTTTATAGTAAGAACTAAACAATCGGGTTTACCTACTGGACCTAATAATAAATCACCATTTGGATTAATTACACTTGATACATCTATTGTTCCATTCACCTTCAATACCCCCGTTCCATCGCCATTTTCGCTAACATCCAAAAATCGTGAATAGTACAAATTGTTCGTATTTGTAGGGTTCGTAAACACTAACGCACCAGTAGATGTTGTTATTTCATTTTGATGGAACACGGGCGGGACAGCTGTTTGACCGACGTAGGGGAGAACTCGGCGACTAGCGATACCCTGTCCATTAATATTCAAAGCACTAACTGAAACTGTTGTCCATGTATTACCATCAATTGAAGAAACTATTGAAGGTATATCTCCTACAGCAAACCATTTATGTCCATTCCATGTTACATCATTTATTCCCTCTAAAGAAAAGGGGATATTAGTCGCTGACGTCCAGTTTTTACCATCGGATGAATAGGCTATTCTACCAGCTCCTCCATCATCAACTCCCACAGCAACAAATTTAGAACCATTCCAGGCTATTCTTGATCCCGCATTAAAATATAAGGTTGTAGAATTCGAAATGGCTGTCCAGGTTTTACCATCAGATGACCATGCTATAGATGTGGATCCTTGACCAACTGCAACCCATAAAGAGCCGTTCCAGGCTATCCCATTTGCTGCTTCTCCAAAAGGATTATTACTTGATGCTTGCCATGACATTCCATCATATGAATAGTATATTGAAGAGGGAACTTCACCTACAGCTATCCACATGAAACCATTCCAGGCAATACTGTTTCCATTACCACTAAATATGTTTTGTCCAGCTAGCCAATTTATTCCATCATATGAATATTGTGTAGATGAGTCTCCATTTCCATCTCCAACAGCTACCCACATAGAACCATTCCAAGCAACACCCAGAACTATAAGCACATTTCCTGTGCCTTGGTACCAATTAATACCATCCGATGAATATCCGATTACACCAGCTGCCCCATTAAATCCACCACATACCCATAGGGATCCATTCCAAGCAACTGTATTTGCAGATTCAAAAATTGACTGAATCGCATTTGTCCAAGTAGTTCCATCATATGAATAAATAATTTTATTTGTCCCAAATCCAACCGCTACCATAAAATTCTCCGTCAAGAACTCTCCTGAAGCCCCGCCACCACCACCTGGTGGTGGGTTGTACACTGAATCATACACTTGACTAGGACCCAAAGGTCCTGTTAAACTGAGACCACTATTAGTACTTATAATGACATTCCCCTGCTGATCTGCTGAAATTGTTCCCGTCGGGCCAATGTGAACGGATCCTGTTCCAACGTAGAGCTCTTGCCAAGGCTGTTGAACCGATCCGAGACTATAAGAGTTTCCTGTGGATGGTAAAAAATTTGTATTCGTCACTAAATTACTGCTGGCATCGGATGTGATTGTCCCTGTGGGGCCTATGTGAATTGTAGCACTTGTATCAACATAAAGATTTGCCCAAGGCTTGGACGCAGATCCGAGGTTGCGAACCCCTGAAACATCAGGAATCAGATTGGAACTCACAATCACGTTTGTTGAATCGGCTGTAATAGTCGGCCCAGTATCAAAGTGAATTCCAGTACCACCTCTTAAATAAAGACCATTCCAATAATATCCGCCAGCAATAACTCCCCCATTATTCGGTTGGCCAAGGGAGATGGTACTGGACTGGGGGCCTAGTGATTCAGAATTCAGGAACACATAATCTGTTCCTGCTGATGCCTTAAATAGTAGCTGACTATAAATACCTGCTGTGCTTATAGGTTTTAACAAGGGACCACTATTAAAATTTGGCACAATCTGGAGCCCATTCCCTGAAAGATCCCCAAGAATCAGGTTGCCGCTCTGATCTGCTGAAATTGTACCTGTGGGTCCCACGTGAACAGACCCCGTTCCTACATAGAGCTCTTGCCAAGGCTTGGCCGCAGATCCCAGGTTATAGGCATAGCCTGTACTTGGTAACAGATTTGTATTCATAACCAAGTTATTATTCTGGTCTGCTACGATGGTTCCTGTGGGTCCAATATGAATACCTGTAGGTCCGACGTACAGGTTGGTCCAAGGCAAGGCATTTGATCCAAGGGTATATGTGTTCGACACATCGGGAACTAAGTTGCCTGCGTTGTAAGTGGTTGTCCCTGTTCCCAGAATGATCGATTTGTCTGAGTTCCTGAATTTGATAATATCTGAATAATCACTAGACGCAACGCGAGCAGCAATACTAAAATTTCCAATTCCACCACCCCCACCATCTATGTTTACAACATTGTTTGGATCATAAGGGCCATTCCCAGATGTATTCATATAAATGCGACTTGAATTGCTATTAACAGGAAACAGTGATATTTGCGTATTTCCTGATACGTCATTGACTTGTACTGTCCCGTTATTAATTTTTAATACTCTTGTTCTATATTCAGTCCCTTCATTAATATTGAGGAATCGCGAATAGTACATGTCGTTCAGACCCGTGCCTCCTGAAGGACTGGAGTACAGAAGAGCCCCTCCTGTGGGTCCTACACCTTGGTTGAAAACAGGAGGGACGACTGTTTGGCCGACGAAAGGAAGGGGTCGGCGACTCGCGACACTATAACCGATGGTCAATAATGTATTAGAAGAAAGACTCCAGTTAATAGCATCAACACTATAGACTTCTGCTTGACCACCGGGCGATAAAAATTGTTGACCCACACCTACCCAGTATGTCCCATTCCAGCAAATACTACGCCCTATAATAAATATACCATTTCCACTTGGTGTCCAATAAATTCCATCTAAACTATAGGCAAATGTATTTGTTGTCGATCCTGATGCGATCGCTACCCATAAAGATCCATTCCATGCGATATTCTGCCCTACTGCGTCAGGAAATACATCAGCAGATACAGGGGTCCAATTAATTCCATTATAACTGTATTCAATACTTGTAGACCCCTGACCAACAGCTACCCACATAGTCCCGTTCCAACATATTCCATTAACAGTACTTAATGACGTAGTTACAGGAGTCCAATGTAGTCCATCGTAACTATACGCTAATTCATTATAACCATTACCTCCAGCTAACCATATATATCCATTCCAGGCTAATGTAAACACATTAAATATTACATCATGACTCCCAGATATACCTGTCCAAGAAATTCCATCATAACTATAAGCAAGGGAATTAGTTGTTCCTTCACCTCCCGCTATCCACATAGGACCATTGGACGCAAAGCAATTGACCCTTTGTAATATATTGGAACTGTCTAGGGAAGGCGACCAATGAATGCCATCGCTACTGTAAATGATGGAGGCTGTAGAATATCCACCGCCAGCTAACCAAATAGAACCATTGTATGCGACACCATATCCCTTCATAATTAAATCATTACTGCTCGCATCTACAGTATTCCAATCGGCACCATTTAAACTATAAATTATGTTATTACTGTTGTTTTCATTCCATCCAGCTGCGACACAGAACGCAGCTGGATTCGTATTCACGGGGTTGAACACAGTGTCATAGACTTGACCCGTTTTTACCTTATTGGTCACATCAAAGATCCCATTGAATGTAATTGTCACATTGCCACTCTGATCAGACTGAATGGCACCTGTAGGTCCTAGGAATACACCACCCGTTCCAACATACAGTTCTTTCCAGGGCTGACCCGTATTTCCAAGTAGGTACGCGTCCGATAGATCTGGTAACAAGGAGGTATTTAACACTAGATTACTGGGATCCGCAGATATAGTTCCTGTGGGACCAATATGGACAGATCCAGTTCCCACATAGACGCCTATCCAAGGCTTTTCAAGAGACCCCAGATTATAGGCATACCCTGTGTTAGGCAACAGGGTCGTATTCAGAACCAAGTTATTGCTCTGATCTGCGGTAACAGTCCCAGTGGGTCCAATGTGAACACCGCCAGTCCCCACATACAGGTCCTTCCAGAACTGACCAGGGTTTCCCAGTGTATAGGCATCCGATATGTCTGGCAACAAGGTCGTATTCAGAACCAAGTTATTGCTCTGATCTGCGGTAACAGTCCCAGTGGGTCCAATATGAACACCGCCAGTTCCCACATACAGATCCTTCCAGAACTGACCAGGGTTTCCCAGCGTATAGGCATCCGATATGTCAGGCAACAAGGTCGTATTCAGAACTAAGTTATTGCTATGATCTGCTGTCACAGTCCCAGTAGGTCCAATATGAACACCGCCAGTTCCCACATACAGATCCTTCCAAAAATGCGTATGGTTACCAATCGTATAGGCATCTGATATGTCTGGCAACAAGGTCGTGTTGAACACCAGATCATTTGCGTTATCATACGTGATGGACGCAGTAGGGCCGATCTGGACTGTCCCATAGACTTCCAAAGTCCCTGTACCGACAGGTCCGCTTTCATGAATCGTCACGAAGCGACTGTAATAAATATCATTTAACCCTGTGCCACCTGATGGACTGACATAGGTGATCGCACCGTTCGGGGGTCCAACGTACTGATTGAGCACGGGAGGGACGATGGTTTTGCCAACATAAGGGAGAGGCCGTCTAGCGGCACTTGCTGTAACATCGCCATTGAAGGGTATCGGATCGAAGACTGTCCAGTTGATTCCATCATACGAATATATCGCATAATCAGGACATTCATTTCCGCCGGCGAACCAGATAGCACCATTCCAGGAAACCGTGTTACAGCCGGTACTGAGAAGAGTCGATCCTGAACTGGAATCTGTCCAGGTTACGCTATCATAGGAATACGCAATTGTATTGCCACTAGTATCTGGCTGTCCTCCCGCAACCCACAGATATCCATTCCAGGCGACAGAATTAACGCCATTATTCAAAAGTGTTCTGGCACTTGATGAAGTCCAAGTAATTCCATCGTAAGAAGTGGAGAGTGTGCTACCATCAAGTAGTACTGGTCCATATCCACCTGCGACCCAATAGGAACCATTGTAGGCTAAAGTTTTGACTTGACCACCGCTCCTAAATGTGGCTGAATTACTTTGAATCCAATTAATCCCATCGTAGGAATATACATACTGATGTAATCCACTATCCGATACACCCGCGACCCAAATAGATCCGTTCCAAGCAACCGTGTTACATCGGCTTGTTGTTCCAAACGTACTTGGTGAACTGTCCCAATTGATTCCGTCATAGGAATAGACGAATATGGTACTACCTGTTGTACCCGCAGCCCACATGACACCATTCCAAGCGATCGCATTACAACTTGTTATGTCTGGATTAAATGTGGAAGGATACCATTTGATCCCGTCGCTCGAATAGGCAATATATATGGGTGTGTCAGATCCTACTGGTGGCGTGAATCCCGCAGTCCAGAGATTTCCGCTCCAAGCAATGGAATTACATGTGTGGCCATTGAACTGTGACGCAGATAGATCGCAGGGATTCCATACGAGTCCATTGTACGAGAACTTCAGTTCTGGTGTGGAAGTACCGTTTCCACATGCGACCATGAAATTCTCCGTCATCAAGGGAGCGATCGGCCCCGTGGGACCGGTTGGACCCGTTGGACCTGTGTCGCCTTTCGGACCCGTTTGAACCAGGGTAATCGTGAGCTTTGTGGAGTATCCCTTGGCCATATCGGATGTCTGACCCGAAATATAGGTTGGCAAGCCACCACTGTTCGTCTGCTTCGCATAAATGTAGAACTTGTCACAGATGTCCAGATATATCACGCAACTAGTGCTTTGAACAGGGTTACCGCTGACATCTCCTGGACCGAATTCGTTTGTCACGTAACCGTACTTACTTTGCCTATGATCAATATATAGACCGCTGACTTCTGCGTAAGTCGTAAGGGATCTGTAATCGAAGTTTGAACTTGGATCTGTCCAGGCGATCTGCCAGGTCAGAAGGAGCTGAAGAGGGGTCAGAGTCGCATTTGTAAAAGACCCTGTAAAAGGATCGTATTCGATACCGATATCGATATTTGTTGTGGAATTTGATATATCCACATTAGGAAATTGAACAACAGTTACAACATTGTTGCTTATTTCCTGGCCAATATTTCCTAGGAGGGATGATGAGGGATCCCCCGTAACGGTCAAAAGAGCCGCTGGATTCATCGGACCCGTTGGTCCTGTCATCCCTGTGTAGCCTCCATAGGTGTTGATGTTGGACAGGGTATTGACCCACTGGGCTTGACCCTCGCCATCCATAGCCAAGATGTAATTTGGCGTGATCAGGGCATTGGTCGCTGGATCGACCGCACGGATTTTCCGTAGGGTGATAAAATCAATGTCCAGAGTCTTCCTGGCCGACATTCTGTTTCTTAGGGGATATTAACTGGTAGGTGTTTAGGCACGATTATATGTTAGGGTAAGTAAGACTACCAAACATTTTTATGAAATAAATTGTTACATTGACATCTACTGAATCGCCATTATAATATTGAAGACCTATTTCGGTATTCGCTAAAATCTGAGGACCAGCACCTGTTCCGCCCCCCTGATTAGCTATACCATTTCCTCCTACAAACTTATTGCCGACTACATAAACGGTTGTACTAATTGAATTAGAAGAAACATACCTATTCCCACCTGTTAATATTGTTAGTACTGTATAAAAACCAGGAGTTATATTTCTATCGTTAGGTTGTCCAATTACAGTGTAGGTACTATGGGTAGCAGTAAATGTATATTCTATATTTTGAGCATATACATTATTTGTATATAAATTATTAATATATGTTATTGAATTAGAGGTATCATAAGAAGAAGGATTTCCAAGTACATATTGTGCTGCTACTGATGGTGTTACAGTCTTACTATCGTAAAATGAATAAATTATTCTTAAATAACCATTTACTCCATTACCTCCACCATGTCCTCCATCGCCCCCTGCTCCCGCCCCAGAATTTGAATAATTTACACCATTATATATTATTGTATATATATCTCCCCCCCCTCCCCCATACGTGGAGTTATTATCATCCCCTGGATTGCCTGCGTATTCAGTATTGGAAATAGTAGTCCAGTAAGGAGGTAGACTTACTGGTATGTTTGGATTTGGATATCCTTTCCCTCCACCATTACCCCCCCCACCATTTCCTGAACCTACAGTAACAAATGGATTGCTATTCCAAGTTATATAACTTGTCCCTCCTGGATACCCTCCTGGCCCACTATCACCATATGTCTGTCCTCCTCCACCTTGGCCTACTGCATATTTAAAATATTGGCTTAATTCAGTTCCAGCTTGGGATGTATTATATGTATATTGTCCTATAAATAAACCACTTGATGCCCCCCCCCCACCACCTTCAATTATGCCTTTCCCTCCCCCCCCTCCTCCTGATGACATTCCGATTGTAAATGAATAATATCGAGTATATCCAGATGGAATTGGACCATCATTTGGTAATGATAACTGTGTTTCATTTACTGGTGTAATAAATAAATTGCCAGAATTCGGATTGGTATAACTTTGTAAAGGAACACTTGCTGGATTTATACTACTTGTATAAATAGCATAACCTGCCGATATATCAAGATTCCCATTAATTATTGTATTTGTGCTATTAATAGTTGTGGATGTTCCACTAATTGTCGTTGTCGCTGGACCATTAATCGTTACAGAGCCACCAGCTGCTCTGTTAAATGTAAGTTGTGCTGTATAATCATCGCCAGCACCAAGACTTAGTACTTCATTGCCTGTTGTAGTATTCATTCGGATGTAGCCATGTTGATCGGCAGCTCCTCTAGAACCCTGTAATAAAATCCCTGAACTAGATGGCCGTCCAACAACAAGCTGATCTACATATTCTCCTGTGATAGTACCTTGACTGATTGTTACAGCATTCTGTGACGAAGCACATCCTATAACAGTTGTAGCGGTTGAATAACCTGCGACTCCTGTCCCAGGAAAGATTGAAGCATTTCCACTAGGATCAACATCTAATGTTAGAGTTCCGCTACCATCTCTAATTTCAATTGGATGTCCGGTGTATAAAGCACCACTAATGTCAACAACACTACTAAACCTTGTTATATCAAAATTAGAGACGCCACCTGCTATAAAGTCTATAGCTGTTAACTTATGTGTATTTTGTGATACGTCGGTTGTTTGGCCAATATTGACGGATCCACCACCACCACTAAGTGTTACTGAATTACCACTCTGGCTCAGCGTCTGTGATCCACCACTATACGGCACATTGAAATGTGTATCATAGACTTGTGATATTAGACCCCCACTCAGATCCCTGAGATATAGTCCGTTCACAGCACTAACGACTATATTTCCACTCTGATCTGCCGACAATGTTCCCGTAGGTCCGATATGGACAGATCCCGTTCCAACGTACAGTTCCTTCCAAGGCATTCCAGTGGATCCGAGATCATAGGCATAGCCAGTTGATGGCAACAAACTTGTGTTCAGAATGAGGTTGTTACTGGCATCTGAGGATATAGTCCCAGTCGGTCCTATGCGAACCGATCCATTGACTCCAAGAGTCCTATCACTTTCCGTCACGGACAGAAATCTCGAGTAGTACATGTTGTTAGTGCCTGTTGGGCTCGTAAATACGACAGCTCCTCCTGTAGGACCGACAGCCTCTTGGTGTAAAATTGGCGGCACAACGGTTTCACCGACGTAAGGGAGGGGTCGCCGACTGGCAACACCATACCCAATATTATCAAATATACCTGATCCTAAACCTGTCCAGACCCTTCCATCCACACTTGCCATAATTGTATTTCCGTAAGCACCATTACCTGTCGCAATCCATAAAGATCCATTCCAAGTAACATCGTAAACATCAAACATAATAGATGTGGTATAAGTATCCCACGTAATTCCATCAGTTGATGTAGCACCATTATTACTATAACCTAACGTAACAAAGATAGATCCATTCCACGCAATACAATAACCAGCTGAACCTAGACTCGTACCAGACTGCCAATGAATACCATCATATGAAAATGCGGTAACTCCATCAGGATATGAATTACTTCCAACAGCAACCCATAGTGATCCATTCCATGCTATACCAGCCCCTTCAAACCCAAATGAATAACCTATACCAGGAAACCAATTGATTCCATCATATGAATAGGCGATTGTATTTGTGCCTCTTCCAACAGCAACCCAGATACTTCCATTCCACTGTATATCAAAACAAGCATCGCTAAAAATAGTATGTCCAATTCCTGTCCATACCTGTCCATTATAGGAATATGCGATAGTATTTATACCATAGCCCACAGCAACCCACATATATCCATTCCAGGCAACTCGATATCCATACCCTGTATATAAACTTGGACTAATAAATGGATTAGATACAGAAGGAGTCCAATGAATTCCGTCTGATGAATATGCGATTGTATTGTCTCCTCCTCCTACCGCTACCCACATACTTCCATTCCAAGCGACACCATAACCGAAATTTAAAATAGATTTACTATTCGCAACATGTTTCCACCCTAGTCCATCATATGAATATGCGATTGAATTATTATTATCTCCCAATGCGACTGTAAAATTATCACTTACTAACAATGTACCTGCTCCAGTTGGTCCAGCCTGTCCAGTCGGTCCAGTATATCCAGTATCTCCAGTTGGTCCAGCCTGTCCAGTTGGTCCAGTATATCCAGTATCTCCCTTTGGCCCCGTTTGAACCAGGGTCATAATAAGCTTTGAATTCCCATTTATATTTGCTGGGCAGCCGGCATTATTAACCTGGTTCACGTAAATCGAAAAGGAACTGCTCGGGTCCAAGAGGACCACACAGGAACTGGTCTGGCTAGGATTGGCATTCCCTCGAATATCCCCGAGCCCATAGTCATTCGTCTGATAGCCGTAAGTATTGGATCCGTTCACTTGGGCATAGGTCGTCAAGGACTGGTATTCGGCTCTAGGACTAGGGAGCTGATTCCAGCCGATCTGCCAAGTCAGAAGCACCTGGAGGGGCAACGCAGATGTGTTCGTAAATACAGATCCCGAACTATCCCAGGTAATCCCAAAGTTGGACGCTGTGGAATTGCTAAGGTCTATAGTTGGAAACTGAACGGCATAAGGCATGCCTGACATCGTTGATTCACTCGAATTACCCACTAAAGTAACCATAGCCGACTGATTCACTGGCCCTGTTGGTCCAGTGAAGCCAGTGACACCTCCATAGGTGTTGATGTTAGACAATGTGTTTACCCACTGGGCCTGTCCCTGGTTATCCATAGCTAATATGAAATTAGGCGTAATCAAGGCATTCGTTAAAGGATCGACGGCCCTGATTTTCCGTAGGGTGATGAAATCAATATCCAGAGTCTTCCTGGCCGACATTCTGATTCTTAGGGGATATTAACTGGTTGGGGTTTAGGCACGATTATATGATAGGGTAAGTAAGATTACCAAACATTTTTATGAAATAAATTGTTACTTGTAAATCATCAGTGGCATAATTTATATATTTAAGTCCTGATGTTGAATTTTGTAAAACTTGAGCACCAGAGTTTAGTCCTACATAAGTATCTCCTATTGGCAAAAATGTCGCATTTCCTCCTATAGTAAATGCGTAAGTACCACCACTGTCAGAATTACCACTCACATATACAGTTGTACTAATTGTATTATATGTATATAGAGTACTTCCTGGATACGTTAAATCAGTCAATGATGTAATAATTGTGTATAAACCTTGAGTTAAGTTATTAAAATTTCCTGGGCCACCTAGTGTAAGTATTGTATTAGCTGATATATCGAATGTTGTAAAAAAATTAGGTCCATATACATTATTTGTAAATAAAGTCGAAATATATGTATTTTTTGGAGCAGTGGGAGATCCTAAGATATTATCCATTGACAATACAAAAGATGTTATAGGAGTATCATAAAAAGCATAATCAATACTTATATATCCAGGGGAGCCATTAATTCCTGGCCCAGTTGGTACTCCACCTTGACCACCATTCACGGAAGGATTACCATTACATGTACCTCCAGTACCTCCTATTCCCAAGCTGGGTCCTCCAGCTCCTCCAGCACTTCCATTACTACTACAAATATTTGAAGATGTCCAACCAGCAGGTAATGTACCTGGTACAACACCTCCACCAGATCCACCCCCAGATCCAATCGTTCCCCCTCCTCCCCCTTGAGCTAATACGATTTGAGAACTATTCCAAGAAAATGTAGAGGCTACACCAATAATACCAGGATTAGTGACAGTCCCTTGACTTCCCCCCAAACCACAACTATACTGTAATTTTGAAGATAATGTATTACTTGGATCCGATGTGGTGTATGTGTATTGACTGCTGTATTGACCAGCTCCCCCTCCTCCCCCTCCATAATTACTACTATTATCTCCACCTGCCCCTCCTCCCCCACTTCCAGCTAATACAAGTGTAAATGAATACACACGTTGAAATCCAGGTGTAATAGGTCCATCATTTGGTATTACTAAAGGCAGTAATGTTGGCGAAGAAGAGCTTCCATAAATTATTATTGGACTACCGTTTGAAGTATTATAATTATATATATTATTGAATGATATATCTGATGGATCTATATTTACAATTGTAGAACCTCCACCCACCTGTACTGTATTTGTTGCTTTCGTATAGTTTATAATATTTCTAGATCCTTGATCATATATACCAAAATTACCTGGTATTTGTCCAATCGCACCATCAATTGTGGTAAAACTAGTGTAGCCACTTCCGGTAATAGCAGCAGTGTTCATAGTTATACGACTAGAGCCAACACCAGGAGGATATATTTTTAAAATTGGATTACCTAACTGATCATAAGTATTCAATGATGCGGATGTTTCATTAATTGTAACAACTCTTGAATAATACATATTATTCGTTCCTGACGGATCTGTATATATCAAAGGACCTCCTGGACCAGTGGCTTGATGGAAAATTGGCGGAACCACTGTTTCCCCTACATAAGGAAGAGGCCGCCGACTAGCTAATCCAATACAATTAGTATCGAATAGTGAAGATCCTGAAGTAGAAATTGTCCAAGTAATCGCATCTGTGGAATACGCGATTACACTGAGTCCAGATCCTCCAGCAACCCATACTGATCCATTCCAAGTGATAGTATTAACAACATTATTAATTATAGATGACCCAGATGTTGATTCTGACCAATTAGTGCCATCAGATGAATAAATAATTATACCAACATTATTTGTTGATTGTCCTCCAGCCACCCATAAAGATCCATTCCAGGCAATTGTTCTACATGGTCCTCCAGCTCCAAAAAAACTTGACCCAGATATATCTTGAGTCCAATTAATTCCATCAGTTGAATAACATAATATACCTGTAGGGTAATTATATCCTCCTCCAAACAATAAAGATCCATTCCAGGCTAGACAGGCACAGTAAATAGAAAATAATGAATTACCAGACGCAGAAGGATTCCAACTAATACCATCATATGAATAAAGTACTTGGTTTGTTCCTTCACCACCAGCTATCCATAAAGAGCCATTCCAAGCAACTGAATAACATATGACTGAAAATAGTTGTGTAGGTGAAGGTGTCCAGTTGATTCCATCATAAGAATAAGCTAAATTATTACTTAGATCTTGACCACCAGCAACCCACAGGGATCCATTCCAGGCAACTGTAGAACAGATAGATGAAAATACTTGTGTAGGTGAAGGTGTCCAATTGATCCCATCAGATGAATATATGAGAATATCAGAATCTTGTCCTCCTGAGACTCCTCCTGCTACCCATAAGGCACCATTCCAGGCTACGCATCTGAATGATGTAGATGTTAGTTGGCTAGGAGAGTTAGACCAATTAATTCCATCATATGAATAACCTAAATTAGTACTTACACCTTGACCGCATGCTACCATAAAGTTTTCACTTATTATATTAGCTCCATTCCCTGGACCGGTCGGCCCAGTAGCTCCTGTGTTTGCTGCTTCTCCTGCTGGCCCAGTTGGACCTGTCACTCCAGTAGCTCCTGTGTTTGCTGCTTCCCCTGCTGGTCCAGTTGCTCCAGTTGCTCCAGTAAATCCAGTGGGCCCAGTAGCCCCTGTATTTGCCGCAGCACCAGCAGGCCCTGTAGCTCCAGTAGCCCCCGTATAACCAGTAGGTCCTGTTGCTCCAGTATTAGTAGCAGTTCCATGAGGACCCTGTGGTCCCGTGTCACCAGTAGGTCCAGTTGCCCCAGTATTGCTAGCAGTTCCATGAAGACCCTGAGGTCCAGTTGCCCCCGTTGAGCCAGTCGGCCCTGTAAACCCAGTTCCACCCCCTCCTCCCGTCATCGGAACCCAAACACTATTCCCTTGTTGATCCATGGACAGAACATATCCAGGGAACAATGGTTGATTCGTTAGTGGATTTACAGGCCGTATATTCCGTAGGGTCACATACCCTAAGTCCATGGGTCGATACGACATTCTGATCAGAGCAGATAAATCTAATCCTCCGTGTATTCCCCCTTCACAAAACACCTACAGCTACAACAGAGGATGCCCGCAGGAGGAGGATTATTACAGCTCGTCGCCATGGGCAAACAGGACACGTTCCTAACAGGAAATCCCCAGATTTCCTTTTTTAAAATGGTGTATCGCAGACACACAAACTTCGCCACAGAGTCTCAGCCGATGTACTTTGATGGTACGGCAAACTTCGGCCAACGCATTACCTGTCTGATTCCCAGACGAGGCGATCTGCTCGGCAAGATTTACATTGAAGTTCTGCTGCCGCAGCTCACCCTGAACGACGGATCGAATACACCGGTGAGTTACGTAAATGGCATCGGCAATGCCCTGATCACAGAAATTACCTTTGAAGTGGGCGAACAGGAGATTGACAAGCAAACGGGCGAATGGATGGAGATCTGGGAGCAACTAACAACGCCTCCAGGGCAACGTGACGCTCTGAACAATATGATCGGCAGGGTGGACGGATACCAGGTACCCGATTTGATTCCGGGTCCGAACAGCCCAGGTCTGTCCCTCCAGATCCCCCTCCAGTTCTATTTCTGCCGCAATCCCGGACTCTACATACCCCTGCTAGCCCTTCAGTACCATCCCATTCGTATCAATCTGACCCTGGCCCCCCTCCAGAGTCTGTTCTACTCACAAAAACTCCTAACGACCCCTAATGGATCCCTCACGGTCAATCCGGCGTCCATTACCTCCATGATGCTCTGGGGCGACTACGTCTACCTGGACGTCGAGGAGCGTCGCCGCTTCGTCAGCCAGAGTCATGAATACCTGATCGACCAGATCCAGTACACGCCCCTGATTTCCATCACACCGAACCAGAATCAGATCACAATCCAGACCGATTTCAACCATCCGATCAAGGAGTTCATCTTCGTGGTTCGCAGAACTTTTATGGATCAGGTCCACGAGTTCTTCAACTATTCGTCACTCGCCATTAACGAGCCCGTGGGTCCGAACATCACCTCCTATTTACAAGAGGGCCAGGTCCGCACAGATCTCATTAGCCAGGCTCTCCTACAGCTAGACGGATACGACAGATTCCAGGTCCGCTCAGCACCCTATTTCCGTCTTCAACAGCCCTATGATCACCATACGACGACGCCGGTTCAGAGTTACATCTACAATTACAGCATCGCCTTGAGACCCGAGGACGCCCAGCCCACAGGCACACTGAATGCTAGCCGCATCGACGCTGTGAATTGGCAAATCACGATGAACCCGCTCCTGTTTAATTCGGCCAATCCTACTGTTGGCAATGCGACCATCCGTATTTACGCCACGAACTTCAACGTTTTCCGCGTGGTCAATGGATTCGGCGGTGTTCTGTTCACCATCTAAACCTAAGTGTGAAACACACAGTAAATATTCCATAGGGATCTAACAGAGTTGTCCCTATGGAGTATCTTAATTCCCTCTTCGTCGCCACATCCTTAAAATCGTGGCAGAAGGCAAACCTGGACTATAATTGGTACTGGTTTCTCGCAGTATTTTTCGGATTTATAGGGCTGGATCATTTATATCTTGGATCACCTCTTACGGCTGTCGCCAAATTCATGGTGAACACGAATACGTTCGGCTACTGGTACATTTATGATGCGATCAGGGCCACGGGGGACCAGGAAACCATTAAATTCGCGGGACCATCTGTTCCGGGCCTTGGGTTCCCAGGGATCGCCGCTGGCCGGTTTCAACGCCCTGATGCTCCCATTGGCCCTGAAAGCAAGGGCAAGCATTCCCATGTGTTAATTTATACCCTGGTCCTGTTTGCCCTAGGCATCATTGGTGGTGATTCCTTCCTCGTCGGCGATACCCTGTCGGGTCTTCTGCGACTCTGCTTCCTCTTCACGGTGGTCCTCGCTCCTATTTCCATTATATGGTGGGGCTACAAGATGTACGCCTTCCTTATGAAGCCCAAGGAGGTCTTTGAACAGAACTGGAACTACTTTGACTTTCCGAGACCCAGCAATATCCCACCCTGTAACAATATGTTTGCCCAGCTGTTTATCTGGATTTTACAGACTGTGAGAGGCATCCTGTCCGTCATTCCTGGGATTAGTATGGTTGTCCCTTTGCTCGACAGTCTCATTCAGGCCCTCCGAGTCTCGTATGGTATGGCTGCGGCTGTCGTCAATGAAGTTGTCACAGGCGATGCTGCTGAAAAAGCAATAATGCTGTTTGACGATGCGATATCAAAGACAGTTCCCAATCTGGCCGAGCTCAGCAAGATCCGAGCCGAACTCCCTGGTAACAAGTCATGTCAATCAGGGGGAGCCGACATCGTCATTCCTGACACAACGGCCCCTCTGGCACTCTTTCTGTCCCTTACCATTGGTCTCATAATCGTGTCTGCTGTCACTATTTCTTTACGAAGGGCCTATCAGAATACGGATGATAGGAGCAGCAATGGCGACAATCGTACCGAATCCGGTCGAGATGAGGAAGCGTTTAATGATGTCAAACGACGAGGTAAAGGCAATGATGTCCCCCCTGAGCCAGTCGCATCTGGAAACTAGACTCTTACAGCCACAGACCTATGAAGATCCACTCGTAATCATATATTTTACAGCTAAATGGTGTAAGCCTTGCCAGAATCTGAAGTTGGCATCTGTCTATAATTATCGTAACGACATCAAGTGGTACTTGTGTGACGTTGACGTAAATGATTATTCGCTCAAGTTCTGTGGTGCCAGACAGATCCCGTCTTTTGCTGCGATTGTCCAGGGCCGACAGCTGCCACCATTTACCAGTGCTGATCATGTGGCGGTCTGTAAATGGCTGGGGACTCTGCCGACGTTGCCGGCCAAGACTGGGACTACTGTACCAGAGAACAAACCACCTGCTACTGCGATTGTAAAGCCACCCATCAATGTACTGGAAGCACCGATGCCGCCTGAGCCGGTCAAAAAAGTGGAACCGAAAAAGGGTGGATTTTCATTATCCTTTGGTAAGAAGACTGCTTAGCAGTCTTCGACAAAGAAGTAGCTTAGCTATTTTGACAAAGAAGACAGCTAAGCTGTCTTCGACAAAGAAGACTGCTTAGAAAACAACCTATAAAATTAAAATACTTAATAGATGAGTCGGCGATTAAAGCGGAATGGCTTAATTGAGCCCTCTCCGAAAAATACTGTTCTTGACCATAAAATCGAAGATGTTATAGTCGAAAACAAACGAATGACGATTACAACCTATGTTTATGAATGGTCCATTGATATTTTCATTGGATCACAAACAATTTACTGTGCCTATGCCCATCTTTCAAAAATGGCAAAAGGGGCTATTTATCATAGGGCGTTTCTTCATAAGATTCGATGGGATGAAGAATGTTCAGAACCTTTTCAACATGGTAAAGACACTGCGATGATATTTAATTTAATCATGACGTATATTAAAAAAAATTATCCGGCAGTGACCATTGTTGAGTTTAATGACGTAAGTAATCGAAAATGTGACAATGGAGCCTATGTAAATCTTGCCGCCATGAAACTCTTTACTGATGGTCAAACATGGTACGAATCACATTTTAAAGCAAAAATAAATGACCAATCCGAATCCATGTATCGATCCATGTTAGCATCGGCGAATCTTACAAAACAACACATGTCCTGGGATACTGCCAAAAACACAATGCCATGGTCTATCCTTGAAATTGACGAAGAGGAACTTAAAGAAAAATACAACTCCGCGTCTACCTGGACTGAATGGTTTAAATGGATCCGTACAACAATAGGAGATTCAGCGTTTTGTATTTGGCTATCGAACAAAGGATGGTTTGATGAATTTCAACGATCCGTATTGAGATTCAATATTATGTCCTTTATATTTCAGGTAAATGTAGCCGACTTTGATTTACATTACAATATAAAGAAAGGCGGAAAACGAAAAGTCGGCACACAGAAAAAACGACATTAGTCTCTTGGATCCTCGTCAAATTCCCCGCTACACAGGTTCTTGATGACAGTTTCAAGCTCCGCCATGTCCTTGAACGAATGAACGCTTCGTAAAAACACCTTATTTCCGTCAGGACTAAGTCGCATTGAAATCTCATAGAAGGTTCCTTCCTGGGATCGTTCTACGAGACTGTGGCTGATTTTTCCGCCTTTTGAATACGAGACCGCAAAGATCTCAGGATTCGTTTTAGTGTATAAACATGGACGTAAAATGGGGCTCTGAGGAAACTTCTGTAACAGGACTTCTGCTCTCAGCCGGTCAATCGGCAAATAAAACGTCGCACTCATCCTGTTCGCCGACGAGTTTTTCTTCTGGCACCAGGGAACACATAGCAAAGCTTCTTGGTCCATAGGACAACAGGCTTGCCGAACGCATATGGCTCCTTGGAAACCGGATGACCAGATCCCCGCATCTGCCCCTTAAAAAAGTCCGCCATCCAGTCCAAGCCACGGTCAAGTTCAGGATGGAACTGGAATCCCCAGAAGGGCAGATCCAGTCGATCCTGTCCCTCGATCCCACTCGCATACACCTTTCCGTCCCTGTCCTCAGATACCGTTAGCAATCGGAAGGTCTTCATTAACGATTTGTTAAATCGATCATAATAGACCCCGTAATCATGGAAAAAGGTCTTAGGGCTCACCGTTAAATCATGACCTTTAAGAATCTCGCTATCACAGCTAACCTGTAAGACAGACCCTGGGCCCCTCGGAATTCGATCGAGACTTTTAGCACCGGCCCATAAGAGCATCATTTGAAACCCGTGACAGATGCCGAAGACTGGTAGCCTGGCATCAGATGCTAGATCCAACATCTTGAATGCCAGCTTCTTGTATATAGGGTGTATCTCAGGTCCGCCCTGTAAGCACAGACCCTCAAGCCCTTTCAGAACAACCTGTGCGTCTTTCAAGGGAGTCGTAAAGGGAATCGGCACAACTTCGACATCGATTTTCCTGAACCAATCCACAAGCGTTTTAGTAATAAACGATACATTACCAAAGGGCATCGTAATTATCCCGACCCTCATTATCCTTATTAATCCTTGTGAAATTAGTTCGCAAACAACATGCGTCCTCGCCCCTCCTGGATCTCATAGACGTTCCAGCTTTCCATGACGACCCTTAAGTCCACCTTTCTCTGTCCCGAAATAATCTGGCGAGGCACATCGTTCAATTGGAGCCACAGAGTTGGTCTGTCGGCCGTCGTGAAGTTCACGGTTCCCTCTGGCACCCTGCTAAATGGCCTCACCCTGTTCATCTGATCTCCCAGGTTCCATCGCATCTCACTAATATTGTACCCTGGGTCAATCTCATCTTTCGCATAGTTCATCACGTCGTCCCAGACAAACGGGGGGAATTCGAACTCCCTGTCCCTTCCCGCAATCACGAGCTTGGCCTGCTGATAGAACTTTCCGTCATAGGCCAAGGGATCCGTGAAGTCTGTATAAATATTGCGATCCAGCATATTCGCTTGACGGAAGGCAAACTGGATGCGTTCCACGGGATGCCGAGCATCCAGTCGCCGCGTAATCGTCGCTAATCCACCGCTAATATCCAATGGTTTGTAATCCAGTTCTCCAATTGTAAAGACGTTTTCAAAGGTCTTACGAAACGGGATAGACTGCTTATTATCCTGGAGGCCTTTTCGAATGTCCGCAGGCACGTAGGCCTGCTTTGTTCCCAGCAGAATCGTGGGTTGACCTATATTGGCACGGCTAACGGGGTTAAACGTGAACAGTGATGACCCTGAACCGTCTGTATTAGGCAACTGGTACTGGAAGGTCTTGGTCCAAGGCTCAGGCTTATAGGCCCCATTGGACGCTACAATCAAATCCTCCAGCCGTCGCAACTTGATGCGAAGCCGGTAGGCCTGATTGGGCATACAGCAGATGGGAAAGCCCCCGTCACCTGGCGTCTGGAGCCCTGGCAAGGGCAGATTGAGTCGGAGTCGACCAGGGGTCGCCCTATAAGCAATGGCTCTCCCAATAGTAGATCCGACATCTATGCCTCCCAGATACTGATCCTGTAAATACACTGAATTCCACGACCCTTCTGTCGCCGTGGACATAAAGAGGGAATCTCCTGACCATTCCTGGATCAGCATCTGGTCCTGGAGAAACTGGATCTTTTCGAACAGATACAGACCGATGTACTTTGTATAGCCGTAACTGACCCCTGAGACATCTGTAATATGATACAGAGAATTGGCGATCTTAGGATCATTGGACAGATTGTTTGTATTGTTTGTTGGTGCCGACAGATTGTTGTTCACAGGAAGGGGAGGCAGCCACGTGGGCAGATCAACTAACAGAGTCGCGTCCGTGATTATATCACCGAACCGGTCCAGTTCGATTTCGAAGGTATTTCCGAACTGGGGTGCGTTCAAAGGTACGGTGGTTCGGCGTTCTTGGAGAAATGGGGCAGATGACTCGTAGCTGGGATTGAAGGGCAGACTGGAGGTCTTGCGATCTACGGCAAAATACGTGTCTTTCTTGCCCCTAGCCACCAGTTCATAAATGGACCCTTGGAGTGATGTTGTTGGCAAGGTGCTCGTGTTCATTACTGGAACCCTGGAAGATTTGTTTAGGCATTAATTATTTTAAGGGGTATAAGTAGGAATATGCCAAGATATAAAGCAAGATATACAGGGGATTTGAGTGCTTATAGAAAACCTTATGTAACTGATTATACAGACCCATTGGAAGAATTGGCATTAATGCTATATGAGTTAGATGATAAATTCGCATTACATGGTCTAAAAGATCTTACTAAAGGTAGTAGTTATGTACGATTAAATTATGGAAATGTATTTAATTTTGGAATGACAAAGCCAGAGTATATTGGTAAGTTTGAAGGTTTAGATGATAAGTTACCCTATTTTACGAATGAATATATTCCAGTAGATTTTTATTCTCTTATGAAAGCTTTCTTAAATAATGAGGATTATTATAGATATAAAAAATGGAATGATCCGGAAATTGAAAAGTATGAAGCAATAAAGGGGATAAAGGTTAAAGATCAATCACCTTACCCTGATATGTGGAATGAAGATATATTTATACATGTACCATCAAAAGAAGAAATAGATGCTGGATCTGATACATCAGATTCAAATAAAAGCAGTGTATTAAACTTATTTTACTTAAAACACAAGTTACAAAAACATATTGAAGATTTTGAAGCTGATAAATCTGTTTCTAAAACAAAATACGATAAATTTAAAAGTATTATAGAGAACTTGAATACCATACTAGAAGAGGAAAAATTAAGACCTAATTCTATGTCTAAAAATCCAAAATTAAATACAGACACACTTACATCTATGTACAAAATGCTTGTTGAAAAAAATAAGGATTTGGAACTACAACTTAGGGAGGCGGGGAAGATTACAAGTCATCCATTTGCCAATTTTATTAATACATCTTATAACGTGTCTAGATTGCCTACTAAATCGCCTAGTGTATTAAAAATTCAAGGCGGCAAACGCAAATCAAAAACTCGTAAACATCGTAAAACCCGCAAGCACTAGACGCTCAGGTCTCTCATTTACTGGTATTTTTACAAAATATACCTATTATACAAGTTATATTTTGTAAGTATAATAAAACTTTTTTACTTTTTCTCTTGTCGCATATGAAATTCATTCATAATGGGTGTATTTTTTCTATCATATCTATCCTTCGTTTTACACGTATTTAATTTACAAACGTCCGTTTGTATCGTATAGTTATTAAAATAACCATTAAAATAGAAAGATATGTTATCAATATCATAATCATATAAGGTTGAAAGTGCTATAATTTTATTTTTATTATCAATCCGTAAGTTAATTATCGAATAGCTACAATTATTTATAAAGTTATCAATATCAATGTAATTAAATGAATCATTACTTTTTCCAATTAAATTACGAATAATAACATTTTTATTTTCGTGAGTTACAGTGCCTTTGTCATCCGTTAAATAACGGATAATTGGTTGTGTAGTATATAAATAGTTAGTTATAATTAAGTTATTATTTTGATCATTTTCAACATCTACAATGTCATCAAATACAATATAATCAAACATTCTATTAGGAATTTGTTGAGCAATTTGACCAAATTCTATAGTTCCATATGATAATCGAATATCACAGTTTTTAAATATAGAGCATATAAATTTATATTGACAAGTAAATAGAAAATCAGCACTTAAATCCATACATTTAGGAATGTGTGTTAATTTAATATCTTTCATATATATCAATTGACTTAATCTAAATATTAAACTAGGAAAACTAACTATGAGTTCTGGTTTAAAATTATTTATACAATCTACCAACTCATATAATGTGCTCTCTTTTATATCACCATTTTCGTCTAACTCGGGAATAATAGAATTAAAAGTACTATGTAAAAAATTTAACTTATTAATTAACTTTACTGAATTTGCTCCATGAAAGTAATAAATTAATACTTTATCAGTAGGTTTCCATCCCATATTTATCCAACATTTAAAAAAACCATAAGATGCTTTTACATATTCATCATACGTATACCATTGATAAAAATAATTTCCAGAACTTCCACCTGAAACATGGGCAATAGCCTTTCCTGATAGTACTTCATAGGTATAATAAATACTATCTATCAATGAAATATTTTTGGCTACATTTTCTTTATCAGTCCAAGAATTATTAGCACTTTTAATAGAAGAAGCTATTTTGGGAATATTTTTATTACAAAATAAATCTGTATTTTTACTTATTTGCTGTTTCGTAACAATAGGCAGTGTATCAGCAGTATAGTTATTATAATAGGGTATATTCTTACATACATTTAAAATAAATTCTCTTTTATTTATATTAATTCTATTACTATTGATCTTATAAAGTTTGTCAATATTATCATATAATATATATCTAGCAGTATATGCTATAATCAAAATAAATGATATTACAAAAAATAATATGAGATAAAATGTACTTAATTTCATAATCTACATATAAGTTATAAAAAACTATTTTATTTCAAATGCTCAAAACCGCATCCTAAGGGCTCGATCGGGACGAACATACATCACATCAATATCGAATGGAAAGTTATACGTTCAACACAGACCGCCGACTGACAGCCCGATCAGGACGAACATAGATCACCTCGCTTCGCCCAGCCAGATCCCCCTTCTTCAAGGCCCAGTGCTCCAAATGCTTCGGGCACCCCACTAAATGATCCCTCAGAACCTCAGACCCAACCTGTTCGTCACAGTAAGGACACTTCGAAGCAGCACTTCGAATACGATACACATATACAGAGGCACATGTCACAATACTGACAGCTGCCATTAGGCCCATGCCAACCGCCATACCGATTACCTCGCTACAGAGTGGTATTATTTCTGTTCCTGTAGCATTCATGTCCCTATTGTTACCTAATAAATTTGAACAATTCGCTAAAGCTACTATTTAGCAACATGAAACTCGTAATCGTTGAGAGCCCCGCAAAATGCAGCAAAATTCAGGGATTTCTTGGGCCCGGATACATCGTGAAAGCGTCCATGGGTCATATCAGGGCCTTGGAAGAGGCCCTGGACGCCGTGGGTCTCACCACGGACTTTGAACCTCGCTTCCAGTTCATCGAGGCTAAGTCGAGGGTCCAAAAGGACTTAAAGGACGCGGCAAAAGGAGCCGAACAGGTCTACTTGGCGGCGGACGATGACCGAGAAGGGGAAGCCATCGCCTATTCCGTGGCTCTTCTCCTCAAGCTTCCCCTCGCAACAACGCCCCGTATTGTCTTCCATGAGATCACCCAGACCGCCATCCAGGCAGCCATGGAACATCCAAGGCGACTCCACATGGACAGAATCTATGCTCAGCAAGCCAGATCCATGCTGGATATGATGATCGGATTCACGCTCAGTCCGATCCTGTGGAACCATGTGGCGAGAGGCTTATCCGCTGGCCGTTGTCAGACGCCGGCCCTGAAACTTGTCGTCGAAAAGGAGCGACAGATCCAGGCTTTTAAGGCGGCATCCAGTTGGAGACTAACAGGTGAGTTTGCTGCTGGAACTACCAAACTAATCGCATCCCTCCAAGACGAGTTGGAAGATGAAGCCGATGCCCTCAACTTCCTGGAGAACTGTTACACGGACAGAGCCGAACCTCATATCGTAAACTCCAATGTGACCAGACCTTGGTCCTCCAATGCTCCCGATCCCCTGATTACCTCCACCCTTCAGCAACAGGCCTCCGCCCTATTCTCCTTCAGTCCTAAGACGACCATGTTGATCGCCCAGAAACTCTATGAGGGAGGGCATATCACGTATATGAGGACTGACAAGGCGGTTCTGTCCGAAGAAGCCATCGGGGATGCGAAACACTGGGTCACGGAGACCTTCGGACTAGCCTACGTCGCAAACGAAGAATCCAAACCAAAAGAACTTAAAGAACCGAAGGCCAAGAAGTCCAAAAAAGGGCCTAAAGAAACCGAAGCCGCGGAAGGACCTAAAGCTCAAGAAGCCCACGAGGCTATTCGCCCGACCCACATGGAAATTGCCGATATCTCGGACCCTGATCCGACCCACAAGAAGCTGTATGGTCTGATCAGGCAACGGGCCATTCAGAGCGTTATGTCAAAAGCCACTGGCGAGACCTGTACCGTTACCTTCCATCGAAAGGACGATGCCGACTTCCCGTGGACCGCAAAGTGGCGACGCACAACCTTCCAGGGCTGGCAACGCATGGGGAAAACTGCTGATCTTGAGGAGACCGAAGAGGAAGCCGATGCCTCCGCCACCACTTGGACCCAAGCCCAAGCCCTGATCCCCATGACCACCCTGACCTGGACCCAGCTTCAAGCGAATCCCCATGAGACCAAGCCGGCCGGCCGATTCACGGAGGCCACCCTGGTCCGAGAACTCGAGAGTCACGGAATCGGCAGACCCAGCACCTTTTCGTCCCTCCTCTCAGCCATTCAAGACAGAGGCTACGCTGAAATCACGGATATTCCAGGGAAAGATGTAACCTTAAAGACATACTCTCTAACTGCCACAACTGCGTCTGTGTCCACCACACCAGCATCATGGCCTCCCCAAGAACAGATCGTTAAAAAGAAAATGGGTGGCGAAAAGAAAAAGCTCGTACCGACTGCCCTCGGTCTCCAGTGTCTGTCCTTTCTTGAAAAACATTTCCCGCATCTGTTCGATTACAAATTTACCAGCCAGATGGAAACCAGGTTGGATCTGGTGGAAAAGGGCACAGAACCTTGGAAGCAAGTTCTCAGGGATACCTGGGCCACCTACAAGGACAAATATGAGAGCATGAAGTCTGGGGGGTCTGTTACTGGTTCTGCTGTTGGATCTTCTGACAGTTCCAAGGTCAAAACATTCAGTAACGGACTAAAAGCGGTGATGAGCAAGAAGGGACCACTGATTCTTCAGGAGGGGACGAATACAGTGTTCTATGGCTGGCCGTCAGGGGTGGTATTCGATGATCTGACAGAAGCAGATGCCAGAGCCTTTGTGGCAAAGGTATCTGAGGCCAAAGCGGTTGCTGACGAACCCATTGGAACCTTTGAGGGCCAGCCAGTTCTCAGAAAGACAGGAAAATTCGGACCTTATATAGCCTGTGGCACCATCAACCTGTCCGTCCTCCCTACTGACTCCTGGTCCGAGATCGAAGAGAAGCTCAAGGCAAAAGCAGCCAGTCCATCTGGGACTTTAAAGACCTTCAAAGACTACGAGATTCGCAACGGCCCCTATGGGCCTTACATGTTCAAGACAAGCCTTAAGAAAAAAGTGTTCGTATCGATCCCTAAAAGCGTCGATATCAACACGATTACTGAAGCAACCGTCGCTGATCTCTATAAGTCAGCATCAGAAGCGAAGAAGGCCTATAAAAAAGCCTAGGTGGATCATTACCAAATATATACATACATAGTCTATTTATGTTCCTATAGTAGATATGTCCCATGTTACTGTATATAAAATGGCGAAAGTGGCCCTTACGATTATCATAATTAATATCTTTTTCGCCCTTCTACTGATTCCGTGGGTCACGGACAAGGATGTGGCAGGTCTTCCACAAAAAACAGTAGATCGTTTCATAAGTCTGTTTTATTTTGGAATTACATCGTTCACTACAACAGGTTACGGCGATATTCATGCGTCCTCGAATCGCATGAAACTGCTTATTACGACCTACATGGTTCTGGTCTTTTCCATGACTGTCAGTTTTCTGTTTGACTTTTAGGTATAAAGACCCTGCCAACCAATCCATTAGAATAGCATAGGTGGATATTTTCTGACTCAAGTACCTCTTGTACAGGAGTAGTTGATTCACTATCTGACTTATAGACCCCTTCCTCTAGCACAGATCGAACGGTGTCCACTAGGTCACCGATTCGTGTATCATTTTTGTTACGAACGGCCTCCTCGGCAAACATGCTTAAGGGAACACTTTTGATAGTCTCTGACGCATCATGTGTCATCGGTATAATCCAATCACCTTTAGACCAGTGAATCATGGTGTCAATCACAAATCCCTTCTGAAATCGCCATCCGCCTTCGACTACGCCACTAGACCGACGAATATGGACATGGCTTAGGGCTTGGAAGAAGGGTCCGATCACGTCGTGTTTCAAGGCGTCGCTCGCTCTAACCCTTTTCGTCCTATGAAGGTACGCATTCGAGTCCCGTTTCGCATCTGCCTTATGATCGGAACAGTACCGAATGCCAAAGTGATGGCCGATTGTCCGTTCATCGGCCTCTTGTTCCTTGCCACAATAGAAGCAAACGGCTTTTCGCATCACCAGGGAACACGGATTCATTATTTGATGTTGTAACATCAAATAATGAATATGGCGGTCAACTTTTATGAAATATAGTCGGCGAATTCTGTAATCAGATTATTTTTTGTCACATCCTTTTCACTCTTTCCAAAATCAAGTAAGAACTCGATGACATCTGCCGACTTGGCCTTTGATAAAAAGTCGCTGTACAAACAATATTTGTAACACAATATATTTATGTCATGTGCTCTTTTTGGTTTCACTTCCTCTATCAACAGATCATAGAAGGTAGTTCCATAAAACTGGATATCCGTCAGAACTATTTCTTTTATGTATTTATAGAGTGTTGAATATCTATGTTTTATATTGGATCGCAAACTAATTGCTTTTTCCAAGGATATTCCTATCCCTTTACTGTCGAACATATAGGCTGCCATAACAACTGATACTAGACCGATAATATCTATATTATTTTTTGTTATTTTATGGTGTAAATGACGTAACGTTGCCATTAAAATAAGGATAGCCCTGTCAAAGACGAAATAAAACGAATCAGTTGTCAATGGCCATTTTAATGAATAGAGCCAAGTAATTGTTGCTACCACGGCACTTTTTGTAATGGCCCAGGAAGGAATTTCGGATGCTGCCGACGATGAAGAGGCTAAGGCTGTTTCAGAAACCATTAAACGGGCTGGAAGCATGTATTGATCAAAGATATCCTTGTCATATTTTGGTGCCAAATCATCCGTTTTAATGTATCCTGCTCTCAGAAGTAGTTTCAAAGCCCCCCTGATAGTCAAGCGAGTCTCTGGATTGTAATCCAGGAGGCGTTGAATGATCGTGGCCACTAATTTGAGTTGCTTAGTGTTTGTCTGGAATTTTGCCCTAGCTACTACACGATTATATACAGCGTCTGGCTTACGATCTAAGGTAGCTAATGGATATACTTCGTTTGTCCTGTCTGAAAGACTTGTTATAGTTTGGAGGGTATACTGATTGTCAGCTCGATATAGTTCTCCATCTTTTTCGACAGGAGCTCCAAGTTTCGCATACATATTTATCAATACATAAAGACCTGTTTTACCCTGTAATGGATTATTTTTTTTGTTAAATATATCATCCGCATCAGCATCTGTAAAAAGAGGAGTCCCTACTACAATCTGATACAAGGATGCTCCCACGGCCCAGGCATCACTAGCATACCAGCCTTCCCAACTAGTAAAGCTTCGAGGTTTTACGTACTTTTTAATCAATAGCTCTGGAGCAGAGTACCAGTAGGTACCAGTGTATCCGTCCTGACAAGGTGGCATATTGGGTGGCATATAGCGACTAGTACCAAAATCGGTGATAAGGACTTCATCAGTTGTAGACATCAGCATATTTCCAGGCTTTGTATCACGATGAACAATATGGGCCGAATGTAAGGTATCATATCCTTTTAATACACCGATGACTGTTTTAAACGTGTAGTCCCAATTACGATATACTAATGTAGCCAGATTATTTTTGGCTGCTTCCATAATCATACAGGGAAAGACAACACAGGATCCCTTTGTATTTTGATTTGCGGTTCCTAAGAACTGGGACACATGGGGGAGACCCTCCAGATATTTTATGGTGGCAATTTCAGTTATATTTTCTTGGATAAGATCCTCTCTCAAAGGATATTTTGTCGCAACTGAGATTCCTAGGGACCCCACTTTTTCCTCATTGACACGACCAAAGGTGCCTTTTCCTAATTCCTTTGTCCGTTTTCGACTTTTAATGTTCGCTGTTGACAACAGTTTCCGTGTTTTTGTAGGGACTGACACATTTAGAGGGATAGCTTCTACAATCGCAGTGCCAGTATTCGGTTCCTTTATAATAGCAGGTTTAGCAGCAGCGGATGATGATGAACTGCTAGCAGCTACAGTAGCAGAGCTAGTATTAGCAGCAGCAGAGCTTCTGTTGCTGCTAGCTAGAACCGGTGATTTTGATTTTGATTTTGATTTTGATCCTGATCCAGATTTAGACCGCGATTTTCGTGTTGACACCATACTCTACTCCAACTTCAGATATTTCAGAGCAGCCTTTGTAGCCGCAAAGAGGACACCGCCCCAGACCGTATCGGCTATCGCAATCTTCAGATCATACTTCTTCAAGATCGAATAACTCGTGAAATCATACACGGCATACACAGCAGATCCCATGAGACCGGCTTCCAGAACCGTATTCGGCTGATAGATCAAATAAGCTAAAGCCACGTACACAACGACAGCTCCCAGGACTCGGAAGACCACAGGACTGCCTTGGATAGCCTCCGTCATACTGACGGCAAGGCGACCCACAGTCAAAAGCCAGACCGCATCAATAAGAACCAGTACAATCATGGCGACAACCAATTGTTTTAAGGAGGGGATCATCTACTAGTCGCGTTTAAAATCCAGACCCTTTGTCACCCGTCCAAGTAATGAGCGACACTGTCCACATCAGTGCTTTCCAAACGCAGATACACGGAACGACCATTCTGTGCCAAGGTCCCTTCCCAAAGTCCAAGCAGCCCCCGATCCTCGAGTCGGTCCAGGACCTCCATCATCCATTTAAACGCAAAGTACTCCTGACCAATTCACCCCTGAACTTCAGCAAGCACCTGTCCGTCCCTTACGATGCCGTCTTCCAGATACGAGAAGGTGCCGACTGGTCTCTCGCTCTCACCTATATTTTACACTGTCCCAAAGACGTTCTGGTAGTCGCAGAGGATCTGCCGATTCCCGAGGCTCTATGGCCGAAGCTACACAAGTCGATTACCTTTGTTCATATTGTCTCGACACCGCTTAAGAATTTGAAACCGTATCAGACTGTTTTTTTCGCACCGGTTGACGACGTAGCAACTGGATTCGGTGACACAGTCTTCAAGGCCCTTCAACAGACTTATAGGCGTTCCTATACGCTCCAGAACTTCAAGGAAATCGTTCAGGAGCTGCGAATCGCCGGGGCGTCACTCGCATGGACAAGGGTAGGAGAAGGCTCTAATGTGGACGGACAGGGGTCTCTGTACTGGTATGATCCGGTACTTGATCAGGGATCGGATATGTTGTCTAAGGGACAGTTAGCCGATCTCTTTAGTTGGTTATCTTTTCAATTCAAGTAATTTACATCTTCATGCCCTTGGCGGCATCCATGAAGGAGGCCAGGACGGCATTAGTACCCATCTTGGATGTGGAGGAGGCAGCCATGTCCTGGCCAGCACCACCACGCATCCCCTTACGCCTGGTGGTCCTCATGCCCTTACGCATCGCCGTAAACTTGCCCTTGGTGGGCTTGTAGCCGGCGGCAAAGAGTCTCTTGATCGCCTTCTTGCCGGCCGCCATCTTCTTGCGGCTAACAATGCGACCTGCCTTGTTCTTGACAAGATCCTTCTTGTGGAGGCCGCCGCTGGTGTGCTTCGCCGTACCGTGAAATACTTCTGCCTTGGAGCCGACTGTCTTCTTGTGATCCATGTTCTACTAAGACTTAAGAAAATCGTGACATGTAGTCGAAATGGAAGATCTCTTTCAGTCAAAGGCGATCAAGAAAATACACATCCGGATTCAGCAAAATGGGAGACGCAACGTGACAACCGTCCAGGGTCTCGATGATGATCTGGATCTTCATAGGATTCTCAAGGCTCTCAAGAAGGCCTTCAACTGTAATGGATCGATTGATAAACACGAAGAGTATGGAGAGATCCTCCAGCTTCAGGGAGATCAACGAGAGACTGTCCTAGAGTGGCTATTGGCCCAGGAGATTCTGACCAAGCAGGAAGTGGTAGAACGGGTGGTTGTTCATGGGGCTTAGTGTTGCCAAGCAACAATCAGTAGCAAAATTGAAAACGGCCTAAACGCCGGCCACCTTGAAACCCTAGGGATTTACAGTTATTTTTCTATGCCATCTAAAGTAGAAAAAATTGAAGTCCAACAGAGCCCCCTATCGCAGCAACCTGGCTCTAATATGTTAGAAAAGCCTAAGAAAATGGAATACGTGTACGATGAGCTGAAGGACGAGTATATCTGTCCTGACTGTGGTATCACGAAGAAGAAGCAGAACACAATGCATTACCACATGAAGCGGTGTCAGAACATCCTGGACTTTGTGTGTACGGAGTGTCAGCAGGAGTTCGTTCAGAAGAATGCGTTAGACACCCATATGCGTCTCCGTCATCCTCCTCAAACGAAGGACGATACAGATGAGTTTGTCTGCCCCTTTGAGGGCTGTGACTTTACGAATCCGACCAAGGGTAACTGTCGGACCCACTGTATGCGGAAACACCTGAAGAAGGAGGTGGCGAATATTATGGAAACATTATCTGACAAACAGGTGAAATGTAAGACATGTGCCGTTACCTTTAAGTCTAAACCCCATTTCTACTATCATAGTCTAGGGTGTATTGTGCTACCTCTGACAGATCCGAGGCATGAGATTTTAAAAGATATTATCTAGTGATGATATCAATGGATATCATCTAGTAATGATACCAACTAGTTGGGCTCCACTACATTTGCCATCTTTACTAGCGAATAGGTGTGATAGCCAAGTGCCGCAAAGCCTACCATAATACAGGATTCATAGGCCCACCTGCCGGTATTTTTTTGATTGGCACCGATAAAAATCAGTAATGGTGCGACAAGCAGTACATGGATCAGATTGACCCACAGAAAAGGACTGTGAGCAGCATATTTTACTAGGGCCTTGTACCCGTGGTAAATCAGGATAAAAATGCCCGCACCTAAGATGCTTTGATAGGCCCAAATAGGCAGATCGGATTTAAAAAACGCAATGAGAAAGAATATGGGAACGACGAACAGGATGTGGAACAGGGCGATGATTAGGTGGATGTCCATTTGATCTATTTCATAGCCGTTATTTGTTTTTTGAATTCACAGAGATCCAGAAGCATGTGGGCCGACTCGAGGGCTCCTTCTGTCCAGGCTTGTCGCATAGAAAAGCTCTCCCCGCAGACGAAGATCCCGTGGTCTTGGCATAGTGAGTCCTTTAACACGGCCACAGGGTCATAGGAGCCAGGGAGCCAATAAGTACACCCGTTGGACCAGGGATGAATCACAAACTCAGTTGGTTCGCCGATGTCCTTGTCGGGCAACAGCCGTCGTATGCCCTTCATGACGGCCTCTTTGACTGCGTCTTCTCCCTTTTCTTTTCGGAACTTGATCCAGTAAGCAGCGTCAGCCCCATCCGTATAGGAAATCATTACAACCCCTTTTTCGGCAGAAATAGGGATTGTATATCGGACCCTAGAATCTGACACAATCTTCGTCAAATCCTTGAGCCACTCCTTATCCTTAAAGACAGCGTACATGCGAACGAGGGGTTCCATAGCTAAATGACGAAGAGCGGGAATGGCCTGGAGACCGCCGATCTTCTTGACAGCCACGGACGGAATAGCCAGAACGCAGGCCCGACAGAGAATATCGGGTCTGTCGGAACAGACAGACAGACCTTCTCTGTCTTTTTCCAGTCTGCTGACATCCGTCTTGAACTGAATTTTTCCACCAAGCCGCTTAAAATCTTCGGCCATGCCTTCTGGGATTTTACTGAATCCTTCTGCGACGACAGAATAGGTCGCTTTTGATCCAAACTCTGTCTGGAAACTGTGGATCGCTAGATCAGCCCTTAGTGTATGGATTTCTGACCAATAGGGAAACATGTTGTAGTATTCGACACCCTTTTGTCCATGGACCATAGACAACAGTTCGGCCAACGTATGTGTGGCCAGAACGGACGGCGGTAACTCTGCCAGTGGCAGAATCATGGTCGCCAATAGATCGGTGAAAGGATTTGGCTGAGCCAACCCATCTCGGATGTACAGGCTCCCATCCGAAGTACCAATGGGGTAGGTCTTCAGTCCGTACTGCTTGATCAGTTCATGAACCAGGACATGATCATCACCTATTCGTCCTGCCCCCGATTCCCAATGAAGACGTCCTTGATGATGAGTATAGACACGTCCCCCCACATAGTCATATTTTTCTACAATTAGCACCTTACAGTCAGGATGCTTTTTCAAAGTTTCGATACCCACTGTTAGTCCAGCCATACCTGCTCCAACAATGACTAGATCGTACCGCATTCCCTACCTGGATCCAATAAAAATAATCGTTTACACATCGTTACACATTCGCCGCGACATTCGCAGCACCTGACGCAGTAGCTGCTTCCTCCAGTTCTTTCTTAGCCGCCGCCTCCTCTGCCGCCTTGGCCTTTCGGGCCAGATCGCTGACCTTGCCATGGACAACTTCCCACTTTTCATTAATGAACGGCACCGAGCAGTTGAAGATCTTACTAACATCGGTCATGGCCTGGAAGGTGAACTGACGGAGAGCTTCCAGTTCTTGACGAAGAGAGGTCACGAGGTCCAGGGCCTCCTCCCGTGTATATTTCTTTGCCACATCAATGCGACGGAACAGATCGACGGCTGCCCCATTGAAACCGTCGAGGATATCACGGATCTCATTGCTCTTGAGTCGCTCCTTTTCACGCCGACCCAGGACGCCCTTCCAATCCTCTTCGTCCGCTTCCTTGAGCAGATACTTCACTCCCATGTCCTCGTTGTTCACGGGGTTCAGATGCCTCTCATATCTGTGGCGTTCTACGTCCATCATGTGAAGACAGACTCTGAGGATCTGTAACAGGTCCTTGCGTTCGTCTTTACAAAGCTTATCAAAGGCCGACTGAACATGGTAGGGATTTGGGAAACCGCCGCAAGGCACAAAGCCAGGATGGGCTGCGTTATGCTGGCCGCCCTTGGCGAGCCAGGCGAAGTAGTGGGGATTATGGACTGTGCCCGTCTTGATCGCATGGCCGGTGGTCCAGGAGAAGGGAGTGTGACAGGCAGTACACCACATTTGGTCGCACCCATCGATTTTGCTTATCATTTCACCGCAGGTTGGACAGGGTTTCGTGTCCTTCCTCAACAAAGCGGCGGTGGCCAGATTGTCGGCGGTACAGGTATGGGCGGTGTCCTTGTCCAGCCCTTTGACCTCGAAGCAATCGGGACAGACCCAGACGTGACAGATGCCGCACTTCCAGACACTGGACAAGAACCCGTTACAGTCAGGAGCAGTACAACGACGAACGAACTTGGCAACAGGAGTAGCAGCAGAAGACGAGGAGTTCGATTCCCCAGTTTCAGGCCGACCCATTTGGATATTGTAGATTTTGCGACCAATTGTCCCTCGCTGTTTTTGAATGACATTGAGTTTCGCATAGAACTCCTTTTCGATCTCGGCGTAGGCCTTATTAAGTTCGCCCTCTTCTTTTTTCAGGTCACGGACTCGCAGCTCTCGTTCGGCGGCCAACTGGTAGCCTGGCAAGAAACTCTTTTCACGATTGACTAAGATGGTCTGCCGATGGGCATAATAGGTCTTGTTCAAGAAAGTCGCACTACAGATGGTATTCAGGAAGCTGCGGGTCCAGGCGGCTCGGCAATGCATACAGTGCGGATCTTCAATGCTTGAGAGCATATACTGTTCGACGCACTTGATACAGCATTCCTTATGGCAGCCATTACATTCGACCTTTTTACGGAGGTGACCCGTGTAGGCCTCGGCACAGATGGGACAGGCAGGCACCTCCACGACAACATTGGCGGCTTTCTTGACACGTTTCGCAGTTGACATGATATTAGTATGGATAGTTATAGGATCGGGGACAGTCAAATTTAGTGATACCCGACTTCAATTTTTCTTTTTGGACCTAGTAACAAATTCCTGTCCGTCAGTAGGGATGTTGAAGTGGTCTGTACTGCTATACGGAGGTTTGCTGGCCTTTATCGATGTGGTTATGATGCCGATTACGAAGGGGGTCGCAGCAAAGACCTTGCCGCTCTGGCTCATGGCCGTTCCGACCCTGGTTTATGCCGCCGATCCTTGGATCTTCCTTCAGAGTCTTCGCCTAGAGTCGATGGTGGTTATGAATTTTATCTGGGATCTGCTGAGCGACGTTATGGTGACATTTGTCGGGTTGTTTATCTTGGGCGAAAAGATATCGTTGTTCAAGGGTATAGGAATCTGTTTGAGCTTTATTAGTATTTTTTTACTCACCTGTGAGGATGAGGCCTGTAAATGATCACTGCTAATTTGTATATTTATTTTGGCAATAAGGGGGTGGATATATTAAAATCAGGATTTCGGTACTTTTCAATACCATAGCATAGACCACATAAGCTAAATGTAATGATTATGGAACCAAGAGGAGCAATTAAATTTTTGTCATTTGTATAATAACCTAAAATAGCCATACCACTTACAAATATAATTACGACAGCTTGAGGATAACCCCAAGATATCATTACTACAGTAAGTAATTATTAAATAAATAGCTTTATATTGAATAATATACAGCAGTATATAATGTAAATTATATATTTTTTTGAAATAGTATAAATATTCTAAAATATGCGTTTGATTTGACAATTTGTTCTCTACGGTTTTATTGGTGGTTCTGTAGCTCACTTGGCAGAGCATCTGGCTGTTAACCGGAAAGTAGACGGATCGATACCGTCCAGAACCGTTTATGGTTGTACATTTATGTACAACCATAAAAGGTAACCAGAACCGTTTATTTATAGTTTACTATATCCAAATAATTCAAAGTCTTTATCGTAAAATGAATTAATTAACGCAATTGAATTACTATTAAGATAGGAATAATAGTCAATTGTATTCTTATTTTTTAATAATAATAAATTAAAATCGTCATATCCTAAAGATGTCATATTTTCATTTAATGTTTCTTGTTTTAAAAGCTGTAAATTATCAATCAATACACCATTTTCGTCAGTAATATATGTATATTGAGGTATAAAATGATTATCATAAGTACCATTTGCTGATTCTAGACATTTAGTTATAGTTTCATAAACAGTATCTTTTGAAGTATCTGTATCAATCAAATTGTAATAAAATAAATCACTCACTAATCTTGTATATGGATTACGAACAACAGATAAAATTTTAAGATTATCAAAATCAATTTGAAAAAAATCTTTATATGTAAGGATTTCACTATATTTTAAATGTTGTAAAGATGAATTAATATCAATATTTTTTTTTTCTATATAGTTTGCTATATATTTATATAATTCAGGAAGCATATACGAAAAAAGTTGTATATTTAATTTTAAAATATCTTGGTCTAATTCAAGATTTGTATATAATGATTTTTCATCAAGGGATATATTATATTTCGATGAAAAATAAGTTTCTAACGATGTTCCACCTGTTTTTGGAATATGAATTAATAAAAGATTAATCTGATCGGATTTAAAATAAGGCATTAGTACTACTACCGTATAATTTATTTATTATCTTAAACCCCTGTTTGTCTTTCAACCCAATGATTCATATTAGGATACGTCTTATTCATATGAGACGCAATCTCTGCTGCCTTTTCATAGGTTAAGAAGTAGTCTCCGTGACCTGTAAACTCCGTTGGCTTATATATCCACGCAATACGATATAATGACATTTCTAACGTATTGTGAATGGAATGTAATTCTTCAAATTTTTAGTAATTTCTTACAACAAAATCATCGTAACAACTTGTCCGCTCGATTCATCTCTCGTGGGATCCAGCGAATCCCGCACCAGTCAAAATTCTTTGATAGCTCCTTTATCTTATAATGATAATACCTGGCATACTCGTGACGCTGATTCGATTTCATCATGATCTGATGGACAACACCTAGACAGTCGTTTTCAAGGCCGATCGACGACTGGTTCGCCTCTTCTGCGACGCAGATTCCAAGGTAGACCGAGGCCCACTCAGCCTCCGTGGAGGATACAAGCTTGTACAGAGGCTGGACATGTGACGAAAAGGTGTCGTCGGGCTTCAGTAATAGAGCCCCTGCTTTACCAACTTTTGAATGATGATAGAAGGACCCGTCGGTCTGGGCGACGGCTAGGATCGGTGGAACGAAGCGGCTATTCCCTCCGAAACGTACATAGTTCATGTGAAGAATCTTGGGCATTTATATTATTATTATAAGGATGCCTTATGTTGATATTTAGACCCTTGAATATTGAAAATGGGCACTCAAAGAGTGCCCGTTTTTAATTTTCGTTGGTCTAAATAATATTTTTAACTATAGCATTTTATTTGTTAAATACAATTATAATGTAATTATAAAATAACTATTAGTCTATTTAAGAAAATCATGTCAATATTTTTTTAATAAAAAGTAAAAGCTAATAAATATAGTATCTAAAGATATTTAATATATCTACCCTAGAATGATTCCTGAATCAACCCTTACTCGTATTCGTTCCTTCATTCCAACTATGGAAGGATGGTGTCCTGTTGAAAAAGCAGAATATATTTGTAATCTTGTAATTGAAAATAAGTTAAAGAAAGGTGTTGAACTTGGTGTATTTGCGGGCCGATCTCTTCTTCCTCTTGGTTGGGGATTTGAACAGACAGGGGGATCTATTACAGGAATTGATCCTTGGTCAAAGGATGCCTGTTTGATGGGTGATAACACAAATGATAATAATACATGGTGGTCTTCTCAAAACTTACAGCACTTTTATGAGTATACTCAGAATAAAATTAATGAGGTATCGCTTCAATCTCATATTACCCTTCTTCGTCAAACTTCGGCTGAAGCAGTGCTGTCCTTTGAGAATGGCTCTTTGGATCTTATTCATCAGGATTCTAATCATTCTGAACAGATCAGTTGTGATGAAGTGGAACGATGGACACCGAAACTCAAAAGTGGAGGATTCTGGATTGCGGATGATACGGATTGGGCCACCACTCAGAAAGCTCAGAGACTACTCCTTGAAAAGGGATTTATAGAACTCTATAATTCGGGAAAATGGAAGGTATATCGTAAGCAATAAAATTATTTGAGTTTAAACAAATTGTTTTGATTTATTATTAATTAAAAGATGGCAGAATACGCTGATTATATATCCTTTAAGGATGGTAAACAGTATACAATTCTAAACTCCAGTGTTTCAATTAATGAAGCATTTGAAATGAATTTAAATGAAAATAAATCATCGAAGGAACTTTATGTTCAGCCAAGCACGCAAATACTTCCACTTGTGGATAGTAGTGCTGATGAATTTAATTCGTCTATTTTAGCATATAATAATCGAAAAAATATTTGGACATACAAATTTTCATCAGATTGTACACTTTATATTGTCTATCGTCATCAACCACCAAAAGGTATTAGTTCAATTTGGATTGGTGAATTGGATTTATCAAATAATCTAATTCGAAATGCTGAACCGCTCTTAATAAGTTCTTTTACAAATTATGAAGATCCACGTATGTTCGCATTTCGTGGCGAATTATATATATCTTATAGTCAGTGGGGCACAGAGGAGATTAATGACTATAATGATCCACGATCAATTATTCAAATTGCTTTTACACATATTATAAAAAGAGAAATATCATTTGAACTAGGCAAAACGTATATTCCACCTTATGGTAATAATTTCATTGTTGGAAAAACTGAAAAAAATTGGGGGTTTTTTGAAAGTAAAGGTGAATTATATTGTCTATATAGTATTAGCCCTTTTACTATATTTAAATATGATATTGTGAGTAATTCATGTAAATTTGTAAGATGTGTTAAAACTATTGCCAATTTGAGTCTTAGAGGTGGAACTCCACCTATATATATTAAAAATAGACTAATATCATTTATTCACTGTAATGATTACTTGGTATATATGCTAGAAATTTCCTGTGATAAAAATGTATTCAAAATAAGTCATATAAGCGAATTTTCTACTATATCGTCTTTAAATACATTATTAAAAGATAATGAACAAATAGTAAAAAATGGTATTCTGTTTCCTTGTGGATTAGTCTACGATACTATTAAAAAACACTATATTGTATCTATGGGGTACAATGATAAAGTAACTGCTATATCCTATATAAAGGGATAAATTTGATGGATAGTTCGTGTAACACATGTGTTAACACAATGTTTGAAGCAAAGTTTGCCTCTGCGACCCTTTTAAAACGCATCCTGGATTCTGTCAAGGATCTGGTGACCGAGGCGAATCTACTAATCACTGAGGATGGGATTGAACTCCAGGCAATGGACACAGCTCACGTGGCCCTAGTGACCTTTACGATTCTCCCTGAGGCCTGTATGATTTATACATGTGACGAAGAGGTGACTTTGGGAGTGAATCTGGCCAGCTTTGCCAAGATTATTAAGTGTGCTGAGGCCACTGATTCTGTGGTTCTCAGACATCAGGATGGAGGAGCGACCCTGGGTATCAGCTTCGAATCCAATACGGGATCCAAGACCTCGGATTTCGCCATGAACCTCATGGACATTGAGTCAGAGTATATGAGTATTCCTGATACAGAATACAGCTGTTCCATCAAAATGCCGAGCAGTGAATTTGCCAAGATCGTCCATAATATGGCGGCCTTTGGCGAAACCGCAACCCTTTCCGTCAAAGAAGCACTTACTATGGAAACTGTGGGAGATACAGGTAAGGTTCAGATGGTTGTGAAACAGGATCTGACTGCGAAGGTGGAGTCTGCTAGAACAGAAATTGTCTGTTCGAAGGCCGTGAAGGCCAACTTTGCCCTGAAGTATCTCACGGCATTTACCAAGGGCTCAGCACTTTCCGACCAAGTTCAAATCGCTATGTTACAAGATGTACCGATCTATGTAACCTATGATATTGGAGATAAAGGATCTGTGGGGTATTATCTGGCACCAAAGTTGGACGACTAAGTCGTCATCTGACCAAAGTTGGACGACTAATAAATCACAAAGTATCTAATTTAATCTTATAGCAAATTTCATATTTTGTATCATAAACTGTCGTAACATTATTTTTAATTAACTTAACAACCTTTCCGTCTCCAAATAATGCTTTAACTGATTCATTTGAAAATTGTATTGTTATTTCATTCGAAGATACATCAAAAGTGGAGCATTTTATATGAACTGGTACCGTTATATCCTTAAAATCTGCTTCATTACCATATAGAATAGTTGTTTGTTGAATTTCACTATATAGTCTTTCAGCAATCTCTCTACCCTTTTTAATGGCGTATCCTAATTCTTCTCCGTAGAATGTATTTGGCTCTAATGTAGCACCTTCAGCCCATTCATTCCATGCGAATAATGCGTACACAGGGACAGAAAAGCTATCATATTTAATTTGTAATAAATCAGTATATGTATTTTTAATAATATCAGTAGGAGTGTAATTAATAATTCGGTGATTTTTATCTGGATGTCTTGGCGTAGTATTCCAACCGCACAACCCTCCATGTACATGCGGTAAATTTGTTAAGGATGCTGGCAACGGATTATGTGTTTCATGTGCTAGAAATGGAGAATACGCATTAGGTTTTATTATAAGTGTCGAATTATCATAATTACGTAAACAGTGTTGACTTGTATTTAATATATAATATATACCATCAATTCCATGTTTTTTCAATTCAAAACACATAGCGTTCAAATAATAGGATACGTATTTATCTAAATTATAGACAAATAACACTGGTTTATTATCAATTCTATAGTAATTACTATGATTAAAGAACTTCAGTAAAAATTTAGCATGATCTTTTGGCTTTTCATATAATTGACGATATGTTGATCCATCACTATGAAACTTATGATATGTACCATCTGATTTTTTTTTTCCGTAGACATGTTTCCATGATTCATTCGCAAAGCAGAAACAAAATGGCATATTTGGTTCATTATCAATCAATAATTGTTCTAAAGGGTTTGCCATAACAGGTTTATTTTCCAACCAATAATGATAATAAATAAATCCATCAATATTATACTTTTTAGCAAGATCTGCCTGTTTTTTTCGTACAGATATATCCATTGGATTATAATAACCTAGACCTGATGGAGGATCCAGAGGGAATTTACAAGTGGCTAATTGTTTATTGTCAGGATCTTTGAATAAATCCCAATCTGTAAAATCATTTCCGAAGACCTTATTATTTTCGGGAATACTATGATATTGAGCAAAATAATAGGTAAACACCTTTTGTCGAAGAGAATCTCCCATCTATTATTAATAATTTAAATTTATTAATAATTTTAGACTCAGTATATTTTAATATTACAAGCAGATATTAAAGTATATTGTATTATAAATTTTCTAATTCACTTGATTCACATACCCGCATTCACTCCTGGCATATGTCCCATCCGTCAAGGGAAACCCTGCCTCCCTTAGAATCCCCCCTACAATCGGCACTGACTGATGATAGACTGCCTCAGATACCGCCGATTTGCCGTTCAGTTCAATGTTCCGTATCTGATCCTTTATTTTCTTAATGTCCGCTGCCAGATCCACTGGCGAATAGACAACCTCATCCGTCATATCAACACCTGGGGGCGGAGGGCGATTCTCAATACGACTTCGCAAATATGCCTCGTCATCAAATGAGGGCACCTCGGACTTTCCTCTCAACGGAATAATTACTGGCGGAACTGTTCCAGGCACTTGTTCTGTCGGACGATCCGCCTTTAAAATCTGTTCCTCAAAGCCTTCTTTCAACCTCCGTGTCAGAATCAATATCACGAAGGACACGATTAAAAGCACTAAAAATATAGAATTAATCGTTGTCGCCTTCATATCCCTATTCATGAATCACTTTTTCTTCCAGCGAACCGATTCTCTGTCAAAATCCGACGAACAGATGATTCAAGGGTCGGGATCGTTGGACACAGTGATTCAATCCTATTCGTCTCCAAGTAGTTGTTACTGCGGGCCCCTTTGACAAACCCTGAAACCAGCTCCTTATTGGAAATCTCGTTCCATACATGTTTAGGGTTCTGAATATCCCTGTACATCGTGAGGATCGTATTGTGATCCATGGTTCCAGGGTTGACTGCGTTCAAGGTTCCAACATCACGTCGAATCATACAGTCCGCTAGGGCAGGCAAGACATCGTCCATCACCGTCATGGAGTTCTGGATGCTACAGATGTTCTTGTATGCGATGATCTTGCTAATGAAATTGCGGGGACCATCCTGTGATGAGATCGGCATGCGAATGCGGACATTGAGAGCCGATCCCCCATACAATTCACCCATCAGCCGATCCGTATAACCCTTCACGGTGCTGTAGCCGGATCCAAAGAAATTGGGCAACGACTCCTCGGTAAATCCGACTGATCCTGCCTCGGATCCGAGGGGACTTAAAGACACAGTATGGCTCTCATCGTACTCGAAGATACAGCCGGTTCCCATGTAAAGCATATGACAACCTGCTTTAGCCGCCGCAGCAGCCAATACAAGAGGTCCGTACAGGTTGTCATTCAGATTTTCTCTGAGCTTCCCAGGCTGCTCCAAATAGTCGATCGTACCGAATCCAGGACCATGTGTTCGTCCAATGAGTGAGACCACATGACTAGGATTGACACTTGCGATCTCGGCATCCACAGCGACTCTGTTATCAGCTCGGCTAGTCCCTAGGACTACCGTGAATCCCTTGGCCTCAAGGACAGGCCGAAAGAGACTGCCGATCCATCCGTTACCTCCATAGAGCAGACAGACCAACCTTTTCATCTCAGACTTTCGAATAGGGGTCGTCACTTCCAACAGATTCTCCTTGGTCACCCAATACGCAGCCCTATTCACGGTTCTGAACCAGTCGATCGTCGTCCGAAGTCCCTCATCAAAGGATACCCGTTGCTTCCACCCGAGCTTTTTCAAAGGCTCAGACTCAATCCAATATCGCTTGTCATTAAAGTGACGATCCTCCACATAAACAATCCTGTCCTCAAGCCGTTCGTCAGGGCTCAGGACAGCCAGCATCTGTTTCGCCAGATCCCGAATGGACAGTTCATCCTTGGACGATATATTATAGATCTCACCGACTTCCCCTTGGAATAGGACGCACAGGACAGCATCGACTGCGTCTTCCACGTACAGAAAGGAACGGAGCTGGTTGCCTGTACCCTGGAGCGTCAGCTTCTTGCCGTCGAGGAGTTGAAACATGAACTTGGGAATCACCTTTTCAGGGTACTGGCCGGGTCCATAGACGTTGTTGGATCGGATAACAATAATTGGCATATTGTAGGAATGTATGTAGGAATGAACGAACATTTCCGCCGAAGCCTTCGATGCCGCATAAGGATTGGTGGGCTTCAGAAGTGATGTCTCAGTAAAGACTGCTCCCCCCTGACTATGGTTCTCCCCATACACTTCATCGGTACTGATATGAATAAAACGACTGACCTTACCATAGGCTCGACATGCTTCCAAAAGAGTATGGGTTCCAATGACGTTGTCCTGAGTGTACAACATAGGATTGGTAAAGGAGGTATCCACGTGGCTCTGGGCGGCAAAATGAACAACTGTATCAATCTGATGGTCAACCATCAACCTGTCGAGGAGAGCCCTGTCTTTGATGTCCCCTTTGACGAATACATAGTTCTCTGCCGTAACGGTCAGATCGGCAGCCACCGTAGAGCAGGGATACAGATAGTCCAGGTTAACCAGGGTCATATAGGGATGCTGCTTCTGAAGACGGCGACAGAAGGCAGACCCAATAAATCCACATCCACCGGTCACAAGAAGCTTCATAATGTTCTAATACATTCGTGAATTAAATGTTTAAGTTATGAACCCAAATGTGTTCTACATTCGTACAACACATCAAGATTTACAGTAGATGGAATGGAACAAAGTCGTCGGCTACGCAGTCATGTTGTTTCACGCCGCTCTAGGAATTCTGGCGTTCTTCGGTCCGTACGGAACTAATAACATCAAATACCTCCTTCTGTTTATCGCCCTTTACCTGTCTATCCTTGCTCAATGGGCGATCCTTAGAAAGTGTGTGATCACACGATTCGAAAACTTTATGCTGGAACAAGAACCAACTACGCAGACCTTTCTAGCAAGTCCTCTAACGATGCTATTTGGCGAGAATACCTATATTCTGTACTGTCTTATTCCACTTATCAATGGACTGTTTGCCCTGGTCAAGATCTATTGGCTTCTTAACGAATCAGATCCAACAAAATACATTAAAACCAGCGATATATTCATTAATCCTCATATAATTTCTGACAGAGCCCATTCTGAAATCGAAGCCAGTTCAAATGAACGGCGTACACATGGATCTCCCAACCCTGACTGACATTGGCATCAAATCCAGAGGGTACAGGAACCGCCGTCGGCACACGAACCTGAAGGTCCAGACGAATAGAGGTGCTGCGGCTCATATTGGCTGAGCCGCTGGGCTGGTGAGCATCAGGATCCATAGCAAAACTGTAGCCGTAGGCATAGGAGGCCCAGGCGTTCCAGCCGCCCTTATGACTAGACGCGATATGCCGCCGCCACCATTCCCCCTCGGCCTGCTCCACAATGAATCCGTTGATCCTGAGCGTAGCATACACGAGCCACGGCTGATGTACAGAGTCGATATTGTATTGAGTCTCGAGCACAGGGCTAAAATTACCCCATTCATTGTTAATCGCCACACCTTTTCGTCGAAACACCCAGACGATTTCTTGGGTCGGGTGGTTCAGCTCCAAGGGCAAGGAAAGCTCAATGGTATCAGAGTCCGAATTCGTCTTGGAAGCCAAGTACTTGTAGGGCTCATCAAAGTAAAAATTCGTCACGAACTTTGTGAGCTGTTCAAAGGGCCGATGGATATACGCATCGCGAACTGAACTGTCCACGAGGGCACAGTAGGTAAGCACTCGGAAATCCTGTATCGCAGGGATCGCCAAGGGTGCCGTGTACTTCACAATGTCTAATTGGGCCACTGGAATCCTGTATTTGCCTTTCTGAATGTATTCAGGGACAGTATCAACTTTGAAGATCACGGAAGATCCTAATGGCGTATCAGTACAACTCTGTCGAGCCTTCGCAATTGTACGCACACAATCGCTAAAGGGTCGCAACTGGACGTTCACGCGGACAGACCCCTCCTTACAACTGAGCAAAGGAAAGACCTCCTTGAAGCGGGTTCTCAGGAAGAAGAATGGCAACAAACAGTAATAAACCCCGTTCTGGGTTGGCCACGGTCTCTGGGGATTCATGGACCCCGTATTGTTCGCAACGTTATTGAGCGACGTGAGCCCATTCGCATCTGCCGTTAACCCAATGAGCATATTTTCGTCAGGAATGAGGGACGAATAGAGTTTGATAAAGGCCCCGTCCAACCGTTCCAAGGTCTGGTCGCCGACCTCGAACTCTGCGTATTCAATAATCGATGTGCCGAGTGAGTTGATATAGGTCCAGGGCACATTGCTCGCATCGGAGACGTCGATCGTATAGTCCTGTGTCGACATCTTCAGGATTGTCGCAGGATCGTACCAGGAACCAAGGCGAATCTGTAGCACAAGGGCCTGTAATAGATCCCCGGCTGTCAAAGCATTCAGTTCAAACGTAAGACGGCCGCCCCAGTCTGCCGTGCCTCTGTGTGCGAACTCCTGGCTTGTCATGGTCATGGGATAGGTCGTTGAAGGTTCTCTGTGGAACCAGGATTTGTCGGTATCTAAGGGAAAGAAATAGTCATCTTGTGCGTCCCTTGATGCTAGATCTATGACCGTAGTGATATCACCTCTGGGCCTCGATGAAGCCATCATTGTCTCTAACAAAGATTCTGTATTTAGGTTAGAGATGTCCCATACAAGAAAAAGAAGCCATTCAAGGCGAAGTATTAAATCATTTCCTCTAAGAAAAAAGAGCATAGAACGACTCGCCTCGTTACGAAACAGGTCAAGATCCTTGGCCAATTTTGAGGAAAATGAGACGACGAGCCCTACCGTCCACAAGTTTGTTGCCCCTCGTTTAGAAACAGCAGAAGCGAAACTGACACTAGACAAACAGGATCATATGGATGCGGTTGACCGATTAAGGGTTAAAATAGATCACCTAGAATCCCAGATGAAAACTGCTAAAAAAGCAAAACGAGAAGATCGTGTAAAAGATATCAAACGACAGTTAAGTCAGGATAAATTTCAGTTAAAGATTCAGATGAAAATTCTAGAAGAACGTTATGGTCTTACGTACTAAACAGATGATCAAATCCCAACAGTTTCACCATGAGATGCTGGGGTTGATCAGTTCCCGTATTTATTCGAAGCGTTAGAGGATAGGTTAAAAGTGAGCACTGAATGGGCCAGGGAAAGGGTGTCCAGACACCCTTAACGACGGAAATGGGTCTCGTAATGGAATGGTAACAGTCGCAATCACACTCGATGTTCAGTCGTAGGACACTTTCAAAGTCATTGACCCCTGTGGAGGTGATTCGAAGATCTGTCCAGGTGATATTTGATGAATTTGGTACTATAAAGGATACGAACTGTGTTGTAGGGTCGATCGCTCTTGAATAGATATGGCTATGCTTTATTGGCTCCTCGAAGTCTGGATTCAGACGAAGAGCGGTTCTAACAGGTATATCCATGATTACAGTAATTAATAATTGGCCTTTTAGGCCAATTATAAATCTGTCAAAATTTGATTGACTTGATCTGTCCAAACAGATGTATCCAAAATGATCAAAATACCCGCCATTAGTGGTGGTGGTCCAACAGACCGATTCAAGAAGGTCTTCTGGGATGCTGTCACAGAAAAAGATCCAAAGTCAGGTCTCCCTATGAAGGGAAGTATCGGTGTTCACTGGAATGTATATACCGATCTAGACTCCCTGAACACGGATGGCCAGCTTTTAACGAATCTCTGTAGGCTTCGAATAAACAAACTTAATCCACGATCTGTTCGTCATGACGATCCCTTTCTGACGAAAATATCGGCAGGCTTTCTGACAAAATTCTATGAGTTCGCCAATCAACAGACGCAGCCCTACTTCTTTATCAAAAACGGGGCAAGTCCCTTATGGCTTGCCAAAAACGTAGGGACTTATGAGTACGATGGAACTCATGAGTTTCCCCACAGAATCCGGTACGAGATTGTTCGAGTTGTTACGGAGGAGGAGGGGAAACAGAGGTTAGGTGACGGAAATAAGGCACTCTTTATGATGGCACCTGAATCATTGCCTGCGTCCTATGCGACGACTAAATCAACCTCAGAGTCAACAGAAACCTCGATGTCGACTGTTGCTACTGTTGCGACTGTTGCGACTGTTGCGACTGTTGCTACTGTTGCTGAAAAGCCAAAGGGGCGACCAAAGAAGACAGTCACTGCTACAAATACAGTTATTGAACCAAAAAAGGGACGACCAAAGAAGATCGTGGAGCCAACGAATACTGCTAAAGTTGTATCAGATAATACAACCAAAGTTGTATTGGATAATACAACCAAAGTTGTATTGGAGACTCCAATCAAAAGACAAAAGAAGGCCCCAACGAAAGCAACAGTTCCTGTTACACAGTCCATTACTACACCACCGATCCTGATCCCTGAACACATAGAGACCAATGATGAACCACTATCCGTCGACTCAGTGGAGCTCATAAAGCTAACATCCTTTGATATCGATGGAACAGGGTTTTATAGGGAACCTATTAAAAACAAGCTATTCAAACAGAACAAGGATGGATCAATTGGTCCTTATGTTGGCCGATGGTCAACTAAGGAAGCCAAGATCTATGAGGATATACCTGATAGTGATAGGGAATAAATGACCACTCATTTATTCATGAATACTTATTTTGTTTACCAAAAGTGATCAAAGAAAGGATATAGTCTTATAGCGGTTCAGTTTTTAATTGACATAAGTAAGTTTAACATAGAATATACAATTAAACCAATGAAAAATCATTAAATCGCAATCGGCTCAGGATTCTCTAATCGAACAGACCTGGTCACAAGCGGACTCATTCGAACATTAAGGGGTGGAAACTCGATTCGTTTCTCAACGGGTACAACAGGGTTTGAAGCTGTCGCTGGTTCATTTGAGACAACCAGGATTTTTTTAATAGGAAATTTGTACCGAATGAAACACACCATGACGCCACAGAGAGCACATAGTAGCATACAGGCTAAAATACTGACAGGGAGTACTACCACATTAATAAGGAACGAATCGGTGGTAGGAATGGATGTTGGACTTACTAAAATAGGAAACGGGCTAATACTTGGTGTTACTGTATGACTAGCTGTGATCATACGACTAGGACTTATAGATGCCTGTTCGGTCATCTTAAATTGGGTTAGAAGAAGGAGAGGAAGCATGCTAATATAAGATCATTTTATCTTGGAAAACCATTTTTTAGCAGATGGACTTTCTTTAATCGCTCGCCTAGCAATATCCGCATCGGCAGTATGAAAGGTCTTTCCCTTTAATAACAGGGAATGGACCCTGGCATAGCCCCAGGCCTGCTGTGATGCTCCAGGCCGATGTCCCGTCCTCCATGCCGCCAAGCCCCTGTTATAGGATTCTCTCAAATACCGCACAGGCACCCCTGTGGCCTTGGCCTTCTCTTCCAATGACAAGGCGTCGGGAAACATTTTCTTGAACTGGCTCGTATAAGAACTGGGCTTCGTTTGAACACCCATGTCGGTCTTAAACCCCACGTAGGCCTTCGGATCCTTCCAATCCATGGATCCAAATTTCCCAATCTCTTTTCGTCGCTGTTCAGCAGCTTTCCTGGTTAGCCCTCTATAGTATTTTGGCGGCCATAACTTCTTTCGAGTTTTTGTATTTGTCATCCCTACTTATATTTGATATAAATAGAATGATCCGACAAGGAGGCGGCTACCGAGCTACTGCTAAAAACACAAAGTACTTAAAGATGTATAAGCAGGGCAAGTCCATTGGCTTCACCATGCGATCCTCCTTGAAGGCCAAGGGGCTCATTCCAAGAGCGAACGGGACTTATAAGGTCTCCGAAAAATATCGCACTAGAGGAAATGGCACAAAACGTCGTCGTAGAGTCTGATCAGGAACCTTTGTCGAGAAAAGGCTACGCCCTGAAAGATCTGGCCCGCTCCTTCCTCCAAGTCCTAGGAGAAACCGGTCCCGTGGCCTCAGGGAAGCTCCTACACTTTACGGCGGACATGGTCTGCTCGGGAGGGTTAGATCTGTGGCAGACCCTCTGCTGGGACTTCGCCTTCGATCATATTGGAATCGCTAGCCCCCGCGTGTTCGTCTATTTACGTAAGAAATTCGCTGAAATCGCGGAACGAAAGGCTTCTACCCCTTTTGTGACCCTGGTCAACAGTCCCTCATTACAACAGGCAACTGTAGAAACAGTATTAATTTTACAGAGCTGCCCGAAAAAGCTCAAAACCAAGGTTCCCTCTGTGCCGGCAGAGACGCACCAAAATGATCTGTGGTTTTCGTCGAATGCCAGGGCGGCAGAAAAGGAATCTGTCCGAAAGGCCTGGAACAGAAGCCATGACCTAGAGCAACTCTTAATTGCGGGAAATCAGATGGTGTCTGCCATTACCGATGGAGCCTTGGAAAAGGCCCTCTTCTGGATGCGATGGATCCAGGAGGAAGATGGACAGCTAAAAAAGCGATTCGGGTCGGGTCTGACGACGATGGACAGGGGTCCAAGTCATCTGAGTCCAAAGCAGCGAAACGCCGCTGTGTTTTTTATCTGTTCTGTGGTTGCCGAATGTTACAAGGAACTGGCACAAAAAGGTCTGGTACGTATGCACGAGGAGGTCCAAACGCTCCTGGATATCTACAGATCGCCAGATAAGCATCTGACACCGTCTAGACGCCAGGACTGTCTGAACCTGATGATCCAGATTCTGACGGAAGTGCCTCGCTGGAAGGTGCCGGCCGCCCCGTCCTTAGTGAAGGACCCGATCGTTTTAGCAAGAGCTGTAGGCCAGGCCGAGACCTTTTACAAAGAGATCTTGATTCTGCCGCTTCCAGCGAAACCCTTGCCGGCCAAAGTAGGAGCCATTGGAAAGAAAAAAGTACTGGCAGCATCCAAGCAGGAAGTCCTAGAGAACCAGCTGAACCATTTGGACGAGGCAATTATGAATTATTATTCTTTGTAATTTAATCATGCCAAACATCATTTTCACTGGGTTTGCTTATACTTTTTTTATCTTCCTCAGTGATACAGTCGAATTTTCCAAATTCAGGAGTGGTAGGACGCCATTCCTCTTCTTCTTTCTTTGAAATGGTCATGTTCGCAAGTTGTTTTGTTAGATCGATAGGATTATGAATTGGATTGCGATTAATGATCTCATCAAGTTGTTTTGTGAGATTGATAGAATTATGAATCGTATTGCGATTTACAAGGGACGGAAAGTCGGTCTCTGATTTGATGTTGAGCAACTTTGGCCTGGGGGGCAACGAGTTGGTTCGATGAACGGGTGCCTTAGGTGGCAGTAGTTGCTGTTGTTGTTGCTGTCTTAAAGGAATCGGTATATATCGGTCAGACATTTTGTTACTGATTATACCCAGTAACAAAATATCAAATTTCAATAAAAATAGGACGTGATTGTTTTACTTATATATCATCAATATTCAATGTCTCGTTATCTTTTTTGACACGGCCCTCCTGAGCCTTAGTTCTCTTATCTTTGGCACCCTTCTCAGGGGCGGCCTTCTTTGGTTTTGTGGCAGCAGCCGAATTGCTGACCACAACATTTCCCTCTTCGTCCTCCTCTTCCTCCTCTTCCTCCTCTTCCGATTCGGCTTCGAATACAAACCCCGCCTCTCCCTCTCCATCCGCTGACATCTCGGCCGTGAATCGTTCTGGTATATATCCCGCATCTTTGAATGCGTCCAACCACTTTTTAGTGTTTACTACTCCCTCGATGTAGGCCACAGGATTTTTGACAGAAATACCTGTAGCCTTGAAGATTTGCTCCTCCTTTTCCCAATTGGGCAGAGAGACGAGGACGATCGTTCCCATACCGAGACCACAGGATCCCTTGGCCCTTAGGACATCGCGGCACAATGCGTTAGCTGACCTACCATCCGAAAGATCCACGAGAAATCGCGAGTTGCCTACGCTCTTGGTAATCTTGCCAAATCGCATGGAGTTCTCCTCGATGCCCTCAGCGACTGCTTGGTCCATGATTTTGACATTCGCGGCGAGACCGCGACTATCCTTACGATTGAGGCCCTTTCCCTTATTTGCCTGTGAATTTGACTTGCCTGGCATTTTATTATGGATAATTGATTAGTCTTTATGTGACGATTGGAATCGCGATTCCTTTTTTCTTCTAGCTCCGGATTTCAATTTTATTTCCGTAAAAAATGAATGGGTCCAGCCGTAAATTATAGCTACTAATATGAATATGATAACTCAGAGTGAGCCGCCCATTAGCTATATTGACTTGGTGCCAGTGGCTCACCTTCTAGTACGGAACAATCGCTTTATCGATGTATACTGGGACACAGTGACTAAAAATGTGATATACTACCACAATCAAAGCTGGTATATGTCCGAAGATATGGAAATCGGCCAGTCTTGTGCCTATATCCTTGGCTCAGACGTGGAGGCGTTACAGGCCGATCAGCTGCTCATCTTTGAGGGACATGGGCAAAATCAGTTGCGATATCCTGCGACAACGAAAATGGCACAGGAATTTCTCAACTGTTCCTGGTCAGACTATGCGGTATCGGATATGGGAATCGTCGAGGGCATCTTGAGATCTTAAAATATACACAGTATTTAGATGCCATCAAAAATATACCTCAGTATAGGTGTCAATTGTGGCCCAAGAATATATATAAAAAGTACATTACAACTTACAAAAGAAAAGGGTTATAAATCATGTCCTTTTGATCTATGTATAACGTCCTATGCTGCCCTCTATGAATGTTTGAAAACAGATTTCAAATATTTTTTCGATGATCTTCATTTGATTCCCTGGGAAAATGCCCCAGGAGATAGAAGCTTATGTGGAAAGGGTGGCTATAATATTATGAACAAGTATGGTATTAATTTTAATCATGAAGGATCAACGCATTCTCATATGTTTAACGAAGGTAAAAATGATGATGAATTTTACATTCGAAATGATTTTCAAGAATTTAGGAAACGATATCAGATTCGAGTCAAAAACTGGTTTGATTATATTGAACAAAATGACGAAATAATACTTGTCCATGGACTACATAAAGTGTTTAAAGGGGAAGGCAGCCTTCAAGCAATCTGTGACCTATTAAAAGGGAAATATCCGAAAAAAATATTTCGGTACTTGGAGATATAATTACCTTCGACGTAGCGTCCCTCTGATGGCCTCAATCTCCTCTTGGACCGCAGTATCCCTGTTTCCTTGTAGACGGAGCTGTTCCAGCTCATAGAGTCTGTCGATAACATCGGGTGTAACCCCGAGTTGTTCCGAGCTGAAGTAGTCTTGGCCTAAGCATATGATCGGCTCATGATATATAATTGTGTCGAGCCAGAATCGGTGAGATGAATAGCGGTCCCCATGATCACGGGGAAAGACTAGCACATCTCCGTCCAAATACATAAGACGAGACTTGGGCGACTTAGGCCAGCCATGATTATAGCCCTGCTCATGGAGCTTTCTACCGCTTTCTTCGATCTGACAGACCCATTCTATGTGGAGCCGACGGATCCGATGGATAAGCGTGGCCTCCTGTTCTCTGAGGCTCTCTAACTCTTGTTCAATGTCTTGTAGAATACGTTCCCACTCTTCCAGGTTAGGCCTGTCACAAGAAAGCTTGTATCTGTATATGTGATTCTTCGCATCCCCTTCGTATACTTCCAGGTGATCGATCTGTTGCTCAATCTCAGCAAGCTCTGATTCTAAAGTCTTTTTGTCGGACATGGTTATAATTGGATAATAATAGGCGAGACCCTTTAACTTCTGAGCCCGCCCGACTTCAATTTTTTTTCCAGGGATCAAACAAACGAACCTCTCAGTAGGGAACCATGGAGCTTGCGAAACGACTCCGAGGCGTGACGTTAGAAGACGCCAAACAATCATATGAGGATCTGTTGGATTTGCCGTGTAAAAAGCCCGGATTTGACAGGGTCGGGATAAAGGCCCTCGATTACTTCTTTTTACATCACCGGCTGAAAGCGAAGACCAAGCATATCTCTTTTTATGACGCTATGAATGATCCAGATATGGTCAAGAAGCTTTCAGATCTCGTTGTCAAATACAAGAAGAAGTCGCTGGGTCAGTTCGAAGATTCGATTGGACTATTGAAACAACAGTACAGCGTCTTCCAACTTTATTATGGGACGATCAATCAGTTTCGGCCGTCTGTGGCCCGTTGGGTCTACTGTACTTTGGGGGCCAAAAAGGGCATCTTAGACTTCAGTGCGGGCTGGGGCGGCCGCTGCTTGGCTGCGATGTCCCTGGACATCCCTTATATAGGATGCGATGCGAACACCAAGCTTGAGCCTGCTTACAAACAGATGATTAAGACGTTTAAACCAGATGCGGATGTGACCCTATTTTTTAAGCCATCTGAGACAGTGGATTTCTCCAAGTTCACTTACGACTTGGTGTTTACCAGTCCCCCCTATTTCATGATCGAAGAGTATGAACGAATGCCGGCCTATAAGTCCAAGGAGGGGTTTCTGACCAAGTTCTTCATTCCTGTCGTGGACAATGCGTGGGCCAATTTATCTATGGGAGGCCACATGGCTCTCAATATGCCCCATGATATGTATATGGCCATCAAGGACCGGTTGCCCAAGGTGACCAAACGACTTACGTTACCTCTTCACAATCGTCACCCGACTGACGCAAAAAAGGGGCGGACTCTGGGAACAGAAACAGAACGCCATGAATTGATTTATGTCTGGAAGAAGGACAGATCCAGTAACAAGACCCGAAAAATAAAAAGGGCCTAAGTTTCGCGAAATTTGATTCCCATTCTGTGTATAGAATACAGTATCCATAGAATGGGATTTTCTTACGAGATTATTCGCATTGGCCACTTTGATAAGGGAACAGGTCTATCAGAAAAGCAGCTAGGTCCAATCCCTGAGCGACACAGACCCTATTTGTCCTCTGAAGGCCGCTGGACGCGACGCTTAGCAGACATTCTGTTTACCCCAGATCCTCGTGAATTTCTAGAATCTGTTACATCCGTTTTGAATTTAATATGCCCCTACGATGATATTCTAGAGGAGCTTGTACAAGAAAAATTAGAGACGTTTTGGACAAGGCAGAAACACGAAGGACTCATTCAGGCATTCATCTATTTCGAACAACTAGGGCTCTATTACATAGAATCGGCATAGAGATTTGCGAGGGAGGTCCATCCGTCTGGCGTGGAGACGTATAAGAGCTTGAATGCTGACTCATAGGTATTAAGGAAGTTGAATTCAATATCATATTCAACTGTTTTGTGATTATAGGGACTGCCTTTAACGATGATGCTGAGATCACTTGTTTCGAGGTACTGTTTGATTACGTTAAGCATGTGTAACAGATGAATTCCTTTCCTCTCTGGAAAGTCACTTAGACGGGGATTATAGGTGGCAACAGATACAGTAAAGTCGGGATTTACATGTATTATAATGTCATCTTGACGGACAATGGTTGATCCTCTTGCCTCGATGAAGTATTGGACACGGAGACGATTTCCGCGAAAAGAGCGAAAGAATGCTTCCATTTTAATTAATTGGATATATGTTTGGGTTAGACGCAATGAAACTATATTGTTATCAGGCTTCAATTTTTAAAAACACTTATGGTCCATTACCATGAACTATAAGTGCCTTTTCCGTGAATTGAACACGGGACCTCCTGTTTACAAGACAGACGCAATGCCACTTTGCTAAAAAGGCAGTGTACTTCTGTACAAGAAAAAATATAACGAGGTCTTTAGGCTACATGTAGAGTGTCGGCAATTTTGGAAAGATCGCCATGGGCCCTGACCATCGTTTTATAGTGGTCTCGGTGCTCTTCAGGGCATATAATGTAATACTTCTTGATCTGTTGAAGGGTTTTCGCTGCTTTCTTAGCTATTTTGGCGATTAGCCTGGCTTCTTTGGCTTCAACGGACGCAGATGGTTCCACAGAGTCTGGGATCGACCCATCGATTTCTTTGATCCAGTCGTACAGGATCATTGGCTCATCCTCATCCATGTCGATTTCCATGAGCTGGAGAGGATGATACTTCATGACACTGTAATCATCGGCATACTTCGCATAGTATGCCCTGAGATGCCAGTAGCTCATGGGTCCTCTCGCGGGGAAGGCTGGTGTTCCTGGGACGCTGAACAGCATGTCCTTGTGGTAACAGACTTCTAACTTTCCGTCAAACATTAACTTTTTATAGTCATATAGAGCTACTTGATATGCTTTTCTAGATGACATTTTAATATGGATATTTATATTTATATGTGCGGGAGGCTAGCATCCAGTGAAGTACCCTTGGGCTTCAATTTTATTTCCAGCCGATAAAATTGAAGGTCAGGAGATCCCTGCCATCGGCTGGACACCCTATCCGTCACTATCCAAAATGGACGAACCATCTGTTGGCCGCCGTAAAAAGGACGACAAACGCAAGGACAAGGCAGGCATGCCCTCGGCAAAGTGTGCGAGGCTGAGGGAGGCCATCATTGCTAATACCGTTGTATCTGCTGTTGCTGATCCCAAACCGAAAAAGAAAAAAAATAAAGCCTAAACCTAGATCCCTATTGTTTTTTATCATGTCCCGTGTAACCACACCCTATAGTCGCACTGCCTTAGTGGAGCCATCGCATCTGGAGGAGACCGATTATGTTCGGTGGGGGCCTAAAGAAACTATGTGGGACAGATCGTATCAGAATGCTAGACTGAAGACGCCGTTACGTATCGTCCTAACAGATCAGTCTGTGATCGAGTATCCGCTTAATTCGTATATTCGGATTTATGAGGGCGAGGGAATAAAAAGTACTGTTCACTTGATTTCGCCGCACCCGTTGCCGACAAAGGACTGATAAGGTATTTACTACCTATAAAACCAGGAAGTTCATGCCATTTATGGCATGAACGAACCACTTTTATAGGGGAGCTTTGGTCCCCTATAAAACCAGGAAGTTCAAATTCTGAACCGCCTGTCCCCCATTCTTCCAGTAGAGCTTAAACTCAATCGGGATCTGTTTTATGGTCCCCCCTGATTTTTTCTGGACGGACAGGGTATATACGAAGACTATTCCACCCTCTCGCTTCGGCCTAGGGCCGTCATAGACAAGGCCCAGGACATGGAACCCCTCGATCCAATGGGCTCCTGCCTTGTTGACGCAGACCCATACATCCTTCTCTTCTAGGACTTCCTTCACATGGGCCTCGAACGCCTTATGATCAAGAGGATGGGCCGGCATAAACGCCGTTTCAAAGCGAATCCATTCCTTCCTCAACCCCTCCTGTAACTCCTTATCAGACCTCAGGACTCGGATGAGTTCTGCGGAGGCTGGTTCTGCTGTCGAAGGACAAGACATGGCTGACGCACACGCCACATATCCGTCCAACGTGAGACCTGTCGCAGATGGAACAGAGGCGGCCACAAAGGGCTTCACGTAGCCGTCGAACCAGGCAGTCCATAAGGGCATGCCATAATCGGGGGCAAAGATAGCAGCCTTCTTGGACTTCGTCTGTCCCTGGACAAACTGGACAGCATCCTTCCAGGGCCGCCATTCCAGGACCTCGCGTTTCGTTTTTGCTGTCAGGGAGTGCTTCAGTTCCCCCTTCAGATGACGACTGCCACTAACAGTTGCCACGAAGTCGTGATGAGCTCCTAGGCCTCCCACGAGGGTAGCACTGACAAGATCGGCCGGTTTCACAGTGAGAATAGCGTCGCCGCAGGCAAAACAGCTGGTATCGACTGTATGCCCATTCATTAGACGGACAAGGGTCTGTTCCCTCGACGTGGAGTCTTTCGTGGCGGTTGCTTTGAGGGATGATGCCATTTAAATAAATTTGGATAATAACATGAACGGGACTGTCACACCCTGTTTGTCTCAGGTAGGAACTTCAATTTTTTTTTATAAAAAAGTAAGAGGTGGTGGTTATGGGCCTATATGGAATAGGCGTTGTTCGATCCGATGGTACAGAAGAGCACCATTGATGTAGAGAGCTGTCAGGACGAGGAATAGAGTTGTTAAGAAACACACAGTTGCGGTGCTATTTTCAGGGGCCAGCAGCTCGTCAAAGGCTTTGAAAGGAGGGTGCCAGCCTGACAGACGGAGGGTTAAGCCGATCAGAATGCCGATAGGAATTAGCATAAGAACGTTGATGCCGTTTTTGGTTATAAGCATTTTTAATATGGATAATAGATCATAGGTGTGAATCACAACTATGATCTAGGATCCATCGGACTTCAATTTTATTTTCAGACCATATCTATGATACAATGATAAGGTTCTTCTAATGGAACTGGTCGATAAGGACCCGTGTAGACAATAGGGAGCTTGATATCAATGGCGACAGAGGAGGGAGGGGATCGGACCATAAGAGAGGGAAGGGCTGAGATCTGAGAGCTGCTCCAACTCGTCAAGATTTCATAGAGAGAATGGGTTGTGATGGTCTGACCACGTTTACAGTAGACAAGACAGAACTTTAAGAACTCAGTAGGCGTGATGGGCGATGTTGAGGACCCATAGGTGTAGTCGGACAGGAAGCGGCTTTTCATATTGTAGTGTCTACTGAGTGTATAGCCGGCCCCGTGTTGCCAGTACCTGTGAAGAAAGTGATTCCAGACGAATTCGGGATCCAGGGAAATCCCGTCAGAACACAAGAGGAGGGGCGAATAGGAGGCGATATAATAGGGGGTGGACAAGGGGCCGACAGTCAGGTTGATAAGAACAGACATGGTTAATATGGATAAATATGAGAGGGAGGGGGCGATTGGTACTGACTGTCAGTCGGTCAATTTTAGAACGTCAAAAAAAAGATTTTGTCGTCTTTTTTTTTGCTTTTTGGCTATTTGTGTTTTTATATGTTTTATATGGGATCCTCCTCAACTATTGTCTCTCCTACGGGAGTAGGAGACCAGCTAATTTTGGTGACGCGGAATGTGTGCTTCCTGGTGAGTCCTGCCGGCTCGGGATGGTAACGGATGGTGATCTTCTTGCCGACAGAGTCGCCAATGTCCTTACAGATGGTCTCAAGTGTGTTTGCCTCACGACTGGCGAAGGCGAAGCTGTCTCGCTGGAAGGTGAAGAAGCCCTCCTCTGTGTCCTCAATACAGTTGCCCTTGATATGGAGCCCTGATGTCAGGATTTTGGCGAACTCAGTGGCGAACAGAGCGGAGTCAGCGAAGCAGTCCTTGGGCAGACCGACAGAGGCCGCTGCGACTAGACCAGATCCCCAGATGGTGGGTTCTGGTGCTTCGCCTGGCGAGTAGACCTCATGCGTATCAGTGGCACCGAAGCGATGCTTGATGTGGAGGGACTCCATGGCATTCGGAGCATCTGTATAGAAGATCGCATAGGCATCCCCTGGTCGGCCACCACCCGTGTAGCCATCATAGACCACGACGAAGGTGAGGTCTGGGCTGTAAGAAATCTCCTCTATGCCTCGCATAGACGTCCCTGCTGCCGAGCAGTTAATCATTTTCTGAAACCAGCTGGCCTGTGAGCTATCCTTCATATGTCTGATATGAGAGTGTCTGCTCCCCTCAGCGGAGGAGACAGACAGGATCCTATCGACTTCAGCAAGCTGGGCAGTCGTGAAGGGGTCGAAGGCAGTGGTGTCACGGAGAGCACGGAGAGCACGGAAGCATCGCTCCTTGGTCCTGCGATTGTACTCATTGTCGCCCTTGTTGTAGAAGACTGTGGTCCAGCGATCCTCTTCGTCCACAAGAAGAGGATTCAGCAGGATGGGAGGGCACTGGTGACGCAGGACAGCGGTGGCAAGCGAGGAGCCGGCGGAGTGGGCGAAGTTGCGAGGGATCATCTCGGTGCTGATGGCACGTTGTAGCTCAGAGGCCTTGATGACCTTATCCTCGTGCTCGGCTAGAACCGCTTTGGGCAGGTAGATCATAGGCTTGTAACTCCCGTCCCCGTAATAGCCACACATGCGACCGAGGAGAGCCTGGACGAGCACATCTGTCTTCGAGGAGGCGGAGTCCTCCCAGACGAAGCCGATATGGTCCTTGGGTACGACCTTGCCAGCACGGAGCCTGTCCTTGAGCAGGATGATAGTCGTACGCAGGGGAGCGACGCCGAGCCAGGGATGGTCCATTTCAGCCTTCGCCTCGATAGCTGCCTTCCACGCAGCGGTCTGCTTTGCCTTGGGTGTGTTACGCTCAGCCTTGGCCACCTGTTCGTCCACTCGCAACTTTCTCTCAGCCTTCGTGATCGCTAGGTCAGTCGACTTCGCAGTATACGACTTGACGAAGATACCGACTGACTTGGCCGCTTTCGTGATCGCACGCAGGTGAATCGCGTTCTTAACACGCATGATGTTCCACTTGAGAGCAAACTCAGGACGCTTCAGGAAGCGAGCAATCTCAGGAAGGGAGGCTTTGGACAGATCCAGGTCTTCCTCTGTGGTCTTGATGCGTCCATCCCTGAGGAACTGCTCAATCCCGTAGTAGCCAGTGCCTGGCTCTAAACGGACAATGGCCTTGTCACAAGGTAGATTAGCAGCCAGACGACTGTGGAGAGCAGAGACCTCTGCGTAAGGGGTGGCGGAGACGGACAGGATGCGGCAACGGTTGGCGACAGCAGTGGGGCAGTCGCCAGTGAGCACGAGCCCATGGCGTGTGAGGAGCTGATCAAGCTCCATGCCCTTCGACTGGTCCAGATGGGATTCGTCGATGATGATGAGGGCGTCTTTGATGTCCAGGTGCGTCTTCTTGAAGGAGGGACGGAAGATCACTTTGACAGAGGAGGTGGAGGTCCCTGGTATAGGGTTATACCCCACTGCGTCGGCTTCGGCCTGGGTCCTGAGGCAGACCTCGGCAGATCCGCAGAGCAGGTAGACACGTTTCACTATGCCGGCTGCCAGCATCTTCTGGGCAGCACAGTGAAAGGTCCCCGTCTTGCCAGACTGGCATAGGGCCCAAAGGAGGACGTAGTGGTGGGAGGTAAATGCCTGAACGATGCGGTCTGCTGCTGTTTGCTGGTTGGGCTTAAATGTGTAGTCAGGCATCGTAAATAAATGGATATAGGCTAGAAATTGTGTATCTGGGGATAGATATTATGGGTGAGGGGACCCTTATAGCCGGCTTATATTTGCGTCAATTTTATTTCGGGGTTGAGGCCCAAGATGGCTAAGGGTCCCCCGGGTCCCCCAAGGAGGAAAAAATTGATTTGGGGACCTGGGGACCCCCAGCCAAGTTGGGGGGTGTAGTCTTCAACCCAAAAATAAAATTGAAGCCGCAGTCTGGCTGGCTAGGAAGGTCCGCTCTACCCCAAATAGAGACCAGCTGTACATAATTATCCATTTATAACAATCAATATGTCTACAACCATGACTACCGTTGAATTGCTTAATGCCTGGGATGTGAAGATCGCTGAAATGACACAAGTGCGTCAGGCACTTGCTGCTCATCTCGGTCTACTCCCTACAGCCGGCGGCCGAAAAGGCAAGAAGTCGTCCGCAACAGCAGAAGCTGAGGTCCCCAAGAAGGGCCGAGGCAAGAAGGACCCCTCTCTGCCCAAAGCCCTCCCCAACGCCTTTGCCGCGTTCATGCGTGATGCCTCTGAGCTCTTCCCCACTGACTGGGAGGAGTATGTGGCTGAACTCCCAATGAACGACAAGGGTACTCCCAACCTCCAGGGTGCGAAGATGAAGTTCGCCCTTCTCTGTAAGGATTCTACACATGCCGATGAGTATGTGGAATACGCCGCCAAGCATAATGCGATGGTGGCAACAGTGAAGGCGTCGAACTCAGCTGCTGCCTCTGTCGCTGCGTCTGAAACCTCCTCTGTCACCTCTGCCAAGTCTGCCAAGTCTGCCAAGTCCTCTGCTACCTCCGCATCTGCTCCCGCTCCCCTTACTAAGAAGGCCCAGTTGGCCCTCGAGGTCGCTGCCCGTAAGAAGGAGCGTGAGGAGAAGAAGAAGGCAGAGGAGCAGGCCAAAGCGGATCGCAAAGCAGAGCGTGAGGCCAAAGCCGCTGCGAAGCTAGTTGCCGCTACAGCCAAGAAGACCGCAGCCACTACGAAGGCTGCTGCTCCTAAGAAGGCAGCTGCGAAAGCATCGAAGGCCATCCTCATCGCAGACGAGGACGAGCCTGTTCTGATGTCTAGCGGCTACAAGCCAATTGGATCCAGCAGCAGTAGCTCAGCAGCCGCAGTCGAGGAGATTGACGAGACCCCCTACGAAGAAGAGGGCGAGGATGTCAATCTCACTCCCTTCCTGTTCGGCGAGCAGCGTATGATCCGCACCGATGAGGGCGAGACCTGGCTGCTCAACGAGGACGGCAGTCGCGGTGAGTGGGCCGGCATGTACGACGCAGAGTCAGGCACACTAGATGAGACAGCAGAGAACCCCTTCGAGGAATAAATAGAAAAACACACAAAAATAGCAAAAAATCAAAATAAGACGAAAAAACAAAAAGGCCAAAAACCTTTTTTTTAGATAGACCCGATCTGACTAGGTCAGATCCAGCACCTGTTCGTCTTGGCTCAAGGCCACTGTCATTTTTTTTGCCGAATCGAGATGCTCAAGGTCAAAAAAAATTGATTGCCGCACAGCCACTACTAGACTAGTCCCCCACCACCGGCCAACTATATCATAATTATCCATATTACACCATGCCCGCCATTCACATTATTACCCACGGTCACTGTAACGACGGTCTGTTCGCTGCTTACACGGCTAGTCGCTTCTATAAGGACTACGAGGTCCGCTACTCCTTCGTCAGCCCCTCTGACAGTCGTAGCTGGCCCAAGCCTGTCGCAGAGGAGTACATGTTCCTGGACGTGACCTTCCCTCTTGAGGACATGCTTCGCTTCCGATCTGTCGCGACAGCCCTGACCATTATCGACCATCATCCTCACACGGATGAGTTCATGGAGGAATTCGGCGATCAGACGTTCGACAGTTCTTGTTGTGCGGCCGTTCTGACTCATCGCCACTTCTTCCCTGACGAACCGGTTCCTGAGGTTCTGGAGTCTGTCAATCGCGTGGATCTCTGGCTCGCCCCTACTGAGACAGACCTGATCTACCGTGAACTGTTCCATGACATTGCTCATCAGGCCCCCTCGAACCCAAATGCTGCCTTCGCCAACCTTAGTACCCTCTTGACCAATTTGGCCACACCTACTTTCGCTGCGATCCCTCTTGCTCTCGGCATCGCCTCTTTAGGGAAGAAACGCCTCGATATTGAGATCTGTCACCAGAGATGCCCCCATAAGATAGTCACCATGGAGGGCCCAGACGATCTCGAGGAGTTCGGCGTCCCTCCTTCTTGGATCGGCAAGAAGGTCATGGTCATGGACACGACGCTGGTCAAGAGCATGGGCCTCTACTTCGATTCCTCTCTTGCTGGCGACCACTTCATCAAGACACAGGGCATCGATGTCTTCATCAACTATTATAAGGTCAGCTGGATCAAGCAGGGCACCTCTCATTACAAGATCGTGTACCACGCACGGTCTGTCTCGACGGACCTGACAGAATGCGACGTTCTTGAGGGCCATCCGTCAGCAGCAGGTGGCCAGCACGAGTTCAAGGGAGAGCCGCTACCATTTGTGATCTAAGTGATCACAAAGTCATCTAACTGGGTTGTATGAAGTGATATAATCCAGCTATCTTAAAATAAAACAAAAAAATCAAAAAACTATCTAAAACAAGATGAAAAGGCCTCCACCTAATACCCTTTTTTTATTTGCCCCCCCCAAAAAAATTGAAGACCGTCTACCCCAGCCAGATCTAGCCCCCAACCACACAGAACTATCACAACTATCCATATATACAATGTCTGCCGATCTCATTACCCAACTCAGTCAACGCCTCAGTTCAGGATCTGGTATCTACCTAGACATCGGTGGCAAAGTCGTTACCGCATCCGTCTACTTTAATCCCTTCGAGATTCATGTTCGCCTCCCCACCCCTATCGTCGTCACATCCCTCCAGGAGTTCTACCATCAAGGCAGTCAGTCTGTCACAGTCTGGGACAGCGTAACCCCTTTGGGCGAGCTGACAGACCAGGAGCTTCTGAACCATATCTACTACCGCTACCAGATCTATGAACGCGACCCTAGTCCTGCCAGTTACATGAGCCGTTACCATACGCTGAACCAAATCCTGTCCGTCCCTTTACCAGATTGGCTGAAGCAGCGACAACGGCATGAAAAGGCAAAAAGTCCCTTGCTTCAAGACATCTTTAAGCGAATCAGTCAGAGTACCGAGGTCCTCTACATGGAGCCTGGCTTTCCAGCAGTCACCTTGACCCTCGAAAAAGACAACCACTACCGCCACTGCGTCAGGGAAGACTGGGATTACACAGTTCAGCTGGTAGCCTCTGAACATCAGCCGGCTGGCATTGATTGCCCTGGGCGTAGGTTTGATCATCCAGAACACCTCAAGAACTGGTACAGAAAGCATGTGATGAAACACCGATCGTGGACTAACGGCTCCTATGAGGACTTGCCTATTCATCCCCTGTATTGTACCTACTTCACGAGTGGCAGCCACAGAGGCCTTACGCTCGGCCAGTATCTCGATTCCAACGATGAGAAGCTGTTCCTGACTGCCAGCAAGGACGGAAAGGACATCTTCCCAGCTGGTTCAGAGCATTTCAAGGCCTTCGCTCCTGTTGCTGTTGCTAGCAACTCATCTGCCAGTAGCTGTGTCATAGAAGAATCAAAGGGACCAGTTAAAAGTACCGTAATAGAAGAATCCAAGGGACCGGCGTCCATTGAACGCTTTGGATTTGCTCTCGATCAGTCCCTAGCAAAGATACACATAGCCGCCCAACAACAAAAGGAACGCATTTCCGCCCTAGAAACAAAAATAGAACAACTCGAAAAGGAGAACACGGCTATGAGGACTATATTAGTGTCAATTAAGGACAAACTATCAGGCTTTCCCCTATAAACACATCATAAATAAGACAAAAAAAGACTAAAAAATTTTTTTTGTAGAAAAAAATTGAACGGACCTGTCCTCGACAGTAATAGCCCCGCTCCCAGGCAAACTATCATATTACTATCCATATTAAGATGCCCTCCTCTGATCTTATCAAGCAAATCACTGATCGCATCCCCTCAGGCTCTGGCATCTATCTCCGTTCAGGCGACAAGGTTACTGCGGGAGTCCTGTACTACAGTGATTGCCCGATCATTACCCCCTTCTTCGAGATACATACTGGCACCAGTCACGTAGCATCGATCCAGGAGTTCTGGAAGAAGCACGTCAGTAGTCACCAGATCGAAGATGATTCGCCAACAGACCAACAGCTTCTGGAACGCCTGTCCATTAACTTCCAGGACATCGATGCCGCAGGATATCCCAAAGGGACGTCTGAGACCCTTGCGTCAATGCTAGCGACAGAAGAACATGCCTGGTTTCGCAGCATGCGACGCATCGATGCCTTCAAGATGGGTGCCTTTGACCGTATCTATGAGAAGCTGGACTTCGGTACCACCCTATGCTACATGGGACTTGGCAGTCCCCCTCTCTATCTGACACTGGAAAGGCGTTATTCTCAGCACACCTATCCTGGCAATATTGTGTTGACTGCGTCTGAAGACCAACCAGCAAATATCGATCTTAGTCGCCTTCCTTCACGCAAGTTCAACCATCTCAATCATGTAAGCAATTGGTACAAGAAGAACGTTATGGGCTGCTGGCGGGCAAACTGGTCACCTCTCTATGATCTCTACATCGTATCAGGACCTTACAAGGGACGGAACATGGGCCAACTTCTAGACGACAGTCCCTTGAATAAGGTAACATCAACTAATCTCTTCCCACCTGGGTCCAAGATGGACATGGCTGTCCATGTTGCGTCCATTGATTACATGCTTAAGAAAATGGACACCCTCTGTAGACCTTGTCGCGTCATCAATGTCATAAAAATTATGAAGTATGTGTTAGACCACAGTGTGTTCGTGAATAGCCGTGACAACTTCAAGAAGACTGTGGTAGCAAAGGCTCGCCAATTCCTCAAGGAAGAGGCAGATGAGCCTGCGTTGGTAGCACAGTGCCAGCTGGTTGTTCAGATGTACGATCTACCGAATGTGGTAGAGGTGGCTGTTGTGGAAAGCAACTCGTCTTCAGTTGCCAGTAACTCGTCTTCATCCTCTGTAGCTCCAGCTGCTAGTAACTCGTCTTCGGCCCCAGAGGCCAGCAACCCTGTGAAGAAATCAAAGCTGTTGACAGCAGATGAAATGGTCATGGTTCTCCGCCGAACAGTTGCTGAACTTGAGCAGAAGAATGCGACGTTGAAGGCCATGCTGGAGGCCTCCCTGAAAACACTATAAACAAAACAAAAAATCAATATTTTTTAAATAAATTTGATGTAGTTTGTTATATATTTCTAGACCAACCATGTTCTGTTGTACCCAACCTCCAATCGTCCTCCATACCACCTTTCCGTCTTACACGGGAGCAGGGATCCTCTTTACAGAGGGTCCCGTCGCTATCGCAGGGGTCCAGAAGCACTACAAGCACACCGACACCATTCTATCAGGGTTCGGCGGTCGCCGCGAAGCATCTGATCAGGACTGGGTCCACACGGCCTTCCGCGAAACCGTCGAAGAACTGTATAATACCACCAATGTCCCGATAAAACTAATCAATGCCCTCAGACGACAGATTGTATCCCTGAAATCACCCATGTATACTAACGGCTATGTGATCATTCAGCTAAACTTCGACCAACTTCGAACCTTCCTGAAGATCTGCCGCACATATCTGCTCTGTGAAATCTACAAACAGATGCCGACAACCCTCGATGATTTGATCCTCAAACGCTGTCCGTCATCTTCCTCAGAAATCGGAGCCTTGGCCCTGATTCCTGTGGCACAAGCCATCACTATAGATCCCGAGTTCCTCGGCGACCTCATAAAAAAAAATTGAAGTCCCTGGCCACCCTATATTTTCATTGTCTACCCAACAGACACCCTATTATTTGTATTTATCCATATTAAAATGTCACATGTCATTGTTGCCAATAACATTGGTCGTAAATTTGTCGATTCGCTCATCCACTTCTGGCAGGATGCTCTGCCCCTTACATCCTCCTCTGCTCATGAAGCATATAATGCCCTATGGGCCCTTCATGACGCATTACTCGACTGGTGTTTGGAAGACGGCGAGCCCTCCATAGGCATGTACGCGATTTGGCCCCAGGGCCCTGTCACAGTTAACCCCTGGATCCTGGTCAACAGACCCACCAGACTCCTTCAAAAGGCCGCCAACTATTTGATGGAGACCTATCCTGAGGACAGAGGATTGGCAATCGAGATTGGCAGGGCAGCCTATCGATTTCGAGCGGCCATGAAGAAGCTCATCGCCATAATAAACCTGGAGGATGTTGCCCGTTGGAATAACTATTATCCCAGTGTTACAAGAATCCCAGACCCCACTCAGGTCCCCCCAATCGACACCTTTCCGTCCCTTCCAATAGCTGTCCAGGCCCCCACCGACTTCTTTCTGAAAGCCCTCGACACGATTCGTGCCTGCCCCGCTCCCACCAGTTTCAGAGCCTATGACACACTTCAACGGGCCATCTGGTCTATCAAAGACTGGCCCTATACTGTGGCTCAGAGAAGGCTGTATGAAGAGATGCTTGATCACGACTGGTACGCAGAGTTCTATGGCACTCGGTATGTGGAACTGCTGGAACCGATTGTCGCCATGATTTGTAGGCAACCCACCGACAGACAGAAGGACCTGTTTACCAAGCTCTTCGAAACGGTCATTGAGACCATGGACAAGCCTCATTGGGCCAAGATGCTAGCACTTCCCTTCGCCATTGAGGAGCTGCTATAACCACCACCGAATCCCTTTTTTTTGGAAAAAAAATTGAAGCCTTATCTCTACCGCAAATCAGCCCCCTACCCTTACATTATTATCCATATTACACCATGTCATATCAATACAGTATCGACGAATATTTGGCCCCTTTGCCCAAGCCAACAAAGGTCTACATGGACCACGATGACAAACGGATCGATGCCACGATCACCGAAGACCACCTGTTCGTCAGTGATGGGATCACATTCACACCTCAACAGTTCATAGAATATGGCCACCATTTGTTGTATCCCGATGACAACGAATATAAGTTCCATGACAGCCATGTTCTCAGGGCCCTGAATGTAACAGAAGGCTGGTTGAAAGACGAGAATTTGTGGTGGCTCTGGAAGAAGATGCCGGCCTTCTATGAGCATGCCGGCTGTACCATGGAGCAATATGCCTGTCGCCGAGTCCTCGAGGACATAGGACAGGACTCTGTTCAACTATGCTTGAAAGGGGCTCCTGACAGCGTAGTCAAGCTCATGAGGAATGGAACATTCCTCGTAGAAACTAGGTCTAACCTAACTGCCTCAGAGGTCGTTAAACATCTTCTGGGTGTCTCTGTGTCACCAAGCTTCGCCTACTATTCATTGAAATTAGCGAACGATGACAAACATTCCTTCTTTGAACATATAAACGCATATATATACGAATAAAAAAAATTTGAAACGCAAACAAATCTTTTTATTGGTGTGGCAACACACCTTAATATTATTATCCATATTATCAACAATGATTACATGTATTCATCCCCCCTGTAGAAGAATTGCCAGATGCCTCGGCGATTTATGCCCGCTTCATTCCAGAAAAATGAGTCAGACAGATCCTGCCTACAAAGCTGCTGTTGAAGCGGAGCCTGAAGCCTCTCGAATCGCGAGAGACACTACTTATTGTAAGGCCCGACGAAAGTATTTGGATGAGGACAGATCAAAGACCTGTGCGATTTTAAGCGAGTCCATGCTAAAAGCACCCAGGCTGATCGCATGGCTCCTGTATCAGAGCATGGAGCCTGACGATGATTATAGTGAGGCCTATGATAGTGAAGATCCTACGACTCCCTTTCACTTCGAACTTTCAGCGTGTGTGAGAAGGATGGCCAGCACAATTGCGACTATCCGTCATTCCGAAGGTGAACCGCTTGAATACAAAGAAACCCTCTTCTATAAAACTGGTACTATGACCTTACCTTATTCCGATTCACGAGGTATTGAAGATCGAAAAGCATTATATGTGTTCAAGACGGAACTCAATCTGCCGATCACGGAATCTTCCAAGATTTCTACAGGATACCTTGTTCAACGACAGTTCCAGTACTTTCAAATAATCGCGAATCAATGGCTAAGAGAAGGAATTGTCAAGAAAGAGATCTGTTTGAAGATCATAGAGTTAGCAGGCAAATGTCGCGTCGCATCCAGTGCTCTAGACCAGGCCTGGTTCAAGAAACTCGAAGCATTGGAGAAGGAACGCAAGCGTCGAATAGTCTTGGAAGCCAATCCGCATTACAGGTTTGTCACCGATAACCAGAACGTCCATACGCAGATTGCTAAAACGGCGACAGAAAAAGCACTGTCCGTCATTCGCAGTTGGCCTTTGCCTAACTTAGAGGGTCTAACAACCTTCGAAGAAAAGTTTCCAAGGCTTGTCGAAGCCTACAATTCCATTCCGTCTGTCTTGATTCGAAATCAGATTCTCGATACCTTGAAAGTAGACGTGGCACTCCCTGTAACAGCCTTTGATGCGTCTTATGATGATCTGCTCCTCCGTCTACTCAACCATATTCATAGAAAGGACTATGAAGGAGAGGCTTATAAGGCTCTGGGCGTTGAAGTATGGGATGGCCAGGGGATGTGTCATCAGGGCAAAATATCACGCTTAGCAAATGTCTTGAGGGGGTTTGATGATAAGATTACAGCATGTATTAGCGATGGACCAACAAGGGAAGAGTTTATGAATAAAATGGGTGCGATCGCTTCGTCTGCTCTTACAAGTGACGAAAAGGTGGCTCTGGCAAATACTCTGATCACGGATTTCGCCTCTGTCGTCCCAGAGGCGGAACGGGCGTCTTGGATAGAAGCACTGGCATAAACGCAGAGGCACCACTTTCTATTTTTTGTGAAAATTGAAATTGTCTGTGGCAGACAGTAAAAGCATACTCCCAGTTACTATCCAATATGTCTGTTGCTATTGTACCCGATTACATTTCTAGCCCTACCAGGGTTTATATCCAAGTAGGATCAAGTCCTAAGCTCTATGCGACTCTGTACAACAATGACAATGAACTTCTGATTGTCTCAGAGGACGAAACACGCCGATGGAACCACCTGTTCCACCTGTTCAACAGCTACAAGGCTCATCATGCGACCGAGGAGGACAGGCGTCGCATGGACAGATTTATGCGTAATGCTGATCAGCGTTGCGAGAAGTTCATCCTCGATAGTGTCTTCCTCAGGGACTGTGATCTGACACTGTCCGAACTCATGGAGTGCGAAGATAGGGCCGAAGAACAGGTGGTGACCTTTGTGAGTAAGCCAATGGACCTCGATAACACCTTTGAAAACAATTTCTCGGGACCACCTCCTGCTGCTACAGCAACATGTGTTGTCCCACCACCCCCTTGTGACAATGACAATGACAATGACTATGAAGCAGAGGACGAGTCCGAATATGAAGAAGAGGAAGAGGAGGATGACGAGGATGAGGAGTTTGATGATGAATCAGAGGATGAACTAGGCGATAATGAGACAGAGGATGAACTAGAAGAGGACGAGGAAGATGGTGATTATGAGCCCTTCGTCCACCCATCCCTTGTAAAAGGGGCTGTGGCAGGTCTTGTGGCTCTGTCAAAGTCAGAGCCCAGGCCATCCTTAGATCTCGATATGGTGAACTATCGCCTCGAACAACTGGAGCGACGTCTTCAGGAGCTCGTTGATCGCTTGCCTAACTAGGAAACATACTGTCCGTCCTATTTTTTAGTAAATTTGATTGATTAGTGGCTGTATTTACTATTACAGCCATCAAATCCATATTTACAATGATCAATATGAAGCACATTAGTCCGCAAATGATTCTTTCCTGTATAATAGGTTATTACCTATTAATTAAGGTCGCCGGCAGAGGTTTAACAGGTCTCTTTGATATCAGTACTCTTCGAGAAGTATTATACCTTGTAGCTACGATTTGTGTTGGATCCTACCTCATTACGTATGTCTTCAATCAACTGTTGAAGAACATGCCTCAACCCAAGATAATGTATGGTGTTTCGGAACCCATTCAGGAAGATGAGAGTGAGCAAGAGGAAGAGGAGGACGATAGCAGTGATTCAGATTACGTCCCTCCTAAGACGCGTTCCAGACGTAGACCTGAGCCAGTAGCAGCCACTAATCCTACCTCTGACGCTACAGCTACCCCAGAAGCTACATCTGACACTACAAGAGAAATCCTAGATCCCGATACCACCTTTCCAACACCCCTATAAGTCCCAAAAAACCCCTATTTTTTTATTAGATCCAAGTAGAACCATGGCAGCACCTGTAAAGTACGATGTCACGTTCAAAGGCGTTATGATGTGGGCAAATTCCGAGCTGGAGCACGTCGGTCGCATCGTGGCCGTGGAAGACAAACGCCTCCAGCGATCCTACGCCATGTCGACACTGAACGGCATGGCCCACCTCAAGGACGCCCTGTTCCAGCTCGTGAATGACAAGGCCTACAAGCACCACAGAGCCGATCTGCTCCTAGTCCATGAAAAGGTCGTCCGCGTCATGAAGCACCTGATCAAGGACTTCGACCTCGACATCAAGACCATCCAGGCCTTCAATACGGATCATGTCCTGAGCAACCTGGGCTACCTGAAAAACTCCAAGCGTCGCCAGACTCGCCGAAAGAAAAATTGAACTACGGACACATCGTCCAAGAGTCTGTCCCCCCAAGACACCTATTCGTCCAATAATTATCCATAATGTCAATTGTAGCAACAACTCTTCAAACCATTTACGAAAACGAGGTGATAAAAGCACCTGTCCGTCCAGGGCAACTCCTTGTCATCGTAACCCGTGATGCCAACGACAGAGTTCATGTCACACTCCCTGTCAGCATAGAACAGGATCTCTTTGGTACTGCTACCTGTACCTATGAGCCTGAACGGGCCTATTATAACTATGATGTAACGGGCGAACGCAGAGACAATGCGTTCACCGCCGAAGAACTCGGTTTAGAAGAGTCAGTCCTAACGACTCTTCTAAACCTTCTGTACTTGCTCGTCGAGATCGATGCCGATTATGACGGCGATTCAGGCATCAGGGCTATGTATGAACACCAACTAAATACTGTGAGAGAGGCCGCGATCAAATGGTTAGACTAATAGGTCCATCTTATTCGTTTTTTTCGCATTTTTCTCCTCCTTGCGTTTCTTTAAGGCACGTTCCTCGGGTGTCGAATAGTGAAGGGTCAAGTCCAGGATCGATCCTTCGTCAGGCATGAAGCTGTCGAAGAAAGGGCCGAGTACCCTGTTGAACACAAACACCAATTTATCGTCCAAACCGACCATAAAGATGAAGATCGTGTACATGAAGAACATGCCGACCGTATAGCTATCCACGTAGCCCTGGTACTCTGCGTGAACAGGGAGAATTGGCAAATGACCGATCGCAAAGGATGTCCAGAAGGCCACGATACCGATCAGGGCCAACTCGACAAAGATATCGTAGAGCTGGTAGGCGACAGATCGCGTCTCCCATTCCATGCCGGCGTTTTTGGCGGGATCGTACTCGTCAAAGATGTAATAAAACACGTAGGACACGAAGGCTCCCACGATCGTATATAAAATCGCTAATACACCAATGTTCGCTGACAGAAATAGGCCGTCTTTCAGTCCTGGAGCTTCTGTATAGAGACGGGTCGCATAACGGGGAGGCATTCTACTGGAGCCGCGGATTTAAATCCCAAAAAGAAAAATTGAAGTGGCGATTAGCCAACGGCAGCTTCGAACACCCTGTTCGTCCTATTACAAGTATCCAAAAATGAGCCAACCCGAAGACTATGCTGACATGCCTGCCTTAATATCTGTCGATAATGCCTGGTTGCCACCATCCGCATACGAACTACTACCTCTGTTAGACCAGCCACTCGAAATCCCCCCGTTCGAGGATCTGCCAGGACAGATCCTGAATTTGCTCCATGATCGGGAATCCCTCCTAGACGAAGTGCCGCCGGCCCCCGAGTTCCACTTCATGGTCACGGCGATTAATATGTCAGTCCGATCTATCCTGGAGCAAATGGTTCAAAGACTATTTGTCGGTGAACTGGTCGACCATGACACCTTGGAAGGCCTGTACGCAGACGTACAGGAAATGGCAAATGCCTATCAGGCTGTGACCATGCTCTCAAAGGTGAATATCCTGTTCAACTCGCTCGTCATGTTCCAGGACTGGCTTAGCACTCTGACACCAGAAGAACTTGCTGACTGTCAGCCAAAGCTTGCCACCGCCTTCGGAATCGCCCTGAACTAACGCCTCTTTCTATTTTTCTTAAAAAGAAAATTGAAGTCCGAACACCGTGTCAAATCTGCTGTTAACACCCGCCCATTCCAAATAAATATCCAATATGAAGCCCCTCATGATTATCCTGTATAAGGCCGATGACATTGATGCCTTTGCGTCCTACTATCTGTACCACAAACAGCATCATAAAAGCTATCGGATCATGGCGTATCCTGTGACTGACACAGTTTCGAACTTTCCCCATGTCTACGGGGGTACCTTTGTCCTACTGGGCCTTCCTGAATTCGTTAGCGAATCGACTGTCATTTCGAGTCCCTGTATACGGAAGGTCTATGAGGCCTTCCATCCTGGCCAGTATGTACCAGATTGGATCTGGCTCGTTGAGCGGATCTGTTTGCGAAAGGACATGAGTTACTTCGACCGACTCATGGAGTCGCTTCTGAGTCGTGTGTCCAAGAAGGATTTACAGGGTCTCGATGAGTTTCTGGGGCGATACAAGCATCCTGTACTAATGTTGGACATGATCCAGGAGGCGGAGAAAAATGTGATGGGATGGTAGGGATATGACTCAAACTAGAAAGAAGATGCGGGGGGGGGCAGGAACAAAAAGAAAAAGACCTCTACCTTCAGCAATAATAGAAGAACCAGTAGAAAAAATTGTAGGGCCAGTTTCTCCTTTTACACCTGGACGTATGCCTAAATATTCAGATGTTAAAGATCTGATAGACCAAGCAAAAACTAGTCATTTTGCTATTGAACCAGATTATGATATGAATGCTGTTTCATTTTTTTTAAGGAATATATTTACTAAATATTTATATGGGTATTTACCTGATAGGCTTTTAGAAAAACCTGAACCAAATATATGGGCATTTTTAGAATGGATGTCAACTCATCCAAATGAGTTCGACGATACACTAGATCCTAGTAAACATGCTACTATAGTACGTAATTATTGGATAATGAAGGTGTTGAAACGAGCTCAAAGAGCACCTCTCGGCCCTTCCATAGCATCCAGAATTACAGCATTGGCATATTCAGCTCAATTAGACGCACTTGGATCACTTGGTCCAAAAGAGACAGCGAGAGGGAAAACTGAACTAGCAACACCTACAGATCAGTGTAATATAGCATTACAGAAAAAATTTACACCAGGAGAACCATGTTATCTATGTGGTGAAAAAATATTATGTGGTGGTGAAAAACCAGTTAAAATGACGGAAAAATATAAAACTGGACCATTAAAGGGTCAATTTAAAAGTAAATTTGTATCAGATAATTGGTGTAGTCCTATTGGTCGTATGCTTGAATGTGAACATTTAGAAGCGGTTGGTCAAATGTTACAAATGTTTGCTGTACCTGTTACTAAACAATTTTGGGACACAGCAACTCCTGAACAGAAACGTTTGTGGGAATTATTATATAAATACTCCTGTAGACATTGTAATCAATTAAAAACAGATATGCGGTTTCTAATCTTTATAAGTGTGATGTTTCAGGGAGGTGGAGGACCAACAAAGGGAAAATTTTCTGAATCTGGATTTCCATATTATGTTGTAAATAGACATATGATAATATTTCAATTATGGTTAACTTATTTTTATAAATTATTTGATTATTCTATTTATTCACGGGCTCTTTTTAGAGCAAAATATATTACACCAGTACAAATGGCTGAAACTAGTGTAGGGAAGCCAATTATTCTTCCTTTCGCTACCACACAAGCAACATGGTATCAATATTTACAAGCTATAGCAACTGAAGCTACGTCACCTTCTACTATAAATTCGGAGGCTACACGCTTTTTAGCGATAGTTGGAGATACACAGTGGCCCTTTGGAGAACGTATACCTTTGATCTATACACAGGCATCCTCATCATCATCCTCATCCTCATCATCCTCATCATCGTCATCATCGTCATCATCAGTCTCAATTCCTGACCCATTTTTAACACTAACACCAGAAATAATTGGATTTTTCAATTATGTGGCTGAAAGGGGGCCTCAAATAGAAGCGGCGTTTTATCCTCTTGAAAAAGTGGCCGCTGAAAAACAATATGGTCAATTATTTGAGAGTTTAATTGGGGCAAGTACAAAAGGATTGTTAGCATTTAAGCCAATTGATAAACTGGCTGCTGCTGGTATTGAACCAGTTAATGATGAAACACCGCGACATGAAGCAACTCAAGGAAAAAGAAGAAGGATTAACAATAAAAATGCTACCAGGGTAAATTTATATAGTGGAAACATAATTTCTTTGCCTAAGGGATATGAAGGATCCGTTTCATCCGCTACAACTACAGGATCATTGGGGTGGCAGTCTCCAGAAGGCACCTTTGGACCGGCTCTTTTACGGGAGTCCGCTCGTAAATCATTAGGTAAATTTCCATTTTCAGGTAAAGCTTCAACCATATATGAGGAAGAAGAGGGGCCATCTAGTAAAGTGACCTCGTCGTCGGGAAGAAGAGCATTTTCTCCAGGAGGGACGGGATTCGGTCAGTCCTCATTTGATCCAGGGGCAGAAGTTGGTTCACAAGGATTTTTACCCCCTTTAGGGAAGAAAGCGTTATCGACTCCATTTCAAGCAGTACCAGCAACATTTCCCCCAATCAGTTCAAGAAAAAAATCATCATCTTTATCGTCAGCTGTATCATCTTCTGTGCCAGAAGTTATTATGGCAGCAAGGAAAATCGTTGCGGAGCCAAAGACAGCCGCATCAAAGACAGCCACATCAAGTAAACTTTCAACTCAAGCACTTATTGCTGCCGCAAGAAAAGAGGCAGAGGCAGGACCGTTATTAAGATCAACATTGTTTTCTGAAACAGGACCAATCAGTTCATCATCAACAGCAGCAAGTTCTTCAGCCTCGTCCACGGGCCGTAAATTTACTGGAAAATTAGCTCCTTTAAAAAAAGGAGGCAAAAGAACCCACTATCGTAAAAAACGCAATCCCAACCATAAAACTCGCAAACCCAAATCAAAACGCAACAAAACTAAGAAACGAAAAAATTGAACACGTAACCCTCCAACAACTCGGCACCGATCCAATGAGTCTCAAGCAATTCGCATCCGATCATGAAAATGTCCATACTGTCCCTGTTCAGACCCAACTCAATAACCAAGTCAACCAATACCAACAGAACCTTCCCGTCTCTCTCTTTGACATTCTGTTGAAAGCTGATCGATTCAAGGGTTGGTCGAACAACAAATCCGAAATTATCCAGGAGTTCACAGCTGATTACGGATTTCTGACGATCAACACGTATGTAGCCCATGTCTCCTATCAACTAGCAGTCGATAATACATGGCACAAAATCATGAAAAGCCCCTTCAAAGAAACGTTGATCCAACGCTTCTTTGAAGAACTGATTGACGGTTTTAGAAAGTGCCCGAATGGCAAGCTAGCCCGCTTGGCAAACGTATTCCAAGGATTCGAACCTAGCACAGCACCTGTTCGTCAAGCCTTCCAGCACAAATTTGCTACCCTCGTAAACATCGAGGACCAGGAGGAACAACTTAGGTTAGCCAACGAAATCCTACAGGAGTACCAGATCCCTGTACATGAACATCAGGACTGGTTACAGGCACTATAGCTACAGCTACAGCGATAGCACTATAAATAGAAAAATTGAGTTAGTTTTTTCCTGGTCGGTTAGTAACCAATGGAATCCAAGAAATATACACCGCCACCAAAGCCAGCCAAACCGGCCGACTATGATCAGTTCCTCGCATCGCTAAGTGAGACGGACAGGGTGCTCCATCAACTGGGGGAGGAGAAGCTGGGATCCTCATACTTTGTCCAGTGGACGCATCAGTACCGTGAATGGGCTGCGACTAAAGCTACACCCAATGCTGTAGCTAAGAAGTAACTGTAAAATTGAACTATATTTTTTCCATAGTAATAACTACCATTCTATTTCTATCCATATTAACAATGAATGTCAACACATTTCGTCTCAAAACAGAGCATATCCAGTATAGCGACGACCTCCTGTGCGTCCGCATTCAAGTCCCTGAAGTAACCTCTGAAGCAGCAGCAGCTGCCGTGTCACTGACCGTCGTTATCGATACATCAGGTAGCATGTCATCAGAGGATAAGCTCGCAAACGTTGTTCGAACCATCAATTCCCTCCTGGACTATATGACCGATCAGGATGAGCTGAGCATCGTGACATTCGCATCTGAATCTCTTATCCCTTTCCGTCACGTACCCACGACCGCCACAAATAAAGAAATCATTCGCTCTGAACTTGGCAAGCTCAGGTCCAATGGTTCCACGAACATCGAAAAGGCCCTCCGTTCTGTACAGGAGATTCTCATGACTCCCTCGACAGGCCTACATCAGAAGAAGGGGGTTCTGCTTCTCACGGATGGCGATGCGACAGAGGGCCAGACCGCACCTGACAAGCTCCTCGCCATCCTACAACAAGTCCTTACAACTCATTCGGATGTCACCTTCAGTACCATCGGTTATGGATCCGATCACAAGGCCGAACTGCTTGCCTCCATGAGCAAGGAGGGCCAGGGGTCCTATAATATCGTCAATAAGGTCGATCAGGTGGCCGATATCTTTGGACTCGTGTTAGGCGGACTCCGCTCCGCCGTCTATCAGCAGGTCAAGCTCCTCGTACCACCCACTGTTCGTCAAGTCAGCCGCTTCACGGAACACAAGCCTGTGGCGGTCATTGGATCCTCTGTCACACCGACCAATGAGATTATCTTGGGAGACCTGTGTGCTGGCAATGACTTCACAGTGCTTATGGAAAATGTCCAGCCAGAGGACAAGCTTCACCTGTACTCCGTGGAAGTCGCCACGGGTCTCCTGGATATGACGCTCAACCTGAATATCCATGAAGGGTCACCAGAGGATCTGTTGGAAGCGAGGGTCAGTCACATTAGAGCCCTTGTAAGTATGTTCCTTCAGAAAATCAGTGATCCTGGTATCCCTTATCAGTCCGTGGAAGCCAGAACTCCCCTTTTGAATGAAGCAATGCGACTCGAAGGGCGTCGGCAACTGCTAGAACCACTCATTCCATCTGAACCCGTAACCCGAAACAGTCAGATCATGAAACTCTTGGAACGGGAGCTTTCCCATTCCCTCCAAATGCTCCAAAGACCTGTCCTAGATATCCCGCCTCCCCCTGAACTGACCAGGATGCATAGTAACATGATGAATCAGCACGCCGTCTATCTGTCGTCTGGCAGAGGCAACCTATCTGTTGATCCAACTGATGCCTATGAGGATGCGACAGATCCTGTGGCAAATGTCTTTGCCAATTCGACCCAACGAGTCTGTAGTGAGGGTCTGAGATCAGCGACTCGCACAGCATACCCAGACACACCGAGACCTCCTGTCTGTATTCTACAGCTCAGTCCTGAATCACCTCATTCGTCTAATAGCAATAGCAGTCCAACGCCTGTATCAAATGCGGATGAGTCTACTACTGCTGAGACATCAGCAGCAGTAGCAGCTGTTACCAACATGACCTTCCTTGTCCCTATGACACCCTTAAAAACTCCCACCCTTAAACGCACCCTATCCGTCAAGCCCCCCAATGAGTAAGAGTTAGCAAGTAAATGCCAAATACGCATTCAGAGTCCAAGCAAAAGAGATCCAAAGCATATAAGGAGCAAAGAGAAGAGACCGTTGTTCGGTCCAAGCCCTTGTATTTTTTATGTCTGAGGCCCTTAATGCCAGAATAGTTTGGACACCAACTACAACCATACCTGATAGAACAAGGAGAGCTAGTTTGACATTGTAGGTAAAGGCAGGAACCCAACTAAAATTCAGGATAAGACCGATTAAAAGAAGGTTTCGAATCGTGGTATCTGATTGTTCTAGGACTAATACAATCGCGTAAAGAATATACAGGATCGGCCATACAATCTGGAACACAATGCTCGGGGGTTGCCAGGGAACTGGATCGCATTTCTTGTACCAGGCCATCTAGTATAGTTCGCGAAAGAACTAAACCTTCAAACAACCTAGGCACTGAAACCATCCATGCATACTTTCTCGATTAACCTTCATTTCCTCTTCAAAGTCATTATCAATCTTCAAATACTCATCTTTCGCAGCTATAATCATGTTCGTCTGGGCCTTAATATTTTCAATGACGATCTGTAGATTCGACTCGTCATTGACAGTTCCCTTTCCATTTTTTATTCGGTGCTGAATGGTCTCCCTTTGATTATACATATCCTTCAAAATATTGGTATTCAGTGTATCCTTGTTCTGTATCTTTTTGACTTCCGCGAAGACATTTATACCGCAGAGCTTGGGATAGTTATGACGGATCTTTTCAGGGAGTACAAACTGATTAGTCTCCTTGATTTCCTGGACCTTCTTCTCAATGTCCTCAATGACCTTGACGATGTCGTTCGCAGCTTTGTTGACGAACAGGACCTTGCCTGAGGTGAACTCGACATAGGATTGGAGCTTGTCGAACTTGTAGGCCGAGGTCCTGTGGGCCTCAGCACGAGTATCGAGCTTCAAGTAACTGATGAGGGCGAGGATGAAGGCGTTCAGGCCATTAAGCGAACTTGTTATCGTTGAGCCATATGAATATGATGACATTCCGGCTCCCAATACACTACATAAGACTGTAATGAAGATTGCTGGGAGCATCAGGAAGGTGAGCCTCTGTTCACAGTGTGTCTTGGCTTCCGTGTACAGAATCTTTTGACCCTTGATATAGACGGCAATAATGTCACAAATGGTGGAATTATTGGATGTCTTTGGATTATAGGATTCGTTAAAGGTGTTTTCCACCTGCGAATAAAGGAACTGTCTGGGACCTGAACTTTCCATGGTCGCGACAGGGATATTGCTGGGATCCATTTGGATGCGGATCATGTAGGGTGGAGCATCCGAACTCTGTAAGTCCACTTTTACAATCGTGTTTTCTGTATTAGTACTGTTCTCAGCACTACTTATATCTGTTCCCGACACGTCACCCATTTTCTACCTCTACAGTAGATATGGGAAATATAGAATCTGCTGTGAGTCACGCAGCTATCAGTGTTGTCGGAGCAGTGACTGGGGCTGAGAAGGTATCAAACAATGATAGGTGTCCTGGAATTGATGCTAGAATTAATGAACTAGTAAAGTTTCGAATGAAAGGATCATCATTGACGAAAGAGGATGAAATACGTACATCCGAGATTGAAAGTGAATTAGATGAATATAAAAAGTTAATGAAAAAGAAAAATAATGGCTCTATTACGGAGGCCGAAAAAGAGGAACTAGATGCGTTAATGAATGACAAGTACAATGAGTGGAAAGAGGCTCATCAGGATATTTTGAAAGCTAGAGAGGAGGAATTCAAAAAATGGATTGCTGAACATACTCGAAAAGAAGTGTTTAACTTACATGTTCGTCCTGTTGATGACAGAAGGCCCTTTGCCGCAGCATTAAGACCGATTGATGATAAAAAACATAATGTTGGCTCGTTAGCGTATGACCTTGGAATGTGATTGATGTGATTGATGTGATTGATGTGATTGATGTGATTGATGTGAAACAATGTGAATAAAATATGACTATGTTTGTTGTTTTAGATCTCATCTTTCCATCCAGTAATCAGACCTGTGTGAGGATTTTTGATCGCCACACAGTTCTTGTATATTGGTCTGCCTACATCGAACCCAGGCTGACCTGATAAAGCCTGAATACACGCTTCTGTTCCGAAGAACCCATGCTTCAATGGCTCTTCCTGAAATCCGTGACCCAATGTCACGAACTGGAATTGCTCAGACTGGATAACATGACCCCTTTCTAAAACCAGGTTATACACCTTCTGAATGGCTCTATCTGTGTAATGGACTGAGTCGGCAGGGAAGGTCCAAGGACTGTATTGGCCGTTCAAACTAGCCACCCTATAAGGATGCCAAGGGGTCACCAGGATTTGAGATCCTAGTTTCGACATGGGTTGGGATCTCGCAACTATGTTGAATTCTATAGCATGGATGACAGATGCTGGTCCCTCAGGTGTATAGACCTGATCGCCACGTCGAATGTCCCGAATAGGCTTGGTAAATTCATTGGCCATCAGCACAGGCATGGATCCCTCAAAGCACGATCCACCCGCATTGTTGAACACCGCACTCACATTGTATGTGCTCATATCAACATGACCTCTGCGTTGAACAGGAGGACTAGGTATTTTTCCGAAGGCCTCATCACCGAGTCGTTGAAACTCCTGGAACTCAGCTGTCTCAAAGATCTTCAGACCAGGATCCTTGAAGTTCATACAGACGCCGGCGAGCATGTGGTCTCTGTAGGCCCTGAGATAGTGTGTGCCCCAGTCTGTGGGTTTCAGATACTGAAGAGCAATGCGAAGCTGACCCTCTCCGTCCGTGCTAGAAACTACATCCCTTAGAATAGCCTTCACAGATGGATCAGCAGATCCAGAATGACGATCGTGAAATGTCATTAAATGCCTGTCCAAGTCTTGGACTGATACATAAGGGGTTATACGTATAGTGTCGGCAATTATAGTCAATGTGCTCACCAGATCTTGACGACAGTCGGCCAGGGCCACAGAGTCTAAATCAAAGGAATCGGATGGGACAGAGACAGTGGCATCTGCTGGTATCTCATAGACATAGTTGCGTCTCTGTCCGACTGCTAAGGGACCGACAAGAAGCTCGTTGTCAATGCCACCAATCTTATAGTTGACGACGGATCCAAGGGATACTACTGTCTTTTCGAAGGCAGTCAGGTTGATACCGTTGGTCGATACCATATCTCCAGAGGGGACGAACAGCATGCGGCCATTGCCCCAGGTTGCCAGTTGCTCTAGGAGACGGCTGTTGATGTCTGAGGAGAAGCCGATGGCATGAAAAGACCAGGGATTGGCCACTTTGATACGTTCTTGGATCATGGGCATGGTAGATCTGCCGCCTGTTATAGGAGGAATGTCTTCTGTTGGGACACCGTCAGTGAAGATACAGCCGACGATGCGACGACCCACGCACTCATCAGAACTGGCGATCTTGGCTGCGACTTCGACGCCGCCATAGAGGTGAGTACAGCCATTCGCATAGATCCCATCTAGGACCCTGTTCAGCTTACCGAGACCTGGAGCGGTTATGGGTGTCAGGTCCATGACTTTTTGTGCCGACTCGCTGAAGGTCACAAGAGCAATACGATCAGCAGGAGTTAGCATGGAGGCGATGGTGCGGATGACGTGTTTCACAAGGTCTAGTCGTGTGATTCCTATATCGCCCTTATCCACTTTGACCCAGGCAGGACTATCCATGGATCCTGATTTGTCGATGGAGAAGATGTAGTCTGTGCCCTGACTGTTTAGAGGCGTGCCAGGGGGGACAAATGCCTGGATTTGGAGGTAGGTCTTGCCATTCTTGCCGACAAAGGTGCGACTGTTGATTAAGGGCTTGATGCTGGTAAAGGCTTCCGCTTTCGTTTCAGTTACAGAACTAGTTGCGTTAGTTGTAGCAGAAGCAACAGTAGCAACAACAGTAGCAGAACTAGGAGCAGTTGTAACAGTAGCAGCACCCGAAACAGCGACAATTGCGTCCCTAATAGCGTAATTCGTCGGACTCGACGCATTGAAAGAGTTAGGCCATGAAGAACGGCACGTAGGACATTGTGTAGTAGAACCCCAGAAAGTTTTCGTCGCAAAGAGGCTCATCAAAGACTCTCGGTCAAAGGTATGGCCGCAAGGGGCCGACACAGGATCTTTCATGACACTCAAAGAGATAGGGCAAATAGTAAAGTCGATAGATGACATTATTATAATATGGATACTTGTAAATAGTTTGTCTGGCGACATCAAATTTACCTATTAGCCCCCGACTTCAATTTTATTTTTGATCTATCAGTCTAAACTTTCCCAGTGATAAACAGGTAATGGAAACACTTCAGCCGATCTTTGAGCGACGGTTCAAAGAGTTGCTGACAATGGACCTTGCTCGACAGCGGCTAACAGAGGCCGTGACCCTGAGACTTCCCCCAGGGAGTCCTAATAGATGCTTCCCACCCGAGCGACAATTTGCCTGCGACTCAGAGGTCTACAGTCCATGGCCTGCCCATCGTCCATTTCCCAAGTTCGAGACCATCATGAAGCGATGGCTGGACAAGCCGAGTCCTTTCCCCCAAATCATTAAACAGGTCTGGATCGCCGCAGCCAACTCCTATTCGTCCGTCACCAATAAGCCTTTTGTCCCGTATTTTATGAGCATGTTGTTAAGAGGTGCCTTAGATCCTGTAACAAAGCCGGCCAATCAAATTAGGAAGCGTATTCAGCTGTTTTCTCTTATCGTCGATTGTTTCAAATATCATCCTAACTATCAGATTAAGATCAGGAAACCCATTCTCCTTCTAAGGCTACGAGAGCTCGTGAAGCATGTGGACTGCCCCGATATTTACAAAATATTCTAACAGGCCTGTAGAGGATGGACTTGAAACCGGCGATCCTTCACGGCTACATATCTAGGGATTTAGGCATCGATGGATCCTATCACTTCGGCTATCATATGTATATGAGACCATCCTTACTTCCAGAAGCTGACCAGGAATTTATTGTGAAGACGCTCGGTGATCGTCGCGTTGATGGAAAGCCTGCTCTCGATACAACTAGGGAGGTAGCTCGCCAATCGATCCAAGATGATGATTATCATTTATTTATTCTGGTTGAAAATCTGAGTTTGCCTAAGGGATCCAAAGATGAAGGTACAGCAATCCTTCAGTACAATGACTGGTGTAGCAGAGGTTCTAAACAGCTCTGGCTATTCGATCTGGTTCGTCAGACGAATCTTAAGCCTAGGATGAAGAAACCCGCCATCAGCCCGATCCAAATTCTCTTTTCCGTTCTAGAAGACTTCGCAAGAGAACGCGGTATCCCATCGATGTACCTCATGGTTGATCAGGATGACGCAAAGTCTCATAAAGCGTTGACAACGAAGGTCTATCCCAAGTACGGATATGTTGTGGACCCAGGATGTCCAGGAATTGAGGGACTCACAGTAATGCGACATGATCTGAACCTGTTCGATGGAGTCGTGAACTCCCTCATACTCTATAAGCAAAAAAAAGCAAAGAAGCCCAAGCGACGACAGACCCGTAAACGGAAATCAGCCTAACACCTTTTCATCTCTTCTAAGTAAGGATGTTCGCACCATTGTCTGCCCTAGCTCCAAGGCTAGGAACAGTTATAGATTATTGTTATAATATTGGGTATGGTCATGCTGAAAAGATGATAGAAGAATACAAACAGAAATATACTGTTAAAAAGCCGACCGTCTTAGTGGTCGGATACGGGTGGGGATCGGCATCCTTTACAGATTATATTGATCGATCGAAATATGATCTCAAGATTGTGTCAAAGACCCCCTATCGTTTTAATCAGCCAAAAATGGTGGAAGCGTTGAGTCCTGGTTACCATGACCATGACTATGTGACTGAATTTTTTGATTTACCATTTCAGTTACCCAATCCCCTGTATAAAGAGCCTACCATTCCAGTCATACAAGATACATGCGTATCGTTGAACACTAGTACCAAAACAGTCCGAGGAGAGAAAGCCACCTATCCCTATGATTACCTCGTGATCGCCACGGGATCAGAGCCAAATGATTTTGGAGTTCCAGGAGTCCAGGAGAACTGCCTGATGTTCAAGACAGAGGCGGACCTCTACAAGTTGCGTGAATCCCTGAACAACCAATCACATGTCATAGTCCTGGGAGCCGGTCCAACTGGTATTGAACTTGCCTGTAAGTTGAGAGACCTCAATAAGTCCGTGACCGTCATCGAAGCGTCCAATACTATCCTTCAAGGATTTTCCAAGCCCTTCCAGGAACTCGCCTTACAACACATACAAACAAAGGGCATTCAACTGAAGCTCGGTAATCAAGTGACATCTATTCAGCAAATAGACATTCAGACGAAAACCGGTTCCATTCAACTCCAGTCCAATCAGCCTGTCATCTGGACCTGCGGCATCAAACCTGTGCCCTTTGTCAGGGTTCTTGCCCATCCCAGACAACACCTGTCCGTCAACTCCCAGCTAATGTTCAAACCAAATGTGTATGCCATAGGTGACTCTATAACAGGCAGAGGCCCACCAACTGCCCAGAATGCCAAGCAGCAAGGGCATTATCTGGCAACCCTGTTCAACAAAAATTTTCAGCACACAGACTACAAGTACGACGAAAAGGGTCGCGTTTTAGATATCGCGACTGGCTACATTGTGGAAACGCAGGGTTATGTATTTCATGTGCCGTCTTGGCTGCGATTTTTAGTCAACGCGGTGCGTGAATAAAGAAAAATTGAAGTCCACTGCCGCTCTAAAATTTGTTTGTGCTCCTACCTAAATTATTACTAATATCCATTATAACATGTCTGTTGAAACTGCTACTCAACAAATCGGTACCCTCCTCGGTCTATCTGGTAGATCGCTCGAAGAGTATACATCACTGGCCTCTATCGCCCTTCACGAAGAGGTCGAACCCCTTCAGACCCTGTTGTCCTTCTACAACGACAGTGGCGTCACTGACGAAGAGGCTGCCATCAACCTGGAACGGATTCTCAAGGGCAAGAAGAAGTTCTGCGAAATGCGAATGAAAGAACAGGACTTTATTCAGGACATTCCCTTCAGTCGCAGGTCCAGATCCCTTCTCCTCTTAAAGCAACAACCCTCTCCGTCTTATATTCGGTTCCGTTACCCTGCTCATCTAAGCACCATTCATTCCATTGTGGCTCTTCCCGTTGTCCCAGGATCCTTTCGCTACAATATCATCACTTCGTCCAAGGATGAGACGCTTCACGCTGTAAGCATGAAAGGTCAGAGACCTGAGACGATCGCCGCCGTCTGTAGCCCTGTTCAACAAATGATTGTCATGCCTGACAACAAGTTGGTGTCTGTGGACCAGGATGGCGATCTGTATGTGAATAATCCCTTTGGACCAAATCAAAAGGGCTCCGTGGATGAGGTAGATGAATTTGATTATGATGCTGAATACTATGGCCTAGAACCCCTGGACAAGGACCGCTTTGCCAGGCTAACGCCCGACAAAACAGTTCAGATCTGGCGGCACAAGAAAGCCCATGCGGAGGGCATGCCGATCCAGACGCTTGCTATAGACGGCGTGACTGCGATCACTCGGCTTCCAAATGGCCATCTGGTGACAGCAACAGACAAGTCAATTAGTGTCTGGGACTGTTCCAGCTATTTGCGATCCATCTGTATTCATGAAGTGAAACTCGACGCCTCCTATACCATCACCAAAATAGTCGCCCTATCGAACTCCAAGGTCGCCTTTATCCATAAGGCATTTCCCTTTCGTATCTACATGAAGTCTTTCGATGATGTACTGCTGGAACACGTGGAAACCGATGCCGCCGTTCACTGCCTAGCAGTATATAAGGGCGAACTCGTGGCCGGCTGCTATGATGGAAAGTTGTATACCTGGTCCGGTCTATCCGAGGACACTTTCACAACCCTGTTCGTCGGGCCTGCCCCCATTACAGCTATCACGGTCCTTCCTGATGATGGCATTGCGTGCGGGGATTTGTATGGGACTTTACATGTCATCAATTTGCCTATTGAGATACAAGCTTCGCAATAATAATTAATAGAATTACAATAATGATTAAGGTAACCATAATGATCCATGTTTTTTTAGAGGTTTCGCAACAGGGTCTTTGAACAACCCGTATCAGAGGCTGATTCCCATCTTTTAGGTCTATAAAACTCATGTCTACGGATGCTGCGGAAGACGGTGGAGCAGAGTGATCAGGGAGTAAATTCGATCGCCAGTATTGAGTCATTTATACTAAACTATAATGTGTATAAAATATTTAAATAAAAAATCTTTAATAAGTATATAATGATTAACGAAGGATTTGATCCAGGCTATTTTTATTCAGTTATTCCAAATATAACAAAAGATTATAACAACACTAGTACAAAATTCATTGATATTAGTTTTAATGATGATAAGCATATTGAAATATTGAATGAAATACCTAATTATTTAACAAAGTTTGATAGCACATTTGGTATTGCGAATAATTCCGAATTACAAGCAAATGTTGCTAGACGTCAGCAAGAATTACAATATACCATTCCAAATGAAGCGTTCGAGTGGATGGATGGTAGACTACTACATTACTATTTACAAAAAAATAAACCAAAAAAGATAATTGAAATAGGTTGCGGTAACTCAACTTTGCTAACGTATAATACGAAAGAAATGTTTAATTTGGATGTAGAGATTACATGTATTGAACCATATCCAACTGATTATTTAGTCAAATTACATGATGAAGGTAAAATAAACTTAATTAAAGATAAATTGGAAAATATTGATTTACAAATGTTTAAAAATCTCAATGAACACGATATTTTATTTATTGATTCATCTCATGTATTAAAGTTAGATAGTGATGTGATGTATTATTTTACCAAAATTTTACCATTATTAAAGAAAAATGTACTAGTACACATTCATGATATATTTTTTCCATACGATTACCCTCTTGATTGGTTAAAGGAAGGAAGATTTTGGAATGAACAGTACTTTTTATATGTATTTTTACAATTTAACACCAAATTTAAAATACAGTTTTCTAATTCATACGCACTATTTAAATTTCATGATAAATTAAAAGCTATTCAAAAGGACTCTTATGAAATTGTAAATAATATAACAAAAGGGGTATTTGGAGGGGGGTCTATGTGGATGTTAGTTACCGAATAAATAGGGTGATTAGTAGCCAATCTAAATATTTCAACATATTAAACAATAATATGTTGAACTATATTGCGGTTCTAGAATGTCCCGATGACTATATTTATATCGGTGATGTCCGAAAACTCGACACAGAAGACCACAGACCCCTGATGTTCAGAGGCATCTACTGTGTCCAATCTAACTACGCCTATATGAAGATCCGTGATGTTAGTCATAATCTGATTGACACACATTTCTACAAGGAAAAATGGACCTACTCAGGCTGGGACCATACAGATCTCGTAGAGCGACAGATCGCCAATCGCTACTGGTACGATCGCAAGGACAATGTAACCTGGGGCTCAGGCAAAGAATGGTACAAGGTGATTCCACAAGACTCCAAAAAACGCGAATTTCTGTTTCGAGCCTGTAAGAATTACAAATGGATGAGTGAAGCGACAGATCGCTACTGCTTTTCGTCCAATCCTGCCAGTCATTTAAAACCAGAACAGGCCATCGACAGACCTCTGTGTCATCACGGCTATCCGTGCGAAGTCCGTCTGTCCAAACAGAACCAGATTTATTTTGACTGTCCTGTCAAGTACATTTGGCCAACCCTGTTACCCGACGTGTACCATGGTATTCCCTGTGACTTTGAGGAACCTTACGAAAAATAAAATTGAAGTCCGATATGCTCTAGATTTAGATCTGGGCGACGATTTATCCAATTATATCATTTAAAATGAACGCAATACAATCCACGATTACATTAACGTTTGGGGAGTGTGGGGAGAATCATGCGGGGATGGAAAAGATAGGGACAACGGGGACCAAAGGCACAGGATTCTCCGTCCAGTTCCTCAAAGATCTGAGGACTCGTTTTGAAGCAAAGGGTCTGAAATGTATGACGTCGAATTTAGCAGTGGGTCTTCCGAAAGGAACTGTTGCTGAGGAGGCAAAGATCCTAGTTGTTCGAAATGCCCTGGATACCATTCTTGGCATGCCAAACGCACACGAGGCCTTGTTCGCAGAACAGGCCGCTCTCGACGTTGACAAGAAGGCCCTGATGTACAAGCGGGTAGTCAACAAGAAAGCTCGTTGGAACCTATGCTTCGCCAATGAAGGCCATGAGCCGAATTATGAGGATGGAAAGGGTCGTGTGGTCGCTTGGTCAGATGTGCCGCTGACCAAGAAACTCAAAACAGTTCTTACAGAATTGCTAGGGACTGAAGACCTGATGGGTGAGGGCAATTACTATTACGATATTAAGACATGTGGGATCGGATTTCATGGAGACACAGAAAGACGAAAAGTGGCAGCTGTTCGTCTTGGCTGTGAAATGCCGATATTCTGGCAGTGGTATCATAACTATAAACCGATTGGTTCGAAAATGGGTCTTAAGCTAAATGGTGGTGATCTATACTTTATGAGTGAGAAGGCAGTGGGAACGGATTGGAAGGAATCCAGTAAGCTCACCTTAAGACATGCGGCTGGTTGTGCCGAATATACTGGCGAAGAACCAGAGCCCTCTTCAACAATTACTCAAACTGTCGGAAAATAAAAATCATTATAACGATGAATATGAACGAACAACAAATAATGGCCATATTTCTTTTGTTTAGAGGGGGTCCTTGAGGAGGGGGTGACTGGACTACAACTGGAACAGGTGGTTTTTGACGTAACGCATCCTCTTGGAAGACGGAAATGGCGTAGTAATGGTCATTATTGATGAGACTTACTTGGGCTTGTGACTGTTGTTGTGATTTCTGTTGTTTTGGTGGTGGTTTTTTTGGCTGGACTGGGACTACCGTGACGGCTGGAGTGGCATTAAATCGTTGGATCATGGATTTGAGTGAATGGTTTGGCCTGAGCCCCTGAACATTCATGGGCTCTCGTGTTATGGGACTTGTTGTATGGGCCCTAAGCCATTCTGTAATAGCTGATCGCTCATAGGTATGTCCATCAGATCCAATCACTGGATCTGACATAATACTGGTCGTTATAGGACATATGAATTCATCTGGGACCTGGTTCATTAGTAGTATTAGGCTTAGGTAGTTTAGGTGGTTCTACTGGTGTTGTTATTATAGGTTCTACAAAAAAACAGGGTGTTTTTCGTGCCTTGTGTCTGTCAGCATGACTTTTCTGATAGAATGTTTTTCTACATTTGCCACAATAATATTCAACCATCTACCTACTATAGTACGTATCTGCTTAGACCAGCGGTAACTCAGTAAACAGACTGAAGAGATCTGTCGGATGTGGAATCGCCTTACTAGGTTTCGGACTGAAACGGAGTTTGGTTTGAATATCATCGGGACTGTGATCCGTGGCTCCGCCTCCCTTCCTCTGGAAATACAGGTTGGGACTGAGATGGACGCATGTCTTTTTTGTTTCCATGACGGGGAACATATCGGCTTTCACCCTGGCCATAAATGTATCTGATTCAACGATGGACAGAGTTGTAATCCGTGTCGCCTCTGCGTCCATAGTGGTATGGAGGAAGTACTTGGGTTTTACTGTTTCGTCAGATCCGAGAAGACACAGGGATCCGCACAGCTCACTGACGGCCTTTGGAATAGTTACTGGTTCAGCACAAGACTCCTTTTTCAAACAGATTTTTTCTAAAAGGCTATGAAGGCCTGTATCCCCCGTCAACAGAGAGACTTTGCGGCGATCAACACTGTGTCCGCGGCCATCACAGGGACCGTTCTTGTTTTGGACGGGGATGCGAGTCCCGTCATCAAACTCAATCAGATTATCGGCCTTCTTGCGGCCACTAATCTGACTGATTTGTTTAATGGGTTTGCCGAAGTGGAGTTCTAATGCGGCCCTGATATTAGCCTGAGAACAGAGGAGAGCCTCGGCCTTATTGCCGGTCGTAGCGACAATGGAGTTCTTGGATTTAGCGACAGACATCTTTAAATTTGGATAGGAATTACAGGTACTTCCATCCTCCTCTACCTCCCCTCCAGATTTCAATTTTATTTCCGAGACACCTCTAAATTTGAACCCAGACCACCCAACACAAATCACCACTCATGCTCGTATCCGTTATTACTGTGACCTATAACAGGTCCAAGTTCATTCCAGCCCTCATCGAATGCTACAACCAACAGCTCTACAAACACACGGAATGGCTGATTCTCGATGATTCAGATCCAGACGAACAGGTGATCAATCAAGCACTCTGTTCGTCTGTTCCCTCGGCCCAATACATCCATAATCCTGTGAAGCACACACTGGGTCATAAGCTCAATCAGCTTACAGCGTTGTGTAAGGGGGATATAATCGTTGTCATGGATGATGACGATTACTATCCACCGACTAGGATCAGTTCGGTCGTGGACGCCTTCCAGAAGCATCCTGACATCCAGATCGCCGGCTGCTCCAAGGTCTACATGTACTTTGTGGATGAGGATGCGATCTATACAGCGGGACCTTATCACGATCGGCATGCGATCCATTGTACCATAGCTTATAGGTCGTCTTATTTGAAAGACCACCGATACGATGATGAAGAGCCGTGTGCCGTTGAGAAGGCCTTGACCAACAACTTCACGGAGCCCATGATCCAGCTCGATCCGAGACAGACCATCCTTCACACTGTCCACCAGACCAATACCTTTCAGGGCAAACGGACCGTGTCTAGGCTGAGGAAGACTATATATACGAGGGATCGAATATTGGCTATGTAGTATTTGTACATTTTCAAAAAAATAATATTTTGTTCATAATTTATCTAGGGTTTCTAGATGGATACATAGACTTATATGCTGATAATCGGTCGATATCTCGAGTTGCTGTCATGACACGCAAAGCAACACCTAGCACACCATCCTTATAGCATATAGTTACTCTAGGGTCATTGCCACCAGGTATTATTGTAAAGCCCCATCCAGCACCATATACGATACCAGTATGGGGATCGGTAACATTCAGATCACGATCATAGTCGAGCACTTTCCATCCTCGCATATACCCCAACATAGGGGCTGTATGAGGAATTCCTTGGCGTGTCATTTCTGCGATAGATCGATCAAAGGGATTTTGAAATGTGCGACCCTCAACGAGCGTCGTTGCCAAAGCTCCAAAGGACTCACGGTCGCAGCGGTGAAACGTCGCTCGAATAGTAGGTACTGTTTTTACTGTCCCTGTGACGCGTTCTGAGAGTATTGATGTCCCTAAACATCCTAGGGCTTGTAGGGCCTGATCGGCTGCTGCTGGCGAGAGGGGGGAAGGATATGAAGGGTGAAGTACGCGAGTTGCGGCATTAATTACTTTATAGAGTTCAGCTCCACCTGCGGAACGACGGTCCACTTTTTGCTTCTTCCATTCATTCTTAAGGTATGTATCGTAATCGATACGACCTGCTGAAAGTTGAAAGGTCTTGAGGCTACCATAGACGCGAATAGGCTGAAAGCTACCATACTTTTGTGCGTAATGATTTACTCTTTCTTGTGCCTGTGAGACAACGCTAAAGGTAATGTTGTTGCGAAAGTCGTGGGTCGCAAATATACGATCATGACATGTCCACTCAGTTGATCGCGTTGATGTCTGATCAATTACATATATAAGTGGGTGTCTGTCAGTAATTAGATCCCAGTAATTCCTATTAGACCAGTCAATTATTTGGGGAGTTAGACCTGGAATATTGTTGAACTTGTCACCCTTGTCAGCAACAATTTTTATGCCCTCTAACTCTGGGAATTTACTTAGATTACGAAGAAACTGATAGATTGCCTTATTTTCTTTTCGTTGATCTTTTGATCCTGTTGTCATTATATACGAGAGACGCAGAATGATAATATTGCGTCTGCTATGACTTTCGATTGAAGCACGAAGTCCTGATATTATCTCACAACCTTGCTCAGTGATGCGACATGATGTTTCTGTATTTTCAAAGAATGGCTTCGCCTCATATACAAGTCCCGCATCGAGAAAGTGTCCAGGGCCACAGTATCCTTCGGGAGGAATATAGTCAACACGATGACCTGCGACCATTTCATCCATCATATCATTGTGTTCTGAATCATCAATTTCACTCGAAAAGCAAACTTCTTCAGGAGTGGCAGAGTACAGGATATTTGTAACATTTACGTTGTCACGAACCTGACGCCATATCTTACTCAGAACCTGGCGTTGCCCCGATCCATGATCACATTCATCAAGATGATTAACTATCTTCTTTCCTGCTCTTATCTGGGCTCGATTCCATATCATATACGCTTCCACATCTTTTTGTTTTGTTATAGGAAATACTTTGAGGTTGTGTTCAGCAAGTTCTTTTCGTTGTTCCTCATCAGCTATGCGATGCCAAGCAGACAGAAAGGCATGACATCGTGTACTATCACCTGACATCATATCACGAAGAGCCATATATTCAGCAAGTTCTCTTTTGCCTGATTTTACTGGTGCTCGAATAATAATTCGACGCGTTTCTGTGTCATCTAGAAGATGAAGCACCTTATCTTTAACAAAGTTGGTTAGATGCGACCTCTCACGCTCAAATATAGCAATTGACCAAGGTTTTGGTGTATGTGTGACTGTAGAAGAAGAAGACGCCGATACACTATTCGATAAACTACTGGAAATGCTCATTGTAAGGTTAAATGGATATTAATGAATTAGATGACGGACATAAACTATTTATGTAACTTAAAATTTCAATTTTATTTTTAAGACAATCGAATATATTGCCCTACACCAACCTCTGTTCGTCTACCTCAGGATCTATTACAGCATTCGCCTTCGACTCCCTGTTAATCAGTTCTAGATCTGTGTCCGACTTATTGCGTTTCATGGTATTCATGTTATTCGTGGTGAATCCCCTGCTAGGATTTGTCTGAGTCTGTGTTTTTGTAAAATAGTACTTGGAAAAACAGAAATGAAATACGATCAAACTAACAATAAATAGACAGAGACATACGATACCACTTATCAACAGATCATTCATAGAATAGACGAATCCGATGGCAAAGGTCGTGGCCCCTGCGACCGCGATAGCTATCAGGTATACTACAAAGATTATAATGGACATTGTCTTAAAATCGCGTTAATACTTTAGATTGCGTTAAAATATTTTTATTCGCAATCTAAAGCAACTTACTATGACTACATAGAATGCCACTTAACATTGTCCAAGCTCTTCGCTCAAAGCCATCCTATGAAGCCGCACGACTGATAGGGTCCATGCCACAACACATTACAGACACGAATCTCATCAATATCATGAATCAGTATGATCTAAACAGTAAGGCCAAGGATAAGACCCTAATTCTACAGATCGGCATGTTTGATGGCGTTCCTGGCCTCCAGGAACAAGTGACCAAGTGGCTGACTTCCTAGAAAATAAAATTGAAGTCCGAATTAACGTTCAAACAGAAGCCCCGTACAAAGCAAACTATATTAATAACTATCCAATAATCAATATGAGCCGCCCTCTTGTTAAGATCGCATCCAATAAACTGTCCCTCAGGGATACCACTGGTATCCCTGATTCAGGATCCTTCCGCGTCATCAGTATTCTGGGAAAGGCCCGCATGGGCAAATCCACCTTCCTGAACGCCATTCTCAGTCGCATTCGAGGCTCCACCGTCAAGCCCTTCATGACCCAGGACAACGACGAACACTGTACCCGTGGCATTGACTACTACTTCTGTGAGAAGGAGCGTCTCTTGCTCCTCGATTGCCAGGGACTCGCCCTAGAAGACTCCAGCCACGACCCCCAGCTTCTCCTGTTCGCCTACCTCGTCAGTGACGTCCTGATTCTGAATGAACGCATGATGCTCCAGAATGAGGCCCTGAAACTCATGGAGCCCATTTGCGGCTTCATGACCTACATTGACATGGAGGGAATGAAAAAGCCCCAGCTCTTCTTCCGTATTTCTGACGCAGACCTGGTGAAAGATCCCGCCAAGAATCTAGAACGCGTTCTGACCCGTTATCCTGACCAGTATCAGTCCATTCGTGACAGCATCAAGAACCTCTTCCAGCCATCTATTGGCATTGTAAAGACGGAGACGATGGACCGGTCGCTCAAGAAGTCCCTTCAGGCAAATGATTACATGTGCCTCTTCGAGGACCAGCTTCTCGGGTTCCAGTCCGCAGTGGATTCGGTTCTCGCCGCTCTTCCTGAAGGCAGGACTGCCTCGGAATGGAATGCGTCGCTGACCCAGATCATACACGGCATTAATCACAATGAGAAGATCTCCATTGACAAGCTGGACATTGTCAGGACTCTTGCTGAGCTGGAAATCGCCCAATACAAGAACACTATTCCGCCGGCTCTCTTTACAGACATACCTGTCACAGCATTCCAGGACTCCTACAATATGCTCGTGGTACCCCGCATCGAAAGCCAACAGCAACTAATCGCAGACTTTCATCGCAAGTTCAAGTCCGTGAGCAAGGAGATCAAGGATCCCCACTTCCAGGATTTATCAGATCGCCTTGCGAGACCCATTGATATCGCCAAGAAAACCATGCTCCAACTCGCCGAACAGCACGTGGCTCCTCTCGTACAGACGGCCAGTCAAGACAGATCCTATCCGTCCCTCCACAATCTTCAGCAGTCCTTCGTTGGTCAACCTGCTGCTACCTGGGATTATTATCTCATTGGATTCGTTGACCTACAGAAGGCTATTCAGCCCCTCTATGATCCAGTGCGAACCAAGTATGAGAACTGGATGAAGGCTGTTAAGAGAAGCCTCCTTGATGCGATCAATGAATGTATTGAGATTGAGAGTGAAAATATGATCAGTGCCGCAAAATATGTGTCAAAGTCACTGAAAGCCTTTAATACCCAGTGTCTAAGGGAGATTAATGGTCTAACGACGGTTATGAACCAACAGGGCAAAGAAGAGTCTGTTCTGATACAGGATCCACTTCAACTCGTCCAGACCTACATCACCACTGCCACTGCTAATGCCACCAAGGATCTGGGACAAATACCGACCCCCATGTCCATCTGTGTAACTATGATAAATAGATCTCTTAGAATAGATAAAGAGTATTCGACTGTATCACGTGTATGTACTGTCAATGGCAGCCATTCCAATCACATGTTTCCAGTGACCCATGACCTTCTGAAACAGGCCAGTAAATTATGGACAGATGGCATTGTAGATTATACCAAGCAGCTGACACAGGCAGTTACAGATCGAAAGAAGCAGTTGTTGTATAGGTTTAGATTTATTAGTGATACACAGTCTAAAAATCTTCATCAACAAATCAAAGATGTGGATTTTGTAATGGTAAATAATTTAGATATTATGACAGTAGATACATTTGATACATGTTATATGCCTCTAGTCAGGAAAACAATTTATCAAATGGATGAAAAGGGTCTATTAATGGATGGTGATATGGATGACCTAGTCAAAGTATATTCAAATCACAGTAATCCAGGAACTACGTACTTTCCACTAAGAATAATCAGTAAAAATAAGTTAGAAATAACTCGAGTAGGAAATATTGTAGCGAATTATCTAATTGGATCGCATCCAGAGCCAGCTATAGCTCACTGCTTTAAAAATATACATTGCGAACTACAGGCTTTAGAACGAGCAAAGCCAACTGATTCCCTGTTCGTCAGTCGTAAAGATTATATATAAACACATAAAAATATATATTTTTTTATATTTTTTATTTTGTAATAGTCAGACCAGGATTGACCACGCATTCTGTATTTTTAACCCCTGTGAATCGAATATCCAGTATTTTCAGATTTTTAAGTTCTTTGAGAGGCGTTATGTCTACAAGCTGCGTACAACCAAAGAAGCTGACATGGTGGAGATTGGTAAGATTGGTGATCCAAGAGATATTTGTGAGGGAAGGATTGCGACCACCGTTAGTACATTCTTGATGAGTTGCCCCCGCATTCGCGTGACTTGTAATGTATAAGTACTGGAGCTGTTTCATCTCGCCAATAAAGGAGAAGTCAGGTGAATCGCAGAAGCCGGCCAGACACAGAGTTGTACATCGCTTCAAGTACTTGAGCTGTCTAAGAGATTTAATAGAGATTATGCTATCATATGGTATAATGTACTGTCCCTGACTACAGTACTGTGTGGGTATTTTGAATCCAGATGGATTGGTACTTGTATATGTATTTAAAGTACGTATGGACCTGCCTCCATTAAACACAAATTCCACCGTCACTGTATCCTCAGGACAAGGCGGGCCACCGCCAGGGAGCATAACCATACCCCCGCTCATTCCCTCCAATTCACGGATCGTCCCTTCGAGATCCTTGATCCGACTTACCAATGGATCTACAATCGCGGATGTGGATGCCAGTTGCCGTTGTAACGCCGTCTCTAGGTCCCGAACCCGTCTACCCAGCACCTCTACGTCCTCTGTGGCGGATGTGCGACGAACAGCCATCAAGTCCAGATCCAACACGATCTTTTTGGGAACCATGGGATGTGTATACGTCAGGGACAAGCGAATGCGATCGCTTGCTCCTGTGTCAAGGGATACCTGGACACCTGTGTCCTTCTTTTGAAGTCCCTGTATAACGATGCGATTGATGAACTCCAGGCCTCCAAAGACCCCATAGTCCATGTAGGCCCTATCTAGCAGTGTGGCCTCATAGATCCGACAGGTAGCGGTGTCTTCGAAGCGTAGAATCGAGTCATTTGAATTCTGGATAAAGCGAACAAGGTATTGGCCAAACTTGAATTCCATTTTGGATAATTATGTTGTGATCAACGGCTCAATTTCTGCGGCACTTGAGTTCAATTTTATTTTTGTCCTTTAGCCAGAAATAAAATTGAACTCCGCCATTCTTATATTTTGTTAGTATAGAATGCCAAAAAATAACGAAACAGTATCCACTCATCGCATCTCGGGGAAGACGGCCTCAGATGCTCTTAAGAAGGGCAATAACGCGGGAATGAATTTCAGAAAGGAGGTCAAGGCCGCCACAACAGTCACAGATCACGTGAAGGCTTTACAAAAACTTAGAAGTGCGGAGCTGGGACCGAAAGGTGATAGTCTTAGGCAATGGGCACCTAGCTAAGTAGCCTAGCTACTTAGCACCGAGCTAAGTAGCCAAGCTAATAAGGCGTACACTGATGCGTATGAAAGGCCATCTCCAAATGACGGACATGCTCAGGCTTCTCTTGGCGATAATCAAGTGTATCCTTGACGCCCCCCCGAAACTCCGCATCTGTCATGGGCTCCGCCAATGCCTTCAGCACAGGCAATGCCTTCGCCCACACGGACTTCTTCCCCAACAACCCTTTCCGTCTCAGTTCATAATCTGCTGCCAACGTAGCAAACTCTACACTGATCTTTCGAAGCTTCGTATAATAGCACAGATTTCGAAAGGGCAGATGCTTCTTGGATGTTGGCCAGCATATATTTTTTACGGTTTTCAAATACCCATTGAAATCCACCTTGGTAACTGTACCGCTCCACCAGTCTTCCAAGGACTTTGGCATCGCACTTGTCCAGAGCATGTAAATATCAGGGATGCCATCCATTCGCATAGCAGTTTCCGCTCTCTGTAAAATCCCATTGCGAATGGAGGTGATAAGTTGTTTCATGGCATCGATCTCTCGCTTCCCTTCGACTGTTTCGTCAAACGGCAGGATAACGACAGGAGCAGGAGTAGCAACAGTAGTGACAGGAACAGCAACTGCCGCATGCCGACTGGGGCCCATCGGTACAGGCTTAACGACACTTTCAATGGACATGAGGGAAGCAATAGGACTGACAGAAAGGCATTCACACACCTGTAAGATCACGCAGCGACTCAGGGCTTCCAGGCTGACTCCACAACAGACTTGGGTCACATTGCGTTCATTCAGCATCTTGGCTGAATTGGATGTCGGTTCCTTCTTAGATGCCCAGATCAGATAGATCCTGTCTGTCTTCTCTAAACGACTCTGGATTCGCTCAGCACACGTAATAAACTGGCTTACTTCTTGCTGCGTCGTTGTCTCCTTCCACTTGTCCTGAATAAGGATATGGACCTGTCCAAGGGTAATCATATGATCCACACCATTCAGAGATGAGTCCCCGAAGAAGGAACGGATCTCCAGTTCCCTTAGAACTCGACTGATCCCAGGGATTTTCTGGGCCGCCGCGTGAATGATCTCCTCAAGCTGACGCCCCTGATCTGCCGCCGAATCGGTGCTCTGTTTCGCCAGATATTGACTGGCCAGAGGAGCTAATACAGAATTGGATTTGGCCACATAGGTCGCACCTGTATTTACTGCTGAACTGGCAGCGACAAGGACATTGGCTAGACGAGATCGCTTGGGCTTTTCTTCTGTTGTTACTGTCGTTGTTGTCAAAGCAGCAACAGTCGCCGAGCCTAACGCAATATCAGGGATTGGATTCGAACCCCTGTTCATCTCCTTACAGGACCGACAGATATGATCTGGTCCCAATCCGATCTGGTAACTCGGCCCTGTCTTAAGACAAGTCATACAAATATCTGGGGTACAGCCTTTTGGGCAATCCGAACAGAAGCCATTATGCGATCTGTGACCACAGGTACAGGTTGGAAAATTTGCGTAAGTTGTTGGGTCGAAGCAATAGCAGACGCAGGCTTTTAAACATTGACCGGTTCCGTCACACATGTTGTTAATTATAACTAATACAACAGATCGATCAAATTTTAGGTATCCGAAAAAACAAAAATATGCTCAGCAATAGACCCCAATTTCCCTATCCAGCCTGATTGTCCCATCGAGTCCATAGTCTAGAGCGAATCCCTTCATTAGAACCCCACCCTTATAGGCATTTCTTATAGCTTCCCTATAGATCGGATCCGCGGGATTAATCCTCAGACCGTTCTGACAGTCTGTCCTAGGGACGACGAACAGGAGTACGCATTGTTCTGTCGCTGGGTCTTTCGCGAGTTCCGTCAGTACCTCCGCGTGTTTGACTGCCCTGGGTGACATGGGATCTGTCACCTTTTTTCTGTAGCCGTCTGGGAAGACAGCTCTACGCAAGGTCCGTGGCTTCTCACATTCAAAGCTCACCATGACAGTTTTGACTTCGACATAGATCAGTTTGCCAGACGGCAACTTCCCAACATAGTCGATACGAGTATGATCACCCACTTTCACTTCACTGGACCAGACGGCCTCCTTGGATATTTCGCTCAGTAAGTTCCGAGCTGCCGTTTGACTGACCATGGGATGAATGCCGACCCGAAACACACCCTCTTCGTCCTCGTGTTCGACTAGTTGGGTTGTATAGGCCGTCTTAGATCCCTCCTTGCTGGCACTGACGTAAATGGTTTTCCCTGGAACAACCATGCCAGAACAGCCTAGTCCTGGACTATGGCACAAGGCTTTTGTGCCGTCTTCGAGTTCTATGTCGGCCACATAGGGACTTTTAATGGATGCGGATGGCCGTTTAATAACGGTTGCCCTCAATAGTTTATTTGGAATTGTATGTAACATTTTGGATACATTTTACTTTTATAAAAGCTTATAGTTCAATTTTTTTTATTACAGATATGGCAAAATTGAACTATAAACACGTCACTATTGTTACTAACAATGGCAACTCCAAATAACCTCAAGTGTGTCACGTACACAGACGAACATAGTGTCTCCAATTCTTCATACGAAGATCTTATGATCGGTCTCGACCATAAGATCCTCGGTTGCGGAGCTGCCAACCTCTTTGTAAATGACACGGTGATTCTGACCGCTAATAAGGGGAAACAACGCTATGCGATGGTCGTTCAACTTACAGAACGTATCTATGACTGTGACTTATGGGCCGCCCATGGTGGCAAACGATGGGACCACAACTTCAAGTTCGTTCCAATAACTACCGTCTTTCCGATCACGCCCGAAATCAAAACGGCCATGAAAGACCTTGGACTAAAGCACGAACTCAATCCGAACAACCTGCTCAACAGCCGCTTCTGTTCGTCCAAGATGTGGCCATTACTGGAGGATCTCTTTGCTTCGAAGGTGTTTGTGAAGTTGGAGTAGTATGTCTTACAAATATCCATATTCAGATTTTTCTAGGAGGTTATTAGAATGTCTTCATCTTTGCCTTTATTTAAGGGTTATCCTGCTGTATACGGTTCTACAGTTCTTCCTACAGTATCATCTTCTGTAAGAGAGCTTACTGCCAGCCCTCTTATTTCTTCTCATTCATCCAGGGGTTATCCTTTATACGGATCTACAACTCTTTCTACGTTTCCACCTTCTTTTGAAGAAGTTGCTAGTATAAGGGCAAAAGCACAATCAGCTGCGTTGGAATCTCTACGCACCAATCACCCTGAATTATTTTCAATGAAAATATCCGCCGGTGACCCCGGAGTTAAATGTGTAATTAAACGGTTCGGTATTGATGTTTCAAAGGATGGTCTTCTTGAAATATTACTTAGACCACATGTATCGCTATTGTGTAATGGAAAACGATTTGATTTATCGTTAGTTATTGGGGATGTTATTCAAAAATTAGATGTTGATCCTCTTGATTTTGCTAGTGCTGGTATAAGATCAGGAGGGTACAATTCAGTTTGGGATGATAATACATATCATGATCAACAAATAGGACAATTACGTGAGATAATTTATAATTTACATAAGTTGAAAACAAGAACTCAAAAAGCGGCGGAACGTAAAGCATCAGCAAATGCTGCGAAAAGACTTAGTAATGAAAAAGCGGCATCAGATAAACTTGCCCGTGAACTTATGTTGAGAAGTGAGGAAGAAAAGCGTATCCTACAGCAAGCATTAAGAGAAGCAGCAAAGGCCCAGGCGGCTCCAATTACTTCTACAGCTGTACAGAGTGAAGCATTGAAACGTGCTGCTGAAAAAATGGCAGCAAATCGTGAAGAAGCAAGGCGTGATAGAGAATACAAGCGTATTTTGGAAGAAGAAAGAAAAGCTGAAGAACGAGCTAAACGAAATGCTAAACTTGCCGCACATGGAAAATTACCAATGGCAACAGCAGATTTATTAGGTCTTCATTCTTCATCAGCTGCGGCCAAACCTGAAGAAAAAGACTTACTTAATATTAATGGAATTCGTAAAAAACAAATCGCAAATGATCTAGCATCTATCTTTTCAGGTGGATCTAGTCGCACAAGGAAGCATAAGTCTTCTAATAATCGTAAGGTACGTAAATCCAGCAAATCTCGTAAACATACCAGAAAATAATTATTGTATAGAGATACTAAATATTCTTTTATACCTTATACCCTAAAAGGTATAAGGTATAAAAGAATATTTTTATTCTATCATAGGATCTCTTTCAAACACAATCACCTCACAGTCCCCATATTCCTCCATTAAAGCATTCGCAAATGAGTCATGGAATCGTCGAACATAGACTAGAATAGGATCCCTATTTGTCATCTTCTTAGCCTCAGTTAGCCGAGGTGCTACATATTCCCTCAGAATCGCCAATTGATTTATAGGCACATCCTTCATATCTCTTATTGCCAGGTCTAGGGTATGGATCAGATCGGTCGTTGGTCCTGTAATGAGAATGCGGACCCGTGTATCCTCAGATACAAGAAGATTTCGGAAATAACGGACCTTGTCTAAGGTATGGCTGAGCATCATTTTCTATACGAATAGGACAGACACCCCTATCAATTTTTATCAGAGACCTAAAACTCCTCGTACATCCCATTTAGCCGCCGATAAAGTGCGTCCGAATTTTTTGCCCGAATATCGTGCTCCAGCTCATAAATCCGCTTCAGCACCAAATCCTCTTCGTCCTTACTCTCCATTTCTTTGATAACTCGATACTTGTATACGATCAGTTCTAACGGCATAATGCCCATAGTATCATCTTCTTCCACCTCTTCTTCCACGATAGGTGGTGGCAAACTCTGTCTGACTTTTTCAAGAATCTCAATGTGATAGATATGACATGTATCCCCGGATGGATCGTATACAGAGAGTACGCGTTGAACTGGGAAGACACAGGGATCTAGGAGACAATGTCCCTTGAATATAAGGCTGGGTTCTTGAAAATATATTAGTTCTCGAATACAAGGTGCCATAACATCATATGGTTTCCAATGAAACGATAGGTCGCTCATTTATTTAGTATATAAATAAGTATTTAAACACTTATTTGTATACTATGGTAGACAAATGTTCAGCCTGCTACTTCTTTCATCCGTGTTTGCGAGTGCGTTTTTCGGTAACATGACGGAAAGTGCTATTACTAATGTGACAACCAATGATACTTGGAGCAATGTCAGTACTTGGTCAAATGATAGTACATGGAACCAAACCTATGCCCCTCTGTATCTTCTGGCTCCCCCCACAACTACAGGATCTAATCCGCCTCCAGCTCCTCCTTCTTCCTCTTCCTCATCCTCATCCTCTTCCCCTCCTTCTTCCTCCTCTTCTTCCTCAGGATCACCTTCTTCTTCCACATCATCAACTGGTGGATCATCCTCCAGTGGATCTAATTCAAGCTCTAGTTCTAGCTCTAGTTCTAGCTCTCAACCCCCTTCTACTGGCTCATCATCAGGCACTGGCTCTGGCTCTAGCTCTTCTTCTGGCTCTTCGTCAGGCTCTGGATCCTCTTCTGGTGCTCCCTCTGGTTCTTCTGGGTCTAGGAGCAGGCGTTATCGTGCGGAAGCAATTGCGTGGTAGGCTATAGCAAGGTCATTCCAGATATCTCCTTCAAGTATCGCTTGCTACACGTCTCTACTAACAGACCATTGGCATAAATGCCATAATTCGAATAGTAGTCATCATTTTCCAGAGCAATATGCCAGATATTGAATACACCCTCTTCTTCGAATGGCACAGCCCGTTCATCCACACAAGCCACTAATCGATACCTGTTATCCGTGATATATATCTTACCCATAATCTTAATGAGTTTCTCCCTCTGATCATCAGTTATATTACTGACTAATATAGAATGATGACCCGTAATAATTAAATCCTCTGTCAGCTCAGGATACTTCTCCTTCGAGCACCTGTACAACCTGTGCTCCTCGTGATTCGCCTTGCTATTCGATAGCTTGGTCGTTCCAATCATATCAACCGCTAGATACCCATGTCTCAATGTCTTAACAAGGTCACCCTTGCGTATGTCCTGGACCTTTCGATACACTTCCTTTCCGTCTTTAAAACAAAGGATCTGTGAATCGTCTTTGAAACAGGGAGGTGGTGTATATGTAAGACTGTAGGTGGTAAATAATCCTCCACCAGAGGATACTAGCCCAAGTCCATTTGAATAGGATGAAATAACACCAATGCTGCTTGGAGCAGGTATCAATGTTACAGGGACACCCCTTGAAAAATAATATAGATTACTGGCATTATCAGTAGCAAACACCTTTGTACCATCAGCACTACATGTAAGACTTGACCAGTTGGCTGTTATATTTCCTGGAAGAGTTGTCCAAGTAAGATTAGCTGGATCTGTTGAGAATTTGATATTTGTACCAATAATCGCAAAACGAACAGTGAAATCACTACTACAGGCTACACGATAAACTGTTGATGGAGAGAAAGTAGAAGAAGTCCATGTAGCTCCACTATCTGATGAAATATAAATGTAATCTACTGTACATACAATTAATTTTGTACCTGTTGAATCTGTTGCGACACCGACAATATTACCACCATCTTCACCATTACCAAGAGTATTTGTGATATCTGTCCAAGTTGATCCAGAATTTGTTGATTGATAAAAACCAGCACCTTGCCAAGGTGTATATAAGATGCTACCTGTTGAATTACATGTGATATCCGTATATCGCCCATTTAGTCCAGGAGATGTTCCAGATAAAGCACTCCATGAAACCCCTCCATTTGTAGATGTATAAAAATCATAGCCTACTTCTTGTTGAAAGGAGCCGTACAGAATCTGACCATTGCTGCTACTTGCGACTCCAGAACACGATGACGGTGCCGGATTAGAAACGGAATGTACGAGCGTAATAGATGACATTTCGTACTATACTTAATAAGAAATATTTTCTATCTTATTCTCAATATTCATCCAAACACAATTTCAACAGCCTCAATCATTTTATCCCTGTGAAGCTTTCCATTTCCAGGGTCTCCTGAAAAATTCATTAGGACATAAGGCATATCTGGTTTTATTTCTTCATTAATACCAACCATACCTGAATCTACATGATACACGGACCATTCATTCTCAATCTTCTTTCGAATAACAGCCTCATTAAAGAATGGTTGATCCCATGTGTAATAGGTTTCTGTGGATTGTTTAATCTTATCAACAATTCCTGTAAAGAACGAACTTAATTCAGGATCTAGATGATGCCATCCAAAGATTCCCGCACTAATCCCCCCAGTCCCAGACAGATCCATTCGAGTATTGTCATCCATTTGAACACGAGATCCCAAATAATTATCTGAAAAAATATCTCCCGCATAACTAATCACCTTTTCTTCCGTGGTATACAGGACCCGATTTTGTATCATAACATCATCGTATAGGTTACGCAAATCTCGGCAAACTAGAACATCCAAATCTAAATGAAGATACATGCGACCAGGTTCTTTCTTTTGAAGTTTGCTGGCAAGATTATATCTAGCAATCATTCCTTCAAGAGATGTTTCTGGCTGTTTGTAAACTGCCACAGTAACCTCTTTCAAAAAGTCATCCACTTCACCCGTGTTCTTTATGAATTCATAGGTAACTTCATCCATCTGAATGACAACGGAGTCCTCTGGTGTCAACTTCCCAAAGCTCGTCAAAAACATATACCAGATACCGAGCATTTCAACATACTCATTGGCAGAAGGATCCTTCCCAACAATAGTAAATAGATTCGTGAACACGGTTAAAGGCAGTGACATGGAATTATGATTCCATTTCTTAATAGCCTTAAGCTCTAACAATGTGACTCTGTAGATGAATAATGAACCCGTGTACTTTCTAATAAAATACTATAAGGATCATTTCACCTGTTTCGCCAGGGGAATCCCTACAACATCTATTCCTGACCTAGCCGATTACAATATTGTTCGCTTTTACCCGAGTCCCAGCAAGGATCTGACACCCCAGCTCGTAAAACTCCAGCGACAATGGCGTCAACGTCGAGCCTATCGCAGATGGACCGCACACCCTGTTCGTCTGTTCTATAGGGAAAACTATGGGAAGTTTCCTATTAAATAATTTTTGATTTATATTACTCATTATTGGAATTGTTATTAGCAAGACTTATATATCCAACATCTGATGGACTACTAATTACAGTTTTATATCCTGTAGGCGGTGGATGGTTAGGTGATATATTAAAAGGGGTTGGGGGTTCTGGAAATTCTTTACTTTCAGCTAAACTATATCCATTTGCCGCACCTACACTTAATTTAATTTGTTTTCGTATTTTTTTATCAATTCCCTCAGCCCATGATCCGCAAGCATATACAATTAAAAATATTATATGACCCTTATATCCTAAATCAGGATTTGTATGAAGCTCATTTAAAATTTCTTCTGTAGTTATACCACTAAACATTGTTTGCCCATACATGCGGTCAGTTAATGGTTTAATAAGTTTATATTTACTTATTGGTGGTAAATGGTCTAAAGCATATTTTAAATCCCTTCTTTCTCCTCCAATTCCCAAAGTTCTCCCTCCAGCCTTAATTAGTGTTTCAATAAATTTTTTTAAAGATGTCAATGTTGTTAAATCCTTTTTATCCTCTAAATCTAAAGCATATTTTTGATGTGTAAAATCATTATATTCAAGTACATTTTGTACTATACTATCGGTTATATCATATACTCCCCTAAAATCATTAAGGGGGTCATTTTCAATTCGATAATCATTTGCTGACTTTGTCAATAATACATTTTTAACATAAGATCCTGGTGTTTTATATGAAACACTATTAATTAAAGAATCTGGTCCATAGTGTCCTGACCATCCTAGTTTTAGCTTTAAGAAATTTTTAAAATTATCTAAAGCTGGTTTTTCTTCAGAACTTTTGAATAATAATTTTATTACTGCTGGAGCCATTACTGAGTATACATTATGATCTACATAATCACCGTGACCCGACGTTATTATAGCTGTATCTTTAGGGCATTTAATCGCACCTACTATATGTCCATGCGATCTAGCAATAATAACAGATGTCTCTGTCAATGTGCCATTTGAATTATTCATAAATAATTTTTTACCTATTCGCTGTAGTGTATTAATATTAGATTCTCGTCTAAATATCGCTTCATATTTAAGGTTTTCAAGATATTGTTTCATATTTATTTTTTTTACTAAGGAGGTTTCTGTATTGCTTAAAGACAAAGGCGTGGTAGATTCTACTTCTTCTCTTTTACGTTTTAAACCACTCCCTCCCCGCATCTTCCTCGTAACCCTTCTATTCCCTTTCCGTCTCCTAGTCCTTGGCATATCCCTACCCTATCACAAGAAAATTCCCACATAAATTTGAATAACAAACTCCTTTCCCTAATAGCCAACATGGATCTATCAAAACAGACCCTTCTCCAACTTATTAGCCTCTGTAAGGAGCGGAAGATCAAGGGATACAGTGGGAAACGAAAGGAGCAGTTGATCGCTCTCTTAGCTCCGCAAAATGAGATTGTCCAGCCTGAACCAGAACTAGTACCAGAAAAAGCAATTGAACTTGTTCAAGTCAAACCTGAACGCCGAGCCATGAGCCTCTTCAGTGGAGCTGGTGGGGACACTCTGGGCCTCGAACATGCCAACTATAAGGTCGTGGCCTTCTCAGAGTTCAAGGCCCCAGCCATCAAGACCCACCAGCTAGTCTTTCCAGACTCCGTACACCTGGTGAATCCAATTAATAAATGTCCTGATATCGTAGCCATTCCTCCAAAGGTATTTGAGCCATACAAAGGTATCATCGATGTCCTGGTAGCAGGCTGTCCTTGCCAGGGATTCAGTCACGCCGGCAAGAAGAACCCAGGAGATCCCAGAAATGAATTGATTCATCAAGTATTGCGTGTGGCAAACATTGTCCAACCGACCTGGATCGTCTTTGAGAATGTCAAGGGGCTCATGGCCCGTTATGGAAGAGATCCAGTCACAAATAAACCTAGCCTCGTCATTGACATCATTAAGGACCTCTTCAAACGTAATGGATATAACACGACGAATAAGATTATTCAAGTGACGGATGCGGGTGTCCCGCAGAAGCGACAGCGACTCATCCTGATCGCCCACAGATCGCCTGTTGATGGCGGTAAACCATATCCCCACATCCCCTGGCACCGAATCACATCCTATCCATCCATTCCAACCATTCGCCACATCCTCCAGCCCCATCTGTACAATGCCACAGAATTCACCAAAGTCCCAGCAGATCTCGATCCGCGTTTCTGGATTACCACGACAGCAACAGAACCATCAGGCACGCCCCATCCCAACCTTGTTCGCCTAGTCAAGGGCCTTCGCAATGCGTCCACCAAGGAAATCGATGCGAACCCTCAGATCACTGATCTGATCACGGAACCCAACGGTCTGATCAGTTTCGGCAAGCGAAGCGGTGGCTATCACGGAGAAGTCCTAGATCCCGATCAGCCCTCCAAGACCATCATCTGTACCTACAATCTCTGCCCACGCCTGTTCGTCGGCCTTAGAAACCCAGCTATCAACAAGTACTGGCTTCGAACCCTAACCCCTTCCGAACTCGGACAGATCCAGGGCTTTCCAGCGGATTACCCCTGGCAAGGGACAGAAAAGGAAGCCATCATACAGATCGGCAATGCGATTCCGCCGCCGCTCATGGAACGCATTGTAAACGCCTTACCGTTTGCTACGTTCAAAGAGGAAGAACAGGTGCCAGGGAAAGAGGAATTGGAGGATGAGGAAGAAGAATGAGGTAAAACGACTCGTTCTTTCTACCGTTCTCCGATTAGGGTGAATGAACTTCCTGTACGGGCTTCTTGCTTTTTTATCAGGAACTCTGTTCAAATTATTTGATGACATATCGGATGTCCCAGAAGTAAAGGGGTTTTTCGGTCCCGACATCACAGAACTCATAAAGGTTACGTTGATTGGCTTTCTAACAATCCTGTCGCTACACGACATCACCTACCTCGTAATCCTTATAGCCATCAGTGTCGGTTTCTGGACAGCCGACAAGTTCTTATACAATGAAACGCTTCCCTATGAGCATAAGGGCATCGACGAGCCCTTCTGGTGGGCCGGCTTAGCCTATATTGGCATTTTAGCTGTTTACACCTTTATCACAGATCCTGCCCCTTATTATGACCTCCTGGACCTCTCCTACGCCAAGAACATCCTCCTATTCACAAACATTATCCTAGGGGTTATCGCCTGTCACGCAGAGTCCTATCTGTTCCCTGAGGAGACCTCCACACTCAAGACCCTCACACGGGTCTCAGCCCTACCACTGTTCGTCATTCTTATCGGCTATGGTCTTTTTGACAATGTACATGTCTATGAAGGCATGACTCTAACCTATATTACAGGTCTCGCCTACACTATCACATCAGTCGTCATCAAAATAATTCTGCTCAATTCAAGCAAAGCTGTCAATGAAAAGTCGTATTTGTTGGAGAAACTCTATAGTATCCTTAAATGAGTTGTAAATCCAAATTCTTATATCTAGAATCTAACAAGGGTTCATGCTAGATTCTAAATTAATTGTATTAGCCGTGACGGCAGGGATACTATTCAAGCTCTATGATGAAATAGTGGATGTCAAGGAAATCAGAGACCTTGTGGATCCTGCGACTACGGAACTGATCAAGGCATCCATTATAGGAATTGTCACGGTCTTTTCGCTTCACGACATATCCTTCGTCATCATGATAGCCATCGCCAGCACTGTTTTCTATTTATCTGATATCTACGCATATAACGAATCAGTGTCGAAAGACCACAGGGCCATCGACAATCCTTTCTGGTATTCAGGTATCCTGTACGTCTTTTTCATACTATTCTTGAGGCCTCTGTCAGACTATTCTGTCTTTCTGGACCTTACAGACAGTAAAAACCAGGTTCTATATGGGACATTGACCGTTGGTCTTATAGCATCGACCATTGAATCCTACATATGTCCCGAAGAGATCAGTAAGGTCAAGATGATTATTAGGGGTCTGGCATCTGTCGGGTTTCTTGTTGCGATTTATTTGGCCTTTCAAGTTTTTGACACATATGATGGCCTAAAATTATCTATTATAATTGGGGCGATGTATTTTATAACGTCATTTATTATAAAACAGGGACTCTTAATCTATGGAAAAGCTACACATGAAGAGTCCTATTTGCTGGAAACCATCTATAAGTCTCTCAAAGAATAGTTGCCCTTAGTAGAATGAAGAAGGGATCTATGCGTATTCCGGTTATAATAGCCGCAGTCTTATTGGTAGCCTTCGCTATATATATGGCATTTGGCCCATCTACTGACAACTTCTTGGACATTGAAAACATCCGCGTATCGGCATGTAACTCATGCTGCCGATCTGACGGCGAGGATTCATGTGATCCCAATAATAAGTGTAACTGTAGCGTCTGTAAGAACGGCGGATCTTGCGGTAAATAATTATTCCAATTTACATCTCATTTCAAAGGTCAAATCAATACGACCCTCTCTCATATATGAATCATCCAATAAATCGAAATAACTAGGCGTTTTATTGGATGTGAGAAGGAGAATGACGTTAGGATACAGACCGCGATTAAAGTTATCAAAAAAACGGTTCCATCCTGTCTTGTCTTTAATGGCAATATTTACATTTTTATGAGGAGGAATAGTCTTATTAATCCGTTCCAGGGGCCTGTCAATCTCGTCCATGGATATAATGAGGGGCTTTTCCTTTGTTGGAGTCGCTTCTTCCGCTATAACATTTATTGTATCACCAGGCTCCCAGGGCTCAAAGCTATTCGTGTAAAATCCCCCATATTCCTTTGCTAACAGAAGTCCAACCGCCGATTTTCCTGTGTTAGGAGGTCCATGGATTAATGCGACACAACGACGCTTTAGTTCAAACTTTTTCTTTATCCCGTCAATAATGACTTGCTGTTCAGGTCTAGGCTCACATTCATAATTCTTTAGCTCTCGTGTACGATACCATGTATTTGTATAAGATCCACAACGATCCAGAATATGAATACTTTTCTTTTGAACGGTTACCATTTCACCCGTTACATCGTCACGTTTTTTAACAGAAGTATCCATATCATCTTCGTCGGTGTCTTCTATTAATTTTTTATAGGAATCTTCTGTCGCAATCATCCATACTTCATAGCTTTCATTATGATTACTACAGTACAAATAATACCAAAAGCCTATTGCGTACCCAGTGCCTTTCGTGCCGTTGTAAATGTGACTACTCGTGTTCTTAATACGTTTTTGGATACGCAAGCAGTCCTCATGTTTGTCGAGTGTATAGAGTCCTAGGCCATACTTGCGTGTATAAATAAATAGTAGATTCCAGGGTATTGCTCCATAAATAGTCATTGCTAAGCCAATTAGAAATCCTTGAAAGATACTTATACCATTATTAATAATAGTCGGTACAACTGTACTGTCAGGTACAGTTGTAGTCGTTGAATTCATTACAATATATTATGAGAACCTGTTTAGATTGTCGGAATAGGGTGTTATACACATTAATCTAGAATTTTTATTGTACATTCGTGATTCCATGAACCATTGTAGGGTTGTTCTTCTGTACTAGACGCATATCCTCCAGTTGATGATGATAGATCTTTTTCATATTGACTATGCGTTAGAACCCAACTAGAACCCGCGTAAAAGATAAAATAGTTGTTATCCGATGATCTCCATAGTGGTTTATTCATAAAGGTCTTTACAGGATCCTTCGTATAAACATTCGACCAAGCATCCTTTGAATCAAGTAAAAACCTGGTATGTTCTTTTTCTGGTTGAATAGGTGGCAATCCTTCAGCGTACTCCTTAATAACCTTTACATATTCGAAAGTGGCTGAATTAGGATTAATTGTATCAAATAGTGTCTTGTTATTCAAATATTCTTTGAAAACATTCTTATTTGTGTAAGCACCCTTATAGAATTTGTCTTTACAGCTATCTGCTGTAACACCTGCTAAATGAAAAATATTACACGAATGATATTCTTTTACTGTATATGTTGCCCAAGAGAAATCTAGTTCTTTATGGATTCTAGTCTGTTTATTTTGTTTCCACAGATTCCATAAAACTGCCCACATACCTGCTGTCCAGATCTGAAGACTGCCATTACCAATATGAAATTTAGTATCATATGCTTTTATTGTATCATAAAGCTTCTGATTAGCAAGTTCTGTTTCATTCCAAAAATCCGCATCAAGATTTTTCAGAAGGTACTGTGCTCCACCTGAGTTCCCCTGATTTTCTTTGACTATTTCAGCAGATATACCGATACACTCACACATAGTATCGATAAGACTTGTATCAGATAATTCTGGATACTTAGTCTTATAGCATTTTTGACTACTTTGAATATAGTCATATCCAATATAAGAGACTGTATCTGATAAATAGGAAATAGGATCGTTCAAAAGAAGTTCAAATTTGGGAATCTGAACTAGGAAAATGTCTGAATCATGGTAAAATACATTGGTTCCTAGCTCAGGATATTCTTTTAAAAACTGTTTGAATAGGTGAGGTTGAATAGATGGAATATAAAAATTGGGAATGGACATATTTCTAGTATCCTTGTAACAGATTACATGTGGAAACTTCTTCGCCAGTTCTTGAGCGTATAGTGACGGTTTATCACGATATCCAAAAAGAGCATAGCATCGATCGGCAATTTCAGGGCCATGTTTGCTAAACTGGTAAAGGTACAGTTCAACCTGCCAATGAAAATATATTGTATCGGGCTGTGCTGATACAAAAATTAGATTATGTTTCTTGATGGCTTCAAGAGTATCAGAGGAAACCATTTTCTCTCTTCATAATGAATAGATTTTAGAATATTATTCATAATCACGAATTACAATCCCAACTGGAAATCTAGGGATCCCATCTTCCGTGAGTTCCTGAAACTTCACTGTCAGCATCTTACCAATGTACTCTGATCCATGCTTGAACAGCTCCGCACGCTCCTCATGTGTCCCCTTAGGTCGGCATCCAAACACCTTACCATCAGCAGTTTTACATCGCCACATGACGCACCCTTTTTCTGCCCCATCGCCCTCATAGAATCCTACAATCTCATATTCGGCATCCATAAAGGTCTTTAGCTTCTGAAGATCATTGGATCGCCCACCGACTTTATACAATCCAGCAGCATTGCGGATCATAATTCCTTCATAACCCTCTTCCACATACTCATCGTGTTTTTCAACAACCTCCTCTGGATTCGAGACAACCTCTGTCTTACAGAGTTGAAGAACGGTACCAATCTTATCCTTAAAGCGTTCAAAGATAGCCTGTAACATCTCCCAACGCTTTTCAAATGGTATATCTTCAATAATTATATCATAGACATGAAGTTGAATATGTCCATGTTTTAAGGCATCTTCTTTTGTTAATGTCTTTTTCTTAACTGTCCCCACAATCTCTTGGAAATTATACTCATTTGTATATAATTCGCCATCGAGTATTAGCCCTTTAGGTAGCTGCCGTACTACTTCTTGAATGTGTTCTAAGTGAGGATATGCTTTTCTAGTACGACTAAAGAGGCATGGACTGGAGCCTTTTACACCACAGATAGCCACTGTACGCGTCCCATCGAACTTAGGTTGAACAAACGCGGGATACTTAATCTTTGATCCACGGTCCTGAAAGCGTTCAGCCAACATTGGTAAAGGCACTTCTGTGTCAATTGCCGCAGCTCTAGAAGGTGCGATGGATTCAGCAGTGCTCATGGCTGATGCTTTAGCACTGGCAGACTCAGAACTGGATGCTGTTGGTTCTGCTCTGACGGATGCCGCCGCGGACAAGGACGGTCCGCCTGCTCCACCTCTAGCCTTTGCTTCAACGTATCCAGCCGACAATTTCTTACTCATAGTTGATCTAGCTTCAAGAATAGCCTGTTCAAGGGGGCTCGTTTCATTCTTTTTCCCAATATTCTTCCCTTCTGTGACAATCTTCTCTTCATGAATAACTTTACCACCTTCTTGACCCCGTTCTACTTCAATTCGACCATACCCCTCCTTGGTTTTAGTTACTTTAATAGACCATAACATGGTCTTTCCACCAGCTGTTTCATTAATTAAAGGTGGAAATGTTGCCATCTTAATATAATTATGGATAGATGCTTTATGTTAGCGACTGGCTGATTATTTGAGCTTGGAATTCAATTTTATTATACGTATAATTCCGGCTGTAAATATATTGTTAGTATTGTTAGTATGGTTAAATTACTAGTTGTAGTTGTGTCCTGTAAAAAACACTCTCATCTATGGAATACAATATTGAATAGAAATGTAGAAAATTTAATTATATTATGTGGTGGCTCAGAGGAGACTAAACTCATTGACAATATTTTACATTTAAAATGTTCAGATGAGTATGACGGGTTATCTGAAAAGATGATGAAGGCATTTGAGTTTATAATAGATTATGATGATTTTAAGGATATTACACATATCTTAAAAGCTGATGATCATGATACCGAATTTACATCTGAACAAATTAAAGATATTGAAATAATCCATAAAGATATTTTAGAAACTAAAGACTATATTGGACAAAATGTAATATCTTTACCATTTTTACTAGGTAGAACACATCATTTTGGTAAGGTTTCCACTGATTCTGTTTGGTATAATAAGCCATATATAAAAGATTTTACACCATTTTGTGGCGGGGGTCAAACATATATCTTGAGCAGAAAAGCCATGGAATATTTAGTATTACACTTAAATGAATATATTCAATATATTTTTGAAGATGCCATGATAGGATTACTATTACGAAAACACAATGTTAGACCCCATCAACTAGATTATGGAATAAAGACATGGATTGGGTGATGGCACGGTTTAATCTGGAATTTGAAATTTGAAGATTTCAGGTGTTCAAATCTAGACTTCAATGCTCCGCTAAGAAGCCTGGAGGCAATAAGTAAGAGAATGGGGCATGATGTGGGAACGCAGAAGAGATATCAATGGATCAATGAGGTGATCGAGTGATGAGTGGATGTATGGG